GTTGACACAGAAGAAGATGTTGAAGAAGACAAACGCAAGGGATACATGAAACTTGCTGCTAAGAACTTCCTAGATCTTAGTAACGATGACATTATCAAGATCGTTCAACCTGTCCTCGAAGGTAACATCCGCGAAATTGTTGGTAAGATGAAGCTTAAGGATATGATTGGAGATCGCCAACAGTTCGCTAAGCTCGTATCCGACAATGTTGCTCCAGATCTTCATAACATGGGTCTGAAGCTCGTATCTTTCAATGTTCAGAATTTCCGCGACGACGTGAAGGGAAACGGTACAAGTATCATTGATGATCTCGGTGCTGATAATACTGAAGCTATCCGTAAGACTGCTCAGATTGCACGCGCAAATGCTACTCGCGATATCGCTATTGCAAAAGCTGCTGCAACGAATGAAGCCAACGAAGCTGAAGTTAAAGCAAATACCATTATCGCCGAACGCAACAACGCTCTCGAAATCAAGCAATCTGACCTTAAGAAAGCTGCTGATACCCAGAAGGCAGTTGCTGCTAAAGCATACGAAATCGAAATTGCCAAACAGCAGAAGACGATTAACATTATCAACGCTGAAGCAGAAACTGCAAAGCAGGAAAAACTCATCGACGTCCGTAAGAAAGAAGTAGATGTTACGGAACAGGAACTCGAAGCTAAGGTTACGAAACCTGCCGATGCAGCTAAGAAGGCCAATATCATCAAGGCTGAAGGTATTGCACAGGCTCGGATCATCGAAGCCGAAGCCAATAAGAAGACTGCAACTATCAACGCCGAAGCTGACTTGATTGCTAAACAGAAATATGCCGATGCCGAAAAGTACAAGGCTGAAACCGCTGCTGCTGCTGAACTTACACAGAAGCAGAAGACCGCAGATGCTGAACGCTATAACAAGGAACAAGAAGCAGAAGCTCTTAAGGCTACTGCTGCTGCCGAACTTGTCAAACAACAGAAGGAATCTGAAGCTAAACAATACGATCAGACTTGCCAAGCCGAAGGTATCAAAGCTCTTGCAGCTGCTAATTTGGAATCTGCCCAAGCTGAAGCTAAGGGTATCGAAGCCAAGGGTACGGCTGAAGGTGCTGCTATTGCTGCTAAGGGTCTTGCAGAAGCAGAAGCCAAGGACAAGTTGGCAGATGCCCTCAAGAAATATGGCGAGGCAGCATTGCAAGATATGAACCTTGCAGCTGTCAAGGAACTCATTCACGTATTGCCGGATATCGCTGGCAATGTAGCAAAGCCGCTCGCTGGCGTGAAGGAAATGAAGCTCTACGGCGAGGGCAACATTTCTCAGATGACTGGCGATATCACGAAGTCTATGATGAAAGTCATCGACGGTGTTCAGGACGCAACTGGTCTCAATGTAGGAAACTTCCTCAACAGCTTCCTCGGAGCCAAGGCTGCCCAGATCACTGCCGATAAGAAAGAATAATTCATTCACCACCTAAACATCAAGTGTCAGAGCAATCTGGCACTTTCTTTTTTGTATATTAAAGAAGGCCATCTTTAACAATAGGAGACAACAATGGCTAAGAAATACGAAGACTTTACGTATACTAATAAGCAAGAAGCTGTCAGAAGGGAAATTGAGAAGTGCGACTCAAAGTCCACCGGGTTGCAGGTTATTAAAGTATCCGAATCTAGCAAGGAAGTCAAGAAGCTCCTCGACGAATACACGTGTGAACTCGCCAAGACCGAAGCATGGAAGGAAGTTACAGATAGCTACCAGTATAAGCGTGCTGTAGAAACAAGCTTCCGTTGCATCCGTAGCAAGATTAGCATGGATCCGCTGAAGACATCCGAAGAATATATGGTATGGAACTTCTTGTACAGGTACGCAATGGTTGTCCGCGACAGACTGTACAATATGAAGCTCCTGTGTCCTGAACTCGTAATCACACAGCTTGACAAGATTGGCGGTGGTTTCTATGATCCGGATATCCGTACGCTCACCAGTATTATCAATGAAACTGATCGCGAAAGAAGATCGATGGAAAGCTATGTCTGACGAAATTAATAGACCTCCTTTTACACAACACCCGCTTCATGGCTTCATCATGGGTCTTGAACAGAGACGCTGTTATGATGCTAAGGAAGTGGACGACTACATTACAAAACTCCAAGATACAATTGCTGGACAGAAGACCGTTCATGATTGTTATCGTATGACGATGGATATGGCGATGACAAACTATCTTTTCCAGATTGACAAGCAAAGACAGGCTCTCTTCAGGAAGAGATTAGAAGCGGCAGAATGGCAAGTGAGATACTGGTCTCTATTGTCTACTAAAGAGACGGATATCTATTACGATGTGAGAAACCGTAGAGTTTCAACTTCACGGAATAAACTCAGGCCAAGTGCATGGGTTCATATCTGGCTTACGGTAAAACATAAGCTCGAAGCCTATATAGAAACATTCAATGCTCCGATAGAACTACGGCTGAATAAGATTATTTCGCCGGAAATGTTTAAGACTCTTTGGAAGCTTAGGGAACAATGTTTGAAAGGTTAAGACAGCTTTTTACTAAGAAGAATTCTCCATGCCGTCATAAGTGGGTTGCCTGTCATGATCCGTACAAACCAGAGCTAGGTATACATTACCGATGTTCTAAATGCGGCGAAAGACGGGAATCCATGTTTGAAGGACAGGAGAATGGAAGCTTTTACTCATTAGATCATTACATGATTCACAGAGGAAGATAACTATGGGGCTATTCTCTTTTATATTCGGTAAACCAAAGACTAAAGAAGAACCAAAGAAAACAGCCTTTGAGCCAAGAGTAAAGACCGACTACTTTACCACAAGGACTGTTAGAGCAGATTGCCAGAACTGTTGTCATAGACGTTCCGTTACTGGAAGCTTCTTCGAGTGCGATAAGGGATTCCCTGAAGAATGTCTTGCACCCGAGCCTAAGAGCCCAAGGTCATGCCGAGAGATTGGAAGGGTTACGACAACCCTTACCTTTGACGAGCGTAACTTTGATGAGGAAATCACTATCCCGTGCCTCTTAGCTTGTAGACTCGAAGAAGAATTGAAGCCGTATGAATGGTGTCAACATATTAAAGAAGACATTGACGTCATACTTTATGATAGAGAAGTCATCTTTAAGGTGATGATTTATTTGGCTTCGGAAACAGTTTATGACGGCGGTGATTACGGTATATTCATGGCTGATGTTGCAGAGAAGATAAAGAGAGACAAAGATCTCATGCGATACATCGGCAAGAAGTACGGTACAGCTAAAAAACCATTTTACCTTGAAGAAGAGGAGTAAATCATGGCAGAAGAACTTGACATGGAAGAAGTTCTTACAGTAGAACGTCTTTCAAGATTCATTGATATGAAAGGCTTATCAGAGGAGTGCAACGAATTCTGCATTAATCTGTATAAGAAAGACTTGAAGAAAGCCGCTGCCGTTCCAGTGGGTGACAGATTCTTCGCTTGGGAAGGATGCTACTCTAAGAGAGCATATGAACTCGCAGGAGAAGACTTCGACCGTGGCGGTGACTTTGGCTACATTTGTGCTAATCAAGAATTCTTCCCGTTTGGGTTTATCGACCCGAGTTCCAAGGATACTAAGCCCGAGGAACTTGAAGGCGAATTCATGACTATCGACGATATGACTAAGATCAATCCGGCTATTACCGTTGATTCTGTCTTCGAACAGTATAGAGCAATTCGCGATGGAGAATATACTCCCGGTGATGGGAGATATAACTTCAGCGATTTTGGATTCTCCGAAAGGGATGAGCCTACTGATGACCAGATGAAGGCATGGCTTGCTCAGCTTAAGTTCGAGAAGCTTACGGATGAAAGAATCCTGAAACTTGGCCCAGAAGACTTCTTTGGTTAGGTTGCTCATGAATCTAATTATCAGCGTAAGTGCTGCTAATGTCTTCGGTTTGGTTACGGAGATCATGCAGAAGATATCGCATGACCATATGATCAATCTCAAGTACTTTTCTAACAAGCCAAATCCGAACGGAGGTTATATTCTCGAATTCGAGGATATCGACCGTGGAGAAGGCCCTGTCACTGTAGAGTACTCTAATGTAGAAGACTTTGCTCGGAACTTTGCCGAAGCGTATAATGACATGACGAAATACTCTGATGGTTTTGAGCTTGTAACAGAAGTAATAGGACTGTTGGCTACAACAGTAAAAGAAGCGGAAAAGAGCGAGGTTACTCATGGAGATAAGAATAAAGCTTAACCTTGATAGTCTTCAGGATCTCGTTAATGAAGCCTTAAAAATCATGGCTGGTTATGGGCGTATCAGCGGTTTTTCAAATATAAGGAACGATGATGGTCATTATACCGCGAGACTATTATCTCCTTATGGCCCTGCCGATACTATTTGCTATAGCAATATCTTTGAATTCATCGATGGATGCAATTTTAATGGGCTCGGGATGGACGCCAAGGATGCTGTTGTAAGAGCCATTTTAGAACATGCTCACAGAGACGATATTCTAGATGAAGAAGATGCCTTCTATAAAGGCGCAAAAATAGAAAAGACTTTGTGTCTCTAAGTAATAATGGTATCTGAAAGGATACCATTTCTTTTTTTGCGAATTTTGTATGACGAATTGTATATTAAAGTATGTTCATATTAACCATAAGGAGGTACAAAATGAACAAAAATATCTTGCAGTTATGGATGCAGGACAACTTTACTCCACCTGTCGGAGTGCTCGATGAGTACTACGATAAACAGAAGGAAAAGACGGATATTATGCTTCGTTTTAAAGGCTGGCTCCCATTCTTTCTCTTCGATGAAATCCGTATAGATTCCGGACGTATTCCAAAAGACATTCCGCATGTCGAAGACAGGATTTCGATATGGAAAAATATCGAGATTTTAAGAAAGTATTACGGACTAGAACCTCTTCCAAGGATAGAGGTACCATCATGTCTTTGAAAATAGATCTCTACAATCGTGACGGCTGGTGTGGAAGAGCTGACAACATTTCATGCGCAGATGACTGGGCAGAAAACGCCAGTGGTAAAGTCTACACTACAACTCTGACGGAAAATGGATCTGCTGTAGGTCTTCCCAAGCTATGGGGATCATCGTTTTATAATCTGGGTGCCATCGAGTCCTATTGGGTTCATTCCAAGACTCGCGGTGACATCCTTAGAAGCGAATTGAAGAAAGACGAAGAGTTCGAGCCTGTGACCATTCCGGAAGGTTACAGGAAGGACTACGAACGTCGTCTCGAAGACGATGATTAAAGAATAAGCCCAGTGACAGTGGGCTTTCTTTTTTCTAGTATATTATAAAAAAGAAAAATAAACCTTAAAAACCAAGGAGAACAAGACTGTTGGAAACGCTGTTGAAATTATTGACCGAAAGATCCGTGAAAAGACTAGCTCTAAGTGATCTCGATAAGACCATAGTCGATTTCATTGAAAGTAGTACGAATATCAGGGGAGACCTGAGCTTTGAACTTCAAGAAATCGACTTTAGGGTTCCACATTTTAATGTGGAGAATCTCTCTGTGTTTGGCAATCAAGATCATACTCGTTTTGATAGTATGATACGCCAGCATGGGACTATCTATACCTCAATGTTCGGACAGTTCGTTAGAGAATCCGGTGCCTCTGGTTGTCTATGGCAATTTGACAGAATCGATATGACTAGCGAAGCTGTCAGAGAGGCTACCAAAGAATTCGGACACAAGGAATTTGATGGAACCATTGAAATTGACAGAAGTGGCAGAGAAGAAGCCTTCGACAGAGTACTCAAGGCATGTCACTATAGAGAGATGGATTTCGGCATCAAAGTATACTTCAAGAGCAGTATAGGCTTAAGAAGCACTATCAATGGGAGCTTCGATGCAGAATCTTATTACGAAGCTGTTTTGTCGAACATCAAGTTCGTTAACAGAATGAAAAAAGTGGGTTACGATAGAGCTATAGTAACCCTCAGACATATAAGATACTGTCTGGAAAAGCCGCCTTCATGTTTAGAGAAGATGGCTATGTTTCCTGCTGGATTCCAGACCGAAAACGCATATCGCGATGACATTAAGTTTACGGCTTGGCAACTTCAAGTACTGTATTGGATATTGCAGGATCCCAATAACTTCTATATAACCGGAGACGGCTCTCACTACTTTACAGTACATAACAGGCGTCTGGAGGCCAAGATGACAAAGGACGAAGTCATGATACAAACCGTTGGTAACTCCTTCAAGAGTCTGACCAATGTCTTGCATGAAGTGAACTTTCCGGGTATCTCTGAAGAAGAGATGGGTGTATTTAATGCTATCTATAATCCAGAATACAATCAGACAGAGTTAAATGTCGACAGGGATGCTGCGATCATCGATGGTATTGATACAACAATAGAAGCTCTTGAGAAGACTATGGTCACATTGAAGATGGCCCAGAGTATGAATCGAGAGACGCTCGAAAAGTATCGTTATGATGTATCGGCAGTTATCTACGAAAAGATAAAGAACGATCCGATGACTTACAGTGTACAATCAAATAACGAAACCATCAAGAAATTAGCTAACAGTCTACTTTCCAAAATCGAAGAGGAAGAATAATGTCTATACCCGAATTGCTTGAAACAAAGACCCATCAAATCATTGACGAAGTCACTAAAGAATTCAAAGACCTGCCATTTGCTGTTTGTACGAAATTTGTGAATCGCGTCTATTGCAACGAAACATTTGATGGAAAGAAAAAGCCAGTCGAATACGAAGAACTGCCCTTCTCTGTATACGTTGATGGGATATTCACTGCTGATGGACACCTTATCTACAAAGGTAAGGGTTACAGTGTGCAAGTGGGTGATACTGTCGAAACTGAGACAAGGCGTTTGTTCGGAATCAAAGTCTTGAAAGAAGGCGAAGACCTTATTCTCCTCTATAACCGCAGGGGAGAAAAGCTTAAGGTTCAACTCGGTAAGGTTGGCAAATTCAACAACACTGAACAATGGGAAAGCATTATTAATAGCGATCTCTTTAGACGTGTTATGTCCGGAACCATTGCCGACATGATTTACGAGTGCGACAATCTTTACTACTCTTTCAAATCCGAAGCGTTCATCAATAATGTTGAACGATGGGTTAATCCACCTCAAAATGAGGTTCGTGGCCCTAAAGAATGGAAAGGTCTCTACGGAATTCTGTCATTTTCTGGCAACAAAATCGGTGTTGTCGGCGAAGGCAATTTCAAGTATGACGAAGCTGTAAACAGCGTCAAGAGGGCTTGTAATTGCGTGACTAAAGCCATTGGAGCCGAACCAGTCTATGATACAAACAGTTATAAATGCCTTAAGGCAGTAATCGAGTTCGGAAATGAAAGACATACATGGGAAGTTATTCCTATGGAAGTCTTGCTTAACATTGCCGACGAAAGAAAAGCTTAACTTAACCAACCAAAGGAGAAATAATGTTCATTATTTTCAGAAGAGCTAAGATCGAATTCACCGTCTCGGAATTCGAAGATATGCTTAACAATCATATGAGCATCTTTGCTCGTATTGAAAGCGAAAGTCTGGGAGAAACAAAGGGAGACCTTGATCTTTCCTTCCCAGACAAGAAAGAATCGGGCGGTGATATGAGTTTGGGAGACATGTCGGAAGACATGAGCCTTCCCTTTCTCGACAAGGGAGAAACAAAAGAAGACACTCCCAAAGACCCTTTCGGTGTATGTGACCAATGCAGAAATGAACCTGCTAAAGAGCCGCACCACATCGGCCTCGATGATATCATTGCAAAGAAGGCAAAGCGCACCTCTAGGAAGAAATCTGCTCCTAAAGATACGCCTGTTGAAGTAAAGGAAGAACCCGTAGAAGCCGTCAGCACTCCAAGGGAAATTCCTAATTGCAATATGTTCCTTATCGCTTTCGCTATTAAGGCAGCAAGCCACCATGTCTTCTATAGCATCTATATGACGGAAGATGAGTATAGCCAGCTTGACTATCTCTTCTCTAAGTTCGGCGAACATCCGTTGTATTCTGACGCTCCGGCATTCGCTATCCGTGATGTTCAGTCTGTTCGCGGTCACAAGGATGAAGTCAAGACAGAAATTACTTGGAGCGAACTGAAGCAAATTTTCAATGCTCCGTTCGTTGAAGGTAATGGTTCCACGTTTGACAGCCATTTCGACAGAAATGCTGTCTGCATTGAACGCTGTGAAAGTGTCCTCAAGGCTCTCTGCTACAACCTCGGCAGGTCTCCCTCTGGCTTAAGCCTCGAAGAAGAAACAGCGAATGATAGACTTCTTCGCCGTGATAGGGAAGGACTTCTCAGTTATGTCTGTATACGTTCTGCATTCAGGGATCTTCTCAAGGTCTCTAGCGATACGGACAATCTCGAAGTTGCACCTGACCCGCGTGCTATCTTTACCACCACGCTCGGACTGGACGAAGATCTCGTCAAGGTTAATTCCTAACAGTGTTTTATAAAAAAAAGGAAGGCTACCGCAAGGTAGTCTTCTTTTTTTTTCGGATCTTAGAAATTCCATTCTAAAAGCCAAGTATCTGTCACTTCGTCTACCCACTCCTTTCCCTCCAAGCGAGGACTGACGAATGACGTGATCTTAGTAAGCTTATAACCAGCTTCTTCCATCTCTGCCTTGAACTTTAGGCTAGAAGAAGATCTCACTTCTATGGAAGTATGGGTCAGACCCATCTTTATAGCCATAATGATGAACTTCTCAAGCTTATCTTTCAGTCTAGAGTAGTATTCGCTGTAGAACGGATAATCGTCTTTAACAGCTCTCATTTTCTCAATGGAGCGCAGATCTTTTGGGCTTAGCATTTTCTCTCCTTCTTATGGGAATCACAAAATAAAAGGGCTACCATTTGGTAGCCCTCTTTACTCGTGCTTTGATGTTTCAACCAGAGAAGGCAGGAAGATATGCCGGAATATTAAGCATCTTGCGCTTGTATTCCATACGCTTCATGCGATCTGCCAGAGCAGTACGAACACCTTCGGACAATTCGTTAATGCCACCACGGATGAACGTATCAATCTGTTTGTAGGTGAACCCCATTTTCTCTTCATCAGACTGGCCAGTCAAGCCATCAGACGGAGTCTTGAGAACAAGGTCTTCAGGCAACCCAAGAGCGATACCGAGTTCACGGACTTCGGTCTTGGTCAAATTAGCCATCGGAGCGATGCTTCCCATGTCAGCCCACATGGTGAAATATCCTATCATGAGCTCAGAGAGATTTGCAGTACAGATGATCAGAGAATCGCCAATAGTCTGTGCGATAGCAGTTTCAACAGCCGTTCTTACATGCGGAGTGATATTGGTATTAGCTTGGACGCTGAGATCTTGCTTAGCCGGAAGAGCAAGCCTTACAGTCGCCTTAGCCGCAAGCACAGCCATAGCAAGGTTAGCTTCGATAGTGTTGACAACGCCAGCAGCCTTGGCAGCACGCTTTGCGTCATCGAGGTCAACTTGAACACCGTTAGGCATGAAGATACCGTAAACATGTTCCGGGCCGACAGCCAAGGTAGCAACCTTAGCAAGAACGGTGGAGTCGGCACCGCCACTGATACCGAGAACGAGGTTCTTCATTCCGGCATCTGCAACGACCTGTGCCGTCCAGTCTACGATTTCTTTTTTGACGATGTTAATGTCGTGAATCTTTTTCATTTTTGTATACCTTTGGTTATTCGATCACTTCAATTTGTTGTGCACGGGCAACAGCCTTAGCTGCTTCATGACCCGGTTGTTCACCATGTTCGTTAGGTAATCCTGCCGAGCAGGTGCTGTCCCAAATGATTCGCTTGTCTGGGAACATAGCTCTGAGGATAATAAGGTTGGCAATAACACAGATTTCAGAAACGAACCCGATGACGGTAATAGTTTCCGCTTGCTCAAGAACTCTACGCATTTCTGGGAGATAGTTTTGGTCATCTTTTTCAAGTCCCCAATTAAGGCAGCCGAAAGTGTGCTTTTCTACAATCTGAATGAGCTTCGGCTTTGCAGCTCTATAGATGCTCGGTTCGATTTCGTAGCCCTGATCCTTAGCATAGACATCACAATGTTCCGGGATATGCTGGCCTTCGAGCGAGAACTTGTAGTAACGACCATCGTGCAAGTCTTCGGTCAGGATGACAGGCCCCTGATGGTTTTCGATTTTCTTAACGGCCTTTTCCAATACCGCTTGTGCCAACGGATTAGCGAGTCTTCCGTTGATGAAGTCTTTGTCAAAGTCAATACCAATAAGTGTATTCATTGTATACCTACTTCTTGTGGGGGTTGAGATCAGATTTGATGAAATCATCAATAATCTTTGTATGGTGGAAAGCGAGGACTGGCAGATCGTAGATGGGGAACCATCTAGCTTCAGCCGCATCATCGCCAGCTGTAATCATATCTTCTTCGTCAGGATCAATCTTTACAAAGAAGGCAGTATCGACAATCCGCATACGAGGATCGAACTTGCAGCTGTATGTCTTGATCTGATGGAAGTTGTTAGAGCAGAAATGCAATCCAACTTCTTCAGAGAATTCTCTAGCTGCGGTAGATTCAAGGCTTGGATCGTTTTCGACATCAAAGAATCCACCCGGAAGAGCCCAGTAGTCTTTATAAGGGTAATCCTTACGGCGGACAAGGAGGACTTCTTCGGACTGGTTCACAGCCACGATGTCAACAGTCGCAGAAGGCTCGCCATATGCCTTCATGATAGAATCTTTGAGCATAGCCATACCAGCCGTAGCAAAGACAGCTGAGCCAGTCTGTTCATTGGCAGGTTCATTGACCTTTATACAATTATCCTTGTATAAAGCCAGTGCTTGATTACCAGCATCGTTGTAGATTTCGTCAAAGTGTTCGCGGATATACTTGACAGTATTCTTCTTATACTTTTCAAGGAAGATTTCTTCGCCTCGTCTGTATTCCTGAAGACGGTGCTGATGATACAGAGATCTGGAAAGAATGTAGTTAGCTGCTGCATCAGGCAATCCGAGTGCCTTGAACTTCTCCGGATGATTTTCAAGGATGAATGGATGCAGTTCAAGCAATTCACGGATTTTAGTAGAGGAAACCTTCTTTGTAAGCAGGGAGTCGTCACCGAGCTCAAGCCTGATAAACGGCTTGGATTGCGGAACTTTCTTCCAGAGTGCTTCAAGAGTATCGTATTTTCTAAATCCACGTTCTGCTACGATAAAGTTAGCGTAGTGCATGAGAGCATTGCTGTTACGCCATTTTCCATTGGCGATGTTCATTGCCTGATCCATCCCGACAACGATATAAGCATCTTCGATGTTGAGCTTAAGCGTTTCCGTAATATAGTCATACATACGGGCATCTTGTTCCGCAATTCTGAAGGACTTATGAAGCGGAGCAAAAGCTCTTCTTACCATTTCCATGCGGTCTTCGTAAGAGGAATTATATACCTTTTCGTCATTGCAGGAAATGAGAACGATGGCTTCAAAGCCATCAGTAAAGTTCTTGAAGGCATAGTCCAATGCTTTTTCAAATACGGCTCTGTGACCGATAGTGACAGGGTCAAATGCCCCGCCATAGATCAATGTCCTCATTAATAAGCCCTCCACAAGCGTTGCGAGTTATGTTTCTCAATGATAGTCTTAACGAATTCCGTGATTGCTTCCGGATTATCCTTAAGATAAGCAAGCTCGCTCAGAGGCTGATAGTTAAAGTCATTCTTGACTCTGATGATCTGTTCTTCGTCGTCATGGTTGCACTTGCCAGCAACATCGCTCAGCTTGATAGCCGAGATACCGTTACCGCTATAGAGCTTCATGACCATATTGAGAGGATCACCACCAACGGTATTGGTGAGGAATGTGCCTTGTCCGATGGCAACATTGATAACATGAGCAAACATCTTAACGAGCATTACCACATCATCATCCTTCAAACTGTCGCTAAAGCAAGCGGTCTTAGTAAGAGGATTGATCTTGAGCTGCTTGTAGAATTCGATAAGGATCTGGCACCAGAGTACTGGATCGCCACTGTCATGGCGAACACCGTCGGCGAGCTTGGCATAGAGCAAGTCGAAGTCTTCGAGGAAGGCCTTGAAACCATAGGTGTCGCTGAGGAAGATACCGAGATTGCCACGATATTCACGAAGCCATGCATCGAAGGTTGCACGCTGCGATTCCGAGAGACGGAACTTAGAAATCGTCTGGAGAAGCATGAACATCTGATGGGCCATTGTACCCATGTCCTTCACGCCGTTGATCATTGCCATATAGACATTACTTGTACCAACGAAAGCCTTGCAGTTTTCGATAAGGTACTTGACAACGAACATCTGCCAATCAAAGCTTGCACGGCGACGAGTACCGAAGTCGCTGAGAGTAAACTTGTAGCCCTCGTCGTAGATCTTGTTATACTTGTCTACGGCTTCCTTCAAACGCTTCTTGCCGAATTCATAATCGGTAGGCTGGTCAATCATCCACAGTTCCTGAATGATCTCAAGGACGTAGATTTCAAACCAATGGTCACGTTCTTCAAGACCATTAGTCCATACTCCAAGGACATCACCATCACGGGCGACATGGATGTCTTCACGAGGGAGACGGAAGTCACGGAGCCAACGAATGTAGTCTTCGCTGTACCAATTGTGACTTGCGATAAAGGAGAGTTCATCTTCTCCGTGCTTAAGTTCACAGAGATGATTGAGCTGATACTCAAGTTCATCTTTCAGGTAAGCAGTCTTCTTACCTTGCGAACGGATTGTCAACTTCCACTGCGAACGTTCGTTCGGGAACTGGTGATGAAGTACCTGACCCATCGAATACTTGTAAGCATCCGTGTCGGTAAGGTGATTGACGATGCACTTATAGTGACCCATGTTTTACCTCGTTGAGAGTTTTAGGAGTGTATAGAGAACCATTAGGAACAGTATCACAGGTGTTCCCAGATAGATTATTACTGCAATGAGTATAATCTTCCACATTGGTAAATGTCTCTTAGGATTTACCAATAGCATAAACAATACTATAAAGAATGTAGCTAGAATAGTCCATGTTATCAGAATCATCCACCGCCTCCGGTGATGACCATATACACCACCACGGCAATGATTCCAATGAAAGCTAGACAGCCAATACAGCTCTTGCCTTCAGAGGTTGTTTGTTTTTCCATGTTGTTTCCTTTTGCAAAAGAAATAAGTATATGACCATTTAGCCATATACTGTAAAAAATAATATACGGCTTTACTTAGAGTAAAGCCGTATGATTTATGAATAAAACTATTCACGCCCAGCTTTACCCAGAGAGTAAAGCGGAAGAAGAAGCGAGAAGAATGATTTGATTCATATAGCAACCACCAAAGAGAAGAAGTATGTTTCATTTTAAAGTTAGTACGGGATTGCTTGGATTGAGCCGTCTTCGTTAACTTGAGGCGGTTGCGGATCGGACGATGCCGGAGTAGACACACGCTGAGTGGTTTCGCCATCGCTATGAGCATGCTCCAATGCTCCAAGAGAATCCAAGGCAAATGTCATGTTAGACGGATCCTCTTCAGATCTTGGCGCTACTGTGGCTATCACACGAATCGCATCAGAAACAGATTGTGGCATGTGTCTGCTAAACATTGTATCAAGCCGATCGTGGATTTCTCTCACAAGACGTTCAGTATGGACTCGGTTAAGAGCATTGTCTCTAATAACGCTCTCAGCTTCTCTGAAAACAAGATCAGAACTAAGGGTTTGATTGGCTGTCCTGAAGGTATGCTCGTTGTTTGCAGTATCCAGCGTAGTATTCCGCAAGATGTTATTGCTTAAACTCACCCAGTTGTTCATAAGAGAATATGCCGTTGCGTAATCGTAAGACACTTCCGGGCTGAGAGTACGTCCGTTTCTAGATTCAGTTAAGTCAGTTACAGGAACGGTGATTTGTTGCAGACTTTCTTCTGTTGCTCGAATGTCCGGATCTTCATCACGCAAGTCTTGCCATTCAGCAGTAACGTTATGGCGGTCTTCTTCTTCGGTTATATCCGCCACCTGATTTGCACATGGAGCTAAAATCACCTTCTTCAGAGTCTCTTCCAGAATTCCGAAAGCGTATTTACTTATATCACCATCCGCGAAATGCTTTGCATAAGCATTCTCGCTCTTAGTTTTAATGGGGCCATTATCAGATTCTGGATAGAAGACAACAGAACCCATGTCAGTTAATAACACACGGTTGTAGATATAGCAATCATTCGTGAATCTTTGAAACTCGATGGGATAATGGTGTTCACCGGAAACGTTTAATATGTTTCCGCTAATCTGATCAAACTCGGGTATAAGACATGCAAAGGACTTATTACTGGGTCTATCTATGAAACAAGAGACAAACCCGATAGTATTAAGAATTGTTAGACCAGTCATTCCATTACTCCTACCTTGTATTTTCTAGCTATTTCGATTGCGCCAAAGGCTTGTTTCTTTAGTGCCTCAACACGATTACGAGTTAAAAGTCTATGGCGATCTTCTTTCGTATTGCTCCATCTTCGTGTTGCCGGATCATAGATAGACATAGAAGTTACAGACCAGATAGTAGGCTCGTACATGCTCTTATCTTTTCTGGACACCTCTGAGAAGACAAATGTGGCGTTGTTGGTATGGACATCAACCGTATAGCAATCAAGACCGGGTATTCCCCACATCTCTAGAGCAAGCAAATCTAGCATACGCAAGATTTCGAAATGCTCTTCTTTTGTTGCCATACGGTCTTCTTGTCTTCTACAACGCTCCATGTCCTCTTTGAGGTTAACTACGCTGTCATCAAGCTCGCTCATGGCCTATACCAACTTCTTTCGCAAGCTTCTCTAGAAATCCGATGTTCCACTTCATTATACTATTGGGTGTTTCGTCATTTAGACTCTTGCGAACAAAATCATATTTCCAGTCTGTGTTTAAATGAATAAAGTCCGGTTCTTTTACTATCTCCGAATACGAATACAGACGGAGCATACCCTCGCTACTTTCCCGAACTAAGAGCATAGCAGTATTGGTGCCAGGCCCGAAACCAGAGAAGGCGAAAGCCGCATCTTCCTTTCTCTCGAAGCAAACTCTATCGTTCATTATAAATCTAGTATGCCGCCCTATATCTTCAGCGCTTATAGCATTATTGAATCTTCTATGCAACAACTCAGCGCCCATAGTTGCTACTAGTGTTCCAAATCCTGATGGACTCATTAAACCTCCCTGTTAGTTTATAAAAGTTCATATCCTTCATTCGTTAATCTACTGCCCCCATTTGTACGATTCTCCATTAAGCCTTGCACAAGGACAATCAATTTACTTCCGCAGACCAAATGTAACGGCTCAAGTTTTAGATCACGGCTTCGATTACACCATAGACAGCAGCCCTCGTCTTCGCCACCGTTCCAAGTAAAATTGGTGTAAGTGCTTATCTTAATGCCGTCCTTGCTCTTCCAGAGATTTACAGCTGCGGATCCTAACCCTCCAACAAAAGTGAAATCAAAGTCAATGAAATTCAATCTGTTAAGTGAAGATTCCACGTCACGAACACCTTCTCCGACGGTATCATAGCTATCTAAGAATAATCCTAAAGTCAAAAGAACGTGAGATACAAACTCAGTCGTCATCGTCTTCTCCTTCGTTCTTTGAGAAGTACATAAGCATCTCAGCATTGCCTAGTACAAGATTCATGAGCTTTTCGTCGGACAATTCAGCGATGTTGTGGTCACAGATATCGTGATCTCCAGACATAAGATTACCGAGTCTGCTCATGCGTGAATAAGAAGAAAGAGTGATTACGGTATGGTGTGTCCCGTCGGCAATAACTTTATTCGACGTATCAAACAAGAAAGCAGAGTCTATGAAACCATACAACATTCCTCTCATAAAAGAAGCGGTATGTGTCTTCACATGATTCTCTATCTGTCCCGCTATGATCTCCACAGCATCCTCGTCTTCGGTTATACCGATTCTCGTTCTTACGTAACCCATAGATTCAAAGTCATACCCGAGAGATAGGAGTATCATGCTAATGTACTTGGTGTGTCTCATGGTACTTCCTCCCGTAATACAGTAATGTTTCAGCTTGCCCGAACAATACCCTCATCAATTTCTCAATGCGTATTTCCATAACGGTTTCATTATTGAAGTCATAATTGTTCTTTACAAAATTGTTGGTGCTGAATTCACGCGAATATGTGTTCAGCTTATGGGTACCGCTTGGAACATAGGCTATGACGACTGTATCCGTAACCCCGAAGATCCTACCGTTGAAGTGGCAACGCTTACAGTCCAACATGCTTCTTGCGACTCGCCTCAAGCTTTCTTCCATACTTGCTTCTGTGACGGTGCCTTCATATGTATTGTGAAGGCCCATCAGCAGCATCATTCTGTAACATCTAAGAGGCATCATTGTCTAATCCTCTCCTTATTATCATAAGAGATTCTAGATTTCCGAATAAGCACCGTACGAGATCAACTTCTTGCATGTCCTTTATCGGTTCTTCTCTAGCATCCCCATCACGGGAGAGCAAAGTCGTAGAACCAGATGTAGAACGTCTAGAAAATGTCTCTATCCGGTATCCGTATTCTTTGTGCTTAGTGATGAAAACTGCCGTGTCGTCATGATAGGCGATAAACTTGAATCCAAAGATCGTACGCTTCATTGCCAATAATGACACGACTCTGGCAGTATCCATAACACTACTGATACTGTTCGCTGGCAGACCTAAGCGATGCTCCTGTCCTAGAGTGAGGAGAATAATTACGCTATCGAGAAGCTGCATGGGCTATTCTTCTCCCTACGGACAAGGTGCATTCTATATTTCCAAACATGTATCTAGTGAAATCCTCTTTCGTCATGTAGTATATATTAACGCCTTTGGCATCATCTTTACAAGAGAGCATGAAATAAGCTCCACTAGTAGTGAATCTCGAAAAGGTCTTTAAAAGGAAGCCCTCATGTCGGTAGTCTTTAATCCTTTCTCTGATGATGTAAGCGGTTATATCGCTCACCCCGTATATGTTAGGCGAAAACCCAAGGCATGTGAAGTCATTGAACCATGTGATTAAGCCACTAGCGATAGAATTAACACCGCTAGTATTGATCAATATGTGTCCTGCACCATTGTCTAGCCCCAGAGAGAGCATCGTGCTTATGCTATCGAGCAGCCGCATTAAAGTTTCCCCGATGGTTTTGCCAAAGCCGTTCAATATAGCCGAAGACAAACTTGCAGTATTCATAGCTTTCAATGCCATTCAGCAACTTGTGCCTAAAGAAATCTCTAGGAATCTTCCTGTTGCCGATCAAGTCTCTGTCGGCAGATACATAGAAAGAATCACCGTCCCTTTCGAACATGAAGACTTCATCATAGTGTCTGCCGTCTAAAAGCAGCTCAGATGAGAAATATCCAGTGTGGTTATCGTCAAACCATTGCTGAACCCTCTCATCAGCAGCGGAGACCGTAGGCCCAATCTCTTCACCGCCAAGAGGGAATCCTGCTCCATTAGTCAATAATACTTTCCAACAAAATGTTTTAAATAAAGCCATAAGTCGTTCTCCTGTGTTTATCTAAAAGGTATTCATCAAACGCGAATATGAGCCTTACAAAATCCGTTTCATCAATTCTGGAAAAGCTGGTGACACGATGAGCATCGTCCACTTCTCTGCCTAGACTGCCGTCGTCGATCTCCATGAAGAAATCGCACTTTTTGCTGTCATAGTACAATGACAAAACTGATCTTATACAAAGGTCAAACATCACAGCGGAAAAGTATCCTTGAGAGTCACTGTTAAACCAGTTCATCACAAAATCGAAGGCTCCGGTGGCTGTTTCACCGACTTCTCCAGCGGTATACGGGAAACCGAATCCGCTTGTTAACAAAATCTTAAATGCTGTTTCAGGCTGCAACATTTGGTAACATCCCCAGCTTACGGCTGTATTTCAAAAGCTCCTCAACTTGTCCAAAGAGGATCTTAGAAAACTTATCCCGTTCTCTTACGTTGAAGTTCTCGCCATGATCTCCGAAAACAAAGTCATCATCGAAACCAAAGTCCTCGTTACCACTGCTGTTAACAAGAACGCCATTTAGAATTTCGAATCGCGAATATGTAGAAACAGCATCGCCTACTTCGTACTCTTCCGGTTCGTAGTAGTTTACGAGCGTCGAACTTGGGAAGCCATACAGACTTCCGCAAAGATCAACATTAGACTCATCCTCCATGATCCTATTCACGACCGCTGAAGCACGATCCACAAATTTGTTAAGATCAACTTCATCACCACTGTCAACATACTCTAAGATGGTTTCATCATCAACATCGATACCGAGAACAGCGGAAGAGTAGTAAATATGGTCAAATATACCGTCGTTTGTCATTTTAACCTCCTGACAAGTAAACATCTTCTGGAAGAACTAATGGAACGATTTCCGGATCTCTCGCTGCATGAGCCCAGTGTATCTTCATATCTCCCATCTCTTGCTCCAATGCTCCAATCATGGTTGTGATAACCATGTTTAGGGTTTCATTGATACTTTTTTGGTCATTGATATTGTTGGCTACTATGCGCGGTTTGTAGTGTCTCACTCCGTCTACATAGATAAGCCTTCGTATAGAGATTACACAATCGTCTTCGCTCCTATACAAGTCCAAAGGATTTCCAAAGAGAAGCGTAACGTCATAGCTACAATGTCTGTTAACAGCTATATTATTACGGAAATTATTGGCGCATTGCCGAATGGGATGAGAGTCAGTTTCACATGCAAATGCTGCCATCGTCTTGGCTATAATATAGGCATGATGCATGACTGTTACAGCTATTTTAAAGCTCATCATAAACCTCGATAATTTGGGGTGTGAGACCTCGTTTTCTGTACTCTAGGGCTACATCTTCTAATAGCCCTATGCACAGCTTGGCTAGATCTGTCTTTTTCATGACAGTGATTCTACGTTCAACGTAGTCATCGTGTTCCGTACTGTGATTGAGCTTCATAAACTGGCCACATGCAACAAGGGCAGTATAAGTGCTGATCTTATGATCATCAATCATGAAAGCATAGTAATCCATGAAGAATGGCTCTTCCGGAAGAACTACGAAGTTAATGCAGCGTGTACTTGCCAAGACTTCGAGTCTGATGCTCTCTTCAGGGGCAGTAGTCATACCCATAGCAAAGAGAGCTTTACATGCCTCCAGCTTTCCTTTAAGATATTCAGTCATAATCCTCCTTTGCATCTAAGATATAATATCCCAAAGAAAACCGTTCTTTCTGTCCAACTTTGCTATGCCTTCCATTAGCCCAATGATAAGCATCACTATCCTTCTCTTATCGAGATGCTCAAGCTGCTGATAGCGTATGTCCTGTGTTCCTTGTATAAAATTGTACATCTGATAAAGAACAGTGCCGTGGTCAAGCTGTGGCATACACGCTTTTGCCTCAATTTGCGTTGCTGTGCAAAAGGCAAGATTGGATACAGTTATTACTGTATTGTTAAAGATGTAGTCACGGTCTACGAAAAAGGTAAGATGACCGCTGCTTTTTAATCCCATAGACTGAGCAGCGCTCTCTATGTATTGATAATTCGCTACACAAAGAGCACCATTTCTCATAGCATCTTCGGTATTCAAAACGGTATATCCCCCTCTGGAATATTCCCATTCCAGTTAATGTCTTTTAGGCGGTCTATCTCAGCTAATCTTTCCATGAAGCCAAACAGTCGCTTGCTTATTTTCTCTATCGTAAGTTCAGAGTAATGAGCATTGAGAAAGTCGCCTTGGCCCTTTTCCAGATGAAAAAGCAGACTCGGGTATCTTTCATCAATGTTATCTGCAAAGTCAGTATACGAATTGAGGTATGGGCCACTTATAAGAAACGCAGGATTCCTCAGTTCCAGATATCCCCTAGTAGGCAAAAAGGGAATGATTTGTCCCATTACGTTAGTAAGACCCATAGACTCGCATAGACGAATACAGACTCTAGACATATCTTCGGCGTCACAGAAATCAGTCTCCTCTGCGAGTGGCTCATGCACATATTCGTACTGCGTTAAGTATGTGGTGAAATCCATAGGTTCCTGTCTATCTTGTTGAATTCGTGTTTAAAGACTTCTTCTAACGCGCCAAAGGCTGTAGCTAGAAGTTCGCTCGGTTCTACGGATTCCATTTCGAAGCAGTCATAGTCGTCGATTTGAGATGCTGTTTCATACCTAGGTCTATACAAGCCGAGACGTACCTCTGGCTGTGTCGTTTCTACTTTCTTGAAGTTTAGTTCTGTAAAAGACCAGAGATAGTCCTGATCCTCTATGAAGACAATATCACCGGGAAAGGTAGTATTGAGCTGTATGCCGTATGATATCGCCACCTCAGAATATTCGTCTTCGTCTCTGTTAAAGGTTCTCTCGTCAAAGAGAAGTGATTTAACGGTTGAATCAAAATTGTAAAATTCCATCAGAGAATTCTCCATTGTGAGCGTATGTTTCTCACGGTTTCCATCATGCCATATACATACCAGAGCATATCGTCAATGTTATCTGGAACGCAATAGTCCGGTATCTTCAATCCAAACACAGATCTCCATATGGAATTGGTTTGAAGAATGAACGAGTCATCAGACCAATCGGTAAATGTAAAGTCAAAGAAGCTTCCATCATTGAGAGTATTGGGGTCTTCGCCACTAGCGCGAAGACCGCTTTCATCGTCTCCGAAGAATGTAAGATCGCTCCAACTATCGTCGTCATATCCAATACTTCTTAGGAAGGCATAGCAAACGCCCCTTTCATTTCTAGTCATTACTCCTCCAGTTAGTTGCAACAGCTTTCACAACTTCTGCAATACCAAACAGGTATGCTATTAAAACATCATTACTAATGGCGCAGCAGAAAGCTTGAGCTGTCCTTTTATCTCTTATAACATGCGAACTTGTAACAATGCGCAAACCACCCAAGCCGTCAGACAGGCCGAAGTCTTCATTTATCACGTCACGACGCTCGTCCATAAAGAACATATAGTCGTCTGTGATGCCATTATCTTCAAATCCCATTATCTTTAGTATTTCATACGGTCTGAAGTCAGTTGACTTCTCTTGTACGGACTCTCTGCTAAAACTCATTCTACCCTCACGGGAAGATAAACTCCACCAAAAGTCCTTAACAACTCGAAGTATCTTTTCAGTCTCTTTTCGAGAATTCCGAACATAGCCGGTGTACATTCTTCTATACGCTTCTTTCGTATAATGCTTCTCGGAGAGTCATCTACACAAGTATACTTCTCCGGAAGAACATTGACGTTGTAATAGAAGTGCATTGTCTTGCAGTATATATCCATGCCAACATTAAGTCGTAATTCTGCATTAAACTCGTCACGAAGACTTCCAAATGCAGCGAACGAGTTATCAAATCTGACTAGTTCAAAGCCAAGTGACAACAAGGCTCTGAACCCAAATTTTTCTGCGTCGCTTCCTGTCAAGGATTCCTCCTTATTCGTTCTTCCTGTCTCTTTTCTATCACTCCATAGATAGCAATAGCCAGAGATCGGAGTTCTTCCGTTCCTTTTATCTTGTAATACGGCTTATACTTTTCTTGTTTTCCAAATTCTTCATTGAGCCATACAGTATGCTTAAATAAATCTTTGCTAATGCCAGTAAAGTAATAATTAAATTCATACATGCCGTCTACTGGCGGACGAAACTGTAACGCATCACCCGCAAAGAGAAGGCCACTACCTGCTACTGGCACAAAACCCATAGCCGCAAAGATCTTTATTATGTCTGCTGGCCCATGAGCGCTCATTATAATCATAGGTCTCTCCTGAACGGCTTGTTCATTCGCACTTCGAGCAAGCTGAAGAAGATAAAGACTATCTCTTCTTCATTAGTTCCTACGAACTGTGTTACGTTGCCATGAAGCTTAAAGGCTTCCTTAGCGCCTTCGCCAAAATCCGGTCTATACTTTCCGGACTGATTGCTGAATATAAACTCCACTAGACGGTCACTGGAGTATTCTTCAAGCACTTTCAAGCGAAGATCATCGTTTCCTGGTGTCATAGCTGTCATGTATCCCATCGAGTGGAACATAGAAACAAAGTCAGCTCCATTTATTCGTCCCATTTCTTACTCCAGTCATAGCCCATATAGTATTGTGTAGCACTTATCTTTTCCAGATGACCAAAAACAATCTTCAGAAAATCCTCTTTTAATATAAAAGAATCTGTGTCGATGTCATGATCACCTCTTCTAAAAGTAAATGTGCCGGGTGAACATAAGGCAACTTGTGTACATGATGTTATACGTATACTATTTGTATATGCGAAGTGAAAGTTTATTCTTGGTATAATAAGCGGCGTGTTTATGAAGGCAGCGTCGGCTCCAACTTCATAGCCGAGAGATTTAAGCGTCCATCGATAAAAGAGCATAAGAGTCCTTCTCTATTAGAATTTGTACGGCACGTTCCATAGTGCCAAATAAATTCGCAACAAAATTCTCTCTAGGATCATATGAATACAGCTCTCGTTTGAGTTCGCCATTGTACCTATAGAGCATTCCTACATCATTATCAGAAAAGTCGAACCTCATTTCCACACTTCCAAATTCAAACTTAAATAGGAAGAAGTATCTTTTGAAAGCCGAGGTCAGACCAAAAGAAGCTGCGCAAAGAGCTATGCCCTCGGCGGACATTAGCTCTACTCCACGCCTCTCTCTGTCTGGTCTTAAGTTAGGCATAAACGTCATATAATATAATCCTTTTTGTACTTATAAGCTGTTTCTAAACATCCGATAGCCAAAGTCGAGAAGTCGCACTGTACAAACCCTCCGATCGGATAGGACGAGTGCGCATAGTCACCGCACTTTGGTTTACAACCATATCTTCCATAAACATGAATCCTATACAACGGATACGGATTTCTTCCCGTTGTGTTAAGCCTGATTAGAGTATCACCAAGACTCCTTCTAAAGTCTAAACTGTATGTTCTACAGCTGTAATCGCCTTGTCTTGTGTTGACGAAACACAAAGAATCCAAAACCTTGGCTGCTTCGGTTATAGTTATCAAAGGTGAGTATCTTGATTCTTCTGCCATACATTTCTCCTTGTATACTCTTTATTATATACTATGAAAAAATAAAGCTCATGGACGAATCCATGAGCAATTCTTTAGTCGTAGCGTCCTGCGCTAATGAGACGACTTCCTAGCTGTGCTATCTTTGAAACATATTCCTGATATTCTTTTGCACCGCCGCTGAAGTTATACCTGTCTATTCTTACTTCAATGGAGTCATAGAAAGAGATAAGGAGATATAGATCATGCGCATACTGGGTGATAGTTATACGACCAATGTCATCATCTTCCTTCTGGTAATTGATGCATAAGGTTGTAGGCATTTCCTTACTGAAATTGGCATGAAGGAAATACGTATTATTGAAGATATTAGGTTTTCCGAAGAAATCCATCAGGTCTTCTATCTTGAGACTTTTTAAGTAGTCTTCATTCTTCATTGTCATCTTCAATGCTTCTTCGTATCTAGCATGACTACAGTCTTTGTTAAATTCGTCAAGTCCAGTTAGGGTTTCCTCTAAGAGCATTTTTCTCCTTTTTATTTTTTATTTTTAATAATACTTCAGAAAAAAGTCGTTAGAGCCATATAAGAATGGTTCGATCTCGTAGTTCTACATTATTGAATGGAAATTTCATTTCTTTTGTAAAAATGCGCATTATAGAATTTAAGAAATTACTTGTGTCTGTATAATCCTTAAAGGACGTTCCTAGCAAGATATGAATCTCCGTTCTTAAGGGAGATTTGGAAAACTCGTATAAGAACTTGTGGAACATTAATTGAACACAGCCGTTAGCTTGTATGACTTCGCAAGCTTTATTCAAGTATCTTTTCTTAAATTCTTCTATAGTCGTAACAGCGTCTTTGTTATGAATAAGCGTCAACTGTTCGAATGTCATCATTTGTCTTTTCTCCGTTTGGATTTGAATTGAAGCCACATTATCAGATCATGGAACTCGTCTGTAACATAGACAAGAGACCATGCGTCTTTCTTCTTCTTAGGTTCATATACCATCCAACCGTGATAAATATTAAAAGTCACAGACCATCCATGCCACCATCCAACGATCATGGCAGTAATGATGGAGAAAAGTGCGGAAAACGAGAAGACCGCTACAAGAGTTAGGGCTACCGCTACTATAAACAAGAATACGTCTAGCATAAAACCTCTACAATAAAAAGAGGCGGGAATTGCTTCCCACCCCCTCTCTTCTTATGGCAACAATATTATGCCTCGTCGCGGAACTTAGCGAATTCGTCATCGATGGAAGCATCCTTTGTTTCAACTTCATCGATATCGTCTTCGCGAAGAATTTCCTGAACGTGTTGTTTAGCCTTAACGCTATGTTCATATCCGGCGATTTCTTCTTCAATAGCCTTGAGCGTAGCATTGTCAGACGGGCTGATGAGCTGTTCAAGAGTCTTATTAGCCTTGAGGTTATCAATGATGAACTTGAGCTGTTCTGTACGGCTTTCGAGGCTGTTCTTCTTTTCATTCATGATACGAAGATTGCGCTCGGCTTCGGTCTTGAATCCAAGAGCTGTATTATACTGTTCTTCGTATGTCTTGACCTGGCTTTCCCAGTCTTTGTACTTCTTGAAGAACTTCTTGGACTTGTCTTCATCTTCCTTCAAGAGAGCCTTAGCCTTTTCCTTGTACATGTCGCGATTCTTCTTTGCGTCTTTGAGCTTTTCATCAACTTCATCGAAATTAGCGAAGATTCTTTCAGAATCCTTCTTATACTTGTCGAACTGGTTCTGATATTCTTGCTTGGAATACTTGAGACGCTTTTCCAAGTCGATCGTTTCTTCAAGTTTGGAAGAGAAGTGGAACACGTTAATCTTTATCCATTTGATGATTGCTTTAAGCATTTTATTATTTCTCCTGTGAGTGTTTGGTTAAGATACTGCTAATTTCGTTAACAGTGTTTGGTTGAACAATTGCGTAGAAAGCGACGCTTTCACGCGGTTTATTGAGGAAAGTGTTGAGCTCATCCTTGCAGATGACTTGTCCATTTTCCTTAATAAGAGTGAAGTCTGAAGTGTTAAGGAAGAATCCATCGATATGGCATTCTCTAATGTTGAGTCTTGCAAAGACGATTTCGTTTATGCCTTTTGAGACATCGTCAAAGAGAATGGTATGGATTTTCGTTCCTGCCTTCAGATGAACAATATAGGGCCTGTAGCTTATAGGATTATGACCTTCGTAAACTTCTTCAAAGAGATAAATGGCAATCATCTTATCCATTATCGCTTTGTGAAGTCTTGTGATCTTGTCATCACAATCGTAGGTTTCCTTTGCAGCTTGAACCCTATATCTGAATTTCAGCTTGGCTAATGCGCATGACAAGGCTAATGCCATTATTAACATCACGCCAGCTAGAACAAGTAACATGAGATTAAGAACCACTGAGCCTCCTTAGTTCAAGGAACGTCATGGCGACATTCGCTCGATACTCTTTCGCTTCTTTAGTAGTACCAGAAATCCCTGCTGCGATTCCCATCACAATCTTAGGTATAGGAGCATTCATAGCTAGAGCTTTACTGGAACCTTGGGGTTGTAGATCCTCTGTTCTCAATCCAGTCAGATTCTGGAGAGTCTTCCTAAATATGTATTCATTAGGATTTAATAGAGGGAACTCCTCTTCTGTCGGCTTTGGTTTCGGCTTAGGTTGAGGAGGAGGTTTAGGCGGTGGAGGAGCCTCTGACTTTGGCTTCTCCGGTTCTTCTTTAATGTCTATGATAACAGCTTTAGGCGGATCCTTGACAACAAATATACGATTTACGCATATCGCTCTGGCCTTAAGGTCTTCATTCGACTCCGTTATGTTGTAGATATCGGCCTTTTGTTTACCGAGATCATCACCAACGGAACATAGAATCATGTCTATAATGCCGACGCAGATAGCTACCGCAAGAACAATACAGCCAAGAGCCATAAAGTTCCGGCAGAACAAGGCGATAGACATCATAAACGCAAAGCCTACGGATACACCGAAAGCCGACGTATATTTGTTTATCTCGTCTTGCAGCTGTGAGGCTGTAAGTTTCTCTTCATTCATATGTTATTTGTCATCTCCTTCCTGCAAAATCCCCGTAAGAGTATTCAGCATCTTCCATTGTGGAGTCTGCTTCAGCGAGGAAGGGAAAGATGGGAGGGGGAGATTCTTGCTTCTTGCATACTGAGATGCTTCCATAAAAGCTTCCGCCGCTCGGATTCCCTCCGAAAGTGCCAAACATGGGTGCGCCAGATTCGTTTCCGGCTCCGTTCGAAACTTCGGTGGTTCCTTGAAAGGTTCCGCCCTTAATGGGCATACCCTCCATTTTCGACACATTTGCAGATGCAGCATTGAAGAATATTGACTTTATCCAGTCTCGGATATCTGGATCTATGAGAGCGTTACCGTTTTGGTCTTTCGCTATCTTATAACCGGAATCCTTTAAAAATGGATTCTTTGCCACTCTTCCGTCTATTTCAATGGCAACAATAGAGTTACAATCGCGGGCGCTCACTTCCTGTTTCATCGCTGTGCCGCTATCAAAGTGGAATTTTACAATGTAATTATTAGCAGACATAAACGTCACGTTACTAAGGCAGAACATGAAGCCTTTAGCAAGAACTCTCACTTCCTTGAATAACATTACTGTTTAACTCCTCTTGGCTGATTGCAGGATCAGCAGCTGGGTTAGGGTTTGTTATAACGCTGGTATTCCAAGATTCCATCCTCGGGAAGTGCTGCGTTGGCATGTTGTAGAATATGGACTGCAGCCATGCACGTACTTCCGGCAAGATTTTGTCATCAGGAACATTGTTAGCGTTTTGAGGATTAAAGAATGGATTTTTATGGCTACGACCATCGATGGCAATAGCAGCTATGCGGTTAATGCTCCGTGCCGTATAGAATGTATGCGTAACCTTTACATTTGGATTTTCTCCATAGTAAAAGTGCAGTTTGTCTGGTTCCAGCCAAACATTATACACACTTTCCAGCAAGGACAAGTAACCGTCAAATGTCACGAACCTTACTTCTTTATACAGCAAGCTTACCTCGTTGAGTTAAGGGCATCCTGATCTACAACAACATCCTTCGGAGAACTAGGATCGGAGAAGTCTTCAATCTTTGCATAGTTCTTCGTCGGCATATTTGTAAACACAGCTTGCAGCCAAGCCAAAACATCAGGTTCGATGCTACTGTCACATGCTTCTGATGGAGCTTTTGCAAAGACATTCTTGTGGAACCTACCGTCGATGATAATAGCAACAATGCAGTTACAAGTCTTTGCTGCAATCTTGGTCTCTCGAACCTGAGTAGCTCCAGCGAACGAAACACTGTAAATTACCAACTCATTGTTAATTATCATAACTGAGTCAATATTTTCCAGTACAGCGAGTCGTCCGTTGGATGAGACGATTCTTATTTCTCTGTATATCATTTTTCTCCTGTGGTTAAGTTACATAACATTATCATTTACGCAAGGCGTGTTTTCCAGTATTTCTTCAAACCAGTGTGTGACGACAGTTGATATTTCGTCTTCTTCGCGCTTGCATCTTGGCACTGCATCTTCGGCAAGAGTGTAAACATGCCCGTCTATGATAACCTTTCTTACATAATTGCAGAATCCAGCAGCGAAATTATTTACTCCGTTTGCCGAATGAATTGTGCAAGATTTTGACTGCATTTCGAACGATGTTACATCACTAAAGCAAAAGATTCTTGGTTTGTCGAAACCTGTGAATATCTTCATTGATTTGAAAAGCATATATTGTCTCCATAAGAAAGAAGCCTCCGGAAGCGGTACTATGCAAGTTGGCTCAAGCAATGAATTAATGCTTCCATCGGCTAATAGGTCTAGAAGTTGAATCTCCTCACGTCCAATTCTCTGCTAGCCATGTCAATAGTGAGCATGTCGAGGTTCTGGAACTTGAACCCGTAGCTGTTGATGATGTCATACGCAGAAATGTCTCTGTTACCTGTCATGAAGTGAAACATGTAACGGATGAACATACCGTGGCTGATAGCCACAACGCTCTGTTTGCCCATCATGCAATGCTCAAGGAACTTAGTAGTTTGGAAACCCATCTGTTCACTTGTAATTGGAACGAGCTTCTCGAATGTCTTTGCATTGACTTCCCAAAACTTGCGTTTCCCAAGACCCGAGCAGTCGAACTCATTGAGGAATTCAAGCTCTTGGAGCTTATCGTGCAAGTGCGGGAAGAGACAATCAGCTGTCTGTTTGCACCTGAGAGCACTTCCGGTAAGCAATGTAAAGGGTTCTGTTTCGCTTGGCAAAAACTCGTCCATTGTCTCGTGCCATCTTTTGTAGGTTTCATCGGGGAATTTCAGGATTTCGCTGTTCTTATAATTCCTAATCATGGATCCGTCAATGTTTGCTTTTGTCGGTGCATGTCTGATGAGATGAATCTTCATACTAACCCCCATAGAAGGCAAAGGTGTGGAACTTCATTTCTGTCTTAGTCTCTTCAAAGTCGATGAAGATTGCTATCTTGCCAGTAGCAGCCACGACAGACTGTCTAGCCGGAACACGCCGGAAAAATCTTCTGAATAAATTAGCCATTATATTTCTCCTTTTGATAAAATGGTTCATCAGTTTATATACTATCGAAGCATCGAAACTTTGTAATGAAATAAAGAGGTATAGAATGGCTACTGCAACTGAAACTAGCTCTACACCCGTCTACAACAATAGCTGGGCTTCCCTTGCTGGTTCTATGGATAGATCCACAAGCGCCCCTCAAGAAACTTATGCTGCCGGGTCTTCTCCGTACCGAAGCTTATCGGAATATCTGCACGGAAGATCTACATTCACGCAAGAAACTCCTGTTCAGGCAAGCGAAGTCAATTACGCACTGAACCTTCAGTGGAAGGCCGATACGAACCAAGGTGTCATGGATTTTGCGAGAAATCTAAGATCCGCTGATAACTGGAAGTTCTATGCCGCTATGAATGCTGGCTATGGACAGATAGCTAACTACGACGTCTTTTCCGCCATAGAAAGAGACATGGCTCTTAAGCATGACTGGGGCGCGGTCAATGTTAACTCTATCGGCGGTATTCTAAGATTGGTTCTTGGTGCTACAGACCAAGCTGGCGGTCTTGGAGCCGAGACTAAGGCTCTCTTAGAGAAAGGCAGCGGTGCTGTTGAGACCATCAAAAAACTCGCCAACGGTGTCTATGACTATGCCGAGAAGAATGACACTAACCTTGCTTCTGCTATCTTCGGAAAGGCTGCTAATGATATCTGGGATGCAGCGAAGGAACGTTTCGAGAAGATCAAGGATAAAGTAACCGGGATAGCCGATTCTGGCGAAGCTTTCTTTGACAGTTTGAAGGAAGGCTTCTCTATCGATATGAGTATGGGCAAGAGTGTTGCTGATGCTCTTATCCATGCTACTGGAACAGTTCTCAATAAGGCTGTCAGCTTGTTCAGACGTGTCTTTGATATTAACGAACAGGATATTGCCAATGGCTCTCCATCTGCTATGTACAGGCAGTATGTGATGAATGTACCGCCTACGGCAAGTATGGTGATTGACCCGATGCACCGTATGTACAACAATCATGTGATTGCCACAACTCATGTACTTAACATCATTCCGGGCAACCTTTGGTATGGTGGTTTCACCGCTAGAGAAGCCAAGACATCGTCCTATCAGATCGAAAAGGAACTTCAGGACTTTGAAGCTGGAAGAACTGGCACTTTCGTCTTTGATACTGATTCCGCTATCTATAAGATGATCAAATACTCCGGTGATGAGAATAAGCGTATGGGATGGTTCGATCCGGCTCCGATGCAGTTCCAGCGTGTCTATTCTTCCCTCATGGCTAAGGTTCTTGGGCGAATCAGTAACAAACCTGTAATGGCTATGACATTACAAGATGTTACAAAACCGTCCGAAGGTCTTTACATGGGCGGATGGGGACATTTCTCTATCGCTCTTGGCCCGAACTGTACTATCACTGAAACAGCTAGTAACTCCTTCGGTTCTGGCAAGCTTGAATCTGCTGTGGAAGGCTTGAAGCAATCTGCTAATGAACTCTACAAACAGTTCTCTAGCGGTGTTGGAACGGCATTTGGTGATAAAGCCAAGAAAGCTATTAACAGAGCTTTCGGTGCCGATAGCCCGATTTCGGCTGTTGCTAGTAATGCTACAATGCACTGGCCAAAATTCTGGGAAACTTCTGACATGTCCAGATCCTATACACTGTCTTTCAGACTTGAGTCTCCATATGGAAACTACCAGTCCTTGATAGAATACGTGTATAAGCCGTTCTTGGCACTTCTGGCTATGTCTCTCCCGATTCAGACATCGTTCTATGGAGCTACTACTCCGTTCGTAATTCGTTGTGACTGTCCGGGTATGTTCTCCATCAGCGAAGGATACGTGTCTTCCATCGACTTCCGTAGAGCTCCTGACCAGAATACTTATAACGCAAGTGGTCTGGCTACAGCTATTGAAGTTAACCTGTCCATTACGGATATTGACCCATATTTGGCTCTTCCGATTGGCCCGGCTAGCTTTGCTTCCAACATTAACATGGCAACATGGCTGGATTCACTCTGCGGTGTCGGCTATCAGGAAATCTACAGTGGCGGTAACGCTGCTTCTAAGTTCAAGACGATGGCTAACTTCGCTAAGCTCATGCCCAACTCGGCTCGTGGTGCTACTGAAAACCTGGTTTCTAAGAAGGCATGGTCGTTCTTCACAGCTGGCCCGGTTAGATAAAATATACCTCTAGGGAAAACCCTAGAGGTATTTAAATTCATTTTGGATTACTTCTTTTCGGAATCTTTCTTGTCAGATTCTTCTGCCTTGATGTTAGTCGCAGCAGTGATAGCTTCATTAGAAGCCGTGTATCCTTGGTATTCGTCTTCAGCAGCCATAGCAGCCTCCGTTAGTTAAAGGTAAAAAAGAAAACCGCCTACTTTATTTCAGCGGAGTGAGGTTAAGGATATCGATCTTGTCAGCATTGTCGAATGAATCCTTGACAGGATCAGGTATTCCTTCCCAGTAGGCGGTTCTAAGCACGTCCTGAAGCCTATCGTAATTTTCGTTCAACGTAGGATCAAAATCCAAGTCGAATTTACGAGTTCTAGACTTCAGGCTCAAACATCTTGGTTTGTATGTGATGATGGCATGAAACATAGTGACTCCTTTCGGTTATCACTATATAGTTGCCTGTCATACCTTTCTTCTATAAAAGTATCCATCAAGGCACTGCTTATTGTAGGATGAAGCTATCCTCTTCCACTGTCCGTGTAGCTTAGCATGAACTTCGTAGATGCCTATGGAGTTATCATAAAGTAATACACGAGCTACAAAGAATTTGGATTCAATCAGCAATACTTTCTTAGGTGCAAATAGAGCCTTAAGTTTCTTTACATTTCGTCTTTCTACACATCTAACAATGAAGCCAGCGGCTGCTCCGGCTGCAACAGCAAGAACAACCACTATAGCCATCATAGCAATAAACAAGTCACATGGGTTATCTATTGCTATTGGCATTGTCGGCTTCAATTTGTCTGATCAGTGCTCTGTTGGAAGCAGAGATAGCCAAGTATACTTCTGTCTGCGCAACAGTCAGCAACATGATAAATTCCTTCATGGTCTTGACCGCATGGTAGATGAAGAGATAAATAGCTACAATATCAACGATAGCGTAGATAGCCATAAGCAACCATTCGCCCTTATGTGCATTAATGACGACAGGGAAGATGTTCATGACAGCAATGAACGCAAAGATAGGAACAAGTGCAAAGGCTTTGAAAAGTTTCGATGTATCAAAGTTGATCACCGGGATAGAGAAGCTGTAATTATGAATCTTCTTTTCTTCTGGCTTTTGTGCAGTCTGTTCTTGGGGTTCAGCCTTGGGTTCCTTCGAAACAGTTTCGTAAGGGGTTTCAACGGCAGACATTTTCTGTTCTTCAGACATATTGTTATTTTCCTCTTGAGATAGGTTTTCTGTTTGGTCTTTCTTACGCCAGACACGGGGATGTGTCAGCGTATGGTTTTTGTGTGAGTCATTTGTAAATACTGGATATCTGTGCATTAGTCTCCTTTATCTATAAATGGTTCATAGATTTATATGCTATTGAAAGATAATTTGAACTATATATAAAGTATAGACCCTTTTAACTCATTAACTTAAGGAGTAAGAAATGACTGATAAGTCTATCAAGCCTGTTAAGGCCGAAGCCCAGAAGCCCAAGAAGATGAATTTTGTAAAGAAGGATGGCAAAAAGCCGTTCTTCAAGAAGAACCGTAAGCCTCTTAAGACAGTTGACATTGATGCCATTCAGAAGAAGGCTGAAGAACTCTTCAGGAGCAACGATCGTTTCAATGACTTCGAACTGAAGTTTGAAAATACGTTCTATACTGATAAGGCTACTGGCGAAAAGAAGACTCTTGATACCATTGCCATGAAGGTCATTAATAAGCAGACCGAAGAAATGAAGGATACAGTTGAACGTATCTTCAAGATCTACAAACATGGCGATAACGATGAAGTGATGAAGAAGGCGATGAAGTGGCTCAGTGCGCAGCCTTCCATCATTCGTCGTATGTTTAGCGACTATGCCGCAGTGGATGCTAGCAAGGAAAAGAACAACAAGCTTTTCAAGGCTACGTTCCACGCTCTTGGCAAGCGCTTCTAGAATGTCCCGAAAAGGATAGTTGCAATGGTAACGGGTGGCGAAAGTCACCCGTTATTTTTTGTAAATTCTATGATCCTGATAGTATATTATTTTGTGCTGTAGTAGAAATATTATAGCCTTATTCAAGATACATTGGAAATACTTTGGTATATATGGTAGTCTTGATAGCCTGAGCGGTATGCCGTTAGAGTGTACGGTATAGAAGTGGCTGAAACAACCGCAAGATGGCGATAAGATAGCGACGGTCTTCGTGGCTCAAGGGTTTAGCATCCTGAGAGCGTCCCGAACTTTCTAGCTAGGAAAGAGGGAATTCGTCGTAGCCGCATTTCTCAATGTCTGAAGAGAGTGCGGTAAGGATGTCGACAACATCTGAAGGACTAGTAATAGTTCATGCCCCCATATGCGCAGATGGGTAAGACACAAAGTTTAAGCAGGGTGACTCGGATAGCCTGTGGAGACGATGTGCCGAATAGCCACGTCATGAACGAACGAGCGTTCATGGTAGAAGACCGGAAGAGAGCTTAAGATCTCTTCTGTAAAAGCTTCCTTGGAATTTGATCTGACCAGCATGGCCTGCGTCAGTATTCCTTGGAAGTGATGGAAGCAGCTGAATTTCAGCTGCTTCTTTTTTTGTTTGTATATTATACCATAGCAACAATTCTTAAAGGAGAAAACATGCCAAGACAATTCATTCCGTATGGTCGCATTGCAGAATACATTGACAACTTCTGTAGTACCAGAAAAGCCGAGCATAGAGCTTATGCGAATACTGACTACAATAGCTATATTACCGGCGAGTCACATGAGGCAAAGATGCCATATGCTACTGTGACTTTCCATATCGATTACTACAAGCACTATCCTACAGAGATATACGCCAAGAGACCGAATGACCCCCTCAATCAAGTAAAGGCCATCAACTCCGTGCGTATCTCCATTCAAGCTAGAAGAGATTGCAACGAAGAATACGAAGAGGACTTCTATGGAGCTTCTATTCCAGTTCTTGACGCTGTTCTTCCATTCTTTATTGATACTCTTGACGAGTACAAGAGGACGAGAGAAAAGGAACAGAAAGCCAAGGAAAGAGCAGAGAAGGCTGAACGACGCAAGCAGTACTTGAAGCTGAAGGAAGAGTTTGAACCGGATAGCAAGAAGTCTAAGAGAAAATAAAAAGAAACAGCGTAGTGCTGTTTCTTTTTTGTATTAAGTGTTATGGCCTTTGAGACGCCATGTATATTCAGCCTTCTTACCCGGGTTCCATCCTTCGAGACTACCAACGAGATAGCCAGTGATACGACGGATACGGTCGATCTCAGTGCTTCCGCAGAACGGACACTTGTCCTCGTTGAAGATACCTGTCTTATGGCAGTTACGGCAGTAGTCAACATCAATGTTAACAGCTCCATAGCCGACATTGTTGTCGTGCATACAGCGGACGATCTTTTCATAGGCTTCAAGGTTCTTGGTAGCATCACCGTCCATGTGGACATAGAGGATATGACCAGCATTGCACAATGCGTGGTACGGAGCTTCGACCTGAATCTTGTGGAAAGCCGAGCAAGGATATTCAACAGGAACATGGCAAGAGTTCGTGTAGAAGCCTTTATCTGTGATACCCGGAATGTCACCAAACTTAGCTCTATCAAGCTTTGTAAAGCGTCCAGAAAGTCCTTCAGCCGGAGTAGCGAGAAGAGTGAAGTTGAGCTTATACTGTTCCGTCATCTTGTCGCAATAGTCACGCATGTATTTGACGATTTCGAGACCCTTCTTCTGTGCTTCTTCAGATTCGCCATGATGGAATCCGGTCATGACCTTAAGGGTTTCTGCCAGACCGATGAAGCCGATAGAGAGGGAACCATGCTTCAATACAGATTCGAGCGTGTCGTTCTTGCTAAGCTTTTCAGAATCTAACCATACATGTTGTCCCATGAGGAATTTGAAATTCTTAACACGCTGTTTGCACTGGAGTTGATAGCGTTCCAAGAGCTGATCCTTGACAAGTTCCATGTACTTATCGAGATCGGCGTAGAATCCTTCCCAGTTACCCTTATTAAGAAGAGCCAGACGAGGGAGGTTGATAGTTGTGAAGGAGAGATTACCACGTCTCCAAGCCTGTGGTCTGACGGAGTTGATATCTGCCATAACGCGCGTCCGACATCCCATTGTGGAAATCATCGTTTCCGGATGACCAGGCACGTAATACTGCATATTGAACGGAGAATCCTGGAATTCCCAGTTCGGGAAGAACCTCTTAGCGGATACCTTAATGGCAAGCTTAAAAAGATCATAGTTAGGATCGCCTTCCTTGTAGTTTACACCATCCATCACACGGAAGATCTGAATCGGGAAGATAGGGGTTTCACCATGACCAAGACCTGCGTCTGTCACTTCAAGCATACAACGGATAACAAGACGAGCTTCCGTGGAGGTTTCCGTACCATAGTTGATAGAGGAGAACGGAACCTGAGCACCTGCACGGCTGTGCATAGTGTTGAGGTTGAACAGAAGTGCTTCCATTGCCTGATAGGTCTTTTCTTTGATAGTCTTCAAACCAAGCTTAAAGACACGCTTTGCTTCACATTCTTCAAAGCCAGCTGCCATGAAACGATCGACGAACTTCTTTTCATCGTCCATACCGAATTCATAGTCAGTCTTGAAGATAGACTTGGATGTAGCCTTGATAGCAGCTTCGTCCATATCAGTAAGGAAGAGAGCGTCTTCGACACTGTGCTTGAGAGCCTTATTGAACGAGAGCTTGACGTACTTTGCGAGAGCCAAGTCAAAGTTCGGGATAGACTGACCGCCGTGCTGGTCGTTCTGGTTAGACTGAATAAGGATAGCAGTCTGAGCAGCAGCTGTACGGATAGACTGAGGAGGACGGACAAAGCCGTGACCAGTATTGAAACCTGTTTCGAGCATCTGCTGAAGGTCGATCTGTGTACAGGTGGTTGTGATGCCGTAAAAGTCCATGTCATGAATATGGATGAATCCTTCACGGTGAGCATTGGTAGAACGTTCTGCGATGATGCGATCAAGGAAGAATTCCTTAGCTGCTTCAGAACCATAGCGAAGCATCTTGCCCATAGCAGATTCGCCATCAATGTTGCCATTTTCGCGCTTGATAGCAGATTCGCTAAGATCGGAGAATGTGATTTCAGCGAGCTTAGAGTAAAGCGGCATCTTACGATTGCGAGCGCGGTTACGACGGTTACGGAAGTTACGATAAGCTTCGAATTCTTCGGTGAATCCCTTGTCCTTAATCGCACAAATCACGATGGACTGCATTTCATCGATCTGGAGTCTTTCCGACTGAAGGTCGTGAATGTCATGGATTACTTCGTCAACAACAATCTGTACATTCTGCGGGTCAACCGTCGTGTTATGACGTGCTGCCACTTCTGCGAATGACTTGTATACTGCGTTGAATACCTTGCGTTCCTCGAACGGAACTACTCTGCCGTCTCTTTTTTCGATCTCAGTGATCATTGTTTCGCTCCATTTTAAATTTTACTATGCGGCTTCTTGGGCCTGTTTCCAAAGTAAAGTTCGAACGGTTCTCCCATCAGAACAGAAAAGAATCGCTAATACTCCAACTCACTCTGAAGTATTTTAGCAATTCAAACTGAGTCTCCGTATTAGCATATCCAGCCTTTAATAGAGGAAGATCTCTGACGAGAAATTCGTACAATAAAAAGTTCGAAGAAATTTTCCTGCCCGAAAGCAGGAAAACTTGATTTACGAATTCATCTCTTTGAGCTTAGCCCGTGCCTTGGAGAGCAGAGCTTCGTACTCAGGGAGGAAGTCAAAGGTCTTCACGGACTTCTCGTCACGATTGTCCGTATCCTTATTCTCAATGTCATGACCAGCCTTGTCAGTCTTCGGCATGAGTTCCTTAACCTTGTTGTTACTGGTTGTCTTAGGCCAGAAAGACTTTACTTCCTGTTCCTCGTTCTTCTTCCAGTTATCATTAGATTCATCCTTCTCGTCTTCGCCGAATTCATCGCCAGTCTTCTGAAGACTCTTGACATCCTTTTCAAGACTGTAGATAATCTTCTTGAGTACACTTTCCGTGTTGGCTTCCTTAATCATCTTCTCATAGTTCTCTAGCTTGTAGCGAACATCGAGCTTAGGAACAGATTTGGAAGTCTTGCTCTCATCTTTTTCATTCGGAGACGGGTCATTGGATTGGATAGCTTCATTAGCAAAGATACCATTGTAGAAATCTTTGCCAGCGTAGTAGTCTTGTCTCATTTCATCCTCTCAAGTTTTTGTTTAACTTCGTTCAAGATCCCTTCCACTTCCGGTAGAGTCTTCGTTAGCTTTTCCTTTATCTTGTCGAGATCCTTAGATCTCTTCATGAGGAAGGCTGTCATTGATGCTATACCTGCGAATGGGATCAAAAATAACCCCGCGCTAACAAGGATATCGATAATCTTGCGGAATGCTACGTAGGAGTTGGTCATACTGCCTTTCGTAATAGCCTTGCTGTCCTTAATGTATTCCTCAATGTCTTTCTTCAGACTATTGAGCTTGGACTTGTCGTCAGCTTCAGCTAGACGGCTCTTGAAGTGCTTAGGCATCTTGCTAAAATCCAGACTGATGAGCTTATCAAGAGCAGAGTTCGCTTCAGCTATCTCATTTGCTGGAAGCATACCAAAGAGCTGTTCGGCACGGCTCTCAAGCTGCATCATCTCATTAGCTGTCTTTCTCATACGACCTCGAAAAAATTTGAGGCCACGAAGGTGTTTGGATGTTTTGGCGTTAAGGTTAATCGTGGCCTCATTATGAAGTTTTCATAATAAAAATATGGAAAGCCTTTCAGCTTTCCATATTCTAGAATCTTACGAGTTAAAGAAGTCTTCTTCAGGGCTGTTACCAGTCTGAGGTTCTTCCTCTTCCTCTTCAGGTTCGTTAGGATTCTTTTCCTGTTTCGGGTTCTTCTCTTCGCCTTCAGGGTTTTCCTCTTCAGGGTTCTGAGCGCCACCTTCTTCTGGATTTCCGCCAAGACCTTCAGGATTGTTTTCTTCTTCCTGCTTCTTAGCTTCTTCAGGATGCTTTTCAGCTTCCTCATCGTGAGTTTCTTCAGCCTTCTTGTCGAGAGCTTCATCACGGAGGGCAGTTTCCTGTGTTTCTTCTCTAGCTGTCTTGAGCAACTCTTCGGCTTCTTCCCAGTCAATTCCGGAGGAGTACTTCTTAGTAAGCTCCCTCTTCAGAACTTCCTTGGCAAGAGCATCACGTTCGTTCGGATTCTCACCGATGAGCGTATTGGTAATGAAGTCAGCGATAGACTGTGCTCTAGAGATAGACTCTTCAGCCACCTTGCTGTCAAGCGTAACTGGTTCCGGATAGTGAATGTAGAATTCAGGAACAATCTCATTCTTGTCTTCTGTCTTCTCATTCTTGTACAGTATCTTGAACAATTTGGTAATACCATTGTTCATGATACGCTGGTACATAGAAACCGAGCGACGAACGTTACCGTTCTGCTGCACAAGCTGTGTAGCAAATTCGATATCGCTCATGCCGCTATCAAGCCATGATGTCGGAATGCCAGTACCGCTAATGATAGACTTAAGCAAGTCCTGCAGGAATTCATTGTTGAATTCTGCTTGCTGTCCTGCAAAGTTGTCAAACTCGACAGCCTTCTTGCCATCCACCACCGGGATGAACATCGAGTTACTCTTGGTAACACGGCTCATGATGTTGGTAAGATCAGAGAAGTCGTCTACCGTCACTTCCTTGGAGTGATAGTCCATGATGAATTTCTGGATCGATCCTTCAGAGTCTTCATCAAGACCAGTGTCCACATAGAAGATCTGCTTATCCTTACCGGAGATAATCTGCTGCATAAGGGCAGAGAGCATAGACAGCACGTACAGTTTAGCAAAGTACAAGACGCTATCAAGAATAGACTCGCCGTAAGTTCCGCTACCACGCTTAAGGTGAACGAGATTAGCAGCCGGAATGAAGGTCACATTCACTCTTCCCAGACGTTTTCTGGATCTGAGAATGGAGAAGATGAAGTCCTTGAATTCCTTGTTCTTGGCAATGAACTTCTTGTCAATCTTCTTAGCAATACGCTTCAAGAAGAGGTCAGCAAGAATACTGGCACGGGTTTCCTTATTCACCGGGCTGTTGCCCATGTGGGTGATGAAGGAATACATACGGTCGCTTGTATAGGTAAGATCGCAAGCTGGGCATCCCTTCGGATCATAGTCCAATGCGTCGATACGAGCATCATCGAAGTCAGCAGACAGGAAGTAGAAACCAAGTTCCTTACCGCCAACTTCCACTACAACGACCTTCTTCGGGTCAAGCACCTTAACAATAGATCCTTCAATGACAAAACTCTTTCGTTCCTCATCAGTAGAAGCAGCTTCAGCTCCGAGGATCAACTGATCCTTGGCAGACTTCAGAGTGCCGTTACTTTGCATTTCCTTAAGTATTTCTCTCTCTTTAGGGAACATGCTAAGAAGGTCTGTGTGGTATTCCACATTCAAGAAGCTGTCGATCTCTTTTTCCCACTCTCCTGCCGACAAGTCCTTAAACTCTGGCTTCTTTTCTTTAGAGGACGGATTGAGATTCTTGAATATATCGTATTCTTCTGCAATGAGGGATTTAGCAATATTGTTAAGCGACGCTGCTTCGGATGCTGCAATGGCAGCTTCAGACGAGAAGTCACAGAAGCCTTCATGAGCCACGTTACTATCGTCCATAGCAAGCAATCGGTCAATTTCTTTAGCATAGTCAAGAGCACAGATGTAACCATCACCATACTTCAACAAGTCAGAACAAGCCTTTGGAGCGATTTCAGAGGAAATCTTATAGTCCTTGTTCAAAGTGAGAAGCTTGTCGAGTACTTGGAAGTTTTCGGTATCATCGGCTCCTTCCTTCTTCACATCAAAGGTAAGACCATCAGTGTCCGAGAGTTCAGAGAAAGCATTCGGAGACATGATGGAATCCTTGTAGAGATGAAGGATTCGCATAAGCTGCGGGATAAGGGAACAAACGCTATCGATAGATCTGAATCTAGCTTGTCTGGATACAGAGTCAGCGTCTTCACCTGCAAGGTCGATCTTTCCATTTTCCAAATCTGTCAGGAAAGAAGACTCATAGTTACGGACTTTACCGTTATTGGTACCAGTTTGGATACCGAATCCGCCACGCTTACGAGCTGCCTTACTATTGTAGAATTCCCTATCAATAAATTCTATCAAGTCGGGTTGGTCACCAGTGACCTTCATGCTGTTAATAGACTTCAGCGACTTCTGAGCCAATTCATTGATGTTGTCAAGGTTGGATGAGAAGTCAGCAAGATTGAAGCCGTACAAGTTGCGTTCAATCTTGGCGTTAGCCTGTTTCAGCTGTCGTTCTAAGTTATTTGTTTCAGCCATAATAACCCTTTGAAAATTTCAATCAAAAGTTCAGGCTATCCTAAAAGGCTATTATCCGAAAGAAATTTTTATTTTTAATTAAAACCTACAAAAAAGAAAAGGGAGAGTGACTATTCTCCCTTAGTAAATTTATTAATAACAATTTCTATTTCGTCAGTATTGTTATTCCGGAAAGTTGATATATTGAAGCTCTCACAGGCATCTGTAGACACATGAACCCATTCGCTTGGTTTTCTGAATATGTCTCTTAGCGAGAGCTTTCTAGTTACACTCAGGAAAATATTATCTGATCCCAAAGCCATAACTTTCTCAAAGCTTTCTTCAATTCCATATATTTCCGAGAAGCTTTCCGCCTTTTCTCGGTCTAGCTTGAGATGTTTAATCTTGAGGGAAGAGAACTTCACAATCTTCCTTAGCTTACCTTGGAAGATTATGATGAACCAACTGCCGAACAGAATCGTGTCAGTCTTCTTGTCAAATAAAGCATCCGTGAAGACGGTATTTGCCAGTTCAGGTGCAATCATCTCTGATGTGCAATGGCCTTTTTCGGATGCTACACGCAATCTCTTCAGAGTGTTTATCACTGAATTCCTCTACTCTTTAACTTTAAAATGAATTTACTAGAGGTATAATATGACCGATGCTGCTCTTCAAAAGATAATGTCCGCTTATGGTTTTTCTGGTAGCGTACCTGATTTCATCAACAAGTATGGTGTCTCATTCTTGTGTAAGACTAATCAGCTTGAAATCAACACAGATTTCAACTACAAAGAAGACAAGTCTGTCGGCCCGATTCTTCATTGTATGAGCTATGATGCTGATACAGGTCTTCTTGCGTTCGAGCCTGCTGACGATACTTATACTCAACGCTATTGGATCCATACCTACGTCACTCTGGCTGATATCAACGATATGCAATTCTTTGCTCTTGGTAAGACACAATATCGCAAAGACAGAGAACAACTCATTCAGCAAGAACGTGCTGCTTCCAACTTTACGTCTCGTCCTCATCAGAGAATCAAAGAAGCTTCTCTGGTCGCCGCCGAGGTCAACCACCATCCTAGTGCTATGCAGCCATAGGAAGGGAAATAAAAATAAGGCCCATGACTATGAAGTCATGGGTCTCATTTTAGCCGGACATTATGGCATATTAGGCAAGACGGCGTTGTGCGTCGTCCAAATTCTTCTTATTAACTTCCTCGGATCTCTTGCAGAAATCCGGATAAGCGTCCGAGGCTTCCTTGATGAGATCGCCATCGTAAGCGATCCATTCGCCCTTTTCGTCCTTGATCATGAACGGGCCTTTCAAAGTCTTAGATTCCTTATCCCCGATAGCGGAGATAGTAGTACGTTCACCGTTGCACTTTGCATCGATAGCGACGTATGCGGTAGTGTAGTAAACGATATTGTTACCACGGTTGAAGCTATTGAACTTCGCCGGGGTGATGTCCTTAGTGAACTTAAGTCCACAGAATGTAAAGCTTTCGCGATTCTTCAAACCATCAATTCGACCCATCAACAAACCCTTGAAAATTTCAAGAGCGTCCTTGGCATCATCACCGAAGGATTCCTGAAGGATCTTAGTAAAATCTTCGTCAACTTCGTCTTCAGACCAAGATCTCTTAACTGCTTCTTTCTTTGCAGCGAGAGCTTGCGAGATAGTCGTCTTGACCTTCTTCTTGGGAGCAGACTTCGCTGTAGCTGCTGGAGCTGCTTCGGTAGTAACCGGAGCTTCAGTCTTAGTTTCAGCGATAGGTGCTGCCGGAATCGGTGCGACAGGCGTAACTGGTTCAGCTACTGGTGCAGGTGCCGGGGTCGGAGCAACCGGAGCAGCAGGTGCCGGAGCAGGTGCTACTGGGGCGGGAGCCGGAGCAGGGGCAGGTTGTGCAACCTGAGCAGGTGTGGTATCCTGTTCATTAGCAGCGTGAACTTCAATAGGAGCATCAGCAGCTTCTACCGCAGGAGTTTTAGCGGTATCGGCAGCAGACGCAGACATAGGCACTTTGCGCACGATCTTCATAGTGTTTCCTTTATTATGCAGACATCATTATCTACATAGCCGAACTTTATATACAATCATTTTTTAGACTGTATATAAAGACTTGACCTTAACCATAAAGGATAAAACATGGGTACAACAAACAAGAATGGCGTAACGGTATCTTATGATTCTGTTATCCCAATTTACATTAAGGCATCTGCAAAAGAAAGAGATAAGACTCTCGAAGTAAAGCTAGACACTCGCGAATGGAGACTTGAGATTTCGCGTATTCCCGGTACTACTCTTAACATCTGCCCAGGCGACCGTGATATCATCGAAATCATTGGTCAGCCTTTCGTCAAGCTGTACAAGAGCGTGATGGGAGAATACGAACGACTTTCTAAGATCCCTAAGTCCTCTAAGAAACTTAAAGACCGCACTATTATCTTCTGTCAGGGAAGTTATCTCACTGTCCGCAGAACAGACATGCACAAATACATTGCTGAAGCAGAGACACCGCTTGAGCTTACAAGATTCGGTTGTAGCATAACATGGAATTTCCATAACGTCATGTTCAACTTCACGCCGGGTAATTACGAAATAGTCCCCGCTGAGACAAACATTAATGACATCATTCCTGAACAACTGTGGCAGGAGATTCGTGCAACAGCTAGAGCTGAATACGAGTCTTCGAAGATTAAGGCAGAAGAAAAGAAACCTGAAGCAACGGCTACATCCGCCTAATTGAGATAGATAGAAAATGTACCCAGAGATTTCTCTCTGGGTATATTTTTTGTTAGAACGGGAGATCGATGTCCGCAACCGGGGTGAACCCAGTAGCATCAAGATAGACGTCATCAAAGAATGAGACGCACTCGTCAGCGTTCTTGATTTCTTTCATATCCTTTACATCGGACTCATTGAAGATCTTGTATCGTTCTTCGAAGTTCGGTGTGATCTTCTTAGATGCACTGACAATGGCGTACTTCTTACCAAACTTTTCAGAAGCATCTTTGAACTCTTCCGGAGTACATCTTGTCTTGTCGAACATGATTTCTGAAATATTCTTCAAGAGCTTGACGTTATCGGCGAGTATCTTTCTCGTAGCCACAATACATTCCTTAATCATCGTATTGATTTCTTCGGATGTATCAGACATCTTATTATATTCGTTAGTATTTGGGCCAACCACAGCCTTGATCTTATCCGTGAATGCGAACTTACGAACATAGGCTGCTGCCATTGCGGTAGCCTTAGCCAAGTCTGAGCTACAACCCACAGTACGGAAATCCTTACCGAAGACAAGCTCTTCAGCCACCATGCCAGCAAGAGCGACACAGATGTAGGACTTAAGAGTGATGGCGGTATGGCGGATCAAGTGCGTGGTAATGAAGCCAGCTGCGACTCTGGAGTCCGCAACAATGCTTACCATCTTGCGAGGAATAGCACCAAAGGATTCCGCATAGACGATAGCATGCCCAGCTTCATGAACAGATGTGCAACGTCTTTCGTTGACATGAGCCTTGATACGCTTAGCACTTTCGTCATACGGGCCGATGCAGCTAACCTTGATACCGTTAGCTTCAAGCTCCATAGTATCATCGTTGTACTTCACAGTGATCTTCTTATCAGCTTCTTTCTGTTTGAACACAAGGAACGGAACAGCCGAAGCCAGAACACCGTTGATAGTGGAAATAAGCGGACGAACACCTTGGGTTGGGAAGACACCATTGCGGTATACCATCTGCTTCACAGTCTTATCGAACGTGACTTCGATGCCTACAGCTTCCTTAGTGTGGTCTGCAAGAATCTGGAGATTCTGGTCAATGATCGTCTCAAAGCTCTTCTTCGAGAGTGAATGGAAGATCACAAAATTGTTTCCAAGACGGGCAATCTGTTCAGGGAAGAACCAACCAGTGAGACCAGCCTTCACATCAAAGACATTCACATCCTTAGAGGATTCGTAGACTTCATCTGCATCAAGTTCGCAAGATGCTACATCATTAGCATCAGAGAATACGCAGTCAAGGTTACAAGAAGTGACGAAGAGGAAACGGGTAAAGTCAGAATAGATCGGCTTATTATCATAGTGATCATAGAGATCCTTGATAAAGTCGAAGGCGGCTTTGCCACAGAGTTTCTTGATTTCAGCAAGCGGTTTCTTTTTCTTGCAGAGAACGAAGAGACGGTAAGCCATCGTTCCAAAGAAAGCCGGACATTCGGCTCTACGTTTCATGACACCGTCTTCTGTTTTAGTATCGTTAATCATGTAGGCGATATTGCGCATCGTTCTTTCGAGTTCTTCCTTAGACAGATTCATTGGGATCTTGCCATCAGAAAGAATATCCCAGAATTCCTGTGTGTTGGAATTATTGGTTCTAGTACCAAGCGCACCCTTACAGGAGAAGTTCTGGAATTCATCGATGAAAATGATACCCTTATCAAGACCGTCTTCTTCCTTCATACGGTAAGCAACCTGTGCCGGAGAGACAGAATTGTTATTAGCGCATGTCATCATCTGAGATACTTCGTTTAAGCCGAGTTCATCACAGAAGAGACGGAACATCTGCGTCTTACCGACACCAGTCATACCGACAAGATTGATAACCAGAGGCTTGGTCAGTAGCTCTGGAGCACAGTACCAAGGAGCCAGTAATTGAGCGAACTGGTCGATCTGCTTGTCACAGTCGATGAGCTTCGTCTTAATTTTCTTAGCGGCTTCCATCAGTTCGTCATACTTTTTCATAGAGTCTTTATTCATAATCTATCCTCAGTTTTCAATCTTAAGTTTTTCCATTAGAGACCTGCATTAAGCGGACGTACTCCCATCTTTTTGTTACACCGCTTGCCGTAAGGTGTCATGCACATGCAGTTAGCCTTATTTATAAACGGCTTCATAACCTTCTTCAGATGGAGTCTTTCTTCCGTATCAGGGCAATACTGTGTCTCGCCGTTCTCATCCTTGTAAGTACGAGCTGGCATGATCCAATAATCCTTATTGTTTCTCTCAAGGAAGTAAGTCCCCCTGATAGTGTTAATAAGATAGTAGCCGCCTTCGTCGCCTTGTTCTATGGTTATCTGTTGGCTGTACTGTTGTCCGTTGCCAAACAGTGCAAAGTAAGTGTCCGTATAGTGAATGGCAAGAGAATCTCCAACTCTGAAGAAGTTGGAGAGTTCTGCGCTCACTTGGTCGAATGGCCCACGACGGACGTTTGTCATTCTAGCCGAGTACGTCATAATTGCCTCACGGGTTAACAAACTTTAAGAGCTTTTCTCTATCTTCATCGTACTGCTTATCCCAGATTTCGATGATAGACTCGATACAGCTTACGTCATCCATATCGAACGAGTTATGAACAACCGGAGCCACATTGAAGAAATTCTTTTCTCCCATCACAGCCTTGCATCTGAACGCAGCAGCCTTAGAAGAACGGGCTACCCAGTGCTTAAGGATATACTTAGCCCATCCAAGCATGGTCTGATTACCCTTAATGTTAAGCGGAGGAGTAGTCATACCCGTTTCGAGGTTAAGGATACGGATATTTCTTTGTCCCTTAGCATACATGCCAGCCATGAGGTCATCCGGACAAGAGTTAGCCCATAGACCGCCATCACAGAAGCTTCTACCAAGGGTATCGACAATGACATCGAAGTATGTAGGAGCAGCGCAAGATGTAAGGATAGCGAACCACTTGTCCTCGGCATCATGGTTATCCCAGATCTTCTCATCGGAAGATCCGTTCATGTAAACGCAAGGAATGAAAGTAGGTTTACTCCACTCGCTAACCTTTCCCTTAAACTTGTCTTGAAGAATCTTCTTCAAGTTAGAATTGTCAAAAGGCGGACAAGTGGGAAGTAAACGCTTATACCAAGGATACTTGGTAAATATCTTCTTGCCTTCTTCTATATAGAGATTTTCCATCTCTACAGCTGAAATCCCTTCTGCCATTCCACCGGCCAGAATTGATCCAGTTGATGTCCCGGATTGTGCTATAAGTCTCTCATGCAGAGGACACTTCAAATCGCCTTCCAATCTGGCGAGATAATGAGCCGGGCCTACTCCGAGGATTCCGCCTCCGGATACTGATAAACAAAGACCTGAATTCATAATTACTCCTTACGATTTTTCCATTATGGAGTTTTCGCAGATTCTGCATCGTGGAATGTATATTAAATTATGCCATACACACCAACAGGAGGTTAAACAATGGCATTTTACGCTATGGTCTTAGATCCAAGACCGCCGTTCAAGCCTATGCAGACTAAAATTCTGAATAGACTGAAAGAGATCGCTTCAAATCTTCCGGAGGATATCCGCGAGGTTATCAAGAATCTCAAGGACTGGGAGATAAAATGTTCTCATATCACCGTATATTATGGAAATCTCAAGGATATGTCGATCGCCATGATTGATTTTATCCGCAATACCAAATTCAAAATGATATTCGAGATTACCGATATCGGGATGAGACAGGGAGTTCTCGCTGTAAGGGTAGAACCGATCCTTAGAAAAGGCGAGGATTTCGTTACTAGTAGCAAGTTCCCGCATATTACGATTGCGGTGAAAGATGCTGCCCCAGTTCTGGCTAACAGCATTACTGAGTGGACAGATGTCCGTCAGTACTTCGACCATGCTCGTCATGGCGGATTCTACATCAGCGGTAGGCTGGAAAGAATCCATTAGATAAGGGAGAGGTTTCTCTCCTTTATTTTTTTTTTATTTTTATAAAAAGAGAAAAAATAAAACTCGAAATTGTAAATTGAACAATGGAGATTCTATGCTTGGTGAACGCAGAAGTGCAGGAATTATAGATACTGATCGCAGGATCCAGTATACGAAACAAAAGGATGTGTTTCCTTATGAAAGACTTCCGGCAGAAGCTGTTAAAGACATTTATTTTTATGGGGAGACTCCTGAAAGCTTTAGTTCTGTCATACCTGTTCCCGTTAGTGGTAGTACTGATGGAAGCTCTAGTTCTGATGTTCCTACTCCCGCAGTAGATGATACACCACACTTCATTGCTATCAAATGTATCGCTAACGATCGTAAAAAGCTTAACAAGTTTTACGTTCCTAGATTTGTAAATGCCGTTAACGAGTATCTTGCTGCTAGAGAAGCTGATATCCGTATCATGGCAGACTGTCAAATGGGATTCATCTACAGATGCAAGATCATTCGTATCGTTGACGAGAACGACAAAAAGAAATTTGAAGTGGACAAGGAAGGGATGCTCACGCTTCTTCAGGAGTATCAGAATGACTCTTATACAGGAAGAGCATACGATCCTATCGCTAATGCTTCTCTCGAACCTTCTGTTATCGCTAGAATCGAAGTTCCCTATGGGCATTATCTTGGGTTCTTCATTCCGGAACAGAAACTTGTAGACATCTACCCTGAGCTCATTGAGAAGGGTGTGTTCGAGATTGCCGAATAATTGATATCCAGTATGGGAAACCATACTGGAATTTTATCAAAACTCTATCATTGAATATTTTAGAAAAGGAGACCTTATGAGTCGCTTTATATTAAAGCCCTTGAAGTGGATCTGGACGGACGAAGTTGGTACTCCGTATGACCCTCCGGTTAATGGCAATACCGCGAGAATCTTGGATCCTGCTCTCCCGCGTGTCGGAGAAATCTTTATGGACAAGCAGGGTGTTCTTTATACGCATGTTATCAAAAACCTAAACCACGAATATGTTAAATGTGGTGGTTCCGGTAATGGTGCTTCCTTGGACGGAGAAGTACTGAAGGCAAGAACACCTCTCAACCGCAATGGACAGATTAAGAGCGATTCCACTATCGTCGATGTTACTTCCCTTGATAACGTGTATGTAGCGGCTCTTATCTCCGAAAGTGGTACGAAGAAGGTTCTTCTCGGCGACTTCAATGATGTTCTTAATAATCGTTCTGATGTCTTCATTGAAGCATGTACGGTTGAAAGTGATGCAACACGTGTCTTCATTACGAGATCTGCCTTTGGTATTGTTATTCTCGTTTTCGGTGCTACAAGTGGACTGAAGCTTTATGCGCTTAATTCTGCGGCTGGTGCTACTGGCGAGCGTTATATCGAGAAGAGCATCGATCTTCCGAGCGGTGTCACATTTACTAGTATTCTTCAGATCTCTGAAGAAGGTCATTTCCTTGCTGCATGTGGTCTCACGAGTCCGTATGTATTCTTGGTTGATCTTAGCAACCCCGACAATATCTTTACCGAGACTCGTATTACTGGTAATGTAACCTTCGCAAAGACAATCTCTAAAGTGAAGCAAAGCTTCTGTCCTTTTGTTAAGGAGAATGAAAAGGTCTTCTATTACGCAAAGGATGCGAACGGCTCACTGCTGAAGATTGTTTATAGCAACGGCACACTTGTCTCTCTGGTTCCAGTTAGTAATATCGACTTTGATGACGGTTTTGAAGTCGGAACCAAGTTCTTTGTCCATAAGACAGCTAGTAATGTAGCTCTGTTTGATGGCAATGAAAGTAAAGCTCTTGGTTTTAATGTTAACCTTGGAACCGTCATTGATGATATTGACTATCAGGCTTCTAACAAGCGTGATGGCGAAATAGAAAACAATGCTTCGTTTACTGCTATCAGAAGTATTGGCACCGCTAATACCGACTGTGTGTTTGCTTCTTTCTTCAATGATCTTAGCAACGTACCGGGAAACGAAGACAAAAATGCTTATATTGAGCATGTTGCTAGTTTGACCGGGCTTACCAAAGATATCATCTATCTTGGTCATGGTTTCGTAGCATCTGTCAATGACGCTAAGGCTTATTCTTTCAATATCGGCTTCATTGAGGCATTCAAGCACATTGAAGCAGCAGAAGTCTCTAGCCGTTTTACGAGTGTTGTATCTACGGATAAAGCGCGCAAAACGGTAATGAATCCATCTGCCAATGATGCTGGAGACGGAAAATTCATTGATAACAAGTCTACTTTCAGTAACACGGAAGTGGGAGAAGAAGTTCGTGCTAACTCTGCTAAGTCTTACCTGCATAGCAATGAAAATGGCACGTCGTCTATTGAATCTATCGTAGACTCTTCGTCGTCGAGTCCTTATGCCAAGCATGAAATCAAAAGGGGCGAGAGCAGCAAAGTCACGTCCGTAGTAGACACGAACAGTGCATCCATCCGCGAAGGTACTGGAAACAGCAAGTACTTTGAGGTGAAGAGCGATGCTAATGGCCAGAATGCTAAGATGGTAAACGGCAGTACCGAAATTCATCTTAGAGAAGAAAGACAAGACTCTTCTATTATCGAAGCTGTCGGCAATGGTTGGGATACCGTGTTTGGTTCTGTTGCTACTACAGAGGAAGCTAAGAGCTATCTTGGTTCCGGTGCTGATTCTGGTACGCAGTCTTACACGTATGATGACACGAGTTTCTCGTATAAGCATAGAAGCGATCCAGTTTACGTAGAACAAACAGCTGTGGTAAGCAGCAATAAGCGAAAAGCCGGGGCTGTTTATAACGCTGTCGGATCTGGAAATCCGAATAACGAAAGTGTGGTTTCTATCGATGCTAGCGGTGGTACTGGCAGTAATTTCTATGCAAAGAATACTGTCAGGACTAAAGTTGCCAACGGCTACGAGAGTATCATTACTAATGAAGCCACCGGAACGGGCAATACCGCTGCAACAAAGCATTCTCTTATTAATACCTCGAACGTAGAGGTATCCACTGTAAAAGAAGAAGTTAAGGCGACAGAATCCGTTGTAGAAACACGTCATGTCTACACCTATAGTGGAAATACCAGAATACCAGTAGCAAGAATGAGAAGCACCAATAATCTTGGTGTAATGGAGATTATTCCTAACGAGACTGGCACTTCTGCTGATAACTTCGATAAGAGCATTCTCCAAGTCGAATCTGGCAAGAGCTTGTTCTGGCAGAGATGCAGAAATACCGACGGCGATGCTTCGTTATCCTTTAAGTCTGATGTCAACGCTACGGAAAATGGCGGATTTGTTGATACCTCTCTTAGAGAAGGCAACACAGACTCTCATGCTGTGGATATGCGCATTGACTTTACTGGAAATGAGTATGACACAGAAAGATCCCGCTTCAGAACAAGAACCATCGGTAATACTAGCGGTGCTTACGTCAATATCGAGACGAGAAACAAAACCGATAGTCTGCATGATTACGCCTATGCGAATATCGAGCTCGAAGCATATGGCACAACAAGTCCTCTTGGAACTATCGGCTATACGAACATCGGAGCGGACAAGACAGTCATTCAGGACTCCAAGGATAGTTATGACTTCCGCACGGTTCTTTACAAGAAAGGATTGAATGCGGTAAATACGTCTTACTCCAGAAGCGGAACGCTCTTGATAGTGGAGAACAATGAAGAGTACTCTTCCGGTGAGACGAATTACGATCCGTTAATCCTTACGAGACGCTTCCTTGATTCTGGATCTGCTAGTAATAGAACCTATAGAAACTACGACTTTGGTGTTGAAAGAAGACCAATGATTATCACCAATAACAGCGAAAGTTTCTATCATAGCGATAACGACTTTGTTGCTTACATAAGCAAACAGAACCTCAGCTTATATGACAAATTCGCTGACCGTTATTCCGGTTTCAATGACGAAGGTTTTGCCACCTACAGCTTCGATGGTACTAATCTCGGAAATACCAGACACGATATTCTTGCTTCAATGCTCTTACCTAGCGGTCTGTTCTTGATGACGAGAAAAGACTCTGGTACGGAAGTAAGAGAACGTGTCGCAATTACAAGCAACGGTATCGTAAAGTACAATGTAGACCAATCGCATCCGTTTAAGAATATCATCGCTGCTGGTCATAGTGACTTCACGAAGACAGACTTCGATGATCCTAGCTTAAGCGTCGTCGACAAGGGAGAATGGAGTGATGTGATTAACTCCTCGAAACTTGTCAAGGGCTGTGATGCACAAGGCAATTGCGGTAGCAATACGAAATTTGTCTATGTTGAAGGTCATGAGCTCAAGGCTCATACAGGCAAGATAGGAAATGAGTATAGTGGCTCCATGCACATCAACTCTAACGGAGAATTTGCCACTAATGAAACGTCTGTCGACGTTGTCGTTTCTGTGAATCTAGACCGTAGTTCTGCCGTTGAAATGCCATTGTATGATCCTAGAGATTCGTCCCAAACTACCTACGGGTCTTGCTATCTTCTCGATGCCGAGATCTTCTACAATGGTATTTCTATGGGCAAATGCCGTATCCCGAGCTTCAATGGTGATAACGCTAACAAGTTGCGCTACTATCCTTCGGGAGCTAAGTGTCCTGCTGGCTTAACACAGCTTGACGGCTCTGGAGACAATCCTATAGGTAACTATAAGGATATGTTCTACAAGCTAGCTCGCCTTGGCTCAAGACTTAAGGTGTACTGCTACGGTACTGCTCTTATGCCTTGGACGGTTCTGTGGTTCCCGACTCTGGATTCCAATATGACCTATATCGGCATGTCGCCAGAATATAACCTCGAGATGGAAATAGTTTCTTGGTCAGTTCCGGTTAGCGTTGTCTTTGGCCTGAACGATACTCATGTGGATAATCAGCCGGGAGAAGTACAGTTGAACAGAAGTACATGGCATTATTTCAATGATGCTAGAATTCTGCCTCTTGTCGCTCTCAACGATAATGCTTATCAAGCTATCTACAGCTACAATATGCGTATGCACATTGCTGTACAGAATCGTGTCTCACAGAATATCGGTGTAGTCCTGAATGGCGATATATTCTTCTATGGTGCTACGCCTACTGGAGTATCCCGCAGTGTGTTGATGAACCTGCCTAGTGCCGGAACAGCATATCCGTTCTCTTAGAGTATAAATACAACCTCTTGCATCTAATGGTGCAAGGGGGAGTATTTTATAAAGGTGGATCCAAGATCCACCTTTTATTTTATGGAACTCCCTATTAGAACTAAACAAGGATCTAACATGAGAGCAAAGTATGATTTCCTGAAGCCGTACAAATCCTACAAGAATCTCACTATCGAATTCGCCACGAAGCGTAAACAGTATGAGAACAGTGTGATTGTGTACACGGAAAGCCTTGAGAATATGATACAGCTGATGAACCGCCGTATCTTTGATCCTCAGCACATCTGGGCTTTCTACATGGACAAATTTATTGATAAGATTGTCTTCAAGAAAACCATTCAGACGGAAAGACTGTCTATCTACGACCAAGTTAAAGAAAAGACTGGCGTAGCCCTGACACCGCTAAACACTGGTGTACTCAGATTGAAGAATACCTACTTCTCTGCATATCAGGAACTCAACCGTTTGTTTGAGATTCCGGGATCTGCTAAGAACAAAATGGCATACATCCATAACTTCGCCGCTGCAAACGCAGTGGTTATGAGACGTGGCTCTGAAGCTATATACAAGGATCAGTATGTGATTCTTGATGGTAGTATCTTTGGCAAGGAATTCGGTGACAACGAATCTGTCAATATCAGAGGTCTCTGCGTGGGTTCTCTCTTCTATCTGGCTGCCAAGGAAGCAATCACTAAGAACAATCCGGCTCTCTGGCCTCTTCATGGAAAGAAGTGTATCCTTGTTGAACCGAATACTGGGTTGATGTTTATCATTCCGCCATCTTTGGAGAAGCTTACTCTAGCCAGATTCAGATGGATGCTTAACCTCTGTCACAAGGGTGCAACTGCTCAGAAGATTACCGAAGAAGACATGGCAGAACCGACAGAAGGAGAACCGCTGAAAGCTCCGAAGGCAGTAACGGATCTCTTCTTGGTCGAAAGAGCTGTTAGCGGAAAGAATAATACTTTCCCTTCTGGAGCAAAGCTCTATACGACTACAGCCGAAGCCATTGAAGCATACATCAAGGCTACATACCCGGATGCCGCTTGTAACCCGGTCGAAGATGCTATCGTCTTTACTGGCGACACTCAGTCTGCTGATGCTATCAAGGCTATGATGAACAAGTCATTGTCTCTCTACCGTATCAAAGCTACAGATGAGACGATGAAGACAATCACGAAGCTCTCTGGCTACTATAAGAGCAAGTCTAGTATCCAGCTCGAACAGTATAAGAATATCGCCATCAAGAAGAGTGGTGATACTGTCAACGGTGTTAAGATTTACATTGACCTTTCATCTGAGAATCCGGCTATCGCCGAAAAGAAAGATGAAGTGATCAAGAGTATTCCGGGTATGAATAACTCTGTTCCGCTTACGAGCGAACAGAAGGAACTCGTTTATACCATTAAAGACCGTGTTGACGAAATCAGTGCCGAAGCCAAGGGCAAGACTTTCGATGAACTGATGAAGATGGTTAATGAAGATGAGAAGCTTAACAATCTGAAAACAGAATTGAAGGCTAACCGTCTTCAGGAAGTCCAGAACATTCGTAAATCCGAAGCTGTAACTCAGCTTGAAGAAAAGCAGGAAGAAGCTGTACTCGTCATCAATGGTAAGTCTATTCCTTTGAAAGAAAAGCTGAAGGAACTCGAAGACTCTAATCTTGAACCGGAGCATTTTGAAACCACAGCTGTAAACAAAGAAGTGAACAGTGCTGTCGTTCCGGCTCTCCGTAAGGCATACCGCAAGGACTTGTACGATTACGACCAGTATCGTATCTTTACATCTTTCTCTGATTCTTCTGAATTCCCGATCTTCGTTAACTCCATCACTAAGGAAGACTCCTCCGATGCTTACAATGCTAAGGAGACCCTCAACATCAAATTTAGCATTGCAGGTGGTGCTCCGAAGTCTCTTATCGTGGATGTTCCGAAGGTTGACCAAGACGGATTCCTCTATCTTCAGGGTAACCGTAGACAGATCACCAACCAGATTACTCTTATGCCGATCGTTAAGGTATGGCAATCTGGTGATCCGGTTGTACAATACTCTACATCCTACAACAAGATCTTTATCTCTAGATCTACGCAGACATTCAACCGTAGGCTAGCTTCTCTGAGAAAGGGTATCGGTAAGCTGAAGGAAGACCGTAATCTGAATAAGGACGGAGCAGTAATCGTTCCGGGTAGGGGCTATCGTAAGAAGTTCCCGAAGAGACTCAATCTTGAATACGAAGAATTGGGCAAGTTCCTCTCAGCTTACAAGATTGGCGATCTTGATATCGACTTTGACCCGAAGCGTTGTTTTGAAACTGTTGAGAAGCTCGACAAGGAACTCATTGCAGAATACGCTCCTGAAGGCAAGTTTAACTATATCGGTAAGCTGAAGGGTAAACCTCTCTTTGCAGCTGTTACTGGCGAAGTTGTTACGCTTGATAAAGACGGTATCACTGAAGTTGCTAAATCTATCTGCGCATTGATCAATGAATGCTCGAAGGTCTCCAAGACTATTTCTGAAACCCTTGAGAACAACAAGTACACGGGTAATAGCCTCATGTTTACGAAGCTGGAAGTGGCTAATGCTTACATTCCGCTTATTGTGTTCTTGGGCTATAAGGAAGGCATTGAAAAGATCTTTGATACATACGGAGTAGACTACAAGTTCCTTCCGATTGAAAAGGGAATGGACAGACCCGCTGCAAGCGAAGATTATCCCGAAGCCATTAAATTCCGTAATGGTTATCTCGTGTTCAAGGATGATAATCCGGTTCACGGATTGCTTTATAACGGTCTCCATCAGCTTGAGACCCAGAAGCATAACCTTGAAGACTATAAGGCAGGTGGACAAGGATTCGTTGATTACTTTGCAGACAAGCTCACACCGAGATATGGCAGAGCCTTGGATAACTTCTATGTGCTCTTCATCGACCCAATTACGAAGGACATCCTCCGTGATAAGGGAATCCCCAATAACCTCGTTGGAAGCTTCCTGTATTGTAACGATCTTCTTATCGACTCTGCGTTCTCTAGACGCTATGACATTAATATCTACCGTATCCGTAACACCGAATGTATCAATGCCATGCTCTACAAGATTGTGGCTAGAGAAATCGAATCCTACCGTAGAACGGGAACGGGTACTGGCGGTGCTTTCAAGATTAAGCGCAATGCTTTGATGGAAGAAATCAATGAGACTGCTAACTTTGAAGACTCTACCTTGATCAATCCGATTAAGGACTGTGAGAACATGGCAAAGTCCATCTTCAAAGGCCCCGGTGCTCCAGACTATCAACATGCCCAAGGCACTGAAGAACACCGTTTCTTCGATATCAGCATGACTGGTATTTATGGCTACTCTTCTTCTTATGACGGTAATGCTGGCATGAACAAGAAGCTGTCCATGAATTCCTCCATCGTGTCTAAGCGTGGTTACTTGAAGCAGGTTGACCCGAACAAGATTGATGCTACGGCGATCTACAGTACTGGTGAACTTGCTGCATCCTTCACTTGTCGTCATGCCGACCCGGCTCGTTCTATGATGTGCGTGCTTCAGACTGGCCATATGATTCCGTCTGTAGGTATGAGCCAACCGCTTGTATCTTCCGGCGTGTTCAAGGCTATTCCGAACATTGTATCGCAGGACTACTGCTTTAAGGCTCCGTGTGCAGGTGTAGTCAAGGGTTTTGATTCCAAGCTCAAGAATCTCTTGAAGCTCGAATACACCGATGGCACTAAGGGCATCATTGACATGACTCCGAGATACTGCCGTACTCCATCTGGCTTCTTTGTCCATATTGAATACGCATTGAAGCATGGAGTAAAGGCTGGATACAAGTTTACTGAGAATGAAGTGTTAGCCTTTGACAAGCACTTCTTCAAGGACGACCCGGCTGAAGGTATCGAAATGTACAAGGGTGTGCTCGCTAGAGTAGCAGCATGTGGTCTTGACCAGACATACGAAGATGCTTCTGTCATTAGCCAGAACCTGTCTGAAAAGCTCGCTTCTGAAGTGATCGAACAATCTGCTCTTGGTTTGACGGCTGACAGTAACCTTATCTCCATCAAGAAAGTGGGCGACAAGGTGAAGGTTGGCGAACCGCTTGCTATCTTTGAAAGCAGCCTTGAAAGCAAGGAAATCTCTTCGTTGCTCTCCAAACTTGATACGGATACCAAGTCAGCATTGGAAGCTAACGCTAGAAACTCCAAGCTTTCTAAGTACGAAGGTACAATCGTTGACATTGAAGTATTCTACGATAAGCCGATCGAAGAGTACAGTGAGAGCCTCCAGAAGCTCATTAAGTCCTACATTAAGGATGTGGAAGCCACGAACAAGGCTTACTCTGAAGTAAGGTCTGACCAACTTGTCAGACGCAAGGATACAGAGATTGCAAAATACAGCAAGGCAAAGGGCGTTCCGTTTGAGGGCGTTATGATTAACTTCTATATCTCGCATCTTCTTGACTACTCTTGCGGTGATAAGATCACTTATGACGTTGCACTTAAGAGCATCGTGAGCCGAATCATTCCACAGAATGAAACTCCAATTTCCGAATACAGACCGGACAAGCCGATTGATGCTTGCACTAGCCCGTATGGTATCGTCAACCGTAAGGTTCCTGACGTGTTCTATCTTGGCTATACGAATAAAGCACTAATTGGCCTCAAGGAACGTGTTGAGGAGATCTGGAATGGCAAATAGCCGAATAGGGAGAACATCGTTCTCCCTATTTTTATTCAAAACTAAAGATTGATTAAACTTTAACTCACGTCGGGGGTATACCTTGATTATCGACTTTCTCTATGGGGTCGCTACTTCGGCGATCGGTAACATCACGAGACAGATCAATTTAGTGACAAAGAAGAAGGGGCCAGCTCCGGCTTCTATTAATCTTTCCATCGCCGCCAAACAGAGTATCGCAAGATTTCCTCTGTTGACCTCTGCTAGCATTTCTGAATCAGGCATCTTTAAAGCTCAGAACAAGATGGAATACATTGTAGGCTCGTTCATTCGACTCTACATTACGAACATCCGTTCCTTCATTGACGATGACGGTACGGCTAAGATCGACGTTCTTGCCGACATCACTGGTGACCGTTCTGGAGCAGGTGCTGGCAAGGTATCTGGCATCCTCGGAAAGCTTGCCGACTTCGCTAACAGTATCATGAATGTCGCCGGACGTGAATCCGTCGAAATGAATCCCAAGGATATTCAGGATCTCTTCATGGTTGAAGAAGAAGATGTTACTGCATTCCTCAATATGCACAACCTCTTCGATAACTCCGTCCTTGAAGAAGGTGCTACTGGTTCTGTGGCTCCTGTGTCTGGCCCAGTTCAGGGAACTCCGGTTCTCAATCCGCTTCACTACGAAGATACCAAGACTCATGCAGCCAACTGTACTTGCTCTAAGTGTGTAGCTGCTCGTAAAGCCTCCAAGGGTGATAAGACGGCTCAGGAAAGCTTGACAGCGCGTAAGGAAGGTTCTGATTTCATTTCCGAACGCAAGGCTGCTTTAATTGAAAAGAAGTCTGATGAATCTGAACCAGTAATTGTGACTGGTACTCTTACAATTCTCGACTGCGATGGCAAGATCAGCGGTACTACTGATATCTCTGTCGGTGTCAAGTGCCCGATTCACATCTTCCCGTCTGAAGAATTCATCAATACCATCATTAGTGGCTTCTCTGAAAACAACCTCTTTATCCGCTTGATGAAGTGGCGAGCTGGTGAAATTGGCTTCCTCGATGCCTTCCTCAATAAAGCAAAGGTTGATCTTTCCATCGTTGCAAATCATAAGTCCTTCAAGGGTCGTGCAAAGAATGTGAAAGAGATTCTTCAGGAAGACAAGTATTACCGTGAAAAGGTATACGGCAACGAAAAGGAAGGAGCCAACATCCTTGTTATCACTGACGAAGAAGTTCGTGAAGTCGAAAGACGCACTGGCAAGAACTTGCTCGACTCTCCGGCTACGGCTGTCAGATTCTGCAAGAATCAGAAGCTCTTTGGTCTTATGATTTACGATGAAATCTCCGAATCCGGTAAGATGATCATCACCAACTTCAGCGACAAGTTTGAACATATCAGCTTCAAGGAAAAGGGTGCCAAGGGCACTGATGATGTTATCAAGAACATCTTTGGAGCTTTAAGGAGATAATCATGCAAAGTTTTTATGGTTCGTTTAAGAAAGGTTTGAAGGCTACCTCGGATCTTGCTAAGAACGCGATCGATAAGACAGCTTCTAAGATCCGTAGCAACAGCTTCTGTATCATCGCCAAGATTATGAAGACCGATGTTGAATACGTCCGTATGCAACAGAGAATGTCCTCGGCAATCTGGGGCGGTGGAATGGGCGATGGAGACTTCAAGAAAGCCAAGAACTTCATGGTTTCCTACAATCTCCTTAAGACAATGGAAAAGAAAGTCTCTGGTCAAGACAGAAAGCTTCTCGTTCCGTTGATCAATTTCCGTAACAAGATTGATTCCAATGCAACAGCTATCAAGAAAGCCTGTGTTGGCAGTGCCGAAACGACAGATATCTTTAATTCCATGATTGGTATTTGGGTATGGCTCGTCGGTATGGTTGCAGCATCCGGTCTTCGCTTTGACTCCAACAAGAAAGTCTGTTGGGCTGCCAATAAGAAGACAATGCACTTCCTTTGGGAAGCCAACAACCTTGAGAAATCTGCGAAGTTCTCCAAGTTCGTTGAAGCACGAATCAGAGAATTCGATAATAAGATCGTCAAGGCTAATGCTATCGATAAGATGCTCAATGGCTCTGCTGCTAATGAAGCCATCATTCCGGTAGCGATTGCAGCTGTCATTGCTACACCTGTGATCATTTACGGTATCTACGAGCTCATTCAGTTCGTCTACTTTACCTTCCGTCATATTCGCATGGAACTCAGTGAATTCATTGAGCTGCAGAGCGAGTATCTTCAGGCGGAAAGCGGTGCTTCGGATTCTAAGTCCGTAGCTTCCAACCTCTCTGAAATCTCTAAGAAGGTTCAGAACATCGCCTTCACCATTGGCGAAGACTATGACGCACTGGAAAAGAAAGTGACGAAGCAGAGCGAGAGTATGCGTAAGCAGGTCGAAAAGGAAGTCAAGACTTCTAACGATATGGAAAGAGAAACCAATGATGTTTCCGCTTCCAAGATCGAAACTTCCAGCAACGATCTCTTGTTCTAACTTAAGAATAACATCTAGGCCATACCCTAGATGTTATTTTATTTGCAAACTTACCATTGAATAAACTTACTAGAAGGTGTGCATATGCTGTCTAAATTCGCTGAAAAGATTTTGTCTGATCTTAAAAACGAAGTTGCCGAAACAGAAAAGACTTGGAAGGCATTGAGAGTACAGACTAACCCGATGGAATCTAGAGAAGTAGAACCATTCCTCAATGCAAAAAAGAAACTCTATGCAAATGCCATTGCACATTACAGTGCTATGCAGTTAGACGGCATTTCCGAAACTGTTGCCGATGCCTATAAGACCCTCAGAAACCTTGAAAGGGTTAAGGTTGACGCTAATGTTGACTTGGCACAGGAATCCGCCTTCTTTATCTTCAACCCGAAAGCTGCAAGAGAAACTCTTCAGAAAGCCGAAGCCGAAATTGCCCAGATCCGTTCCGATCTCGCTATCGTAAAGGAATTCGTGGCTCCGATCGGTGCTATGACCGAAGCTAAGGCTGCTAACTGCCATCGTGCTTTGAAGTCTCTGGAAAGCCGTATCGCTAGCGAAAACTACGGATTCGGTAATAACTCCTTCAAGCTCACTCAGCAAAATACTACCAAGGGCAATGCCCTAGCATCTTCCGATAACATGGTCAAATTCGGTGTCCAGTTTGCCATGTCCAATGCCAAGAACGCTTCTACACTTGACTTCCTTGGCAAGATGCTTGAAAAGCTTGCTGCTACCTCTGATTACACTTCATTGTCTATCACAGCAAGAGAAGCTTTTGACCGTACCATTAAGGTATTGGAACACGCTCCTAAGATGATTTCGGCATATGCTGATACAGTCAACCGCTGTGTTAATAGCATTAACGAATCTAATCAGGAAATTGGGTTCTACATCAACCTGTAAAATTATACGCTATGGAAACATAGCGTAAATTTTATACTCCTGATAGTATATGAATTGATGATCTAATAATACAATTAGACTAATCATAAGGAGATAATTATGTTTTCTTGGAAAGACATCTTCTATTTGTTCTTCCTTTAGGAAGCGGACGGCGGAATAACAGCTGAATTCCGCCTCCTGGGAATAATAAGAACCCCCTGACGAGTGTCAGGGGGCTTCTTTTTTTTTTATCTAATCTTGTAGAGTACCACAGTAGTAGAACATGCTGCCATGAAGCTTCTAAAGGTCTTTTCATCGGAATTGGATTCTGTTTCAGGATCTGTTCCGATATCCTTTTCTGAAGCTTGGAAGACAGTTAAATTTCTTGCTATGCGATACTGTCCTTTATAGTCAAGAGCAGTCTCGTTTACGGCTCTAAGATTGACCAAGAGCTTCGGGGTGAATTCTTCAAAGATGGTTCCTGGTATAACCATTTCTATGACTTCACTACTTTCACTAATGCTAAGCTCAATTTTTTTATCAGCAAACTTTGAGCTAGAATTCAACCAGCAATAAGACTGTCTGTCAAAGAGCTTGTCGCTCTCAATTCCTGCTCCACCTGCCGGACTAAAGGAAGCATCTCTAGAAGCTATAGTGATATCTTTACCAGTATTGAGCTTGTTGAAGATATCATTGATATGAATGGCAGGATTCAAGCCATAAAAGATTTCTAGCTTCTTTTCCTCTTCATTCACGTATGTACAGCCCAAAGACCCCTTCTCGGTAGGCTCATTATTCTGGAATAGACAAACATCTATCTCTGTCATTGCTGACTTAGGATTGACATTTGGTTTAATCTTACTCAGAATGATAAGATCATCAACATTCGAGAATACAGTAACACCATGAGAATAGATTCCATAGGTGTCATCGAGGTACTCGATTGTGGAGAAGATGTTAGAAGCCGGGACAAATACCTGCTCATAAGTATCTGTGTTATCTGGCAACTGAGCACTTACCTTTCCCTTCGGACAGACCTTGCCAACAAGGAATTCAAGCACATCAGCCATCTTTGCATCATTAAAGATGAAATTATTGATTGTCTTGTATACCTCTAGCGTGGCAGTGGAAATCAGAGTGAGCCTTACCGGGATGGCAGCTCTGTTCATGTCTTCATCAGCGGGATTCTTGTCAATAGTATCTTTCGGAATAATGCCGGAGCTGATATCAGAAATCTTGAAAGCCTTTTTGCTCCAGATCTCTTCAATCTTTCCAAATTTCTTCAGTTCTTTTCTGTAGGATCTTGTAATGGTAATACGAATAGTCGCCTTGCGGTAGTCATCCTGCATATTCTTAAAGTCAACATCAGATACAAAGCATTCAAGAATAATATCAGGGAACATTGCGGTATCAAACTTTGAAAAGATACTCAGCTTCATAAATCCCTTAGAGAGATTCGGTTTCTTCGCATCATCAAGAGATGACTCGTATTCCACCTGAACTGAAAAGAGATACTCCTTACAGTTAGCTATCTTCTCTGGGATTGGATTTCTCTTCTGCTCTTCGGAGATTCCTCTAAGAGAAGCGTTCTTTATTGAAGTCGAGTTTTTCTTTTCAAAGTAGTTACCCATATTTTACCCTATCCGAGTACCCTCGTGTCGATTGGGAACAGGAAGAAGTACTCATGGTTTAAGCGTTCGAGACTTTCCGTATCAAAGAGGTTGACAAACTGCGAACAGATGTTAACCTTGTATTCCGGATTCGGCTTGTAGAAGTTACGGAAAGACAGAGCCTGAAGATTCTTCTTGAAGATGTCATACTTTTCTTCGGGGAAGTATTCCTTCAAGTATACTTCAAGAGGTTCATTTCTGTTGAAGGCAGTCTCACCGATCTGGCGAATCTTAACTGGGCCAAGACCCTTAATTCCTTCAAGCTCATTGCACCCAACGAGAGCAAGATACTCTTCCGGTTTGGAGAATACTTCCATCACATTCGCAAGAGAGTCTCTGTCCATGATGTGCGTATGCTTCCCGTGCATGGAGATACCGATGATATTCGCCATAGACTTGCAGATAGAAAGCATATCGGCAATATTGGCAAGACCCAAGATGAAGCAATCATCCTGACCAAACTTCACAGAAGTCATCAAGGTCTGGAGAGCAAATCTCGGGTGCATGTCTCCAAGGTCGATAGCATAAACGCCATTGATGTATTTACAGATCTCTTTGAGTTTCTCTGCTTCCTTATTCACGTATTCTTCGACTTCAGGAATCTCGCATACATCGCCCTTAAAACCGACGAGGATGATCTCAGGTGTGATATTGTAGTATCTCTGGAGAAAACGCTTATAGTAAGAAGCGAACCCGAGATATGCGGAACAGAGTTCGTTTTCCCTCAATTCAACCTTATCCGGATATTGCTCTTCAATGTTGGCAATCATTCGGTAGAAGTTAAGCACCACACGGACAGTACCGCCGATACGGGCTTCCCTTGTGAGGTTGAACAAGTCTTCGTGACGAATCTTGTAGAGGGTTGCGATTTGAGTGATGGTTTCCATTTTTACTCCTATTGGTTAATAGCTTGCTTAATAGTTTCGCCAAGCTCTGTGTAATCTTTGTCATAAACCTTAACGAAGGCAAGATTTCTCTTGCTCATGGCAAAATCCTTCGCCTTTTCGATGTCAAGATCCCTAGCACGGTAATGCTTATTCTCGGCGCTCTTTACTTCGATAACGATCTTCAGATTGCCGATGTAGACATCAGGGATATAGAAATGCTCTTTGTCGTCTCTAGGAGACTTATAACTCACTACAAACGGTGCAGGAGCAAAGACTTCTGCTGATGGAATTCCAAGTTCATCGAGGAATCTCAGGCAGTCTTCTTCGTAGCTTCCTGTATAGGTGAACTCTCTGCTTCCGTCAGACCAGACATACTTGCCAGATATCTTTCGATTGGCTAGCATCTTCTTTTGGACTTCAGGATCATCGAGCAAAGTAGCTCTGCCGTAAGTCTTCATCATACGATCGACGAACATCTTTCTATACTGCTGTCTCTCTGTGTTGTCAGCGAGACGCTCATATTTTCCAGTTGTTTCGTTCCACTTAGTCGGCTTGCCGGACAAAATAGACTTACCGAATCTACGGAACGGATCAAGACGATTACGAATATTGAAGATATACTGCTTTGCGGTGATGTGCTTTCCTGCCAGTACCGCACTATGAACCTTCTCAAAGTGTTCTGCACAGCTATCCCAAGAGATAAAAGCTTTCTTACAAATAGGACAAGGGCATTTAGGTACGGACATAGTAGCTCCTATAAATTTCAATCTAAAGTTTTTGCCATATAAGAAATACAACCTCTTGCGAAGTTGTATTTCTAATAAGACTAAGGCGTTCCACCTTCATTACGGATTTCTGCTTCTTTCGCTGCAATGTCACGGTTGAGGTTTGCTTCTTGTTGGTCAAGATCATCACCAGAGTTATCCGTGCCACTACTCTTATACTCGAATGCTCGTGTTCCCACGCTAGTAGATTGGAATTTTGCTTCTTTTTCTTTTTCTATTATATTACCCACAGAAATATCTGAGGCGTAGCCCTTCATAAATGTGCTGTAGGTATTAGCACCGATCGGGTCATCCGAAGAGTTGAACGTAGCAAAGTCCTTAGCAGAATCGAATGTGAGGACATACTTGTATGGTCTAAGTAACGGTGTATTGTGATTGAATGAATTACCGTTCTTAACACCCTTAGTAAGAGTCAGATCAACATACTGGACAAGAGCTCTGTTTTCAGATACAGTAGCACCTCCCAAGAGGTTTACGTCAGCGTTGATAGACGGGTTCTTGCATTCAGTAATACTTCCAAGAGCAAAGTAGTTGCCGACAGAAGAATCACTGTTTTCGCTGCTTCTTGGTCTGCCATACATTCCTGCTCCTCTCATGACGAAATTGAAGTCTTGGAGGACAGCGAGACTGTTCCATTCATGCCACTGGCTCTTGAAGTTAACACTAAACTCCGGAAGATCAGAAGATCCGACGCTCATGTTAATGGTACTGAATGGCACACTCGTAGGATAGATGCCAGTATATCTTCCCCAGTGAACGATGGTCTGATTGTCAGGTTCAAGTACGAAGTAATACAATGCGCCAAGGTAATCAAGATTACCAGTTTGCATCGGATTAACAAGCAAGTCTGCCTGTCCTTCATACATGATTTCGATATACTTCACCCATGTCTTGAAAATATTGAGAAGCAGCAAGTCGGAGGTGTCGTAGAAGTTGATCGAGAAGTCATTCTGGTATCCAGACTTTCGTCCAGTAGTACCGAACGAGAATCTATGCCCAAACATATTTTCGAATCCTTCCTTACTTTCAAGCGCATAGTCAGGAATACTGAGACTCTTGATAGCATTGGAGAGGAGATAGCTGAAGAACGGATGAGCCATACTTCTATCTATCTTGGACATGATAGGCGGGAATAAACCTTTCTGCCATGTCTGTTCAAGTGCTCTCAGGTCATAGGACAATTCTGGAATCACATCACACATTCTCGGATAGCCTTCGCATTCCATGACATGAATATGGTTTTCTGTCAGGTTAAGGTCAGGCTTTACAAAGAAGAAGTGATAGTAACCGGACTTAAAGTATTCGATTTCACCGCCAACGAAAGTCTTGTTGACTCTGAAGTTAGTAGCAAGATCAGCTATACCGTAGTCACTGTTGGCAACATTCTTAGATCCGTCTTCAGAACGTGAGTCCATTCTCTCAAAGTAAGAAAGATCGCCGAATGTGTCATATTTGCTTCCGTCGTCTGTAGCTTCATGTACTTCAGAACCAGTCAGCCTTAATGCAACATCGTTCTGTTCAAGAATAACGGCTGGCGTAAGCTTTCTGGTCATGAGAAGACCATGATAGTTGAAATTACGGAATACTGGCTGTATGGATCCAAGTATACTGTCTTCATTGGCAATCACATTATCGCCCTCGCCATCCTTGCTAATACTACGCTCAAGGTCTATCAAACTCCCCTCAAATTTAGGCGTCTCAAGATCCTTTGGGCCAACGAGTTTACCAGTAAGCTTGCTAACACCGCTGAGATAGGCTTGCGTAATGAAAGAGGTATTCGTGTATTTGTCGATTGTTGCCAGAGACTTTTGTCCAAGTGAAGTCTGAGCGAACAAGTTGGCTGCTGTGTTCAATACATCACAACCAATCTCATTAGCATCAATCAATGATACAACGTCATTATCCTTGACGTATGTTTCGCGTGCAAAGAGTTCTTCTGCGATGGTAAGAAGCTTGTTTCCAAGCTTGCCCCTTTCTTGCTGAAGATATGCTGCCTTCACTTCATCAGAGATTGCAGGAATGGCTCCTTGTTCGCCTTTGAGCATACTCTCGCTCTGTGCCTGTGTATCCTCTCCGGAAGACTCTTCCGAGTTGCTTCTTTCCTGATAGAGAAGAGAGATGATCTTATTGACGGCTTGTTCTTCTTTTAAGTCTTCGTACTCGTCCTTACTTACGTAGACGGTCTCGAAGCCTTTTCCCTTGACGAATTTCTTGAAGCCGATGATGCTATCAAGACCCGGAGTATACTCTCCACGGACTTGTGCAAGCCTTCTACCAGTCTCTTCCAGCTTTCCCTGAGAGTTGAGCTTAAGACGTCTGACGATACTAATAAGGTTGGGATTGAACCCAGTCGAACCGCTATTCATATCGCCAGCAGCAAGACTTTCCTCATTGCCAGTATACGAACCTTTGGTCTCGGTCTCTAATGGAACGATCATCTCGCCTTTGTCGAAGTAGACCATTGATTCTATGCCAGTCAATGCAGCGTAGTAGGTTCCATCAGTATCGATAACTTTATCCATGCCCACAAGTCTTCCCGTGGTCTTGTCATAGACAAGTCTCTGGACTAAGGAAGGACTGCTACCGACATAACCGTTAGGGTCATCAACCGCAACCTGATTGGCATCCATAGATTCCACGTCAGCCGTATCATCAATACCCTTAATCTCATTGACATTGATCAGCTGATCGTAATCCTTAACTTCTTCGTCCTTAGCATGAGACAATAGTTCGAGTGTATCGGCAAGATAGGTGATAGCTTCTTCAAAGGCTTCAGCCTTAGCTAGATCACCGAGACTTCTTGCCTTAGAAGCCAAAGCTTTGATCTTGTCATTCACTGTTGCTGTAAAGACCTTGATAGCGCCTTTCTCAAGCTTGGTCTTCAGTTCTGCATTGATCTTCGCCATCTTGGAAGCTTCGCTTGGCTTGAAGTTTACAGTGTCAGTTGCGGGAGCATGAGCAGAGGATTCTCCAAAGCCAGCTCCGGACGGTGAAGGCATCCGGCTCATTTCGGAATCACCGAAGGACTTATCTGCATCTGCATTACGTTCTTCTTTAGAAGTTCCGTAGTTCTTGGTAGTCGCAACAGAGAGATCTTCCTTGCGTTCTCCGAGAGCTTCTTTCATCCATTCATAAAGCTCTTCTAGGTCTTTATCCATCGAAGCAGCTTCAGCTATACGACCTTCTCGACTTTCGTCGAACGCAGTATCGGCTTTAGGGTTGCGAAGCTTGAAATTGTTATCGCTGAAAGCCAATCTGTTTTTGAGGTCTTCGTAGATATTATAGGTAACCTGATTAGGATCCTTAGAACCTACATGGCGTGTCTTGAGCTCGTTCGGATCAAACTTTTTGCCGGGTGTATTGGCAGCATTGTATTCAACCAAGTACTTGTACCAATCGCTCTTGACAGTAGCCTTGGCTGCCAATTCGATAGACCACTGAACACCTTCATCAATCTTCTTAAGACCCCATCCCCAAGCATCAGAGATCCATTGAAGCTTGGTGTTGACAGCTTTACCAACAGTTCCGAGAACCTCTCCACGGAACTTGTTAAGCTGGGAGGTGGTCTTGGAGACCTGTTGCGTAAGAGTATCAGCAGCATAGCCCGTAGCAATCTTCAAGCTATCATTGAAGAACTGGCTCATGATACTATCTTTTTCTTTAGGCCAGAATCTGTCAGAGAGGTTAGCGCCGAAGTTATCTTGGAATTTAGAGAAGCTTTCGATCGAGCTATCGATGTCGATAACGACCATTCTCTTCTGAGCTCTCTTGAGACCGACACCAAATGTATCGTCCTTACTTCTCTTTCTGACTTCGGCAGAGATACCCTTTTCAGAAGTATAGGCAATAACTTCTTGGTACTTCTCTAAACGTCTCATGAAGTTATTAGGAAGCATCCCTACAGCTCTGAACAACGAGTCTTCTTGTGTTGCGATTTTTTCCATTTCAAACCTCGTATTTTTCATTTTGAAGTTCAAGGTAACAGAATTCATGACTGTATATAAAGATGTGGTACGTGTTACCTAATTATTTCTTGGAGACAACATGAAACAGAAGATATCAAGATACGGCCCTATGATTACGCTCGGTCTTGCCTTTATCGCTTCTATCTATTTTATCACAAAATAGGGAATTTCATCGAAGTGAAGAAATTCCAATTATGAAAGCCTTAGACCACTGCTTCGGCAGGGTATTCACTAGTGACGGAAGTCGCCACGAGTTTGGGCAAACTTAACAGCCCTCAAGAAACAAAAAAGACCCGGTATAGGTCTTTCCTCCGATAAGGGATTCCGTTGAAGAGGTTTTAGCACCGCTAACGGTAGTGGGTAAAGCGAAGTGAAAGCTATATCCCATGAAGAAATATCCTCTAATGCCTAAGCATAGCGGATATATTTTTTTTTCTATGAACCGTAAAATTTTGTGGCTTGATAGTTTAATAATTAGTGCTATAAGACCTGAATAATGCGAGTGCATATTCTTGAAATGCTTATAAGCACATTGACTCAGGAGGTCAATACTATGGGAATTCTTTCCAACATTCTTCTTGGCAGCATCGGTGCTGCTCGTGTTTCTTGCGCTCTCAACGATATCAGCTGCGCTACTTCAAGGCTTCAGAAGTCCTACAAGTCTCTTGAGAGACAAGGCCAGCTCATCAAGATGAGGAGGTCTCTCAAGGCATCCCTCGAAGCTGTCGAAGCCAAGGATCTCAGCCATGATGCTGAATTCCTTATGAAACTTGACATCCTCAATACTTATCTGCGTCTCACCGGGCGCACGGTACAGAAAGAGGAAATGCACGCAGCACGCGAGGCATTCCGTCATGGGAATCTCGGCCCTATGGCAGCTCTGGCTCGTAATGACGCAGAATTGCAGGAAATCATCGAGGAATACTTCTAGTATTTCCTTAATGAAAAAATAAAAGGAGTGAGTCATTAGACCCACTTCTTTTTTTGTTAGATGAACTTACCTTTCTCAAGGAGAGGCATATACTTGTCTGCTCTCTCCGTATGATAAGTAAAGAGCGTAGCTACGGCATTGAGAGGAGAATCCTTCTTGGTATACCCTGATGCTTGCCAGTCGCAGATAGATTCTATAATATCACGTTCTGTCTTAGGCTTATGATGAGGCTTTTCTAAGTGTTCTTCCACTACGTACTTGTACGGATAGAAGATCAAAAGCTTGAATGGCTTTTCTATATCGTGGAATGGGAAGATAGTCTTGTAATGTTTGATAGCGACACACTGGACTGCAAACCAGTGGCAGAACCAGTAGATGAAGGACAACAGCCACTTGCTTTTCCACTTGTCCGGAACGTTAACGATATTCTTAACCTTCTCGTTAGGCATAACCCACGATCTCTCAATCTTGTTTATTTCAATGTCAGTGATAGGTTTTTTCTGTGTTCCTACGTGATAAACGCCGTCGATTGTTCTATAGATAACCATAATTCTCCTATGAAAAAGTAAAGAGGGCATTAGCCCTCGATACTAGAATTGCAGAATCTCAGACTTGTCTGTTTCAACATTGTCTGGGAAGAACTCTTCGGTTCCCGGATACTGGGTCTTATCAAAGAACAGCCCATCCGTCTTGAAGAACGGAGTGAAGCCGAACGTGATACCCGGATCACTAGCAGAAGCCTTGGAGAACCCGATATTACCCTTGTAAGATGGGTTAATACCTCTGAGACGAGTCGGAACAGAGTCTGAAGAAATACCTTGAGGGCCACCTTGAGTTCCACAGAGAGCTGCTCCAAAGAGGTCAAGAGTGTTGACCACCGTAGAGTATCTGAGAAGCTCAGAAGTGATGAGTGCCTTCGTGCAGATGTTCTTCTTGATACCGCCGAACGCACTCTCAAGTGTCTTTATCGTCACCTGTCTGCAGTTGATGATACGATAAGTCTCAGAAGAGAGTTTCTTAATGAGAGGATAAAGGACATACTCCCACAATCTGATTCTCTTATTCTGAATCTCTGTAGAGTCGATTCCATTCAGGATATCGAACTCGCTACAGATCCAACGAGTCAATGTAAAGATATTTTTCTTGTCTCTTTCCGGGATCTTGGCAAGATTCGCTCTTGTAGAGCTATCCAAGATTCTCTGGAAGCTTACAGACACCTTCTCTGCCTTACGGAGTGCTGCATCATTGCCACTTGTAAACTGTTTGCCAAGCTGCAGATTCCAGAATCCAACGTTCTTAAGTTCTTCAACAGTGTTCGCCTTGGATGACAGAATTGCCGAGAGAATGTTGCCAATCACCCACGGTTCTTGCTTAGCAAATTCAGTATCAACCCATACCGCAATGTCTTTTCCAAACAGGAACTTCATTGCCCCAGTAGCTTCCACAGGTTCTTTTGCACTTGTGAAATCTATCTTGTCTTCAGCCGCCAAGAACTTGATGGTCTCATCGAATCCTAAGATACTGAAGTAGTATAGAGTGATCGGAATTTCCTTACGGAACGCACGGATAGTGTGGCTCACGAACTCTACTTCTTGGTCATCAGAGTTCACGAACACTTCACGATGTCTTGTCATTGTAAACGGCATGAGCATAGTCTTCAATCCAACTACACCCGGTCTTACCGGATATACACCTGCATCGACAAGTTGCAGGATGCTGAAGTATCTGGATCCATCCAGCAAGAAGAAGTACTTCTCAACCAGTCTTGGCAACATGGCTTCGATCGTAACATCTCTTTCAACAATCTTTGTTGAGCCTTCATCCGGAGCTTTAAGCCTCAGTGTAATTCTTGCCATCGAGTGACGGCTTTCTTCAATGGTGTGCAAATGCGGAATCTTTGTTTCGTCATCTTCCACAGATACGTCAATCACTTCAACATGACCTGTCGAAGTTGTTGCCATAGCTATGGATCTCAAGATTCCTTCGAGAGATTCTTCTTCTCTTACGGTCTTGAACGAATCCGAGAACTTTTCTGGATTCGTCTTTTGGTACTGAGCGTACCATTCCTCATAGTACATACTTTTTCTCCTTGAAAAGTATTTGTGCTATATCTTTATATGTTATAATAAGTTCAGCCGTGCTAGCCTTCTCTATCGATAACATCCTGCAATGTTTCGCATGGTTTTGTTTCATCTCTGCGCTTTCGAGAAGCACAAATGAGACCCATGAAGAAGCCGAAAACATACACTACACAAGCGAGAAAAATTACTAAGACAACCATTGTTAATCTCCTTTATAAAAGAAAACGGACACGAAAGCTCGTGTCCATCTTCATATTAAACCACTTCGGGTTCGATAGTATCATCGCCACCGCTCTTGACTTTGATACGAAGCTTATCTTGCGGAACAACAGGTTTACCGCCATGACGAACACCCTTGAAAGGTTCAACTTTGGGATACAGACGAGGCTTCTGCGGAGGAAGAAGATTGTCCGTCACACGAACAATTTCGTTGGTCTTACGCACAAACTCGTCAACTTCGTCAGCAGTGAACAAGCCTGAACCAGTGAGAGCACGGCGAAGAGCCAATGCACGTCCATAATGGAGGTTGAACTTGTCCTTGTAACCGCAGTGTGCTACGCCAGTATAGACGATAGCAGACTTGAAGGACTTTTCGTAGGCAAGCTGAACCGTACAGGTGATGTCGGTTTCCCACCATTCTACACGGAATTCGCGTCCATACTGATCCTTGTATTCGGAGACGTGATTCTGGTTGTCTCGCTTAAAAGAGACAAGAAAAGACTGATCTTTGAATTTGATAATCATGAGATACCTCACTTGGCAATTTGCCAGTCCATAGCCATCATATCCGGCTGCGAAGGAGCCCAACCAACGGTATAAGAATCGTCAGCTGCTTTCATGTCGATATGGGCATTGATGTTGCAGAGCTTTCCGGTATAGAATTCCTTAGCCGGAGCGTTACGCATGAGTTCACCATGAACAGTGGAACCTTCTTGAAGCGTAATGAACATACCCTTACCGTTCCAGCCCTTACGTTGAACCTTACGTCCTGCCTTGAGTTGCTGAATAGCCCAATCAAAACCGTGCATGGCTTCGAGGCTTTCCATAGTATCCGCTTCTGCGCTTACGATATCGTAGGACTGACAGAAGATATTGCCTTCGCACGGGTAGAATTCGCCCTTCGCACCCTTGATGATGTAGCTGCCAAGGATGGCCTGATGGTTCCCTTCGAGAGTCGGGATCGTAAGAATTTCGCCGTCCATAAAGGCTGTCGGGCAGAAAGCTTTGATTTCGTCGAAGTTGGTTCCATTCCACTTGACGCATTCAATGGTGATCGGCTTTTGGGTTGCTGTAAGTGCCATATTGATCCTCTTTGGTTAGAAAAAAATGAGTACCCTGAGAAGGATTCGAACCTTCGACCTACTGCTTAGCTTGCTGCACTATATTTCTATAGCCATTGCTGTTGCAGTCTGGGCCATGTCTTAGCCATTTCAGGCTGGATGCGTATGGTCTCTACGGTTCCTGTATATCGACAGTTACCTCGGCGTTGTCGAGAATAGACTTTTGGTATATTCTTACGATGTTCACCGATATAGCATCCTGCACTTTCTGTGTTAAACCATGAAGCTGTATTTCTCTTGCAAATTTTCCATTGCATGATCTTGAACAGCAGGTATACGAGAATTTTCCCTTCTTTACCAAGAAAGTTTCTCTTTTTCTTCTGGTAAATCTTTTATTACAGCAAGGACAAATCAAATCAACCATAGTGATACCACGCTTTTGCATATGGTACCTAACATGTTCCTCGTTTGTCATTACCTGAAGGTTCTCTATTCTGTTATCCTTTTTGTTCTCGTTCTTGTGGTGTACAACTTCATTCTTATCAAGAAGACGTCCTAGAAAATTCTCCATCACAACTCGGTGCATGAAAACATATCCAAGCTTTGTTGCGAAAGGATGTTCCGGGACAAGGGCATAATCGTATTCTCCCTTCGATATTTTCTTCCTAATATTCCACATAAAGGCTCCAAAAATAAAAGGCAGTTGCTCTATCCATCTGAGCTATCAGGGCCAGTCTCATCTTTAAGTTAAGAGGATAAAGGAATACGGCAGCGTACATTGCCGTATCTAGTATTTTCATACAGTAATATGGGTAAACTCAAAAAACTCCCCTAGCGTACATTAGGGGAGAGAACCTATAAACTACCGGACGTATGAGCAACCGTCCAGTGAGGCACAGAAATTCAAAAATGCCCTGTCAGCGTACTTTGACAGGGCGGTATGGAGTTGTTGTTCTGAACGAACAAGATCAATTAGATCGCCAGCCGAAAAATCCTATTAGCAGAACCTAGGGCTTTGCGTATGTCTACGGCTTGCTAAAAGCACAAAGCGTTGTAGGATTTACCTGCTAATAAGACCGCTGTTTACTTAGGAACCTAGCAGCTTAGAAGATTGACCAAGTTATGCACTCGGATGTAGGATTTACCCTAGTAAACAAGTCGGATGAGCAAAATTCTGGGCAGGACTGCCATAGTACGTACTTCCCAATCCGAAGATCAGGCATTTTGCCGTCCCTCTCGAAGCGTTTCCTAGGCCGCAACGAGACATCGCTTTTCTTTTTACGACATCACTGTAGACGTCAGATCAGCCGATGGCCCCAAATTCAACTCTCTCCCCCAATGGCTAATCAAGGGGAGAGAGCCTTAACCATCAACATTCTTCACAGCCGTGCGAATTACGGAATGTAAATTACGACCAGCGAAGAATATTGTCTCAGGAGGTAAAATTCTTCCCGCTACAGGCAGGGAGGCAAGTAGCAGGAAAGGTTGGTGTGTGGAGCCAACCTCGTGTGATCTTTGCCGTGTTGTAGCAAAGTGTTAAACTTAAGGAATTCCCGACATGAGCCAAGATCCACATCGGGAACTCCTTTGGCAGTCAAGGAGACTGGTATGACTGTACCAGGCACAGAACAAATGAAACTGTGCAGACCGCCTAAAAGGATCATAGAAACTGTTGAAAGGAGGGAAGCGGTGCTTCCCTCCTACACAACATCAGGTATACATCATTATGATTGTTTTATAATCATAATTACATGGCTTTATATACTATCATCTTTTTGCCTAGCTGAGTCTAGGACAGAAGAGGAAGCCATTGGATGTAACGATAATAGACACCATAGACAGAGCTTCGGAAATGATTTCCTTATCCGTTCTTGCGGAGTTCAGAACTTCTGTAGTTTCGATACTGTCAATGTTGCCCTTGCGGATATTCATAATCTGACGATTCTTGAATAGATCTTCTACTTGCTTCGTATCAAGCATAGAGCAACGTGCAAATACTTTGACGAAAGCCGTACGGATGATTTCGACAAGCTTTTCCACCACATCCAAGATAAGCGGAGAGCCTTCGACAGAATCAAGAGCTGCTTCTGCGATAGCCTTCTTACGAGCTTCGTCCGACAGAATAATCGGAACAATGGAGTTACCTGCTGCTACTACACCGAACTGGAGAGCAGACTTGCAGGACAACACAGCGTCTTCCATGAGATCTGCGAACGAGCCGATAGCAGCTTGAGACGGGCCACCAACGGTAATCACAGCAGAGTAAGCACAGAGACGACCGAAGCGAACCTTGAGAGCGCCAAGCTCAGAATCAAAGTCGATATGGCCAGATTCGTTAGAGAGCTTTTCGATCTTTTCAAGGAGCATCTGCTTGAGTTCAGAGTATTCCTTCGTACCAACGCCACGACCTTCAAAGAACGTAGCAGACATGTCCGTTACAACGACACGCTTTGCGAACCCAAGACGATACATGAGACGAGTCGTATCGATCATTCCGCGATCAAACACAGTCTTGTCAAGGTTTTCCACCTTGGTCAAGTATTCAATCGGATGAGAATCGGTGTATGTCGCAATGTCGCTGAAATGGAGCTTACCCTGAGAAGAGCTTGTAGCATGAGAGCATAAGCAAATGGGCATCTTGTTCTTCGAACGGATGATGTTTTCCTTAGCGAACTGGATAACATCCGGCGTATAGTTGTTAGCAATGACGAGAAGAGAACCGCCAATGTCGCCAACGATAGCATTAATGATATCTGCAAGGTTCTTGATTTCCGTCGTTCCAAGAACACCGTCATACATGAGAATATAGGTATTCGTCAGTTCAACGTACTTCTTGTCATCATTCTTAACATTGCAGAAGCAGTCATCGACGTATCCACGATACATTTCGAAACCACTCTTGTAGTCAACAACAGTGTTCGGACGGTCGCCACGCTGAATATTCACAACACCGAACTTGCCCACTTTCTTGTAGACTTCCGTAATGAGATCAGCAGCTTCCACATTGTTGTTCGTAGAAGTGATAGCGACATTACGAATCTTGTTCCAGTCTTCTTCCTTAGCTTCATCAACGAAGTATGTTTCCTTCTTGATTTCGCCCTGAATTTGCTTGGAGATAGCTTCAAGCATACGGACGATATCGCCACGATAAAGGTATGGGAATTCTTCAAGGAACTTCTTGAGATTGTTAGCAATTTCGGATGCGCAGATTACGGCAGAGGTAGAACCATCACCGACAGTACGGACGAGACGCAAGCTAGAACGCTTAACGAATTCCAAGACCACTCGTTCAAGGTCATTCGGAGAAGTGAGAGATCTGAGAATGGTGTAACCGTCCTTGCTTACCTTATGGCGAAGCTGGACATCTTCAATGATAGTGGTAGAACCCTTCGGGCCAAAGGATTTGCCAATGATATTAGCGATTTCAGACAGGATTTCCGTAAGCGGAAGATTCTGGTATGAGTTAAACATCGGCTTGTATTCTTTGCTTTCTCCGCGAATTCCTTCCCACGGATCACGTTCATTCGTCATATTTACTCCTTTAGTTAGGTATCAAAATTTAGTTCTTTTCCTTGGTGATAAGACCTTCGAATCCCGGTACATCAACGGTTGAAGAGAGGAAGTCAAGCTTCTTTAATACTTCCTTCCTGTTGTCTACATCAAAGAGATCGAAGTATCCTATTTCAGAACAATGAAAACCATCATTCGCTCCAAGCATACGTTCAACAAGAAGAAGTGTCATTCCTGCATAGCTGTCAAGCTCCACTTTCTTCCTCTTACCGAGCTTTCTAAAAGTCTTTGCTCTAAGATTCCAACGAAATTCCGAGTCATGGATAAACGCACCAAGACAGAGTTTCTCAACAGCATCTTCGGCAAGCTTAAGGACACCGTGAAGACGGATGTATCTCCAGTGTTCGCTCTTCTTAAAGATACGGTCAAAGAGCTTACCGGGTTTGGATACTTCTGGAGATTCAACTGTTTCTACGATATCAGCAAGATACTCGGAAGCAGCTGTGTAAGCATAGTGCATGTCTCTATAGTATCTCGCCTTTTCTAAGCGTTCATCCTGATAACGGCGATAAGCACCCTTAAGATGTTCTTCAAGCCACTTTTCATCTGTTACCTTGTCAATGACAGCCTTTGTGCTTACGTTGTAATCCTTGATTTCAGAACCGACGATAAGGTTCTGGTCAAACTTGGACTGGAAAAGAACATTCATCATGGCAAGACCCATGCAGATTTCTGCCTTGGCGTACATGACGTACTTGTCAATCTTTGGCAATCGGCATGGCGGGAAGTCGTAACTACCATTTCCTTTCGGGATAAAGTCGCTTTCGGATAGATTGTTCAAAAATTCTCTACAGCGTTCAGACACCTTCTGGAAGGATGTTCTGTTGAGCCAGTCCGCTTCTTCACTGGAAACATAACCGTCGCCTAAGAGTCTAAAGATACCGATTTGGACATCCTTAAGGATTTTTCCAAACTCTGTGGAACCGAAGATAGAAATAATCATGTTGTCTCCTTTGTGGTTGTTGACATTTTTCAGTTCTGTACATTTCGGAATTTCTAAGTACCGTAAAATTCTGAGACTTGATAGTTTAATAATTCATGACAAAATCAATAGGACTGATACGAGTGTATAGTTCTATCTTAACCTTGCCAAGCTCAGGAGGCTATATTATGGCACAGTTTAACACCCTTGAAGAAATCGTCGCACACGCCAATGCTATTCGTGAAGAAATTCGTGAAGCCGTGTTCGTTTCTCTCTTCAGCCAGTCCGCTGGTGTCCGTCAAGTGAAGATTCTCAAAGACGAGAATGCTTCCGTTCTTCGTTATGAGGAACGCGAAGTTGATGGAGTGATCCGCGCCGTTATTTATACCAAGCCGGATTATTTCGTTGCTGCAGTGAACGAGTTGAAGAGGGTTGCAGGAATGTGGAATCGTCGTTGGGAAGTAAACGGCAATTTCGCAATTGCAAAATAAACTTCTTCCGTTAAGAGGGGAGCAGATGATCATTGCCGAATGGTGTGATTGTCTGCTCTTTTCTTTTTTGTAGGTTTATAAAAGAAAAGAAGAAAGAAGCAAAGAAGAAAAGAAAAATCTATTAAAAGATTTTTCTTCTCATTTTAAAAGTTATCTCTTAAACTGTCTTTAAGTATCTTCATTTTTTTTTCTATAAGTTTATTATAATAACTTATAATTGCAATTTTCTAAACTAAAGAAAGAACCATTGAGAATTGTATATTAAGGTTGGAACCTCATAAGGAGAAAACATGGAAGACCAAGAACAAGTTAGTCTGGTTATCAATGGTACATCGTCTGGGCTAAAGCTGTCTGGATTGTGTGCGATCACCGGAATCGAGAATAAGGAGATTGAGACTCTAACTTTCAACAAGAAAAGGGTTTACAGTAACCAATGTGCCGATATTGCGGAAACATGGTCTGAGATCCTGAGTATTGACGAAGTAGACGACGTCGAAGTTCTCTTGACTATCGGAAACTTGCTTAACCAAAGTGTCAACCATCAAATCATCTCGCTTGTATCCCTAGAAGAATCTCTAGGGCTTATCATAGATCCACTCATTAAGGTGGTGTACAAGTATTGCGATGAACATTACGAGATTGAAACTCGTATCACAACGCCTAATGAAGAACTCATCTGGCATAGAGACCATATCATCGGTCTATTGACAGCCGCATATCTGTATCGCTTTATCTCACCCATTATTCTGGGGATTTACGGCGAGAATGAAAAACTCGGAGATTGCGGAGAATGTCTTGCAGAGTTCTTCTTGAAGATTTTAAAGAGGATTAGCGTAGAATGCTACGATCGCCCAGTGAAACTTGAAAACAAGTTGCACAGGCTTGTATCCGCTAGAGTGTCTTCGACTGAATACACGGATATGCTCATCTGGAGCTATCTTAGTAATGTCGGTCTGAGTCAGTCTCAGCAGATTCACGCCATTTACAGTAGGGTCATCACGGATATCATTCCGAAATTGAAACTGACAGAAAACGTGCTTACATTCTTGTATGTCGTCTTGAAGAGACAGCTCTCGTTCAGCTTCCGTAGTAAGCTTCCGAAGGAATACAGTTCCTTTAACAGCTTGCTTGAAGCAGACAGTGCATCTGTCTTCGATAAGAACGGCAACTATAGTGAGCATGATGAGTTCCTCCTTGCGATTCAAGATTTCGCGATCGATGATGCCATCGTCCGTATCAAGAATACTTACAAGGTGGATCTGGCAGAGCCGATTCAGGAATTCAAGCCGTCTGACGAGAGAAACATCATTCTGTTCTCTATTCTGTCGAAGTTCATTTCATCAATGGAAATTATTAGCTCGTTGACTACGGAGAAGTACTCCTATATCATGAGCTTGATTATCACCATTCTGGAAAAGTATCATCTGACGGAATTGTCGAAGTTGATGTATGCAGAACCGTTGGAAGATAGGCTGCCGCTTACTGTATCAAGAGAGAAAGCTCTGGAGAAACGCCTTACGACCATCAAGGAAGAAAAGCGTTATAAGGAAGTAGTCTCTCAGGTTGGGAAGATCATCGGGGATAGAGCAGATACAGCGAATCCTATTATTAGAACCTTCGAGCTGGCGTTTAGATCATCTTATGTTGATTCGGACGGGGAAGAAGTAGAAATCAATCTTGAGATTCTCGAACAGAACCTCTTGTTGTTTATCAAACTCCTCGTCTAAGGAGAACTATGCACATAATCGAGAAAGCTTTGCTCGATGCGTACGACGGTTGGACTCAGCTCTCAAACGGCGAGCGAAACCGTCTCATACGATGCCCTGAATGTGGCGACTCTGAAAAACTTGATCACGGACATCTTTCCATCACAAGAAGTTATCCGTTCCTTTACAAGTGTTTCAGGTGCAACTGGTCTGGAGCAGTGAATGCCGATTTCTTAAAGACCTTCGGAGTGGAAATCACACCGGAGCTTGAATCGGCTTTACAGGAGAACAGACAAGCTGTCAAGGCAACGGCTGGAGAACATGCTGCCAACCGCGCTAAGAACATTCAGAGTATTGTACGAGGATTGTCATCCCAGTTGACTGTGCCTCCTTTGAATGATACCGACAAAAGTTCCGAACAGATCCAGTATGTCTTTAGACGTTTCAATACGGAATTCACTGATGAAGACCTGAAGAGATTTGCGGTTGTACCCGATCTCAGAAGGTTCTGGAAGGCGAACCGTATCTCGTCTTTACCTAGGAAGAAGGAAGACCTATCAGTTATCGCTGATGACTATGTGGCATTCTCTGATTCCGGTTGTAATGGACTAATCTGCAGGAATATTAGAGACGAAGAATTGCTTGGAAGATATCAAGAGGTTCGATTTCGGAAGAACAAGGAACGTCTCTACTGTTTCAAAAAGAAACTAGACTTAAAAGAAACAAAAATAAATTTGGTCATCGCTGAAGGTATCTTTGACCTGATCGGGATATGGAACAAGTTTCCTTCTATCCGCGAAGGCCATCTGCTTGCAGCGTGCTTGGGAAAGAGTCCGGCTAAAATTATCGACTTCTTCACTGAACTCGGATACTTGGATCAAAGCATCGCAATCTTTGCAGATAACGATGTGGAAGATAGTTATATACTTAAGGACATTCGTGAACTTGAGTATCCTAAGATTCTGAATTACAGAGTGACGATAGTACGAAATTCTAAGGGCCATGACTTCGGAGTACCAGCTGACCAGATAAGCATCAAGAGTCGGCGTATAAGCAACAGACAGATGTAAAGCGGAGAAATCCGCTTTATTTTTTCTTTTCTTATAAAGAAACAGAAAATAAATCATACAAAACTCCTCTATGAATAAGGAGATACAGCTATGGCTGATAGTGCAGAATTTATCAAGCTTGCCCCGTCTATTACAAGAGCAATCAAGAAGCCCGGTCAGATTTCTAAGATCCAAGCGTTTATCAAGAACAGAATTTCGCTTAATAGTGAAATTCTCTCTAAGCCGTACATGGAGTATCCGAAAGCTCTCATCACAGTGAAAGACCAAGATGAGTTCTTTGAGCTTTGCGGAACCAACAAGGACGATATCGCTGTAGCTATCCAGAATACTACCGAGAAGAACGTGAAAGCTGGTATGGCTATGTACAAGGCCCCTATGTATCTCGGTTGTACAATGATTATCCGCCAGTTGCTTCTAGCTAAGGACTTGAAGACAGCTAACCTTGTATCTGTCTTTTATTTTTGCTGGCTCTATGAGAAGATGATCAGCAAGTACTTCGAGAATGGCATTAAGGAAGAAGTGATGGTGTATACCGTCAACAACATTTCCGAGAAGTTCCTTCTCCGAAAGCTTGGCAGTGTTTTCAAGCTTCTTATCTATTGCTCTGATGCTATGATGAAGAAGAACGGCAGTTTCCTTGTGAAGTCTAAGGATCCGGATATCTGGTTATACCCGTCTGCTTCTAGAAACAAGCTGAACCTCTCTATCCAGAACATCGCTCATGTATACTACGATAACTTCGAGGCAGGTAACTACTTCAATGCTGTCAGCTCTAACGCTGTTGATGAAGAAGGCGAAGAGTACACAAAGGACATTGAGACATCCTCCGGTACTATCCAGAAGGCTGCTTCCAAGTTTGAAATGTTCTTCATTCGTAATGAGATTGACCCAGTTCTTTGTAAGCTAACGGCTTCTATGATTATCGGTATATCTGACAAGGGTGTTCATGGGATGATGGAGCGCATCAAGATGAACAATGTTCAGGATGCCAAGGAGTTCGTTATCTGCTGTCTCGACTACTTCTCTAGAAGTCTGAAGGACTTTGAGCTTAGGTTCATCAAGGCTAAGGGTTTCGGTATTCTCGTATCGAAGACATTGGTGAAGAAGACGAACAAAGATATTGTGTTTAAGAAACTGTTCGACAGTATTGGAAGAATGGCAAACTCATCTTCTGATACGTATAGAACATCTACGAGAGCAGCAACGAAACTCAACATAGAACGTGCTATCGCCGTCTATCTGGCTCTCACCTTACAGAAAGCGTACTAGGAGATTTTACCATGAACTTCAAAGACTTACTCAACAACCCTGTCGGAAAGGGATCAGGAAACGTCGCAGCTCGTTATACAATCATCAACGACCTGAAGCGTAGAATGGCTCTTCAGCAGGGTATCGGCGGATTCGAGTTAACTGTCTATGACAGGCCTAGCGGTGATGGCTGGATCCTCTTCTTCAGAGTGATGTCTGAGAAGTTCTATCAAAAGGTAAAGTTATACTACGATACTGTCTTAGAAATCATCCCCGGCCCGGAAGACAACTCGAACTCTATCTTGGAAAGCGAAGTGAGAGTGATGTCTAACATTCCTTCATTCGCTTTTACATACGCATATGTAGCCAAGCAGAAAGGGATGACAATCCCTTGGTTAGAGCAGAGATTCCCTGCTATATTCTGGCAGAAGGCACCTGAAGTTAGGAACCCAGATGCCTTGTTCGGTTTTGAAAAGTCTATCATGTTTGTAGCCTACTGGCTTCAGGAGAACAAGTATCACTTTAAGAAAGCATTGAAAGAGCTGTCTAAGGGAAAGGCGAGACTACCTGTGCTTATCTCCAAATTCGCTCCCTTTACGAAAAAGAAAGCGGAGTACGATGAAGCCATGAAGCAAGTGAAGGAGCTTCAGAAGAAGACCGGCTTCAGGGTGAGCAAAGACAGAAAGACAGGGAAAATGACTGTCAAGATTCGTGGGCAACTAGCCAAGAGCACAAGAAAAGCTCATGTTAGAAAGGTGGCTAGAGAAGCTGTTTCTAATCAGATCCATCCACAGCGTCCTACGAATCACTTGTAATTTTATATCCGTTGAGAATCGTCTCAACGGATTCTCTTTCCTCTTCATTGGCCTATATTTGCGAACTTAAAAATGAACCACACCCGGAGTAAACATGCGTATTGAATTTGCCAAGAAGAGACATGACACTAGAGGAAACACTTTCTTCCGTGAATTCGTAAAGAAGATTGAAACCAATGACCGTGAAATCATGCGTGAAATTGCAGGTGAAAAGAGATATGATGATACTTTCACGCCAGTTGTCTATGACAGAAGAATTCAGCTCAAGGTCATGAACGAAATTCCGGATTACGATATGGTCAATTCCGATATTATCATTGACCGTGATGATCCACTTATTCAGCTTTGTGCAGCTTTGGCTCGCTACAAGACCACCAACCAGTTCGCTCTCAACCTGTCCACCAAGTTTGTAACCTACGATGACGAGCAGGGTCGCTTTGATACTCTTCGCCGTTGTAAGGCCCTCTATGACAGACTCTCTGAGAGACTGGATATTGCTTCAACGAAGTTCGGTTATACAACCATCTACAAGACGGATTACACTTACATTCTTAAGGAAATCCGTACTTCGCTTAAGCTCATGGTGAAGAATATCAGTTTTGCTATTGAAGCTGAAGGAGCCGAGATCTCTAACAAGAATCTCTTTTTCCTTACTGTTGCTTTTATCAACAATGTCTATCGTGCCTATGAAGGCTTCCGTAGGCTTGTTGTACCTGAGTTCGTCTTCGGTCTGCTCAAAGGAAATGTAGAAGAACTAAATTTCTACAGATTTAATAGAGAAATTGCCGAGAGAGAACAACACGAAGAAATTTTAGAACTAAAAAATGTGGAGAAAGATGCTTCTCCCAAGATGGTGACTAGAAAGACATTCGTGAATAAAGAGATTGATCTTTCTCTCAACAATGGAGTCTATAACGGAATGTTATTTGCCGAACTCTGCGATCGCGGAATCATTCGTCAGGGTTCTAACAAGCTTCTGTATAGAACGAAGTCTGAGAAGGATATCATCACTGAACTCAAGGAAGCTAAGATAGAACTTGCGAACGGCAAGAATACTGCAAAGATCGGTGTAAACCGTATACAAGCAATCTGCAAAGAACACAAAGTTCATACTATGCGTGACTTGAAGAAAGCACAGACAGAAAAGAGCTTCTTCCTTACCAATGTTGAAACACAGGGAGCCAATTACTTCACTGCTGCTCAACACAACTTCAAGCTTAGAGGTGACTCTAAGGAAGTGCTCAATGATGTCAATTCTGGAATAGCGGATCTTGTATCCAGACTCTCCGAGGAACCGGGTAAGGGTCATTACAAGAACTACTTCAGAGCTTGCTTCTACAATAGTGTCGACGAAAGCGTCGCAGCTGAACTGAACACCCTTAACAACCAAATCATTCGAGAAGTACATGAAAACTATAGGAACGGTCGTGGCAGTAATGATATTGCTGACAATGTTCGCTATCGTAAGCTTGAAGATCGTCTTTTGCAGTATGGTCTTTCCGAAAGCGAACTCATAGGGCTGAATGAACCTCTCGTTGACGAAACTGAGGAGTATGACTATGAAAAGATTGCTTAAATGGATTGCTTGGCTCTTGGACTGGTCAGTCTTTGGGCCTCATCGCCGATGGAAGTATTTCCAAACGAATGTGCGAAAGATTGTTAACGCTTTCCGTGATCAGGACAACCTTGACAATCTTCTCTGCTATTTTAGCTCCAACGATGCTACAGAAGGCGTCATGTACAGCGGGGATATTCGCGAAGCTCATGTTGTCATGAGGCTTTACCAGCACTATGACCCATACCGATTCTATGTTCATCTGTGGATAAGATACGGTGAGGATAAGCCATACGCTATGGCTATTACGGAATGCGCTTTCGAAGCTCCCAAAGATCTTAAGCGCATTAGTGTCTTTGAGGGTAAATCTATCCTAGTAAAAGCAATGAACATCAAGCAGAGATTCCAGGACTTCATTCAGAATTTTTGGATTGAGAACGATGAATACAAGGTGGAGTATAGGCTTGGCTACGAGACTAAGACTTTCACCGGGTATTACAAGAACAACAACTTGAAGAAGAAACTCATCGGTGCTCAAGCCTTTGTTAGAGACAATGAGACTAAGCTCTTCAATCTCGTGAACAATATCAACACCTACTATGCCAACTTTGGCAGTAAGCTGAAGCTTGAGTACAAGTTCGGTGTAAAGGAAAATGGATCGCTCCTTCGCAACTTCGCTCTGTCGATGAATGGTTACGAATTCCTCAACACAGAGAAAATGCAATTCGGAGATCATCTTGGTCTTCTTAGTGCATACGAGAAACTCGAAGATCCTTCTATCGAAAACACCCTCAAGTGTCTTATGTCTAATACACTTGTCAAGATAAAGACACCGGATGGAAATATCTTCCTTTGTCACGTCGGTACGGAGAAGTCCGCAAAGTGGACTATCTTCAAGCCAATCTTCTCTGCTTCAGCATCTTGTGAAGGCATCTACACTACCACAGCGTACATTCTAGAAACTTTTGAAAAGAGGACATTACATCATGGCAGCATTTCAGTGTCAAATCTGCAAAAAGATATTTAAAAGTGCTCGGTCATTGGCTAATCACTGCCACTCCCATGGAATGACTCCAAAGGAATACTATGACAAGTTCCTTATCCGTAGATCGGAAGGAATCTGCCCTGTCTGTGGCAAACCTGCACAGTTCAAGTCTATCGGAACCGGGTACACCATCTATTGCTCTATGACATGCAAAATGATTGCCCAACATCAGGATCCATCCTTTGCTAAGGCAAATTCTGAAAGGATGCGTGTACGAAGGAGAGATCCTAAGTTCATTGAAGCATTAAACAATAGTAAAGCTACTTGGTGGACAGATGAGCGCAAGAATGCCATCAAGGGTTACAGGGCTGATTTCCTAGAGAAGCAGAAAGTCTCTAAGGAAAATCAGAACAACATATAAAGAAATGGCGCAAATATTTCGAGGTATACATATGAGAAAATATTTTTACGCCGTTGACTGGAATGTCGAGCACGAAACATTCACCCTTAAGATTTTTCATGCCGAAGATTATACTCTGGCTTATGAAGGATGGACTGAAACTCTAACCATAGACGCGATTAGAGAAGCTATGTCCGAAGTTGAGACAGAGGACTACATTATACAAAGTGTAGAAGAGGTGCTATGAACAACGAGACAGTAAGTGATTTAAAAAGAGCAATGCCCCTCGATCCATTATACTATGGTGCTAACGATGGTAAGGTTCATGAGAAGACCGTGGACTATTACAAGACCACTCGTTACAACAAAATAGTAAATGAGATGCTGAGCACATGTTGGCGTTGCAACCGCAGTCCATTGAGATACAAGCCATGCTGTGTCGAATGTGTCAAGAAGCACCTAAACAAAGATTTACCGGATTTAAGATACAACATCAAAAACAAGGAAGCAGATGATGATTTATGATTTGGCTAACGGTACCCTCGAAGGTACTCCTGCTCTTATCGTAGTAAAGAACGTAGAATATAACGGAACAACCAAGTGTATTCCGCTTGTCTATCTTCGTTACACAAATGACGACGAACATACTGAGAAACTCAACTTTGCTGAGAATGTTCTGAGTACTCTCAGACACCGCTTCAAGATCTTCGGAACGAAGTGCCCTGACGGTTTGTCTGATGAACAGCTTGTTTCCAAGCTCTGCGATAAGTTCAGAAAGGACAAAGATGAACGAGAAGCTGCTTTGGCTAAGAAGAAAGCCGAAAAGGAAGCTCTCAACAAGGAAAAGAAACCCTTGGAATTTATGACTACTGGCGGTCAGCCGTTCCGTGTATTCTTCGATGTGCCGGACAAGCTTGCAGGAAAGCTGTTCGTGCATCAGATGGAACCACAGGAAATCAAATTGACCGATGAAGAAAAGCGTTTCATTCTTGCTGCTCGCCAAAGAGCCGAAGAAAAGAGAACACAGGCAGAACGCTTTGGACACTTGCTTCGTACATTCTTGATTCTTTAATGTATACCTCGTAAAACAGGAGTAGACTTCGGTCTACTCCTTCATTTTATTCCCGGAGAAAGTATGGAAGGAACAATACCGTCATGCCCGCCTGAGAAGGCTCTGGCATACGAAAAGAGACGACAAGAAATCATGGACAGAAAAGATGGTATCCTTCAGGAATACCATCTTACAATGGATCCTCTTTCTATCCGTGAAAGAGAGAACACAGCTCTTGAGTTCATGTGCGATTACTTTGACAACTGGAGAAATGACACAAAGGAATTCTACTTCTGGCGCAATGTTCGTGCGTACTGGGCTAGAGTTCTCGAAATGGTCATCCGCAAGAGCGAAATTGACAATCCGATCGTTCTTGAATTCACAGAACCGACGGACGTGATGATCTGTGATCCGATTCAGTGCGATATCCTTAGAAGCGAAATCATCAACGTCCTTGATGAGTCCGTCGGGATGTCTCTGGTTGGAAAGGACTTTGCAGTCTTTGGTACTATCGTGAATGAGTATAACGCAATGGTCTGCCAAGGCCTAGATAGAGTCTTCCGAGGAAGCTTGTTCTTTGACGGCGGTATCATGGGTGTTCTTGCTATGAACTCCGATGCCGTTGATATTGATAACAAGAAGTCTAAGAAGTTCCGTAAGACAAGATGCGAAGATTGGTTCATCCTCAAGAAGTTTGTAGGGAAGGTCACTATATCTAGACATACCTATACTGACGGAACGGACTATCGAACCATCGAGTTGAAGGGTAACGAAGACTACACCATACAGGAACTCATCAACGTTCACAATGAGGAAGACGATGATCAGAACGGCAGTAACTAAGAGACCGCCGAATAAAAAGGACAGGTGCGTCTATTTTCCTGCCGCTAACAAGTATTCTCAAAGATACTCGTATATGGCAAGAACGTTTGTCCTTGAAGATGAGGACAATCCCGGTAAACTGTATGACTTTATCCCGGTAGAAGAATACGAAGACCGTGTGTTCGCTCCGGATAATGAGAAGATCATTGACCTCCTCGAATTCGAGACTGAATGCGGTTTCTGTATCCGTATGGAAGAAAACGGCAGAACACCAGATGGCAAGAAGACCTATATCATTCGCTCTATCCTCAACAGTAGCCCCGGTCTTAGCTGTCTTGCTACCATTGACTATTACACCAAGAAGTCCAAGGAACTCGGATTAGACAAACAACAAGAAATGACTAACGCAATAAGCTTGGCAATAACGCTTCGTGACTTCTACAACATGAGAGCCAAGGTTAGAGAGACATGCAAGCTCTTTCCGGATTTCAATCTTGTTTCGGCTTCCATAGGCATGGATATCTGTTATGTATTCAAAGATATAAGAGACAGAGCGCCCATTAATTTTCTCAAAGATAACCTAGATAAGAGAATATGGGATGCTTCTCCTCTAGAAGTTGCAGTTGCTTCTGTGGATGTTAATGATCTGATACTTGAAGACATGGCGAGATCACTGCCTTCCGAAGTGCTAGATTCCCTCAAGATAGCATCCCTCTTCTGGCAGAACTCCGAATATGTATTCGGCAATCACAATCATGTACACAAGGCGAAGGGCGATAGATTCATTGAGAAATTCGTCAAACCCAATCCCCTTGCGTATAGAAGGGTTCGTAATGATCTTGATGAAGTTATTAATAGCTTCTTGACTTCAGAAATCTAACAAAAAAAAGGAAACGGTCTATACAACCGTTTCTTTTTTTTTTCTATTCGTCTTCTACGTCTGACAGACGTTCTAGAACAACCTTGCGAAGCATAGCCGTTTGAATACAGCTTATCTTTTCATTAGGAGGAATAAGAGACTTGACATAGAGGGGATTGCTGTATACCAAGTCGAGCAGCATTTTTGCAGCCGTTCCCCAAAGAACTGAGACATAGGAAGAAAACTTTGGATTTCGTTTCTTGTAGTCATCTGTGTATTTCTTCAGATACTCAAATTCTCGTATCATACCCTCATTCTCTGTCTTATTGAAGGTACAGACGTCGGTAAAGACCTGAAGAAAATTATCGTCGTCTTCCTTACTAACATGGGCATAGTCGGCTTGTCTGTAAGTCTTAGGTTCGCCACGGAGCATAGAAACAAACGAAGCGATGGAAGTAGCCTTGGCAGGATCTAGATTCTTCTTTACGTATTCGACGATAAGATCGAAGTCTTCTCGCCTCTTGTCGCCATATCTGTATACTATGACTGTTTCTGTTGTAGATTGAACCGTGTTGGAGTTACCGAAGTTAAACGTTTCGGCTTTCAGCTTGTCTTGTCTTAGTATGTATCCTTCTATTTCTTCTCTGCTGGCATTTCTGATGTTTATAACCTTAGTTATATAGCGTCTCATTATTTGTTCATCGGTCGGAATAACTCTGGCTTTGAACCATAGAGACAGGGTAATCGTCGTCTCCCAGTACCAGTAGATCGCGCCATCCGTAGCAACAAATTCCGGAACGTCCTCAAAGTAAGCATTGGTAGCCCTCGTTCCGAACAGAGTAACTGTAACGGCATCCATTATGGAATAGACGATAGTTTTCCTCCTTTCGTTGATGATTTTAGAATAATCTTCCTTCTCCATGTTTACTGGAGATCTAAGCAGGAATTTTATTCTGGCTTCTATAACTATCTCCTCGCCTTTTAGTATGGCGTTGCAGATAGGAAGAAGCTCACCGTTGTTTTTGAGAGCACCTTGGATCTTTTCATATGAGCTGGCTTTGTTACCCCAGAGAGTAGACTTCGGTTTTTTCGTGATTACGAACCCAGTTTCTTTGTCATAGTTCAAGTCGCAGTTTATTTGTGTTCTAATATCTTCAGGATTCAGCTTCAGTGCCATCCTCTTCCTCCAACATAGCTAAGCGTTTGTTTTTTATGTCATGAACGAGCTGAAAAGCGTTATATGCACTGAGATCCGTAGATTCGAATTTCTCTACGAACATTAATGGATTCTCATCGAATTTTTTAACAAGAAATTCGACAAGGAAGTCCTTGAGAGTTTGTGGTTTCTCTTTGTTCTCGTTCGCTTCTTCATAGTCAGCGAAGAACTCATCAGCACAGCTTTTCATAGCATTAACAGTTTCTACTTTATCGTAGAATCTACTGAATGCCTCTCTATTCTTTTCACGGTCGTTTGAGAGTTCTTCGTTAAAGCTGAGCGCTCCTTGATAGACCTTTAATGGGAACGGATCATCGTGCTTGGCGTAATGGTAGACAACACCGATTAAAGCTGGCTTGAAGTATCCAGCACGCTCGATCCAATGTTTGATAGAAGAGAACTCCTCAACCTTTCTATCACAGGATTTGAGGAGCGCCATATACCTGTAATCTCTGAAGAATATATCGACATTCTCGATACTGTCCATAATCTTCTGGAGAGTATCATTGCTCAAGTCAAAGGAAAGATTAAAGAATGTCGGTTTACTAAAGCGTTTCTTTGCGTTATTCTGGTTGTATTTCGGTATTGGCTTTATCTTGAAGCGTATCTTTGTCTTAAATGACAGAATCGAATTGTTGGTCTTTGTTCCGTAACTTATCTCGTCGCGATCTATAATTTCAACGGGTCTACCGAAGACGGTTGGCTTGAAAAATTCGGTGTCAAAGAATTCCTCTAATTCCGGAATCAGATAAGAGTAGTCTTTAACTACTGGAAAGTCAGGTTCATTGATATTTTCGACAGAACCGTAGTTGAGGTAAATGACAATTTTCACAGGCATTTCGGACTCCTCACCTCGCATGATACGCTGAAACGGTTCATAGAAACTCTTGGAAGACAGCATACTTATAGTTTCTGCGATAGAGAAGGAGTGATTGATTTGTGTAAAAGTCTGGAATTTGATGTAGTGCTGTTGGTCATTATGCCAGACGGCCTTCGCAAAAGCTAACTTTTCGGCGAATGTAAGCTTCCTGCTGTTACGATTCTCGTACGGAAGCGAAACAGAGAACTTGAAGACCAAGTCGTTCATAATATTCATGATTTCCCTCGTGGAATGTTGCGAACTTAAAAATGAGCGAGTTCGTTTCCTTCTCGCTTTGTGGTTAATAGGCCGTAGAGGTGTGTCCTCTACGGCTTATTTTACACAACACAGTTAATGGCTTTATTCTTATATATAAAACAATGCTCATTAAACTTAACCAAAGGTAACAGATATGAAGTATGACTTTACATTGACTTACTATCTAGACTGCAAGCTTCAGACCGACATGAACAAGCTTGACATGACAAAATCTCAGGATATCGTTACAGCTGTGCGTAGCTCTATTACTCGCTCCATTCCCACACATAAGACCGTTACGGAACTCACGGAAGAAAATGTGCTCAAGATGGCAAACTTTCTTGAGCAGATTCGTGTTACTTCCGAGAAGGGCGAATGTCCCATTATCGAATTTGATATCGTTCTCAATATCATCTTTCCCGATGGCTACTCGAAGGATGCTTTCTTGGAGGGCTTCTATATTAACATTGATGTCTCCGGTGATCCACAAGAGAAACAAACGTCTATCGAAACTGTCTTGAATCGTATTACAAATGATCACATTTATGACGATTCTCTTCAGGAATTCTTTAATATTCGCATGAACAATGCGTATGGCGTTAAAAAAGAAGATTACAAGACTGCTCACTTTATCCGTGTAGATGGAATAGAATTCAAGCCGACATATGTTGTCCTCAAAGCAACATACGTTTATAAGGGATTCTCTCATCCGGAATCTGTGAGCCACTTCTTTGAACACGGCACGCTCGCTGAATTTGTGAATAAACTAAGCAAGCAGGATTATAGGAGCAGCCTGAGACGCAATGAAGTATACGAAGACGAAATCGTCTATTCCAGTGACACCAATCCGTTTAGTTACTATGACGGCGATATAACATACTGGGATAACTTCCCCAAGGCTCACGTATGGTTTGTTGCTTACCTTTATGCGCAGAACAAGGATAACTTTACTTTCATCTGTACACCATCCAGAAATCGCTTCATTCTTGTATTAAAGAAGAAAACGGAAATGTCTATCGATTCCGCCATCGAAGCTACATCTTCTACACTGTTTAGGGATGACCCATCTCTGGAACGTGCTTTGAAGGTTTTGGCTGCTACGGTTAGTCCGGCAGACCCGTTCTCTAAGCTTCTTGCATACAAAAGATCTGATAAGGATTACTTTATTGAAAGTGGAAGGTCATGCTACGATGAAAATATTGCCATCTTCCTTCATAGCGATGCTTACACTATTGATAAAACAATAGTCATGGCTCTTACATTGATAAGACAAACCGAAGATATTAAGGCCATCTTCGAATCTCTCGTCAAGAAGCTCACGGAAGCGAAAGCAGCTGGTCATACAGACCTTCAGACTTTTGTTCTCGATGAATTCAAGAAGCGTATTAAGGCTAATCCCTATGAATACGCTCTTGAAGTCAATAACATTGCCGACATGAACGGCGTTGACGATATCCGTATGCTTGCTAAGATGCTTCTCAGCAACTTGCAACCAGAGGATATTGAAGATGAAGGTGATGGCGAAGGCGATGAAGATGATTCAGAAAGTGAAGAACCTATAATCGGAACAGGAATGAGATTCTATGCTCCCAAACACTGAAATAGAAAACCTTGGGCTGACTCTCAATGTCAGCCATGACTTCTCTCTTGAGTTATCTCAGAATTCTCCGGGAAAGACTTTCGACTGGCTGAACATCCCCGACATCAAAGGACAGGTTAATGCGTCTTTCTCTCCAGTGGATTTCAAGAAACTGATCGAAGAACACTCGCAGTGCCTTGTAGATATGTTCTTCTCTAAAGGCAAATGCAATATCGATTGCTCTGTAAGTATGATTCTTCCAGCTGGTTGTTACGAGTATGACCAGAGCCAGGATGAAGCTATCAGACAGACGGCTAAGAGTGTTATCCTAAACGTTCCAAGAATTAAGACATTCTTTAGCACCGACGTTGATTGTTCCATAGAAATACAGTGTGGAAGAATCATGGTGGAATCTTTCTTCGTCAACGTTTATTGTACCATTACGTACTTCGATATCAATCCGTGGACTACAAGTTCTATGGATGAGATCTATGCTCGCATTGGTTCAAAACGTGGTGAAAAGGTCAAGATCAATAGAGTAGTGTCATCATGGGATCCTAAACACTGGGATACATTCCCCGATACTTCTCTGATTTCTTTTCTAAAGTACTATAATGAAAATAAAGAATTCATTAAGTACGAATACGTAAAGAATAGTGTACATGAGTACATTCAGTTCACTGGAACGATTACGGATCCCGAAAAGGCTCTGAGAACAGCGGTTAATGAGATAACCATTGATGGCGACAAGGAACCAACTATAGGAAGACTTGCTACCTTGTTCGCTTGTCTGACAGACCATAGAGACTTCAAGTTCTTAAAGCGAAATGTTGATTACAATGAAGAGCATAGCGATAACATCAGAGGTTTCATAACGAACTTCGGTGTAATCTTGAATCTTCATTCTCCGTATTCGGGCGACAATGATCTTCTTGAAGGGCTCAGAAATATTGTTTACGACTGTAATGCTATAAAGAGATTCGCTAATTCGCTTGCACAGTTAGTAAAAGATAACTGCAATGAGAACAAGAACTTCAAAGAGTTTATTAAAGAGCTCATTATGGACGAAGTTCGTAGTAACCCATTGAAGTATGAAAAAGATGGAAGAATCTTTGGTCTCAAGGCAAGCGAAGATATTGCGATCGCCGCCAAAATGTTCCTTGGTCATGACATTCAAATCGATGAATCTGACATGGACGATGGCGACGACTATGAAGATTAATACGAAGGGCATGTACACGCCCTTTATTTTTTCATCGAGCTAACTTACAGATGTGAACCACAAAGGAGCTTTTATGGAAACATTAACAATTCCGAATATACAGAACGTATGGACTAAACAGGAAATCTGGTTTAAAAATTGTCCTGACCACATTCCGCAAGCTGGGCGCTGGCTTATCATTGAATACGTCTCTGATGATAAGAATACCCGTGGACAAACTCTAATCGCGCCGGGTTATTACTCCGAAGCTTTCAAGGAATTCAAGATTCATGAGCCCATGCAGATGTCTACTGCACAAACAGTCACTCCAACCAGATGGTGCTATATGAATTAGATATAAATTCATAACCATAAAGGAGTAAAAATGACAAACAAAATTTATATGGGCGCGATGGATGGCGTCATCGAACTGCCAGACCATCTTTACGCTATCGCTGATGAAAGTGGCAAGCTCTTCACTACCCAAGAAGGAGAGCGAATCACATTCACCCATGATCTTCGTAAAGCTAATCTGTACGCCGAAAAGGATCTTGCTAATGGAATGATCCAAAATGGCAACTATGAACAGGCTCTTATCAAACAAGGTTATAAGCTTAAAGTCGTGCCTGTGCTTAAGGAGTTCAAACTCGCATGATACGGAAATGCAAGTTCTGTAAGCGTGATTATACCATACCGAAAATATGGTCTAAGCTCGCACAAAGAGGTTTCATTCCTTTCAATGAGGTTTGCCCTAAGTGTATGGTAGAAAGATACGACTGGGAGAGAGCCATTGCTCTATCGGATGTTCTAAATGATAACAATCCTCTCATGCACTTTACGTGTGGGGATGATGATCATAAGCATGAAGCTAAACGAGTGCTAGGATTCATGTCTGAACATCCTGACCAAGACCCCAGATGTATCCTGTTCAAGAAAGAATACGAATACACGGAAGAAAATTATAGTCTGATCGTTTGATCAGACTATATTCTTTACATAAGCTTGTAAGCACAAGTACGGAGAGTTTGAATGACGTCACCAATGTAGCCATTGATTCCTTCATCCTTGAACTCTTGTGCAGTTTTGTTAAGCTGGGCGATCGTTGTATTGATGACGAGCCTAGCTTTCGTTACATCAAATTCCGGAATGAAACTGGATTTTCCCTCATGTGTCATTACCTTAGCAGAGAGAACCCTATAAGATTCCGCCAAACCATCCATCGGCTTCGTAAGACTAGTGTACACCTCTTCGGTAGCTAGATGGTTCCAGTCCTTCGTGTTCCAGTGCCAGATTCTAAACTGCTGCTGTACATCTTCAAGCAGATTGACGAGGTCACGAAGTGCGTCAAAGTTTTTGTAGCTATGTTCTTCAGTACCTTCCATAAAGAACTCCTTTTCATTTCAAAGTTGTTCTTCTATGTTCCGAACTAAATACTGAAGAGAACCAAAAGTTTGCCATAAGGCAATACCCTAGTGTCTCTCGATCGGCGGAGACACAGGATCCACATTCAACAGCCGATGGAATACATTATGTCTAAAGCATTATCTAGCAGAAGCTTTAAGATCGACACTCGTTTCTACCTGACCGAGCATGTCGTTAACAATACCACCAAGAAGAAAGTAGTCGCTAAGCCGACACCAGTAAACCACGTTTACTGTTGCGACATTTCCGGCTCCATGTACGATTCGCTTCCGCCTATGCGTAAGCAACTCAAGAATCGTATCTCTTCGGTCATTGGTGATCAGGACACCATCACCATTATCGCTTTCGCAGGAAGAAATCAGTGCTTCGTGCTTAAGGAAATGGTTCATTGCAATACCCCGACTGAACTGAAGATGCTCCATGACGCAATCGACAAGTTCCTCAAGCCGATGGGTTGCACTGACTTCGTTAACCCGATTGTTGAAACGAAGAAGATCTTTGCGTCCGATACCAAGAACCTATGGAACTGGGTGTTCCTCTCTGACGGTGGTCATAATGAATCTTCCTTTGACAATGTGATCGATGCTCTTGAAGAAATTAAGTCTCAGGTTGGAAGTGCTTCTATCATTGAATACGGTCTCTATGCGGACTCCGACAGACTCAGCCAGATGGCTGCAATCCTCGGTGGCACGAAGATTCAGGCCGAAGACTTTGATAGCTATGTGCCTGTCTTTGAAAAGGCTCTCAAGCGTCGTAACATGAGCAAGAACATTGCTTATGAACTCGACAAGGAAGTCCTTGACAATCGCAAGCTCCCGCAGCTCTTCTACCTTGATCCTGCAAGTGAAACAATCCATGTCCTCATTCCGGATAACAAGAACAAGGTCTATCTTCCGGAAGAAATTAAGACATTCTACAGCATCTCCTCCAAGGTTGTCGGTGACAATTCCAAGAAGCCGATGGATGATACTAGTGCGCTCTATGGAGCAGCAAGCATCTGTGCCGACCGTCTTCAGTACGGTATGGTGGAAAAGATCCTTGCTACAATCGGTGACAAGAAGTTCATCCAGATGTACTCTGTCGCCTTCGGTAAGTCTCGTCTCTTCTCCTTCCAACAGGAAGTGACAATTGCTACATTCCACGCAGAATCCCGTGGTGAGATCGATCCCAACTATCAGGCACCCGATAATACTTACTGTATCGTTGACCTTGTGGATGATCTCAAGAACGGTAACAACGAAATCTGTGTATGCAGCCCTGACTTTACCTACAAGCGCACATCTGCCAAGACCGTTGATAAGATCGAATTGACGGAAGAAGAAAAGGAGCTCTTGGCAAAGGCTAAGACCGCAGCCCAGATTGAAAAGATCACTAAGGCTGCTGAAGAACGCAAGGTCAAGATGACGATGGTCGATAAGGGTTATTCTATCGATAACTTCACTTGGAACGAAACCAGAGCAAATCTCTCGGCACGTTTCCAGATTGACGTCAAGCTTGAACTCCCGCAAAACGAATTTAAGATTAAAGAAGTCGAATCCTCTGTATGGCGTAACTATACGCTTATTAAAGATGGTATTGTGAATGTGGATATCGTACCTGTCATTCTCGACGAAGCAACTTTCAAGAAGATTTCCGACTCCGCTGTGAAGATGGAAGCCGTCAAGAAGACAGAAGATAATCGTATGCTCTGCAAGATCGACTTCAGATCTGTTCCGGTTTTGAACCGCAACAAGGTCTATGCAAGCAAGAAGACTACCATGACCAAGCTCTCTCTCGAACTCGAAGAATACAAGTTCGAATTGAAGTATCTCGGATACCTCAAGAAGAAGCTCGGCATTATTGACAAGGAACTTATCAAGGATAGCAAGCTCTCTGAAAAGGCCAAGGAATACTTGGCAACGCTCGGTATCACGGCTAAGGGTTATAACCCGGCTAAGGAAGCTGTGAAGAGCGAAGACTTCTACATGTGCACAGAGTTTGTTACCAAGATCGCTGGATTCTCCAAGATTCCGGCTGTCGAAGATATCGACAAGAAGCTCAAAAAGAAACAATCTTTGACTGCTGCTGAAACATTCCTTCAGGAAGTAATGGCATTTATCGACCGCAAGTATCTCTCCAAGGCAAAGGGAGACGCATACAAGGCTGCTGTTGAATCTGCCTTTAACGCTATTACCATCAAGAAAAAGGCTGTCGCCCAGAAACTCTCTACGATGAAGTTTGCTATGCTCGTCGCTAAGAAGTGGTTCTTTGACTGCGAAAGCTTTGATGATAATACTGACAAGATCGACTCTAGCTTCGGTCAGACTCTTGAGTTCACTTACGAATTCAAGGAAAGCAAGCAGGAACTCTAACAGAGTTTACACAGACGGCTTCTCAAGTGAGAAGCCGTTTATTTTTTCCAACTAAAGAATGAAGTTCATAGGAAAGGATTATACAATGGCAAAACTTACAGCTAACTTTGACCTTAGCGAATTCACTAAGGGAGCAGAAGTGAACGACTACCAGAAGAGTCTTTTACAACTTTTGGCAAACAATCTTCAGATCGTCAGAGACAGACTTCAGAAGTACTCAAGGAACAGCAAACCTGTATCCATCACTGTCTCATCTGGCGTTCGCACAATGGCGGACTATGAAAGACTGAAGAAGGCAGGACACAACCCTTCAGCAAACTCTGACCACTTCTGCGGATATCAGCCGGGAACGAAGCCTACTCTCGGAGCTGCCGATATCAAGGTTAGCAACTGTACACTCTCTCTGAAGGATATTGCCAAGCTCATTATCGAATGGGATAAAGCGGGTAAGGTTCACTTCGGACAAGTCATCTATGAATTCAACCCGGCTACAGAAGCTTGCTGGATTCATGTAGGAAACGACTGGAACCAAATCTTTAAGGAAGGCATTGTGGTATCAAGAACTAAGTACTTGATGAGCCTTGACAACGGCAGATCGTATACGAAATTCGTGTAAAGATGGCTTAATAGAACTAACTTTATAATGAAAGTTTCTGCGGGGTATCGCAGTTGGTAGCTTGCCAGTCTCATAATCTGGAGGTCGTGAGTTCGAGTCTCACCCCCGCCATACTCTTGTTGTCTCATGATAATACGTACGACTTCCGTACGTATTATTTTTATTTCCGTTAGTATATTATTTAATGTAGTTTAGCGGTAAAACAGCCGCCCTCATTGGGCGGCAGTCATGGGTTCGAATCCCATCACTTTTTTTTGTATGTAGTTTTCTATGTTCCGATTGCATATTAAACTATGCGTTAACAAATAAAAGCTCAGGAGGCTACTATGAATATACGCACAGAGAGATCGAGCACATATGTTCTCATCGCAAAAGGACAGGCAGAAGAATTCTGCCAGTTTGCTTCTCAAGATTGGCATCAAGTCTTGGCTCGTGATGGCAAATACGCAGATACTACGATTGCTCTCGTGGCATTGAAGAATCTCCCGGTATTTACCCTCAACGACATTGCTCGCTTCCTTAGAAACGAACAGTACGATTGGATGCAGATCCATATGAGTACCCTCAAACCAACATTTATGTTTGCCTGTGATGGCTTATACTGGACGGGTACGGTCGATCCGAATTGCCTAATCGACTGGCAGCTTAACTCGATCTGCAAGTAAACAAAAAAAAATAAGAAGACCCTCTCAACTGGGTCTTCTTTTTTTAGAATCGCATGATTCTCTGCTTAGCAGTATTGAACCATGACAGGAGTTCTCTAGCCTTTTCTTGCTTGGCGGGAGAAGCTATTACGGTATTGTCCAGAACGAACATATACTCGATATCAGTGAATTCCATGAGCGCACTTACGCAGTTTGCACAAGGAAAAGTACTGAGAACGAGAAGGCATTCACGCCATTCTTCAGCCGTATGGACGAATCCGCTTTTCATTGCGTTAATGATAAGGCGGATCTCTGAATGAATCACCACGTCGCCTTTACGAAGACCTGTCTTAGAGATCTCGGGATCGCTGTCATGCTTTTCCCAGAATCCTTTAGGATAGGACGTATCAGCGTACTTGGAAAGATTCGCAGAGACAATACAGGAAAGGTCAGGCTTGATGAGAGCTGAACCTACTTGTACTAGCTTGTCCGTGCTGAGAGATTCAGCCAACTGGATTTTATTTTTTGCCAGCTGGATGATTTCCTCAGACGGAGTTTCAATACCGAATTCCTGTCTCCAGGCATCAATTACTTTGTGCAAAGATGTCGCCTCCTATCTTGGTAAGGATCTTCTTGCGATCTTCGGGTTCGAACACATTGATGTTGCGTTCGATAAACTCTCTCGTAACGATGCTAACCGAGATATCGAAGTTCATTACGATATAAGCCAGATGCCTTAACGTGTTACTGTAAAGCATCTTGAAATAGTCATCTTCAGATGGATCTTCTCTAACACTCTGAAGAGCCTTGTTCATGAGATCTTTCTTGAACCCTTCTTTGTCAAGGATCTTAGAAAAGTCAGCGAAGTTGATGATCACATACTTTGCGCCATCAAGCTTACCCACGAACAATGGCTTGATCTTAAAATTTTCGAACGTCTGGTCTTTAGCCAAGTCCTTAGCAGAGACCATGTACAGGTTTTCGGAGAACAGAAGAGTACTACGGTTGTAATACCTTGTAATCATCTGATTCTTAATATCTGTTGTCTCGTCAAATTTAGCTGCTGCCATACTATTTCCTCATGAAATCGAGGGAGTCCAGTGGTTCTTCATCGATGTCGCCAAAGATCTCTCGTTCTATGGCTTCTTGTCTTGCGACTTCTTCATCGAATTCATCAGCCGTGATGGACGGAAACTCGACGACATTATCTCTAGGAATAACTTGGAAAGGTTTACCCTTTCTTACGCCACCAACAGAGTCTCCCAAGGAGTTTCTGAATCCAGCGAAACCGCGATCCCTGATTCGCAACTTCTTGTTTTTCTTGTTGTGCTTCCGTTGATGGCGGGACAGAAAACCCTGAGCGTCTCCGAATATATCTTCTTCGCCCCATGCACTGATGGCACAACCGTTAATCTTGATGCGTTCCTTAAGGACATTAACATCGAGATCCGTTTCGATATTGTCACATGCTTCATGCAACTTATCGTAATCGGTCTTTTCCGTCGGCTTTTCTTCTTCGGCTTTCTTAGCTTCTGCTTCCGCTTCTTTAGCCTTCATAGCCATTTCGTAATCCGGGTTTGCAACCATACGATAGGTTTTCTGATCCCAGATATACTTGGCAATCCACTTGCCATTCACATAGGTACCAGTGGCATAAGAAGATCCGGTATAGATGGAAGAATTGTAAACAACTTTGTGGAGTCTTCTGCTAATTGGAATGAGTTCACCGTCAACATCAGCGTACGCCGTAAGCTTGAGAGGAAGAATCTTATCGCCCCACGGAACGTTGATCACAGCATCCGGCACAACATAGCCTTGCTGATAGAGGAACGAAATACCGTTAACACTGTTGATGTACTCTTGGTCTTCAGACGAGAAGGCAGAGCAACCGTCAGGATGGCGATGCACCGCTGTGTTAAGCGTTCTGTCAAGCGGCTTCTTTCCGTAACCAGTTTCCGGGTCGATTTCAAAGGTCGTGTCTTCGATGGTGACATGAGCACCCGAGACTGTCTGGTATGGGATGCTGTATTCGTCTTCGTCAATGAAGACTTCGAGGTTATCCATGTCCACTTCGGCGTGAAGGAACATAGCATATTCGTTATAACCTGCATAGAGCGTCTTCATGTCTTCAAGACGCTTCAAGACTTTTGGTGGGATAATTAGTTTGCCCTCAAGAATTTGGGGTCGAACGTCAATTTCCATAATGTTGCCTCGTTAAAAATAAAGCGGTAGGAGAAATTCCTACCGCAAACTTTCTGCTTTGCTTTATTAGCAAGCAGCGCCAGAGTCCTTCTGCTTCAATTCGACAACGTCGCCGTTGTGAATACCAGAGAGAAGCACCGGACGACCGTTCACATACGGTTCCACCTTGTAGGTAGCGTTCTTGCTAGCGAAAGCTTCAAGACCTGCCTTCAATTCGCTAACATCATCAAAGTCGATTGTTTCCTCAGCCGATGCGCTCGGATTGTGCGGGTGGCTGATCTTTACGGTAACATGGTTTGCAGATTCTTTCTTTTCCACAACTGTTGCAGCCTTCGGAGCGGCAGCAGCCTTCTTAGCCGGAGCAGCTGCCGGAGTCCTTGCAGCTGCCTTGTCCTTGTTGTTGAGGCTATCGATGTCGAGCCAGTCCGGACGGAGATTCTTCAACATGGAACGGAGTTCCTTGTTGCTCTTAATCTTGGTCTTGAGAGCAGATTCGGTCGTGTCAAGAGCTGTCACGATCTTCTTAATGCTGGAGCTGGACTTATTCCATTCTTTTGCGACGGTTTTAACGTCGAGTTGGGATGCACTTTTAGCCATCTTTTTTCCTTTTGTTTTTTGTGATTGTTAACAACAGTCTCAATTATATTAATCAAGACTGTTGTTTATATAATGTTGATTTTTTAGCTTAACAACACGGCAACAGGACTGCTATCAAAGTCCTTGGAGAGTTCGACATCAGCGAAGTCTTCCGTAGGAGGAGGCATGTTCGATGTCGGATCATCTACCAATGACTTGAAGATGTCACCGAGTCTAAACCAGTTTTCTTGATGGTAATCTGACAATCCATTTTCATTGATGATTGCCGTTTCCATCTCGTTGATTCTAAGAAACGACAGAGTCTGACGGATCTTAGAACAGCACAACTTAACGTTTCTGCTTTCAGGATTTTCCTGTGCCAGAATTGCACGAAGTTTACTCGTAAGCATCCACAGAATGAACTTCAGGTAGAGCTTTCCTACAGCTCCGCCAAGGTCATCTACAGCGATTTCATTCACGTAATAGATGTATTCTGGGGATTCACGCATGGCATCGATAAGCATGACAATAACCTTTCTTGCGGCCACGCCATACATGCCACGTTCGAGCCTGAACAATTCACGAATCACTTCGGTTTCGTTAAGCAACAGTCCGACATAGATTGGAATATTCTCATCGGGTTCGAGGTCATAGAAATAATAGTGTTCGGAGTCATACGATTTGAAAGCAGCAATGTTGCGCTTTGCCAAAATTCGGTAGATGGTCTTAACATTCGGATTGTTGTCTACCAGCTGATAATTAGGCATCTGCAACCTCCTTAATCAACGAAGTAATCTTTTCTTCGATATTGAAGACTTCGATGTCGTGAACTTCCTTGTTCGTATAGCGAGTATCCATGCGGATGTGTCTTGCCAGATGGACGGACAACCAAATCGGCGGAAGACAGAAGCTCGGAGTGGTTCCATAGCGGACTGCTTCAAGTTCAGTACCGAAGACAGAATCATTACTGTGGAACGGATTGACTTCCATTCTGGCTCCATACGCTCCATTGTACGTGAGCTTGAAGTCAATCTCCGGGAAAATGCACTTCGGGTCGATGGTGTCACGACAGTCAATAACCGTGACATAGAGAGATTCTCTCAATCTCTTCCACACTTCTTCATTGTACACTTCTGTTTCCAGAGTGACGTTAGACATCGAACCACCTTCAGCTTCGATGATGTCCTTGAGGAAGTCCTTGGACTTTTCGAAGAAATCTTCTCTGGTGGAGATTCTGTAATTGCGATCTGCTTTGAGACCACCGATCCCACGAACGAAGAAGTCGCTTCTGTTAAGGTTAGAAGCTTCAACAGTGTCATCGTCAATAGTAATGATTTTGCCATCAAATGTCTTAGACAAAACCATCTTCACATTAGAGCCGATTCCGCCAGCTCCGAGAATAACGAAATTGCGCATTAGTAATCCTCGCTTGGGATTTCATCCCAGTTAACTTCAGCACGAAATTCACGATATGCAGAATCCAAGTTAGCAATCTGCATGAGGTCATAGAGCTTGCTAATCTGAACCGTTCCGATGAAGACACGGTTTTCGTAAGTGCCATAACACATCCTGTCATCGTTGGAATTCGGATGTGTGCTCGGGTTTCCGTTAGCATCCTGAGCACGGATCTTGAGTCTGTCCGTGTAGTTATCCGGAATCTTCATTGCGAACGAGTGGATTTCAAGACTGCTATCTGCTGCCTTAAGCTTTTCCATCGTGGCGGCATCGAAGATATACTTACGACGAGACTTGATAGCCATGCACGGAACAATGGGCTTATGCAGATAGAAGATGATACGCTTATCAGACGGACTAAGCTTGATTTCCTTGACGTACGGATTGTGCGACAGATCCGTTGCCAACAAAGCAGATACGAATTCAGTAATACGAACGTTAGAGGAAACCGAAACGTTAGCAGTCGGCAATGGCGGTTGTTTCAGGTCAATATTGCACAGAGACTTTTCTCTTGTCTCTATCGTCATCATAGACTTAGGCAGAGTGAGATTATCAAATGATTTCATCGAAGTTTTCTCCGTTGCTAAGAATGAAACCTTTACCTTCCTTTTCGGAAGCCATGTCAAAAATCTTTTCACTGACCGTAAGATAGACAGCCAACAAAGCGAACATGAACAGATGCTCACCTCCCTGACCATGACCGTTGGCGAAGCTAGTACCCCAGTGGTCAAAGCGAGGAACCTTAAACTTGTTGAACACTTCATTCGACGGTGCCGTCGGAGACCCATAGAAGAATCCGTAGGAGTTCTTCCCACAGTAGATGTTAAGGACTTTGTAATCCGGCATATACTGGAACGAACTTTCGATGTCGTTATAGACACCAGCATCGACAATCGGATCTACCCAGATAAACACTTCCGGGCGTTCATTATGGATGTACGTCTTGTAACTCTGTCTTTGCGAAGACGAGGTAGAATACGCAAATTCCTTGATAAATGGATTCACGTCATGATAATGAATGCCAGTAGCAGTGTTAGAAGTAAATATGGTCTGAACACCACTGCGCATAAGGAATTTGAAGATTTCCTTTTCAAGATCTTTCCCAAAGTCAGAATTATTACTAACGAGGAGAGCGACTGTCCCCGGAATCCTCAGCCCTTCACACAAGCGTGTGCGGTCAAAGATGTTTCGTATGTTTTCCATTTTTCCATTCCTTTATGGTTAAGGTCTGTTTTTTATATAATGCTCAAAATGAAGTAAAGAGTAAACTAATGATTGAATACTTTAAACGAGGTTTATCATGGATCCAACTCTCTCTATCCACAAGTCTCTTCATGGCGAAAAGCGTCGCCTCCAGCGTGCTAAGCTCCAAGACGCTCTTCAGTTCAACAGAGAATTCGCCGAAGAGCAGTTCCAGAAAACTATCGACCGCAACAAGTTTAAGACTGCTGAAGCTGTGAAGCACAGCACTGCTAAGAATCTCGAAAAGAGAAATTCTATGCTCCAGAATCAGCGCATTGACTCTGCATTTATCGATCTTTTGTCTGGCGGGTTTGGTAAGATTGTTGCTACGGCTTGTGATGTCAACCCGCATGTTCACCTTAACGATGAAATCGCTAAGACTGCTGCTGACACCTTCCGTGATCTTCTTACTGTTAAGCACTACTTCAACCTTGAAGATGCTGCTAAAGCTAACCCGCACTTCCGTGTGTATCTTACGAGCGTAGCTGATGTTGCCCGTGATACCGTCGCCGGAAATGAAGAAGTCTCTAACGCTATGGTGCTCAAGGAAACCTTCGAAAATGATGTCGCTGATGTCATTAACCGTAAGGTTCTCGCAATGCTCTCTAACGAACAGAAGATTGAAGCAGCCCGTAAGGAAGAAATCAAGCTTTCTAAGAATGTGCAGTTCCCTGAACAGTACATGAAAGCACAGGCTGGTCGCTTCAACACATTCTTCAAGCAGATCCTCGATAACACGATCAAGGAAATGCCAAATGAAGACAAAATGTATCAGTTCATGAAAGCCGTTGGTGTCTATGGTGCTCTCGAAGCCCTCAACACCCTCAAGCTGGTGGACAGAGCTAACTTTAAGCTCAATACCTTCGGTTCTGCTGCTTTCCTCAAGTCCAAAGCCTTTTAATGAACCTCGTGGATTAAATAATCCTGTATCGCAAGATACAGGATATTTTTTACATGATATAACGGATGTAGACTGGCCTCATGGCATCATCAGAAGCATCCAACATGAAGAGAGTAAAGATAAAGTCCTTGATGGACTCACGAACCTCTTCCGGCGGAAGCTTCTCTTTCAGGTATTCGCTGTTCGGATCCTGAAGGATGGCATGAATCTTGTCGACGAATACGGATACTACGCCGACACGGATGATGTTTGTCTTAGCATCCGCAACGCTCTTCTTGCTTCGGGCCATTTCCATAACGTCCTTCGGAACGGCTTCCCACTTGATCTTCACCTTGAACACCGGATTAGACTTATTGACACGACGGTCTCTCTTGTCATTAAAGTCCACGTATGCACAGTTGTCGATACATTCTACAAAGAGCGAGAAAAGTTTCTTGATGTCTATGTATGTAACAAGATTAGTTCTGGCTTCCTGCAACTGCTTCAAGAATTCTTTGTCTTGCTTGAAGATGTCACGGAGAACGCCAGATCTAAAGCTTTCCCGTTTCATTCTCATAGTTACTCCATTGGTTCTCAATGATTTAGTTCGTCTCATTGTAGATTATGTTCACGACACCACGATCTTCGAATAGGGCTACATCGTAGTTAGAGAACGTCTTCACACAGTAGACATAGATATCATTAAGAGTGATCGGAGTAACCGGAAGCGATTCGATCATTTCCGAAACCTGTTCGATGAGAGCATCGAAACTCTCTCTAAAAGAGTCAATGTATCTCTGATTGTAGGCTTCGCCAGTGTTGTCCATCGTAAGAGCCGCCACTTCTGCCTGTATAGTTGCTTCTACACTTGTAATGGCAGCAGCAGCTGTCTTTATAGCCGAGACTTTCGCTTCGAGACCATCAATGAATTTCTCATACTGCTTTCCAGTGGAGGCTGGTTCCAGAATGTCTATGATATCCTTGAATGGATGAGCAGAAATATGCCTAAGTGCATAAGACAAGAATGTATTGACATCAGCAACATTCTTAAATTTGGTGCAATAGTTATACTCGGCTGCTGTCTTGGCGATTGTAACATCAGCATAATCAGACGGAGCCGTCGATGGGAAGACATTTTTCAAGGAGAGTGTTCCATACTGACCGGATTGTGCCTTACTGAAATCAGCGGAGATACGAGTCTGACGATTTTCCGGGAAGGAATCAGCATCACTCGTTGGAGAGCTTCCTTCGTAAGAAGCCTTTACTGCCATGAGGTATTCGCGGTTTTCGTTGATTTCTTCTTCTGGAACAGCTTGCACATAAGCTTCGAAGCTATTGCACAAATCAGAAAGATCTGTTAAACCTTGTCTGTATGCTGCCATAACACTGTTATAATTAGCCCATGCTTGCGGATTGGTTTCAGGAGTACCAGAAGGCTCCGTAGGTTCCGTTAAGGATGAAGCCAGCGTACTTATCTTGTCCCCAGTAACGGACTCATTGTGCCTGTTTCTTAGATACTTCTTAAGCCACTCTACTCCAGCAAAAGCTTTTTCGATAGTAGCTTTTTCGATTTCAAACTTCTCGCGAATATCAGCGATAATATCATCGGTAATGGCACGATAGGACTGTGAGCTGGATAGTTCGATCTCTACTCCGTTACCAGCTTGCATACTTTCTAGCTTATCACCAACCGGAAGAGTAGAAGCGAATGGCTGTACACCGTTAGCTATCCTGAATGTTTCAGTTTCGCTGTTAAATTCCTCATAGAGAGGCGTGATGACCGGAGTATGAATGTGGTCTTCAACATTACTTCTAACCTTGGTGTTAATGAAGATAGCGTCATCATCCTTAAGGTAGTTCTCAATGTAGAAGACTAGGTTAGACCCGACTTTAGATAATGGTTTCATCATTTTTGTGATTTCCTTGCTACAGTTGAGCTTTTCGAAGTCTTCCAATGTAGCAGATTGGAGATCATCAACAAGCTGTAAAGTACTGACGAATGTAGAAGACCTTGCTTTATAGATATAGAAGTTTCTTACATCTTCCTCGATGTGCTCTTCTAGTAATCCTCCGAGAGTCTGGTCTTCATAAATCCCAACTTCGATACCTTGTTCTATACCGCCTTCAGGGTACGGTATAGCTGTTCTGTGACCGAGTTTCGGTTCGGCTGCATCTGTCTTTGCAATTTTTGTTGTGCCATTCTTCCGAATCTGCTCAAGTCTTTCTAACAGAAGCTTGAATTCGAAATTAGTGAATGCCCTCTTATCGGCATCATTCACATCGTAGACAAAAGCTGCATAGTTCTGTATAACAGTAGACAAGTTTTGGCGGATATCTGTCTCCAGATAAGCCAGTTTCATATCTATAAGCTTTGACATAATTGATTCCTTTCATCATAGAGTTCACTTGATACGAGAAGACGAAAGTTTTATTTTTTCTAGGTTTATTATAAAGAAAAAAATATAAAACTTGGAAAAGTGGAACTTGATAATGGATTTTTATATAGGAGCTACTATGAAACTTGGCTTTCTTAAGAACCTCGTGACTAGCTTCACTAACTTGGCAAAAGATGCCATCACTTCTGACGTCTTTCCTAATATCTCGAATGTCGCTGGTGATATCCGCAGCGGCTTAAAGGAAATAAAGTTTGAAGAGACAGCTACGGGTAAAGCCACAGGCGAGCTCAAGGATGTCTTTAAGGACTCTGCAAAATCCTTTGCTGAATGGGGAAAGCAGCTTAAGACTGGTAAGTTCTATGACGAGTCTAAGGCTGATATGGCTTCTCTCTTTGAAGATGAAGAAGCTAACGCAGAATTCGAAAGTGCAATGAAGGACTTCGACAGTGGATCCGATGAGGATAAAGACCTCTTTGGAGATGTTTCCACTGAAGAAGAAGGTTCTGTTGATTACGAAAAACTCGGTAACGTCGTTGAGACTGTTGCCGAAGAAGTAGTCACAGACATTGCTAAGACTAATAGAGACAACGCAAGCTTTATTGCTGGTACTGTTTCTCAGAGCGGAGCTAGAACCACTGGTGCTATCGCTAAATCCGCTGAACTGAACTTCAATGCTATTGCGGCATTGGATAAGCGTCTTGCTTCTATTGCTGAAGCACAGAACAAGTACTACGCAAGTTCTCTTGAACTTCTCGGAGAAATTAAACAGCTTACCAAGAATACGGCTGAAATGCAAGCAGCCCAGACTACGGACTGGAACGCTGACCGTATCGAGCACATGTTCGAAGATGGTAAGTTCAATATCAAGATGTATGCTAGAGAACTTGACCGCAAGTTCGCATCTGATAATCCTATTCTTGGCGCTGTAGATGAGTATAAAGATCTCGCCAAGATGATGGCTAACCCGACCGGGTTGATGAAGATGGGTATGGGATCTCTCATCCAGAAGATTCCTATAATCCAGACTCTCAAGAAGATTGATGACAATCTTGGTGATTTTATTGAAATCACTCTCAACAGCATGGCTAATGCGGGTGGTTCCGGTAGAGTCAGTGACCTTCTCAGATTCTTTGGTAAGAAGTCCAGCAAGTCATACTTGAATGTTTCTGCTGCTGATTACAAGAAGGAAAAGGTCACTAGCTGGGACAATGAAAGCAAGCTTGCTCTCACTGTAGCTATTCCTAAGCTTCTTGAAGACATTAAGCTACTCGTCGGAGAAGATGTTTCTGCCCGTACTGGTAAGTCTATCAAGAACATTCTCAAATCTGAACACAGAGAACAGTTTGACTATGGTAAGGGTAGATTTGTTAATCAGCTCGAAGAAAAGCTGAACATCGCAAGTAAACATCTTGTAGGTCTTAACAACCTTGTTCATGTTGCCGAAAGCGTCCTTGCTGTTGTTCCGGAATACCGCGAAGCTTCTCCTCTCAGGAAGAGAGAAATGGTGATTGATACTGCAAAGTATCTTTCCGAAGCTGCGAACAAGGGATTTAACTTTGATATCGCTACCGCAAAGGGCGACGATATTCTTATCGCTGCTGCCCATGTGGTTTCCAGAAGCTATACAGAAGGCACTATAGCCTCGGTTAAGATGTCCTTAAAGGCTGACGCCAATACATACATCAAGAACACTGCCAAGCCAATGGCAGCGGAAGATTTGCAGTATCTTCGTCATGCTCAAGCTGGTGACCGTGTTGTAGCTGGTCGTAAGATCGGTACTAACTACGAAGAAGCTCGTAGATTCCTTGAGGAAAACAGACAGGAGCTCAGCAAGGCTGGTCTCTATCTTGAATTACAGGATCAGATCAGAAAACTGAATGCTAGCATGAAGCCTGGTCGTAAGGACTATGGCAAGCTCATGATGGATGTCATGAAGGGTGCTAAACAGTCTGATGCCGTCATCAAGGCACAAAAGACATTCAGAAGATACGAATCTGGTACCGATGAAGGTAGTGCTCTTAGTATGCTCCGTAGTGGTGACTTCATCACTAAGGGTGGTATGCTTAATGCCAGATTCAAGGGTGCAGAGATCGACGATAGATTTGCTGGCGTTGATTTGGAAAATCCCGAAATGCTGGAAGCCATCCAGAGAGCTACTGGAACATCCTTCTGGGATACTCTTGGAAGATCTGGCGATGTCCTCGTGGATGATATTGCTAGAGGTGTAAGCACTGGTCTCGAAGCTATAAAGGGTGATACCTACACTATAAATTATAGTGTGACGAAGATCCTTAACATGAACGATGAACAGTGGGCTGCTCTCGCTTTGGATCTCGTATGCGGTGATCCTAATAAGATTCCCAAAGGTCGTAAGGAAGACCGCAAGTGGCAGAAGCTCTGGAAGACACAGAAGCAAAGAGAACGTGCTGCTTTGAAGAAAGCCATTGATGAAGGCAGATTTACAAAGGCTGACCTTATTCATCATATCTCGGAACAGCAGAACACTGAGTTCTTCTCGTCTCTCCCGAGACCTTACAAGATGTTGATGTATCTTCTCATCAACAACTGGACGAATGAAGTTGGTTTGATCCTTCGTGGAAAGGCCATGAAGGACTCCTCTCACAAGGTTCCGACCGCAGCAGCCGCTTACAGAAGACTTATACAGATTCTTCCTGAGAAGGGAAGAATTGTATTGGCTTCCATTTTCAAGAATTTTGGTAATGACCAGCGCGAATTCTTCAAGCAGATGAAGGTGCTTGTCAATGAATTCGACTTGGTATTCTCTAATCAGGGAACTGTTACTCATGACAGAGGCGTTAAGAGATCCAGAAGCCTTGGTGAAATTTTCAATATCATGGGCAGGCAGCTCTCCCGTAGCTTCAATAATGCAAGCCGTCATTCTGGCAAGATTGCTAGCGACCTTTCTGCCCAACTTGAAGGCAGAGAAGGTTCTAGAAACTTTACTGGCGGTATCAACAACGATCTCACATCTGTTAATACTGTAAGGTCTAAGTCTTATAGAGGCAATAAGTATCAGAGTTCCGCTGAACACCTTCAGGGATACAAGCCGTACGGCAATGGCGATGTCTGGTACGAAGACCGTATGGGCGGCTCTGCAACCATGTCGGCTCCTCCGAGTGCCTTCACAATGATGTATCAGGGTCTCGAAGGCAGATACACTGGTGCTTATGCTGATGGCGGTTTCACTGGAATTGGCGGAAAGTATCAACCCGCTGGTATTGTCCATCGTGGTGAATACGTTGTTCCGTCTGAAGTTCTAGCTTCTAAGAAGGGTAGTGAACTTGTGGGCAAGCTCGAGAACTTGCGTGTTCGTGGCTTCGCTCAGGGTGGTTATGGTGCTCAGGGTAAGAAGGCTTATGAAGCCTTTGGTTTTGATGAAGACGGTGATTGGGGAATCCTCTCTCACAAGGGTTGGAGGCCTAGCAAAAATAGCTGTATCGCTTTGATTAACAGATATGCTGACAGACAGGTCAAGCTTGGACAGATTTCCAAGAAAGAAAGATCCACCGTTGTTGACCATCTTCGCCGTATTGCCAATATTAGCCCGCAGTGGTTGCTTTCCATCATTGATCCTGGTGATCTTGATAAGCCGATCGACCGCGAAGCTATCTTGAAGCAAGCCGAAGAAATGACCAGTGTTCAGTCTGAACCGTATCCGAGCCATCTCCCGAGACTCGGTGTTAATGGCACGATCTTCGGCGGAAGAATGGCAAAGAATGTTCCGCAGCTTGGCCTCATTTACTCCTACGTTGGAAGACAGGTTAACCTCGGAAAGATTGATGAATTAGACCGTTCTGTTGCTATCTGGACTCTCAAGCAGCTCGTGATGAAGGATCCGGAAATTCTTACTAAGAACGGTATTCATCAGGGTCATCTTAATAGATCTCTCGATATCGAAAAACTTGCTGGCTACAGCTATGAAGACCTCGAAACAATGATGTCCGAACAGCTTGAAGCTAAGGAAGCCGACCGTAAGGACAGATGGAGAAAATCTTTCAATCCGTTTAAGCGATATAGCCAGAGAGCTATGGACAAGGCTGACCAGATTCATACCAGTATGCTTGGTGTGAAGCAGGATGCTCTTGTCGGTAAGGATGCTATCAATGATGCTCTCTTTGGTGACAGTACCGACACGGCAGTTCGTTGGAAGACGTTCATGCACCGTAATGTCAAGGGTACGGCAGCTGGTGGTGCTACTGGTGCAATGGCTGGCGCTCTCTTCATGGGTAACCCGATTCTCGGCGCACTCATTGGCGGTGGTATCGGTCTTACGGAACAGAACGAAAAGCTCCGTAGAGTTCTCTTCGGTGAAAGAGATACTGATGGCTTGTACAAGAAGCTTGGTCTTGTTGGTGAGCTCTCTAAGGGTATCATTGGCGGATTCTTCGGTGACAAGGCAGGTGATGCTTTCGAACGTCACGGTCTTGAATTCATGAATCATCCGATGAAGTACATTCTTGGCGGTAAGTCTACTGCTGCTACAATGGGTGTTCTCGGTCTTGCTGGTCTTACGATGGGCGGTGTCGAAGGTGCTCTCGTTGGTTCTGTGGCAGGTCGTGTATTTGGTCGTCAAGGCGGTATCATTGATAGATTCTTGTACGGCAAGAGACATGGTGACAAGTATGAGGGCGGATTGCTCCATATGCTTCAGGGCGCATTTACGCTTGGCGTAGCTGGCCCGATGAACACATTCCTCTTTGGTACTGACCATAAGAAGTATCTTGTGGACGGTGAAGATGGTTTCCAGAAGTATGACCCGAAGAAAGTCCGTGGCGAGTTCTATAAGAACGTCATGAAGATGGGCGTAGGTCTTGGTGTCGGTGGTTTCCTTGGTAACGCTATTGGAAGCATGACTGGTATTCCGGCATTGAGTGCTGTAGCTGGTCTTGGCGGTGCTGCTCTTGGTGGTCTTATTTCCACTCCGCTTCTCGCTAAGAAGATTGCTAAACCGATGTTGAAGCTTGGCGCTGTTGGTGCAGCTGGCTTAGGCGGTTATGGTCTTGGGAAGTATGCTATTAGTCCGCTTCTTGATGCGGGTCTTCCGGCTCTCGGTGCCGTTGCAGGTGCAGGTGCTCTCGGTTATGGTGCATACCGCTTTGCTAAGTCTGATCTTGGCAAGAAGGTTGGTGGTGCTGTCACTAGTGCTGTTGCGAAGATTGGTGATCTTGGTCTTAGAGCCATCAAGAAGGTTGGCAATGTCGCTAGGGTAATCACTGGACTTCCGTGGGCTGCTGCTAAGGGTATTCTCACCACCTTCTCTGGTGATCCGAGATTACTCCAAGGGCAGAAGCTTATCGAAGCTGTTAACAAGGATCCGAATTCCTCTATAGGAGACAAGATTCTTGCAGGTATCTCCGGACAGTTGAATGAAGTCATGTCCTTCATGTCTCTTGAATCTATCACAAGACATAATGATGCCGAAAAGCAGAGAAAGGCTATTGAAGGAACATCTGAATCTTCTCTCGTCAGCACATTGCTTGGCGGTGGTGGTGCAGGTGCTGCTGGTGGTATCCTTAGCCGCTTCTTCAAGAAGCATCCGAAGCTTAAACCTATCGGAATGGCTATCGAGAAGTACGAAAGACGTACCAAGCAGTTCAATGTCATGACACAGAAGATGCGCCAAGAGTTCACTTCTGTTAATGGCATGTCTAACAAACAGTGGAAGAAATACAGAAATACTAATAATATTGAGATAAAGGACAAAAAAGAATATCTCGAATCTATCAAGGCTAAGGAAGGCAGACTTGCCAAGCTTCAAGACAAGATGCTCGGAAAGGAACATGTTGTCGACGAAAAGGCTGGCAAGGTGTTTACTGGCGAAACGGCTGAAGTAGCTGCTTCCAATGCTAAGAAGGCTAATACACTTTCCAAGCTTGCCAAGGCTAAGGCTTACGCCAAGTTTGGTATTGGTTTCATTATTGATCCGATTGGTTCTGTTGGCAAGATCTTTAAGAGCAAGGTATTCCCGCATCTCATGAAGCATCTCAGCTCTCAGAGCAGACTTACGAAGCTCCTTACTAAGATCGGAAACAATCCTGTCGCCAAGAAGATTCCTAAAGTTGGAAAGGTCATTACGCAAGCGGCAATGCTCTCTGCACTGTTCGTTAAGCTCTTTGGCCCAGGCAGCGATGGTTCTCCGTTGACAGCCGAACAGAAAAAGGCTGAATTCAGCGATAGCGTTAGAGCTTTTGTCTTTGGCTTCTTTGAAATATTGGTTGATTTCGCCATCTATGGTGTCCTTACTGTTATCTTCCCCGGTTTCGGTTGGATTATCGGTCTTGTCTTTGATATCTTTATTTCGATGCTCGGATTCCCGACTGCGTCTGAAATGTTTATCAAACAGCTCAATGACCGTACTGGTATCATCGACTGGTTTGCTAACCATCTTACCAATTTCCTCTGCAACAACTTCAAGTCATTCAGAGATGACCCGCAGTCTAACGCTGACCTCCAGTCTGTCGTTAAGGCTGAACAGAAGGCTCTCATAGCTAATCCTGAAGTATTGTATGCAGCTGACCTTAAGGAATTCAAGGAAAGCGAACTCTCTAGGGTTGAGAAGATTGAGTTCGAACAGCGTGTTAAAGAACGCTATGACGACATGTACAAGACTGAAGTCTCTAAGCGCAGACAAATGTCTCAGAATGACCTTGACAAGCTCCGTGTTGACGCTAGAGCTTCTGTGCTCAAGGAATATGCGGAAGAAAGAGCAAAGAAGAATCTCAAGATCCGTGCTAGCGATACTCCTCTCAACAGCGGTGCAACGCTCCTTAGAACAAGAAAGGACTTTGAACCTCTCGAAAGCGGAAAGTATCCGGGAATCAACTTCGAGAAGAAGTATATCGATATCCTTAACTCGGCTGTCGAGATCCTCTCTCACCTTGACTTCCTTGCAAAAGAAAACGAATTCGACATTAGTGAACACGTTACGATACTGCAAACTGGTTTCCGTTGCAGTCTGGGTACAGACTTTGTGAAGGAAGCTGATGGTGATATGCCGAACGATGCTCTCAGAGCTTCTCCGGACTACTGGAGATATAAGATTGCTCAAAAGATGCAGGATAGGATAATCCAACTTGAGGAGGAAGATAGCTCGTTTGCTGGTCTTCAGCCGTTCGTTAAGATGTCTCATCTTGTGTTTGAAGCTATCGGTGCTCCGACTCTGAAGATTCTTGCTGAGAAGAGAAGATATGAAGCTTCTACGCTCGGTGAGTTCAATGCGGCAGTAACATCTGCATTGCAGCTTGAATATGGCACTGACATGTACAAGGGTGCTATAATGTTCTTCGCTAAGGTTGCCTTCTGGGTATTCTTCAAGCAGACTCGATTCCTGAGCTACAGTGATATTGAGAAACGCTTTAGAGAAGCCAATACCTTCGGTAACAAGTCTGAAGAAGATAAGGCAGTACAGACTGAACGTATCGAAAGAAAGAAGGACAGACTCCAGAAGCTTAACGCCAAGCTTGCAGAAATGCGCGGCGCTGAGTATAGCGTGATGGCAGGAAAGTGGCTCGACAGATTCGGAAACGAGTCTGAAGATCCTACTAACCCGAACTCCGTTAGAAATCAGGGTCGCACGGCTTATGCCTTCAATGCCTTTGGCGGTTACACTGGTCAAGGCAGAGAACTCGATACTACGGTCAGCGCAGGTGATGAAGCCATCAGGAAGTACTTCTCTGGCAATGTTCAGGGATTGTACAAGCTTGATCCTGAATTCAAGACAAGACTCCTTGCAGCTGGTAAGGAATACTACGACAGATTCAACGAGAAGCTCCGTGTTACAGCTTCCTTTAGATCTCACGATGAACAAGCTAATGAATTCGGAAAGTACTTGAGAAACAAGTTCAACATTCCGGGTGAAAAGGCTGACAACGGTGCAGCAGGCATTGGCAGATCTAACCATGAATACGGTACTGCTGTTGACATCGATACGAAGCAGCTTGATAGGCTCTTTGGTACTTCTGGTGAAGAAGGAAAGATCGGTGCAAGAGGTTCCATTGCTGAAAAGTATGGTCTCATCCGTCCGCACATCGCTAAGGGAAGATCTGGTAAGCTCATTGAAACGTGGCACATGGAAGCAGCTGGTGTCAACGGTAATGCTGGCAAGTCTCCCAAGGCTTTGTATGAAAGCGAAATCCGTCCGGCATGGGTTAATCTCAGAGAGCAGCTCAACAGAGACCTTGCAAGAGATACGGCACATCCGGGAAGACACATTGATGACGGCATGTTTGTCTACAACAATGGACGCAACAAGAATGACATCAAGGTAACTACGGCTCCGATTGGCGGTGGTGTCGCTGACATGATCGCTAAGAATGAATCTTGGGCTGAAAGAGGTAAGATCGATACCACGCCTATGGAATCTCCTTCTCCGGTTGGTGGTTCTTCTAGTGCTTGGGGTCAGTCTACAGCTCCTACGACTTCTACGGCTCCGAAGACAACGGCTCCGTCTGGTGGCAGTGCTCCTGCTTCTCCTGCTGTGACAGTTGACCCTGTTGTAGCAAGCGCAGTGGACAACCTTAGTGCAGCTCTGTCCAGTAACCAAGCTCTGTTCCCTGACCAACAGCTCAGTAGAGCAGGTATGGTATCCGAGCAGTCTGGATATGCTCCTATGGTGTTCAGATAAAATTAAGATCTATAGCATGATTGTGCTATAGATCTTTTTATAGAAAAAAAATGAGACTGTCCGTAGACAGTCTCTAACAAAGAGGTTCAGTATCTCTTACTTAGCTGCTTCAGCCGGAGCAGCAGTGTCCGTCGGAGCGGCATCAGCTGCAACAGCAGCAGCCTGAGACGGATTCAAGGCTTCCTTCAAAGCCTTAGCAGACGTAAACGTTGCGACCTTCATTTCAGGAATCGTGAGCTTTTCCTGGGTCTTCGGATTGATGCCCGGATGAGCCGGACGTACGGATGTCTTAAGGGTACCAAGACCGTTGATGCGAACTTCGTTACCAGCCTTGAGAGATTCCGTGATATTGTCCACAACGGACTTCACTACGGCTTCTGCAGCGTTGATGGTGATCTTGTTAGCTTCGGCGACGGCCTTTGCGATGTTGGTACTTGTGACGAGTGCCATAATTTATCCTTTGGTTAGTGAAGCTGAATTGCTTCGACTTTCATTTTATATGTTAAGAAGATTCCTCCATTTTTATCTGGAGCATCTTCCGTCCTCACTATTTAGTTCTAAATTGCCACTCGATTTTGCACCTTAACTTTTCAATGAAAGGAGCTTGAAAATATGAAGTTCGAAGTCGAGAAGGAAATTGACGAGATTTTGAATAGGGATTACAGCGCACAAGAAGCTGTAATCTTTAGAGGTATCGCTCATGATGACGGTTTGGATGAAACCTTATACGCAGAAGGTGATGCTGCGGGTGGTGCTCCAGCAGCTCCGGCTGCACCTGCTGCTCCTATGGGCGGTGCTTCGAATACAAGTACTACCACTAAAACCGAAACCAAGATTAATGTAAATGGGCCGGGCGGCAATCAGAATGATGACATGGGCTTAGGTGATCTTGGTGATATGGGCGACATGGGAGATATGGGCGGCTTTGGTGGAATGGGTGGTGACAATCAGCAAGGTGGTAATGCCTTCGGTCAACCCGAAACTGATGTAGACCCTCTTCCGGGTGAAGATTCTGAAGATATTACCAAGAAGCTTGTGGTATTCCGCCAGTATAGAAGACTTAAGGATATTCTCGGTAAGCTCTCCGACACTATCGAAGACGCTAATAAGAGAATCCAGTCTATCGAAAGCCGTAACATTCTTTCCAAGGTTGACAGCGAAATCACTACTACGCTTGACCAGATTGACTTTATTCTAGCCGAAGATTTCCGCAAGAAAGAAATCAAGGATTCCGAAGAAGAGTATAAGTCTATGGAAAGTAAGGCGAAGCTCTTAGCACAAACTATTGAACGAGTAGTCAATCACGCTGCTCACAAAGAGGCTAAAAATGATTGATAGTATGTTCGATAATCTTCACGGTGTTGTCGAGTGTTACGAGAATGGCGTGAAGAAATGGGAAAGAAATAATAAAATTACTACGCTTGGTCGTGTAGCACTCCTGTCAGCAATGGCAAGAACAGAATTCTTCTGGAGTCCTGAAGGATCTAGAGATCTCTGGTTGAATAAGACCAAGTGGGCTTTCGATGTAGAGAACTCTTTTATCTCTATGTTTGCTGTCGGCTTTGGCGGTCAGACTAACGACAATGGTCTTCCTGCTCCTGCAAGATTCGATGATAGAACGCTCACGCAGATCGTTCCTATCCTTGATAAAAGTGCCATTGACTCTGGTTCTACGGTCTATGAAGCCAGTAACTTTGTGGATATCTATGGCAAATGGCTCGATGGCGAAGATCACTACGTCGATACAGATGACTTAATCAGAAACAAGGAATACAAGATTCAAGCTGACCAAGCTGAAAACACTATTCCTTCTACGAAAGATTATCTGTACTTCAAGAAGACCATTAAGGAATCTGAACCCACAGCATTCTCATTCTCTAACCCGAGTACCTCTGCTAGATATAAGACAGGAAGTGAAATTGGTATCAAGTGTGCCATTGCAAGATTCCGTCTTGATGTGGTTGGCGGTGAACTCTTGACTATTGGCGGACAGAACTCTTCTGTAGCTATCAATGAACTTTCTCTTTATATCGGCGCAAGACATGCTGCAACAGACGGCAGACAGAGACTATTTTCCTATGCTCCGGGTGTGCCGACAGAGGAAAATGATTCTCCGTTAGCTGATTCTTCGAAGATTACTCTTCCGATTCAGTTCTCTAGAGTTACCTTCCCTACAGAAGTCTTTGATAGCAATGAAAAGAACATTTCATTCATCTACAACATTTTTGCATAGGATTTTACCATGAAAGATAGTAACATGATTCGAGGTGTGGTAAGCGCTCGTGATTCTAAGACAGGCAAAGTATTCTTCGAAAATCTCCATAACACTGTCGTGGTGGGTGGATGCTTGTTCTCTCTTGCCAAGCTTATTGGTGTAACAGACCATACAGAAATCTACAATGGAGACATCGTAGAAGGCTTCCTTGATGGCACAACTATTTCTCACTATAACTTTGTGTCTTCTCCTAATCCGGCTCCTAACCCAGAAAAGGTTGACAAAACTGAAGAAGCTGGTGATGGTTGGCTATTTCCGAGTCCTCTGCCTTTGGTCGATGCTGAGAAAGACCGCACTGGATTCTTCAATGGAAACGAATCCTATAAAGTAGCCGACATTCCGGAAGACGCTGGTGCCGCGAAGATTCTTTATCTTCCGAGAGATGGAGCAAATCTTACATTCATCCGCTTCAAGCTTCCTTTGACGAACGGAGAAATAAGTCCATCAGATCCGTCTATTGTGACTTACGTCAAGTCTATCGGACTGTTCATTAAGAAGAACGACAATCTTCTGTTGTTCTCTAAGCTGAACTTCCCTGCTATTCCGTTCTTCGGTAATCTCTCCGTTGACTTTGAATACAGACTTTATCTTTAGCCATATATCCATAGATCGAAAGGTCTATGGATCTTTTTATGGGAAACTAAGAATTGAGGTAATGTATGCCAGCAGAAACTAGAAAACCCCGTAAGACACTTAATGAAAAGCAGGTAGAATACCTGTATAACACCAAGTTTGATTCTATCACTAAGCAGTGGCTTAGGGATACATTTGCTATCACTGACAAGGGTCAGTTCATGCCGTGGGATGGCGAGTTCGTACTGGATCCCTCTAGGCTTCAGGGTGTACAGCTTCCTAAGATGCCAGCCGGAAAGTTTAAGACTACTTCCGGAAGATACATCTTCAATCTGTTCCTCTTCGGTAATTCCAACTATGCCAACCTTTTCTCATACTTTAATGAACCGGTAGATTCTGATAAGCTGATGGGTATCCAGAACACGTTCCTTAAAGGTGTGTTAGAGAAAGTTATCAAGCCTGAAGATTACGTGGAATTCCTCAATAGAGAAGTATGGCTGTCTTTCTCTGTTATACCGTTCGCTCTGTCTGGTCTTAATACTGGTATCTTCAATGAGTCCAAGGAGCTTCTGAGAACAAAAAACGCTCTTCTTAAGGAGAATAAAGAGAAGCTCGATAATCTTGATCTTACTGCTTGTTCTGCCATTGATAAGAAGTGCAATGAAGTCTTCATGAAGGAGAACGAGAACAATACTGCTATCGACTTCGTGAAAGCTGGTACGGCTAAGAAATTCGTTGGTGTTACTACCGTGATGCGTGGTCTTGTGCCTGACTCTACTGGTGATGGTCTTAGGTTCATTTCCAGCTCTCTTCAAGGTGGTATCAAGCCTGATGAAGTATGTGCCTATGCTGATACTGGTATCCTCGGTGCTAAGTCTCGTGGTCTTGAAACCCGTAACGGTGGTTATCTTACTAAGAAATTCAATGCAGCTTTCTCTCATCTTGTGCTTGATGAACCAGGTTCTGATTGTAAGACTAAGTATAAGCTGAAGATTACCATCACTAAAGATGCAATGAAGGACTACTACTTGAGATATGCTACGTATCAGGGTAAAGAGTACATTCTCGATACTGAAAACATCAATAAACTGATGGGCAAAGAAGTCTACATTCGTTCTCCGATGTACTGTATGGGTGACAAAATCTGTAACAAGTGTGCCGGAGACTTGTACTATCGAATGGACAATCGTTATATGGGCCTAGCAGTGGCTCGTATCGGTAGTAACCTCCTTAATGCTTCTCTTAAGAAATTCCATGATTCTACCATTAAGATCACGGAAATCGATATTGAGAAGTATGCTCGTAAACTTGAGTAACTTATGAATGAGAAAATCCCACGGGGCGTTTCGATACCATGAGTTGCGGGTACGAGCCTCGTTCAGTCCTGTGCGGTAAACGACGTCTGCCTTTGTTCACTTGTTCTATAAAGGCCTTCCAACAGGACTGAAAACATTAAGAGTCATGACCTAGTGTCATGGCTCTTATTTTTCTCTTTTATTTTTTTTATTTTATTAACGCAGAAAAATAAAATTTTGTATTCTTTCAATACTTCGAACTAAAGAATGAAATCTAACATTCATTGGAGATTATACAATGGCAGAAGAACCAAAAACCAAAAAGATCGTTATCAATCGCCGTAAGGACTCTATGGATACGGCTGAACCTGTATTGCAGGTAGAAAAACCTATTACTCCTGAAGAAACTGCTCAGACACCAACACCTGCTGCTCAAGCTCCCTTACAGCCTGAAGATGACGGTCTTCCTGTCCTTCCGTCTTTCATGCAGGGTGCTACATTGAAACCTGCTACTAAGGAAGAAATCGAAGCTCAGAAGAAGCCAGAAGCTATTCACGTATCTTTCGGTACTACTCAGAAGGCCAATGGTATTGCTCACTCCATCGCAGGAGAAAATACCGTACAGTCCAAGAAGCTTACTGAAAGCAAGTTCTTCTCTGAAGGTCATAAGGAAAGTGTCGAACACCGCAATGACATGATCGAAAACTTCCAGAGCGATGACTCTGTGAACCTTATTACGGATAATGAAGAATTCGAAAAGCTCATCCGTGGCGAAGATGGCGTGAGCATCCTTGACGATGATGACGAAAACTACGCACAGTCTTGCTGCCGTAATGTCATTAGCTCTATCGCTACTTACTACAGCGTTGTGCTTCTCCACTCTGGTTTCAAGGTCAGCTTTACTGGTCTTCGCTATCTTACGAAGTCCCGTTTGGTCAACCTTCCGGAAGATACTTACAATAACCGTCTTCGTTTCTACAAGACGCTTTATGATCAGGTTGAAGAAATCTCTGGCTTCAAGCGTAAGCCGAACTTCGAAAAGTGGAGCAAGATTACTTCCTTCTTGGATACCGAACCTATCCTCTTCGGTATCTATGCTGCAACGTTCCCGACTGACCAGAAGTTCAATGTGACTTGCCCGCATTGCGGATCTAACCTTGAAGTCTTGGCTAATCCGGAAAACCTTATCTCCGTCTATAATGACGAAGCTTACAAGCAGGTTCATGATATCATCAACAAGACTCCGAACGGCGAAGATATCATCCGTATCTCCCCGATGTCTAAGCGTTTCAAGCTTCCGGTAAAGAATCAGAAGATTCTTATCTACATCAAGGAACCGTCTATCGCAGACTTCTTGGACATGCTCTCCGAAGTTGCATCTGACAGATCTATCTATGACAAGTATGAAAACTCCTTCGAAAGAACGATGTATGTCGATTACGTACTCGTTCCGGATATCGCCTACTACAAGCGTAGCAATAAGGTACGCTTCGTTAAGGTGAAGAACAAGGTTCAGATTGCTGAAATTATCTCTAACCTTGACTCCAATGCTGGTGGCAAGTTTGATGAAATTCTCAACAAGATGAATGACAAGTACGACGTCAAGTTCCAGATTCCTGAAACGGTTTGCCACGGTTTGATGAAGGACGAGGAAGGTAAGCTCACGGGTGAAGAATGTGGCCATCACATTGCAGCAGTACCCGTTGATCTAGAAAAACTCTTGTTTCGGGCCATCAGACGAGGGGACGGACAAGAAGCAGAAGTCCTCGAAGCCTAAGACTCTAGCTCAGGAGCGCGGTGCAAACTTCGCTGCTGAGAATGATACAATCATCAACTTACTAGAGTTGTTTGAGGGTAAGGTCTCTTTAACAGAGATTCTTACTCTCGATATGGCTCGCCTCTTTGGGCTTGCTGATGCCAAGGCTAGATTCAATGAAGCTAAATTCAAGCGAAAAGAAGAAGCCAAGGCGAAGGCTGAAGCGGAAGCTAAAGCCAAGAAAGGAACTCCATAAAAATGAAGCGTATTCTTACGAATACGCTTCTATTTAAAACACATCGATATCTTTGATGCTAATGCCATTCACTCCACCAGAGATACCCATTACGACTGTTCCATTTCTCCCAGTGGTATCTGAGATCTTAAAGGTGACAGCCATATAAGGACGAAGATCTGTTCTGTCCTTCGGTTCTACAGTTTCAATCTGGATCGAGACATAGAGATTCGGAAAGAATTTCTTTATAGCTTCATTGAGCTCGTTATGGATCTGTTCAATGGTGCTACTGTTATTGTACTCTTGATAAAACCTGTTCAGAGCCGGAAAGTCATTGACGTTAGACGGAAGACCTACGTTGGAGTTGGCGACCATTGCGGAGAGCTGTATGGCATAAGCACGGATGTCGTCAATCACAAGAGGTTCTTCCTTGTTATTGACTAGAAAAGTAAATTCTCTCATTTGGCACCTCGATTTTCATTTAAAAGTTATGCCTAACTTTAAAATGAGGTAATGTATGCTTAACGGTGATGAATTGGCGAATAAACTTTTCAATGCTCTGAAGGACTTGGATCCGCTTAAGAGCGAAAGTGATATTCCCGGAACCTTTGAACGTACAGTACAGAAGTATTTGGTAGACAACATGGAAGCTACCGGAACATTCGTCGGAACTAACCCGACATCCGGTGCTACTATGACGCTCAGCGTAAGTGGCACAGCTATCTATCCAGACTTCAAGTTTCTTCCTGCTATTAACGGAGCAGCTTTCCATGCACAGCTTTCTGCTGCCGTTCTAGGCGGAACATTCTTGTATAAGAGTGATGATAGCATCCTTGTTGCTCCTCCTGCTGCCTTCGTTGGCGGAGCCTTCATGAACCTCTTCTCACCTGTCTATGACACAGAGAATAGTTCGCCTATAGATTACATGAAGGACTACTGCAATAAGATAGTATCACAGATAAAGAGCAACTTCAAGCTAGCCCCAACCCAAGGTACTTACAATGCCTTCGTTGGCCCGATTACTTTCCTTTCTTTCAAGTAGGATACCATGAGAGAATTTACTAAGACACCCAGAAAAATCTTTAACTATGTAGATCTGATTACGAGTGATCAGATCGAAGTGGGCTGGGTCTTGGTTCCGCTTCACAACATGGTTCTAAAGCATCCGCAGTTCAAGTATCCCGCCATGCTCAAGAGAAATAACGAGTACACTTACAGCATGGTGGATGACTACTTTAGAGCCGAAGCTAGACCAGGTATCGATGTACCGTTCCATTACTACATTGAGAAAGTGGTTAACGAATGGGATATTCACCTTGGTCTTGCTGATGTCAATCGTTCATGGTTCCTTAAAGACGGGGTTGTTGAAGGATGGTTTCCGCAACAGCTTGTGAACGCTAAGGTGATAGCCATAGGAGACTGCTTCTATGAAGATATCCCGGAAGAACGCATGATGCGAAAGCTCTGGAATACTATCTTCTCTGGTTGGCTCAGAAGAACTGGCAAGAACCGTAACTACATACACTTCTTTGACGACGTCGTGAATTGGGAGATTTACGACAAGGCTGTTAGAGAAAATAAAACAAAGTATGATCTGAGGAAGAGCACATTCTGGAATAACACATTCTTCTTACGTATGCTCCCATACTACAAGAAGTACTAGAGGGTTTTATGTCGCTTGTATCTAATATCGATGCCGGAGCGAAAGGCACTATCGTTAACAGTATCAATGCTGCTAAACAGAGTGATGTCATTCTCTCTAAGCTTAGCCAAGACTTTAAGCTCGGAAATATCACGCTTGATTCTCCGATCCCGTGTTTCGTAAAGTTCTATGACCTTCTTGAAGGATACACCATCCGTGTGGAAATGACCGAGAAGTACAAGTATAGACCGGAAGTTGTAGCTGCTGACTATTATGGTAACTCCGATCTGTGGTGGCTCGTTCTCTATATGAGCAAGATTACCAAGCACGAAGAATTTAATATCCCTGTTTTCAAGATCCTTGATCCGCACTGTCTAAATGACTTGTTCGAGATCATTGAGCGATCCGAAAAAGAGATAAGCATGACAACCGTGCTAGAGGATAGAACTCTCCAAAAGGTTAGATAAAGATGTAGGTATGGGCGCACCATACCTACTTTTATTTGTATATTAAACCATGTCTCAATCTATCTAACAGGAGGTAATATGAGACGAGAAGAAATCTACTCTTTAAACGACTTAGTCCTTTCATTCATTAATGGACAGGACGTTTGTTTCATGGACAGTCAAAACTCTGGTACGTTAGTCGCCTTAGAGCGTACCGTTGCTGGTGTTGTAGCCCATATCAAAGCCGATGTTGTAGGGCGTGTTCCGAATGACGAGATCCTTGTGGCTATTAAACCGCACGGAAATACACACGTAACGGGATTCTATATCAGACACGAGATCCCAAGAATGAACGAATCTAGAGATATCTAGGTTCTGTTCATTTTCAGAAGTAAACCCATTATGGGTTTACTTTTTTCTATGATCCGAAAAAAGAAGCGATTACTCGCTTCTTGCTAAAATAGACTTGCAGTAATTGGATACTGCGTCTCCATACACGTACTTGTCTGTGTACTTTAACGGATTACTGTCAAGTTCTTTGCGGAGAGCTTCCACATGAAGGTCTGCATTATCTATTACAAGATCATACAGGAAACATATCGACGAAAACTCCTTCAGCAAAGACAGAAACTTTTTCTCTTCATTGAGGAACGACGGGCATTGTTCCTCGTTCAACAGAACTTCCGTGGTACTGTCTGCACGGTAGCTGCTCATGATCGCATCAGCTTGTCCTGAGATATGTCCATAAACTAAGTAAAGTCCGGCTTTAGGGTCTAGCATGTTTCTCCCGTGCTTCCAGAATCTTGATTTCGTATTCCATAAGGATGTTCTTTATCCTTAAAACGTCAATCGGGCGTGCTTCATACCAATTTCCATCTCTACAGTTCAAAAAGTATTTCTCGTATGCATCCGGGCTCCTGCTCCAGAATCTTATTCTGACTTCAGGCACAGAGATAATACGCAAAAAGTTGTAGGTCATAATACGCGGCCTAATACCGCAAACGCTTTCCATGATACGAGCACACTCGTCTTCCCGCAGCTCATTAGAGCCACTGTAAGTATAAAGAGACAGAGAAAAGTCATCGTTTCCGGAGGTCTTGAAAACGATTTTCTCTTTTATCAAACGGTCTATTAATGGCCCCACTTCTTTATGATACAAGTCGTACGCTTCTTGTTCATTGCCGGGAAACTTGCATTTACTGCAATTTGCCGATTTTAGAAGAAAGTCATTTTTTATCTTTGACATATGTTCTGGACTCCTTCCTATCCATAACTAGAATTTCATATTCGAGAATCATGTTTGTTACTCGCAATATATCAAGCGGAGTTGCCAAGAACCATAAACCATCATGCGGTAACAACATGGTCGTTTCTTCAGGTTTTGGTCTACAACCCCACATCAATATTGTCCGTTCGTTAGGTTTGACCTTGAGGAAGTAGTATAATGAGGCTTCTGGCCTAAACCCGAATAGCGCGAAGAAGTTATCACTGACAGATTGATTGGCAATCCCAGTCGGCAAAAACCTGTAGCTATATTCGAGACCATCTCCGGCATAGTAAATGTCTAGAATTTTCTCTCTACATAACTGGTCGTATTTGCTCTGTAACTGTTTCCGAAAGAAGTCATAAGAAGCATCCGTGTTATGTGTCGCCTTACCCCTAGTACCTCCTATAACATCTTCCGATAGCAGCCACTCTTTCGGAATGCGTTCTAAACGGGTCATATTCTGTTCTCCAAGCCTGTTAGAATCTTGCGAGCTTCGTCTTCCATCTTTTCGTATTCAGGAAACGGACGTGGTGTCTTACCTTCGCATTCAACCAACATTTCTGTCAGGGTATTATCTAAAACCTCGTACATTGAAGCAGTTCTAGTAGACCAGTCCGTACATACTCCGACAGCTAAAGGCCAGTATGCCTTTGACGTATCCTCGCCAGCAACCTCGGATCGATAGTACTTCTGTCCACCCGTTGTAGAGAACATTATAGAATATCGTCCTAAGTAAATATCTTGAAACGTACGGATGATCGCAAAGAACCTGTAATCAAAGTAACGGCTTGATACGATATTCACATGTTTCGACAAGATATCATTAGGGAACTCGCATGATACACGGAAGCCGATAGCCTTGAAATGGCGACCGTTCCTTACAACGTCTCTGTCATCGCGTGTCATCAGTCCTGCGCTGCATAGCATCAACGCTTTAGTAGCAATCTCAAGGACTATCTGTTCAAACTTCTCCGGTCTGTTCGATCCAGATGTAGATGGCATAAATGGTCTTTCACTTGTCGTCATTAAGAAAACCTCCTTCGTGCATCATGATCCTTAACTCCAAGAGAGCGTTCAAGATCTTAAGCATGTTCTCTCTCCAGAGTCTAGGATCGCCTTCAAGCTCATCTGTTCGCACTCTATCTGATCCGTCAGTAACGAAGAGTGCAAAGTCTTTGGTTTGCTGTACTCCCCAATAAGAAACGTTTGTTTTCGTGAAAATGTGTTCATTTACATTCTCTTTACCGAGAAAGATACTGCAAACCCAGAAAGTATAGTCACAGGAAGGGCTATGGGTGTCTAGTCTCTCGCCCATAAATACCTTGAAGTTACGACGGAATTTAATGTACATGTTTCTCGGAATTCTGACATGATAGATATCGAAGTATTCTCCAGTCCTCGCACGCCGTCCATAAAGGGTGTCGGCACCATATTCCTCGAAGCCGCTTGTAACATTGACGTCAATAATGCCAGTTTGCGAAAGCTCTATAAAGTCTTTAATTATGCCTTTAAAAGCTTTGATTTCAGGGTCTGTCAGTTTATGAAGTCTGTCTATCATTGGCATCTGTCAATAACCTCTCTCTGTACGCAAAGCTTGGATTTCTTTCAGTAAGCCAGCATCATGCAATACTACCTTTAGTTCAGCTAGAAGATCAATGACATTCCGGAAAGCCGTTTCCCATTTTGATCCCGGCGTAAGACAAGTACTAAACCCGTGTTCAGAGTCGCTGCTCCCAAGGCTGATGGTAGCGAGACCTGTCTTGTTATCTTGCCAGTACTCAACTTCCACTCTAACTTCTGTGGTTTTCAGTACTCTGAAGCTGGCTATCCATATCCCACCAAAGGAAGACTGCGGATATTTAGTAATCCGTCCTGGTATCACTAGCTTGTTATCGCAAATGAGTTTGTAGAACTTAGCTTCGATTTCTATACTGTACTCACAATCAAGGTCGAATGGTTCCGTATCGGAACCTCTAGTGCTCTCGTTTAGCGTAATAATATCATCATTGGCGTAGTCTCTGATGGTACTGATATAGCTATCGAGTCTCTTTTCTTCTGTATGAGTCAATACGTGCTCTCTTTCCATCATTGTATTAAACCCTCCTCAAGAACTGCTTCCAGTATCTCGTGACAGTGTTCGATCAGGCTTTGAACAGCACGATCTACATTTGACCTCAGAGTCCAAACGAATCTTATACCCTCTATCCTTTCACCCTTCTGGAAGTTAAATGTCTTGTCTCCCTTTGAGTGAACAACAGTAGTGATATAGTAATCGCCGCTATTTGATCGATGGTGCTCAAGAACAAGTAGATACTTAGCAGGCTCGTTGATGAAATACTTATGATAATGAAGAAAATACCTTCCGGCTTTGTACACACGGAAGGCATCCCCTAATGAAGCAAGCTCAAGAATCTTTTGTTCAACAAAGAGATCAAGAGTACTCCCATAGTTGGCAAAGAATTCTTCGTCAGTATAGAAATCTTCGTTACGACTTCTTGTCGTCATCTTCTTCAGTATCCTTAATGAAGCCCTTGTCGTAGGCATCAACAAGAACATCATTCAAAAAGTCGACAACATCCGAAAGACCGTTGACGATCTCATCCTTATCGAAGGCAACAGTACCGCCTTCTGTGAAAGCCTTGCCAAAGTGCTTATTCTTGAATGCCTTTCTGTCGCGGACTGTAAGACAGCTGTGGTCTTTTGCTATGCCGCAGAGGACAAACTGCTTGGGTTCGTTTGCTTCTTCGGGATCAACCCAATTATTCTTCACAAGATAGTCAAACAGATTGTAGTTAGTGAAGACTACACGCGTAATACGGTTTTCGAGAATCTGGATGATGTCATGTTTCTTTCCGATCTCAATGATTTGATTAGTGAGGTCGTCGATCTTCTTATCAACTGCGCTTGTGTTATCCATTATATTATTTCTCCATGAGTTGTGTTAAATGGTTCATAGAAATTATATACAGTTTTCTTTCTCTTTTATTTTTTCTTTTATTATAACCTAGAGAAAAAAATCGACAGGATATTAAAACCCGAACAATATATTGAGGTATTTATGATGACCATTGCACAATTCTTACAGCACAAACGACATAAGATTCATTTCGAAAAGACTATGCGAAATATTGGTTTGAACGTCGGTACTTTTATCTTTGGTTTCTCCATTGGTCTTTGTATCTTCGGTGTTCTCCACAGTTAGAAAATAAGACTTACCCAATAAAGGGTAAGTCTATATTTTTTAGACTATTTTGATCAAAGGCGAATTGCCGAGGGTATCCTCTCCCCAGTGCAGTGATTTGCAGTCTAGGACAAGAGTAAAGCCACGGGCAATAAAAGTCCTGATTCTGGGAGAATATGAGGCATCGACCATCTGTGAAAAAAGTGATCGAGCCTCTTCCTCTGTAAATCCGGACTTCTCTCCTAAGTCATAAATAGCTTGCAAAGCAAGAATTGGAGTATTGTACTCTTTATCTTGCCATGTAAGATTTGATTGCGCTATTCTCGGAGCAAGAAAGGACAGCTTATGGGGTATACTATACCCGTAAGTCTGAAATCCTTTCTGGATCATGAAGGTCTTAGTAAGCTCTTCATTATCTTTTTTGTACCGTATCTTGATATCAAAGTACTCCGTTGCTTCGTAGGATAGCGGTCTCTCCTCGAATTTCGTCGAGGTAGAGTCGAAGTCTATGAGTTTTATCATTAACCCTCCTAGTAGACTTTGGTAGGTCTTGTATTAAATGCCTGATCCCATAATGGCCTCCTTACTTCCAATCGCTCGGAATCTGTGCAAGCTCATCCTCGACGCTTTGGATGCTAGTATCACCGCAGTTATTGAAGCACCATTCATGGTCTTCTATCTGGCTTCCAAGATTCGACAGTTTCTCGTACATATTCAGGATACCGCTCTGAACCTTATCACAGTCTTCAAAGGTATGAGCAACGTTAACAACACTGGATACGTTTATATCGCGAATGCTTGTTATTTCAGTCTTATGGAATGTGTAAGACATATCGGTTATATGGCTGTAATCCCAATTAGGCATTTCTGGAATTTTAGTCATATAGAACAGATGATTAATATCCGTGGCGTTTGAGATATCCAAACCGGATGGAAGCTTACTCAAACTGTCTATCTCGTAACAGGAAGCAAACATTCCAGGAATGTACTCGAGGGCAGAGCTGAAAGTCAGGTTACTAACATCCTTAAGAGATTGGCATTCAAAGAACATATCAGACGCGTATTTTGCCGATGTAAAATTAAAGTTAGGTAAACTTTCGATAGGGCATCCTTTAAACATTCTAGTCACGTTTTCAAGTCTGCTTGTATCGAACAACGGAATTAACGCTAAAGACACACAGTCATCGAACATATACGGGAGTGATGTCAGATGCAGAGCTGTTTCTATGACTTCTACCGGAACTGAGGTGATACTCCTCATGCCAGCGAACATGGCATCCGCCTCGGAGACATGAGAGAAGTCATAGTCCGACGGGAAGGACAGAAGGCTGGTGCAATATGAGAATATCCCGTTTACACTCGCACCATTCTTGAATGTAAAAGTCGGAATGGTCGTTAGAGACGTGCAGTAAGAGAACATACGGTCGACATCGTCGATCATTGAAATATCTAAACCACTTGGTAATTCCTGAAGGGAGGAGCACTCATAGAACATCATGCCAGCATCTTCCAATGTACTTGGAAAGACAAATGCCGGAATTCTAGTAAGACCACTACATCCGCTGAACATTGAACTCGTGTTCTTGGCAGAGGAGAAGTCGAAATTCGGTACTTCTGTGAGGCTACTGCAATCACCGAACATCAGATTCATATCTTCTGCTGAATGGAGGTCAAATTCTGGTATTGCCTCTAATCCAGAGCAACCATAGAAAGCTTGGCTTGCATCTACGACACTGGACAGGTTATATGCTGGTATTCTCGTTAGAGAGCTGCAATTAGTGAAAATGCACGAAATATCAGTTGCACTATCTAGAACGAGTTCGCTAGGTGCTTCTATAAGTGATCTGCAATCCTCAAACATCTTCCTTGCACCTGCTTGAACAAGGCTGTCTTCTGTGCCAAGAATGTTAGATGTTTTAATATTCGCGCTCTCGAGTTTATAGCAATAGGCAAACATACCCCCGCCGTATACCAGAGAGGAGAAATCATAACTGGGCGCATATACGAGCTCATCGCATCCCATAAACATTCCGATGGCATTTCTAACATTGCTCGTATCGAAGAAAGGAGCTTCTACTATCTTTGTTCCAGCAAACATGCTCTTTAGATCTGTCGCATTGCCTATGGACGGCATTGAAACAGATGTTAAGCTCTCGCTATCTTCAAACATAAAGTCGGCTTCTTCTATATCAGAACAGTCGAGAAGTTCAACACTAACAAGATTTCTGCAATTACTAAAAGCACAGTATAACGAAGGATGTTCGTTCCCATCGCCACGTATTACTAGGCCCCTTACGGCAGTAAGATGATCGTTGCCATAGAACAGAAGTCTATTACTGCTCTTTACGCTTAAACCATTTGTTCTGCCTTTTATAATTTCAAAATTTACGTCTTCTGGTTTGTATTCACTGAAAGATAGTTCCCATCCGATACGTCGTGACTCATCTATGAAGTCCCATACATTTCCTTCATAGTCGTCACGACGTCTCCAATAGCTCCAGTAATGAGCATCATTATAATCCTCATATTCAGCCGGATTAAAATCTGGATCGTCGAATCTGAATCTCAAGAATGGATACTCCGGATCCGGTTCGGGAGGCTCGAATCCCAAAGGTTTTCCATTAAAGGCGAGGATGGTACCACCGAAAGCTAAAGCTATCATATAATAACTCCTTTTGTTCATTATTGAGTTTCGATGAAAGAATTTCCATATCCGGATTAGGGATATGGAAATACTCTTTAGGACTCTTCCTTTTCTTTTGTTTCGTCCGGATAGTCATCAGCCAGTTTGAGCATCTGAGCAAACTTAGATACCGCGAACTTCAAAGCTGTGTCTGTAAGGGTGGGATAAACCACAAACTCCAGATACTTCGCAGCACTGTCAAACATACCTACGTTCACCCATGTAAGCAAACCTGTGTACTGCATGAACTCTGAGGGGTCTTGCTCTTTCATCAGATCGAGGAATTCGTCAATGATGTACGGAGCAACAAAGCGATTCCATTCTCTCTTTGTGAAGTTATTTCCAGCAGCCCAAAGATTCTGCTCAAACGGAGTCTGGCATTTGCCGATAGTTTCTCTTGAGAAGTCTTTCATATTCACTCCTATACGTCTGCGTCGTTTATTCTAAGATAGAAGCCAGTACGCAGACCGCAGCTATGAACATTACTGGAATCCGAGATGTCAACGTACCACATGTTCTTACAACCATAAACATTTCTGGTTGGAACTCCACTTCCGCTTAATTCCGCTGCAAGGGCGGCAGTTGCACCAGACACGAGCGGGTTCGGCAAAGAAGAAACAACTGGGAAGAAATATGTTGTTCCGGCAGTCAGTGTAACGCCACCAGTGATTGCGACTGTATGGAGATACTTACCAGATTCAATTATACTGGTACTAATATTGAGTGTCTTACCATCGAGAATGTTCGTATTGTAGACGTTGCCACTACCTGTAAGAACGCTATTCAGACAGTTGTTAGTAGTTCCAGTGCCGGGAACATTGGACTGGTTGTCAAGGATGGCGAAATGCGTCATGGTGACATTAGCCGATGGCGTATATGCCTGGAAAAGAGATCCGCCAGATACCATACCCAATAGCCAGTCATTACTCATACCTAGATCGTCATTCAGTGTTCGCATGATTACATTCCAGTTACTACCAAACCCAAGGTTAGTAATAGCTGCAAAGAATCTTTGCGTGAAGTCATTGGTGGGATTCAAGACCGCATGATTAGCTAAGAAGTTAGCGGCTGATCCGGCATTGCTAATATTGTTTGTAAGGAAAGCAAAGGTAAAACCAGCTGTAGATAAGACGTTATTATTCGCAATCGAGTTGCCAATAAAGTAGATTTTTGTATAGTTAGTAACAAGAGCGATATAATAAAGCTTGTCGGACTTAAGCTGATCAACACCGAGAAGAATGTCAATTATTCTAGCAACGTGCATTCCTGTTTGGTTAAGCATACCAGAGATGTCTTCCGATACTGCAACACAAGTATTTTGTGCTGGGCTGCTCATAGTGGCAGCATCATATCTGAGGATGACAAAATAGGCGAAACCAGTGAGACCGTGGTCAGGCCCTTGACAAGACTGGGTTACAACAAACAGAATATTTGTGTTGGTAGAAATGTCAAAGTTCATGTTCGGATTGAAGAATGTGCCTTTCACATTTGCATCACCAGCATTGCTTAGAGAATCGAAATTAATTTCCTGCTGTCCAGTAACTGCAGACGGGTCAAGAGAGAATATGATTCTACTCTGCAACGTATCGATAGCATGTTCAACATCCTGAGTAACTTCTGTCTGGATATTAGACAAAATCCTAGACAGCGTGACTTTTCCCCACTTCGGAGGAACAGCAGTAGGATTTACACCAGTGACACTGTCAACAATCGGTGTATACATCTTACCCGTTCCTGGGTAATACACGAAGTCACCACGAACAAAAGTGCTCGTGTCATCATAGATCTTGTCAGAAAGGAACTCACCGTCGAATTTGTCCGTAGAAATGTGTTGCGTATTCCACACAACGGAAGTCGTTCCTGCATTGTACACAGTCTTTACAGAATAGATGGTGTAAGCAGGGCCGTTTCTGGTTGTTCCGTAATTGGAAGATTCAGGGTCATCGACACAACAGAAGAAGATTTCGTACGTGTAATCATCCGTGCCTTCTATCTCCTCGCTATTGTAACGAATCGGCATGGCATATTTGTCGCCATCGATGCATACGACTGTTTCTCCGGCATCAAGGAGCTCATAAACCTGTGCCACGATATCGGGGCCTATCTGGGAATTATAATAGAAACTGGGAACACCCGGAATAGTAGCAACACCATTTCTATTATCGACAAGCGATTCCCCAAGCATGTTATGAATATCCACGACCGGAAGAACAAACTTCTTGGTTGTAGGATCATAATAGGAATGGCTAGTAGCATCCACGACATCAGGAATAGCAACTTCTCCCGTTTGAGAATCAACAAGAGAGTTACCGTCCGGGTCAATCACATCACTAACGTTTCCAGCAGCGGTACTCTTAAGCACAGGATTACTTCCTGTATTGTCTACCACGATAGTCGTACCGTCAACAATGGCATTAAGACCTGCTTGTGTCTTTTGGACGTAATCATCCAAATCGAGAGCGACCGAACCAACTTGTTCGAGAGTACCAGTTTCCGAAAGATCTTCAGAAAGATCATCACTTTCCGGGTCATAGTTGAACAGATACTCTGTACAAGCATCTCCTTCCTCTGGGTTTTCGCTAGGAATAAGGAAGATGTATCTTAGAGATTCGGATCTTGCCTCTATGCGATTAGCTGTTTCTTCAGCAGGAATACCGTCTTCCAAGTTATCTAACCAGTCACTAAGAGCACTCGCACTAGAGAACATCTTGTATACAGGCTTCTTCAGACGCTCGATTTCAGCTTGAGCAGCTGTGATTGCATTATCCTGAGCTGTATTCTTAGTTTCGATATCTCCGAGACGACCGTCCTGAACACCTTGGGATGTTTCCAACGCGGAGACACGGTTAGAGAGACCAGAATCACCAGATCCGCCAGTTGCAGAGATCTGTACTTTAAGAACGCCGTTCTCTTCAACGGTCGTAATGTTGATGCCGTCACCAGCTTTTACGGGAATGGTAACGGTACGTAGCTTTCCTTCATTCTGCGGATCATCGTCATCATGACCAGACTCGCCAGCATGAGGGTCAAATGCTTCAATAGTATTGCCATCGACGACTTTGTTAAGATCCGAAAGAAGAGGAGACAAGGCTTTGATATTGCCCCTTGCTCCTTCTTTCGATGGAACTCTGGCTTCCGAAGAAGCATCAAGTTCCGGAAGATCGTTGGTCAGTGCAGATACACGATTAGACTTGAGAGCCATTTGTGATCTCCTTATAATACTTTTCACTGAATACTGAAACGTTGGTAGTAATCTCGCTGAAATTCAGGTACTCACCAAGTTCAAGGTCAGCTATTCTGAGCGTAACCTTCATGTCAACCGTATTCACATTCTCCCAGTTTGGTTTAACTGCAAACGGAAGAGAGATAGTAAAACCGGACGTATCGGTATCCCAGAATAGAACAGCAGTTCTTGTAACCCCGGCAATGACAACTTCGAGAACAACACGGTGAATGAGCGAGCTACGGTTGATGATGGTAGCATCTGCCGGGAACGTGGCAGGAGAAACTGGTGTTCCTAATTCTGCATTCACAGTAACAGAACAACAGAGAACTTCCGGCTTGCAGTCGCTGCTTCCTAATTGCAAGACCTTGTTTCCGCTAACGGTAGCAATCGTAACATTGTCACCAGAAACAGAATTAAGACCAGCGAACGGATTGAAAGCAAGAGTACTAGCAGTATCCTTGTCTACATAGTCGTTATGCACAGCACTGCTTGATAGCGAATCCGAGAAGAAGATACGGCTACTTTCGGCTTCGCTAATAGTATAGCTGTTGTCGCTTCCTTCTACCTTGAGGAAACGGGCTGTGTTGGTGATTGTCGTTCCGCCAAGCTGTTCTGTATCAAGATAGATTTCAAGGTAATCACCATTCTGAGATGGGGCTACTATAACGTGATTGTTCGCTCTGCCACGAATTTTTCCCGCGTTACCGCCATGACCGTCGTCAGCATAAGGATAACCGAAGGTATTGTCAGATGAACTGATCTTTATCTTTCCGTTATTGATGTAGGAAAGAACCTGAGACATCGTTGCAAGGATGTTAACATTTTGATTAAGATCGTTCTTTCCAATAGCAACAAAACTTAGACCAGAAATCTGTTGTTGTGTTGCAATAGGAAGAGTCGAGAAGACAATAGTTTGGAACTCATTAGATTCAGGCATAAAAACCTCTAAAGAATTTCTGTGATTGTGGCACGTTCAGGAGAGAAAATAGGCGTGGTAGCACCCTCTACGGCAAATGGTTGACCGCCAGATGCCTCTTCAGCAACAAACACAAATGTACCAATAGGCTTAACACCGACAAATCTTGTCTGAAGATTGCGGTTGAGATCGGCTTCGATATCACCATCGTCGATACCTCCAGAGCCTTGAATAACGACATCGCCGTTGATACCAAACATCTTGAGATCGATGTTGGCATCAAGCGGCATATCTTTTAATGGAACACGAACATTATGAATTAGACCCATAGACAGCCTCATCTGTATCGTCATCCACCGTTGCAAACCAAGTCTGCCACATAGCAGCATTGATTGCTTCTGTTATCTGAGTTGCCGGAGCAATTCCAGAGACATAGGCGAATGCTTCATGGTTATTGACACCAGTCGGAGTATGAGCAGCATCCACGTCAAAAGACCTACTCGATGGTGTAGGAGCATTAGCCGTGGCTGTGATGAATTCTGTCTCAAGTCCAGTTCCGATGATTTTTTCCAAGATAGAATCAAAGTATGGGAGTTCGTCTGCCGTGCTCTTGCGAAGGGCATCAGCCATACCAAACTTGTTGCTGATCAAAGCATGGAGCTCGACGTCACGAGGTCTATCCGTTGTTAAGGCAAATACTCTGTCCTGCAAGATACGGTTAGTATAGTTGTTGCAGCATTTTGAGTAACGACCAGCATCAAACTCAAGGAAGCACTCTCTAGGAAGAATACTCCACGGAATAGCCCTGTCTTCCGAGTCGCTATCCGTCATTTCAGCAACGGATACCATCTTCAGATCAGAAGAACCGAAGACGTACTTATTCTCGTTAGCTTTCTCCACAGTGTTCTCAACACTGAAGCCGTGAACAGCAATGTTAGCATCATCCGTCGGCGTTGCAGATACTTCCGGAAGATGATTAGGCAATGGCCCCCAGTAAGAAGAGATCTTATTACGGCGATATCCTACAAAGATACGGATGAAGATATCAGCATTATCTTCTGTGCTTTCCTGTTGCGGATTGTCAGATCCTTCTGGCTTCGGGAAGCGGAGCTGAAGAGCTGTTAACGGGCCGTTAGCCACAGTATCGTCGCCATCATTCTCCATAGCATTAGCCGGAACTCTACCCATAAGCATGATAGCGGGCATGTTACCAGTAATCGGAGAACCAGACTTTTCGATGGTGTAATCAACGTACGGAGTAAGTTTAATCATGCCCTTGCGATTACCGACGAAGATCATCACATCTTCAGCCTTCGGTGTAAGCAACGGATAAGCGTGAGAACCTGCAAATCCACCAAGAGCTTGGTAGACAGCTTGGTTCATCTCGTAATCCTTCATCACAGAGGGAGAAGAGTCTGCAGCTATACCACCATTGTAATCAGCTATCGTACCAGTATACTTAGCAAGCGGGATATAAGCAAGACCGTTAGTCTTATCGAAGAATGGTTGTCCGAGTCCAGCCGGATAAGCCTTACTAGAAATCTTGATGTCGCCATTGTCCTTCCACATTCTGATTTCGTCATCAAACTGAACAGAACGAGAGGATACGTAGAATCTGGAATCTTTCGGAAGACTCTGAAGAGTAAAGGTGAAACCACCTTCATAGGCATTTTGTGCTTCCAAGATTTCGGCATCAACCGGAACGGTAATCTTGATTCCAAGATCCTTGACTCTCTTGGTGGCTTCAGTAGTAAACACCAGACTACCGCCTTCTCTCACAACATCGTAGACTTCATTGGAAATCTCAAAGTTGAGACCCTTAGAGTTCTCCATAAGAGTATTGATACGAGCGGCAATAGTGCCCAAGAAGGAATCTTTTTCTGCTTGTGTTGCGAGACCATTGAAGTAAGTATCCCAGTTAGGGTCAAGGCCAAGCTGGACATCTGTACCAGTAATCTCGATATCATTACCGAGGGTTACAAAAATACCGTAGTTGTCAAGCTCACAACCGCCCCATCCTGTTTCCTTTGTTTTATCCCATTCAGCAGCGAAAGATCCCGGAATGGTATCTGTCTGTTCCGTAGTTGTACAAGATTCATCGTAGAATTCTTCTGCGCTGCACTTCGGAACAACAGCATACGGAACAGCCTCTTTACGGATAGCCACGACATCGACATAGAAGTTGCCTTCAGAGATACTCTTGGTAAAGTCCAGAGTTTCGTCTGTCGCAACACCATACATTCCATGCCAGCTTTCGCAGTTAGACATGACAAAATACAGCACACCAGTGATAGATACAACAAAGGTGTTGTAGGAGTTGTTGAGCAGGAAACCGTTGTTGTCGAAGATGAAGAACTCGTAATCACCTTCAAGACGGTCAGTCTTCAAACCCCAATCGGAGACAGAGACAAGAGCACAGTTTCCTTGGCTCCATTGCGGATTACCTACCTTGTTGAAGTAGGCATTGGCTTTCTTGTAAATCTCTTCGCCATTACGAAATGCAAAGATATTGCATTTCGTTACAGTAACGGTATCAATAACATTACCGCTTTGTCCGTGTACTTCTTCGACGCCACGAAAGTAAATAGGAAGAGGCCTGATACCTTCGAACTTGTACACTGGAGAGAGCTGACGGAGAGCTTCGGTCACTGCTGTTTCCTTATCTTGCAGCTCTGGTTCTCCTTGCATGAATTGCGTAAGACCATTGATGTAGAACTGTCTATGAGCGAAGTAGTTAAAGTTGGCCATAGTTATCCCAATAGATCCTTATCGAAGTATTCGTTCATGTTCTCTGTTCCGTGCAGTTTAGCGAAATAAGGCTGTAGCTTATCCGCTTCTACATAGAGAGCAAGACGATAAATTTGGTTTCTAAGAGGTTTCTCAATCACAAACCTCTTCTTGCGAAAGTCAAAGTAAAACTTTTGGTCGTCTACTTCAACCTCATCTCTCCATAGCCTGAACATGCAAAGCTTCTTGAGATCGCCTATCTCATGCTGCTTAAGCATTTCATCAATGAAAAGGCACACATAATCCGGAATGACATCCTTGAGCTCAAGCTCGTCAAACTCCTCGTCTCTTTCCGTAACAAACGATCTTAGCCAGATGAGTCTAGCCGAAGAATCAGTATTGTATAATGGAGGCGGAGTAGTGTTCAAAGCATAGTTGAGCATGATTTCCGGCTTGCCAGAGAAGGCAGAGTTCGCCAGAGTATTGTCAATCTCTATCTTACCAAGATCCTTAACAGTCTCGCCGTCAAGAGTATCTTCAGTATAGAGCGTAAACGATCTCGGGAATGCCACCTGAGCTGTCATTGAGAAAGCGATCTTGGCATTGTCCTGTACTCTTCCAACCTTGTTGACTTCTGGGTCGGGGAGTTCATCTACTCTACACAGGATGTTGGCATACATCATGAAGCTGAGGATAGCCTTTCCGCTGTCTTTCTTCCACTTTACATCAAGGGGAAGGATGGAAGAATGCTTCAGAGTATCGATGTATTGCTTGAGATCGGCTTTGCTCTTCAGATTGAGACCCAGATGAGCAGCAGACCTTACCAAGATAGACAACGGGATTTCCACCAGAAGCGGAGCTCTAGGAATACGGAAGTAGTTACCCGGATAGATCTTGTAGTTCAGGTAGCCGATGATGTCAGCAGCTTGGACAAAAGACTCCACGCGGATACCGATATCAGCATTTACCTTGAAGTAAGCAAGGTCACACTTCAGTTCTTGGAACTTGTCAGGAATACGCCAGACAGACATACGGTGATCGTCCGGCCCCCAGTTGTCATACAAAAACGGAATAGGATTAGAAGGATACTGACCAATAGTATCCTTCTGGTAACTGATGTTTGTTCTAATGGCAAGCAACGGATTGTTCTTGCGATACTGTTTCAGCCTATCCTTGGCTCCTTCGTTATCCTGAACAGAAACGGCAGCGTTAAGGATACGGATGTTATTGAAAAAATCAACGGGAAACAGATCGATGAACAGTCTACGGATCTCTCCTGTAACAGCGGAGAGAACGGAGGATGACGCAATCTGAGATGCCTTGAACTGCATCTTTTGTGCTTTAGCCATATAGCCTCCTTAAAAATTTCAATATGAAGTTCAAGTTCCCAAATGAGCCAAAAAAGAAAGGGCTAGCTTGCGCTAGCCCTTGAACAAACAATGAGGTAAAACATTTTATAGTTTTACTTCTTGTTGTTGTCCATCTTCTCGTGTTGGTAAACTGCTACGATGGCGAAGCAGCTTGCCATCATGGGGACACACGACGCCCACCATGCACCCGATCCAACCTCGGCAAAGATCTTCGTAATGAAGCTCAATGCAAAAGACAAGATCAACCAGCCATAGCACTTCTTGCCTGTCTTGGACGCAGCCACGAAGATGAAGAAGAACGAGAACACGAGTGCCAGAAGAGCGATTAGAATTTCGAAATCAGACATATAAAGACCTCCTGAGTCTGTTAATTGTTCATTATTTATTAAACAATCTGACCCTTCTTTTTTACGAATATCAGACTTTTGGAAGCTCTGGTCACAGCGGTGTAGTTCAGGTTCTGGAGACAGTTGAGACAGTCATCATAGACATATACTACATACTCCCATGCCGAACCCTGAGACTTGTGAACAGTCATAGCATAACCGTATTCCCAGAGACTCTCGCCATCATCAAACTCGTACAGATTACCAGATATGAAAGCATTGCGTCTCATAGTGACATTTACTATACGTTTAGTACCATCAAGGAGCATCACTTTGCCTTCTATAACCCAGTATCTGATGGAGTCATGTTCCACTTCTGTCTCTGTGAAGCTATCAACCACCAGACCCTGAATACCATTAACGATACCAGTATCCTTATGGCCTCCAAGAGCTAGGAGCTTCTCACCGCTCATAGGGAACTTGTGTTCGGAGTATCCTAACAGCTCTCTAGAGAGCTTGTTTATAGAATCCTTCTCGGCATTGGTCACGGTAAGAAACTGGTACTTCCTAGCCTTGATAATGTGTTCTCTAAAAGCTTCATAGGTCTCCCTGCCTACTACGGCTACGTCCGATGAATTCTCCCATTCATTTAAGAAAGAGAGCTTCTCGTCTTCCATGATTTTGTTAGCAAAATCTATGATCCGGCTATGCTTTCCTTGTCTATGGATAGTTTTGATCTCGGCATCAGGATTCTTCATAATGGAATTCTTACCTTCCACTGGAGGAAGCTGTGCATTATCCCCTACGAAGATAGTCTTAACCCCTAGGCTAGTGATATCGGCTATCTCTTCATCGTTAATCATAGAGGCTTCATCTACCACTATCAGTCTAAGCTTATTCAGCCCACTGACCTTCCTAGAAGCAAAGAATACCTTGGGTCTCTTGCGGCTTCTCTTAGATTCCTCAATGCTGTCAAGCATCTCTCTAGCTTCTTCATAGTTACCACTTGCACAGAGTTCAGCTACTTCTGCATTACCCTGAACCTTCTGGCTCTTCAGTGTAGATCCACAGAATCTGTAGATGAACTTGTGTATCGTAGAAGCCCTAGAGATACCTTTACTCTTCAGCACCGATACTGCCTTCCCAGTAGGAGCCAGATACTTTACCTCGCTCTCGCCGAGACCTAATTCCTTAATGACTTCGCTGATGATGGTTGACTTTCCTGTTCCAGCTCGTCCAGACAATACAAAAAATAAGGAGTCGTTCTTATCGAACCACCCCTTGATTTTGTTGATTGCGGACACTTGGGAACGATCTAGTTTGAAGGATGGCCCTGCATCCTTTGCATCCTCAGTCTTTCCTTTGCTTAGCAGGGCATCAACCTCTGCCTGTGTTCGCTCTTCGTATGTCATACTGTTTCGTCCGTATTCATCGATACAAATAAGGATTCTTTCTTGATTTGTTGATCAAGCTCTTTCTCTGTGTTCAGAAGTTCCTCCAGACGCTTGCTTTCAGCAGAATAAGCAGCACGGAGTTCTTTCTTCCTCTCGATACAAGCTTTGATCTCTTCAAGAATCTCCTTATGTTTAGAAATTGGATTCATATTCTACCTCGATAGAAAGTTCAGCTAAACATTTCTACCGTTCGGATATACGCACTTCAGTGTAGGGAATCTTAAGCTCGGTAAACCTGTCTTGTCATCAACAGTCTCTTCAAAGTACTGGACACAGATGGTTTTACCTATGATGCGGCCAGGATGTTCGGCCCAATTAAGGGATTCGTCTCTAGAGATACCGCTGCCGACCGTAACCTTGTTACCTTTGAACGTTATGTTCAGTCCGGTGCAGCAGTTATCAAACTTGACGTTACCGCGTCCTGCCATGCTGTAGGTCTTCTCACCTACTTCGATGCTTTCTACGATGAACTCAGCATCTTCAAATTCTTTAACCTTCAATAAGGACTTCTTTCTTCCGCTTTCATACGGTGCATCTTTACGAAGCATGAAGCCTTCCCAGTTGCCTTCTGCAACTCGTTTCTTCCACATCAGGAAGTCTGCTTCCGAGGTGATTCTTTCTTGTTCGAGTGGATGAATAGCACAATACAGAGCATCACGGTCATGAGAGTCAGACATGGCTTCATTGAATAATTGTTTCATCGTCTCATAGCGTTCGCTGAAGATCGGGCTGGTTTCTTTCATGTTAAACTCAGCTTCTGTCAGGAAATCGAACACGCGATAAGACGGGTTGGGAATCTGGAAATCCTTTTTAGAGATAACCTTCATGATAGACTTAAAGTCTTCATCGCCTTTCTCATCCACGATGCAGCACTCGCCATCAAAGACGTAGTTGCCATCGGTTTCAATATGAGAAGCCACTTCCCTGATGAAAGGCTTAAGGTTTTCCAAAGTAGTAAATCTGTGGTTGGTACGAGAGATAAAATCAACATCGCTAACATCACGGTTGACAACAGTAAAATGTGTTGTACACCTTACGCCATCAAGCTTACGGCTTCCGAACCAAGTGCCGTCCGTTGGGTCTACACCCTTGACGTCCTTGATGTTCTTGGCTAGCGATACTTCGTACTTGGTTTCATTGGGGTATGCGATCTCACGGTATGTCTTACCCGTGATACCGATCTTCATGTTGTGTTGAAGGACACAGTCAAGATATTCTTGGTCTTCTTCTCTGAACAGAGAGATAAGCTGTTCAACAGCCGACACAGCTTCATTTCCTGTGATCTCTCTAGCTGCAAGCCTCCTCAGAAGATCATGGAATTCCGGATAGTTCGCATCCAGAGTCTTTGTACCGACGGAGTCTACATTGTACTTCAGTACTCCGTATACCGCTGTAGTGTAACAGTCTTCCAAGATGGGCTTCAGTATTTCAAGATTAGCTCTGAGAATGTTGTGTTTTTCAGAACCGGGGGTTTGCTTGATTTTGTCAAGAATTTCTCTGATCATGTAATCTCCAAGATTTAAAAATGAAACGGGAGACACCGAAGTGTCTCCCGCCCCTTAACCTAACCAAAGGAGTAAACAGGACGTGGAACCATACGCCCTCAGCCATCCTCTCATGAGGCATAGCCAATGGTTAGTTGAACGCCCTTTTCCCGTTTTTAAGGATGCGGCAAAGAGGCAGAACGATCTCTTCCAAAACTGGGTTCAGGTCTATGTCGTCTCGGAATTCATCCGGGAAGTCTCGATAGATGTGTTGAACCATGCCAGATACCGTGTGTTGAAGACGGAGTGTCATTGGAATGAATCCTGTCTTCAGGCTGACATAATACGATTTTGGTGCTCGTCGTTCCATGAGCTCTAACTTTAACTTTCTCAGGTCTGGAAGCAGAGCTATGGATTTCTCACCACGCTCAAGCCGTTTAAACCAGCCGAGAAGGAGCTTACCTATTCCGTCATTGAACGCTTGCCTAGCATTTTCCCCTACTCCTTTGATTTTCAGACTCCGTAAGTCTTTGTTGACGAACACAGTGAATCGATTGAGCCGTAGATATCCGGCATACTCCTCAGCTCTTCTAAAGTGAACCTCGCCGAAATCTAATCTAGGCACTATTGTTCGATGTTCCATCACTGTGACGGAGTCATTGTTTATGGCTAAGAGATTTTCATCCGAATAGTCATTTTCTTGAAGAAAGTTCCTCACAGATTCTCGAATCCCGCGAGTGAGTTCCTTAGAGAATTCTGGATCTTTTGCTCTAATCTTTCCTACAACGATGTTCCTCTCAAGCTTAGGCATTGCCGACAGCATGGAGATATCCTCTGGAGAGAGAAGCTTTCGATCCTTGATGACAGAGAGACCCGCACTGCTCATGTCGTATTCACGAATGAGATAGGGCGAGAATCCATACAAAAATTCGATAGTCGGGTCTATGTAGGATGACTTCATAGCCAACTTTTCGGTCATCATATCTAGTCTCCGAACAGAATGTCTATGGCTTTATCAAGATCCTTGATAATCGAGTCATCGAGTGACGCATAGATGTTGGCATACGTTTGGTCTGCCATTTCCAGAACCTTGAATTCAGACTTGATATACTCTGGGTCACGGCTTGGTCTTGAAGCACAGCACTTTTCCAAATCTCTGTAGACACCCAGACACTTGGTAGTAGAATTCTTCAGACATTGAGCAATGTATCTGAAATCTTTGATACCGTCACCGTTGAGAATAAAAATCTGAATTCTCTGCTCTTTTCCATCCATGATACTCCCATAGGAGTTCTCACCAATGTGAGTAATTCCTACGAGAGAACTCGCTAGCTTCTTGAATTCGTCATGTGAAACGAACTTGTACTCATCGGGAGACTCGCCCTCTCGTCTAGGACGAGTAGTACACTGAGTCGCCTTCACGTACTTATCGGGAAACATTTGAACCAAGAGTTTCACGAGCGTTGATTTTCCTGACCCTGATGGGCCACAGACGATTAAGTTTTTCATAGTAATCCTCGCTACTTTATTTAAAGTTAGGAGGATTCTCTAAACAGCACTACTTATGTTCTTCTTGAGGCTTCGGCACTTCTGCTTCCACAGTAATTACTGAGTCATCCTCTGATGCGCCTTTAGGCTGTTCATCGGATTCGGCTTCAAGTTTCTTCTGTCTTTCGGCTAACTTCTCTTGAAGAATCTTCATTGCGGCAAGTCCAGCTGCACAAAGAGCTTTCTGACCGACATTGACTGCGACTTTAATAAGAATTGGGTTCATAGATTCTCCGTTTTAAGTGGGTGTTGCTGTTTCTTTATATATTTTTTCTTCTCTATTTAAACTCAAAGAAAATAAAAAGAGGTAGCCTTTCGGCTATCTCTCTATTTGTAACGGAATGTGATAAATCCCCTCGTAAGATCATAGGGACATATCTCAATCTGTACACGATCGTCAGGCAAGACTCTGATGAAGTTCTTCCTGAGTTTCCCCTTAATGGTACAGATTACTTCATGGTCATTGTCAAGCTTCACCCTGTAGCGCCCATTACTGAGACACTCAAGGCAGGTAGCATCAACCTTAATTCCTTCTTCTTTAGCCATTCTTCTCCTTCTAGCCGGACACAAGGAAGTCAAGTCCAACTCGATAGTCTTTTCTTGGGAGGAAGTCCTTGCTGACTTCTCCGTTGTTGAAATCAAAGACGAGATCAAACGGTCTGATATTCGCAAACGCTTTTTGTCCGTTATTTGGTAATTCAAACAGATTCAAGACGTCACCGTCAAGGTCTGCATTAAGCGGTGTGAATATCATCACGCTGATGTTCATAGTGCAATCTCTCGGATCGCGTTTGATCTTGGTAACTCTAACTTTCTGAAGAGACCCAAGTGCAATACTCGGATTTCGGTTCAAGATAGCCGGGAAGCCATTTTCTCCAAGCTCTTCGCAAGCGATGTCATACACCGTCTCGTCAAATTCTCTCTGTGCGTTTTCTACACGCACCTTGGCATCTTCGATAGGCATCTTGTACTCTCTATGGAGTCTTCCCATAATCTGAAGCTTCATCAGTTCCAGTCCTGCCACATACGGGACATACACTGCATCCGGTGCTTCTTCAAGAGGAGTAGGAATAATCACACAGCGAGCCGAGAAGTTCAATCGACCTGCCAACATGAGGTTTCTAATGATACCAGTCTTTCCATTCAGAGATTCGATGATGGTCTCATACAGTTCATTCACAAGCTGTTGCATCTTAGCAAACAGTGGGAAGACCGACAGAGGTTCATTGTCAAATCCGAGCGTTCTATAACAAGATACGAGCCTAGTAAGTTGCAGGTACTTGGTGTTCAGTTCATCCTGAATCACGTGCTTACCTTTCACCAGACACGGTCTAAGTTTAGATGAAATTACTGGCAATTTAGAAATGAAGACTTTGTCTCTGTTAGCTCTGATAAACTGATAGAGACGCATCTTTTCAGGGTCTTTTCCAGCATTGGGCTTAAACAGCTCCATGATGGAATCAAAATTCGCTTCAAAGTCCGGCAGACCCAAACCCGTCAATTCCGGATAGGGATTGTTTGGTGTTTTTGGTTCCTTGGACTCACATACATTACCGTCGATATCGATGGGTATTTGTGCATACAGAATCGACTTCAAGCGCTTACTGCCGATGTATCTTTCAATGAAAGGATAGATGGCAGGATGAATGATCTTGAATTCGTTGCTGATATCGATCCATCCCAAATTTTCGATTTTACTTCCGCTTTCGTGACATGCAGTATGGCAATCTTCGCAGATAAGACCATCATTGGTTCTTCCTCTGAGATTGCCGCAAGCACAGCTGAAAGTCTTTTCAGATCCGTCCAGTGTTCCAAACAGTGCCGGACTGAAGATGGAGTCATTAGCGAAAGTTCCGTCTTTGTTCAGAGCTTCGCTGCTTGTGATAACTCGTGTAGGGTCAAACTCTTCGTCTATGTTGTATATTTCTAGTCTCATGTTTGTCCTTTTGCGGTTTAATTATTAGTTATCAGCATCTCTTAATATAGGATTGAAGGACGGTCTTTCTAAGATCCGTAAAATTTTGCAGCTTGACAGTTTAATAATTCATGAACAATAAACCAATAGCTCAGGAGGCTTACTATGAATCTGGAACAAGCAAAAACAATCATCCTCTCTAAGAAGAATTCCTTTACGTCTGACTTTGTCTGGTGTCTTGAAAATATTATTCTTAGAGGCAATGACGACTTAGCTGAAAGCATGCGTTGCTTTCTCCTTAATGGAACTATGTGGGATTCAAATCATAAGAATTACACGCAGTTCATCGAGGATTTGAAGAATCTCAAAGAAATCGTCAATGAAGACAAGGATGCTGTGAAATACATTAATGGTTATTTGAACCGTGACATCATGGTTCTGAATAACATTTAAGAAATTTCCTTCTAACAAGCGGTGGCTCGAAAGAGCTGCCGCTTTCTTTTTACATTTATTTTAATAGGAGAAAAATAAAATGGCAACAATAACCGCAAGGTACGGAAAGCAGATTGTCGCAGAGCATATTGAAAGCTACGACTATCCGCCTGGTACACGTCCTTTCTACGAGGTCGAAATGACCTCTGGAGCGAAATATCTTGTTAGCAAGTCAGAACTCGGGAAAGTATTTCCCGAAGTTCTTAGATAATACTAGCGGTAATAGCCGCTTTTATTTTTCTATGATCCTAACTTTGTATAGAGTGTAAACAGCTGTATATAAATAGAGGATTATTATGAACAGGAAACCTTATAGGTTCAATAGTATCTCGGTAAGGGTTGGCGAGAAGAAGATTCTCGGACGGTGGACTATCTGCGAGACGGAGTGTATCTTCGTATGCAAAGAGAAGCTACCGGAAGCTATTGGGCGACTGTTTAGAATAACTGTATCTGTAGATCCTGATACTTTGAAGCCATTCTCGTATGGGCTTCATATCCCCTCTTCTTATGACGGATTTGAGGATCTACGGAGAAAACTACACAACAAAAAGGAAACAGCATAAATGTCATCTATCGCAACTATCGACAGGTTCGTCCGATATGCACTCACACCCCATATTACTTTGGGTTTCGAAGGTCTTCATGGCGTAGGAAAAACTTCCTATGCCAAATTTACAATGCCTCTGTTGCTTGCGGAACGCTTCAAGGTTGATCCGAGTCGTGTTCATGTCATCGATAAGTGTGCTTCACAGCTCGAACCTGCTGACCTCATTGGTGGCTTCCGTGAACACATGGGAAGAACCTATAACTGTCCTCCCATCTGGATCCCTGTGGCAAAGTCCTACGATGACGAAATGATCAGCATCTTCGGGGCAGACAAGTATAAACCAGTCACTAACTATGACGACTATTACATCTTGTTTATCGATGAATGGCGTCGTGGAACTCCGCAGATTGCCAATGCACTGATGGAACTGACTTCATCACAAAGAATCTTCGGTGTTCCTCTTCACGAAAAGTGCTTCGTGGTTGTGGCCGACAATGACGACCTTTCTATCTACAACGGCAATACTAGCATCGACCCTGCGCAGATTGACCGTGTTAAGAACTTCCAGTACGCTCCCACTGATGAAGAATTCCTCTCCATCTACAAACAGCGTGTCTCCGAAGACTGGATCCACCCGGCTGTTCTCGAATATCTCCTGACTTACAGGGCGGATATTGTTGCACCACGCGAGACAATTCGCGCATGTGCTCTCAAACATGAAAAGACCGTATCTCCAAGAGCATGGGAAGAACTTGGTCATAGCCTCAATACTGCTAGACACAATGGTTATGACTATGTTGAAGAAGCAGCTGCTCGTGTTGAAAATGCAGATGAACTTGAAGAAGTCGCAAGATCCCATATTGGAGATAGAGGCTCTGCGTTCTCGCTCTTCTGCCAAGACCGTAAGGGCATGACGGTTGACATCAATGCAGTTCTCTATGGCGGCGGTTCAGCTTCTTCCGAAACGACACGCAAACAGCTTCTCGAACGTGTTAAGGAAATGAAGCCATTGTCGTTCCCGGTATTCGCCTATAACTTGTCTAGGACACTTGCCGAAAAGAAGCTTCCGAGACCGGAATATGGAAGGAACCTATTGGAACTCATGGGTTGTCTTCCGGATGAAGCCATCACTGCATGCTGGACTGACTGGAGCAATGCTGATGCTACAACAGCAATGAACTGGATGAACTACTCCGGTGCCAGAATGAACATGATTTACAAGACTTACGGTGGATATAAGTCATGGTCTGCTACCCAGAAAGCTAAGGGTATCGACCTCACTTCGGATGAACCCATCATCAAGGCGGCGTAATGGCGGTAAGCATTGAGAAACTTCTAAAGAAGAATATCAACATTCTCTCTTTGTCAAGTCCTTATGCTTTCAATTTGCTTATCCGTATCTTCGTGCAACTCAGCGAAGATGTCGGTACTATGGGAGTAAGAGTGAATCACGGATTGTTCGACTTGAGATATAGCGAAGAATTCGTAAGACCTCTCAAAGTCTCGATGCGAAGCTTCGTGCTCGTACATGAGTGTTTGCATATATTGTTGCATCACTGCACGGACTATCGTAGACCAGCAAATCCTGACAGTGCGAAGATAGACAATATCGCAATGGACTTAGCGGTAAACTCGCTGATAAACTGTGATAATATCCTGCTAGAGAGACCTAAAAAATTCGATCCTGCCACCGGACAATTCGGCGAAGAGATTGGAATGTTTCCGGAGAAATTCGGGTATCCTTCTTATCTCTCCTATGAAGAATACCGCGATCGCATGAATGAAGACATCAAGAACGGCAAGCTTTCCATTGAAGTTCTAAGGATTCTCTTAGAGAAGAATGGATTTGACGAGCATGATGAATTCACTGATGACGCATCAGCAGATTCCAGAGCAAAGGCATTCTTCGAACATTGCGACCGTAACCATATGTGGGGTAAAATGTCTCTTGAAGCTCTTAACCAGATTAAGATAGCCCAAAGTAGACAGATTCCCTGGAGTCAGTATCTCAGATTCTATGCTGGGAGACTTATAGCTTGGGAAAAGCAACCCACACGAAGAAGATGGCACAAGATGTTCGGGAAACCGTTCCTTGGCGAAGAATATAAGACCAATAGCCCTATTGGATGTTATCTCGATGTTTCCGGCTCTATGAACGATGAAGATAAATCTTTGTTCCTTGGAGAAATGCGGAGACTGACAGAGTATTGTCCGATCTACCTTTGGACGTTTGATGCCGAGGTGGAGAACCCAGAAGAGTTCCGTCTTCTCACGGAGAAGGACTTCATGGGGGTAACACTCGGGTTAGCTGGCGGGGGCGGTACAAGATTCCAGCCTATCGCTGACCATGCAGTGGCACATAATATCCGCAGCATAGTGATACTTACGGATGGCTATGCCGAACCAATAGGTGTATTACCGCCGGGATTCAATGTACTATGGATCATTACAAAAGACGGTAAGCATAATCCGACCAACCCAGGTCAGATGGTGCACATGAAATAAAGTTGAAGCTCCTTCGGGAGCTTTTCTTTTTTGACCTTTATAGGAAAAATGAAAGAATAAACTCTTTCATTGAAGAACGCTAGTTCTTTCTTCGAAGAAAAACTAACAGAAAGTCACCTAACGACTTTCGGAGGAAAATTATGGCCTATAAAGGAAATCCTTACGGTTTGGAGAGAGGAACTGCGAACGTAAAGTTCCAAAGTCCCTCTGTCGATAACATTACTAAAGATACCTTCTATACTGGTGCATTTAACACACGTACTCAGCCGATGGATCCGCTCGTAACGGGTTACTCGTTCATCAAGTGGATCAGACTTCCGGATTGGCTTACCAAGAAGTATCCGTGGTTCGCTTCTCTTACTGAAAAGAACCTCAAGTCCTTCAATGGTAACGACGATGTGGAAATCAGCACTGTCTCTGCATCGCTCGGTTTTACGGGTAATGAATCTCAGTTTGCTGGTGCTATCGGTTCTAAGGGTGTCGGTTTCTCGATGACTCATCTTGAATACTCTGACTCTCCGGTTACTGAATGCTACGACTTCTGGGCATCCTCTATCCGTGACCCGCATTCTGGTATCGCTACCTATCCGGGCTTTGCTGGATGTGACTATGCCGCTCGTAACCATACGGGCGAACTCTTGTACGTTGTGCTTAAGCCGTCTGTTGCCCGTGCTGGTGAACAGGGTCGTGCCGTCTACAAGGATATCGAATCTGCAACGTTCTATACGAACGTGATGCCGACGAAGATCTCTAGAAGCCACTGGAACTTCACCGCAGGTTCTCAGGAAGGCGTTAACATCGATATGCCGTTCACTGGCGATAGATGGTTTGGAGGAGGAGTTCTCGAATACGCCGCTTCCGTGATTGAATCCTTCGCAAGCATCAACTGTCTCCATACGGAAAATGAAGGCTCGTTCGCGACAGAATAATTGCGACCTCATCTTTTTGATAATATCTACTTCGAAAGAAGTAGATATTATTTTATATAAATAACTTGTCAATGGAGAAAAACGAGGTCACAATGAAGTGCGAAATTTGTCAACGTGCTACATTCAATGATGCGAGATCACTATCACTGCACATTGCATGTTGTCATAAGGGAACAGACTATAAAGACTACTACGACAAGTACCTTAAGCAGCCGGGAGAAGGAAAGTGCAAATGCCCAGGATGCGACAATCCGACGAAGTTTATGGGTATAGCTCAAGGTTATAGGGCATACTGCTCAATAAAGTGCAATAGCAAGGCTAACAGAGGAAAAGAATCTGGATACTGGGATAAGCTCCGGGATAAGTGCATGACAGAAAACGGTGTCAAAGCGTATTCCGCCATCCCTTCAGTTCAGGAAAAAATCCATAAGACAAGGGAGAAAAAATACGGGGCTTTCCATTCTGCTGAAACCTTGGAAAAGATTAAGGAATCAACTAAAGCATCTACTGGTGTTGAGTGTATCCTTTCAGATAAAGCCAAACGAGAAGAATGGGCTGAAGAAAGGCAGAAACGCACAGGATTCAAGTATAGCGTAGAAAACCCAGAAGTTAAGGCTAAAGCCAAGGCGACAAAGCAGTCTCTCCCATTCATAAAGCGATTTCGAGAACAGTTTAGACCAGCATTTGAAGCTAAATTGTCAGCGGTAAACTGCCGTCTTCTTGATATCGTTAATACTGACGAGGTGTCTTTCGAGTGTCTGTCTTGTGGGTCTAAGTTTACTGATTCTAGAATCTTCGTGTTCTCAGACCGTGCTGATAAAGGTGTTTCGCCATGCTTAACTTGCAAGCCTAGGCACGGTTTTACTTCCGTAGAGGAAGAACAGCTTGTGAAAGAGATAGAGACCTTCTATGACCCAACAAAGATTATCCTTAATGACAGATCCATTCTAGATGGAAAAGAGCTTGACATATTCTTCCCGGAAGAAAATCTAGCCATTGAATTTGATGGTCTATTCTTCCATAGAGAGGATAAAGTTGGAAGAAACTTCCACCTAGACAAGACAATACACTGTATAGAGAAGGGAATAAGACTCATCCATATCTTCAGTGACGAGTACGAGCTCAAGCATGATATAGTTATCTCCAGACTCAAGTCTCTTCTGCATAAGAGCGATCGCGTCATCTATGCTAGAAAGTGCGTAGTTAAGGAGGTCTCTTCATCTGTTTCCAACGAGTTCTTAAAGACATCACACATACAAGGAATTTGTCTGTCCTCTGTTAGATTAGGTTTATACTATAACGAAGAGCTAGTAGCCCTGATGACTTTTGGCAGGTCTAGATATGCAAGAGAACATACAGAACTCTTGAGATTCTGCAATGCTCTTAATACCAATGTTGTTGGTGGAGCAGGGAAACTTCTGGCTGCCTACAGACGAATGCACCCTGATGAAACTATTGTCTCTTATGCTGACCGCAGATGGAGCGATGGGAATTTGTATAAGAAACTGGGCTTCAAGCTAGAAGGAATCTCTAAACCCTCTTATTCCTACTTTAAGAGCAGAAGAGAAGGAAGAATGAACCGCCTTGCTTTCCAGAAATATAAGCTTGTGGAAGAAGGCTTTGACCCAAACTTGACGGAAGAAGAGATTATGCGCCAACGTGGATTTTTCAGAATCTACGATTGCGGTCAGTATAAATTCATACTGTAGGATCTATCTCCAAATACCTTATACTCGTATCTTCGGATGCGAGTATATTTTTCGTAAAATTTTGATGGCGAAATGTATATTAAACTATGACCTATAAATAGCAAAATCAAGGTCTCTATGGCAATCCCGCTATAGATTCGTCTCAGGGGGACGATAATGTTCCAGCATAAACTTTACAAGCAATTTATCAATGATGCCGCTTATACATTCCAGACAGATATTCTGTCTCTCTTGAAAAAGGGAGGAGAGGTGTCTGTAGATGTGACTATCAATGATAATCTTCCTGCGTGCATGAGCAGTTACCCTAAACAGTTCAAGGAAAGGGTAGCGAAAATCTATCGCTCCAAAGAGTCTCCAATAAAGTTTGCGCATTTTAAGATCTACGAAGGAAATACGGCTTTCTATTTCACTATTGCTAGCGGAAGTGGCCGAGAAGATTTCGTCGGTCTTATTATGACATTCGATTGTGAACCTGGATTCGCATACAAGCTTGGTTGGGGCGAGAATGGCAATATTGCTGTTATGGATTGGAAGGAAGAAGAAACTGATGACAAAGTTCCGGTACTTGTCCAATAAGGTATAACTCCTAAGTCAAACAAACAAGCGGTGTCCGAAAGGATGCCGCTTTCTTTTTTGCATATAAACTATAGAACCATTAACCAAAAGGATAAATAATGGCTTATACTATCGAAAAATTCCTTGACGATCTTGACAAGGCTCTCTATCATTTCCAGATTGGTGATATTGTTACGCACGAAGAAAAGTGCCAGTGCGGATTACTTCATGGTTCTACTGACATCAAGAAAGTATCCCTCATTTGGGAGCACAAAGAAATTGCTAATGCTCTCATGGACATCGATACTGGCCTGGTTACCGTTCATGCCAGAAAGACCATTGACGGGGAACTGAAGTCTATTCATCCTTTCTTCCTTAAGAGCTGCATCAGGTCATGTCTTGGGCCTGTAATCAAGTGGATTCGTGGAAGAAACAAGATTGGCGAAATCTTCGATGATATCCACTATGCGGAAGATTTCCCAATGCCGTTGGAAAATAGACGGCGTGTCATTTTCCCTCTTGTTGATCGTAGTATCAGAGTAAACACAGACACCGAGAGTGGTCTCATATCTTTCATCGAAGGTCTCATCAAGTGGTATGGGAAAGACAATGTTATCAAAGTTCAACGCATCCAACAAACGGAGGAACAGAAAGATGGCAATGGTTGACTTTAAAGAGGAGAAATAGTGGAGATAAGACGAATGAGGATGTTCTGTCCAGACTTGGGATTGGATATCTCCATCGATCCGGGTAAGTGCAGATGCATTGTTGGAGCTAACGGTTCTGGAAAGACTCTGTTACTTTCTATGACCCATGCTCTGACAGAGTTTGCAGTTACCACGAAACCATATGCTCTGTTAAACCTTCTCAGAGAAGTGCGTATAGACTCCTTCGACTGTAGACACGTTCAATGGCATGGGTTCTTCAAGAGTGCTTCCGTGGAATTCGATGATAACTCCATAGCTTCTATTGAAAACATTAATAGCAGCAATGGAGAATTTCTTTGCGAATACCGTGGAAATTCTCTCTCATTGTCCGATGAACCCATACCGAAGGACTACGAGTCTCCTATCACCTTTCTGAGATCAGACCGGGAAAGCTATTCAGGGCAAGTTCTAGGAGAGCTTTTACACAAGAACGGCGGATCCATTCCAAAAGAGACGGTGGAAAAGTTTTGTACAGGTGTTCTGGATATAGGAGCAGCTCCGAAGTACTTCAGTCCAATGCCCAAGGAAGAAGACTTTAAGGGCAGAAATGCTTGGTATAGTTCCTTAGATAAGTGGCTAGACTCATTCTCTCATGGTGAACGAGAGATAATGCGTCTTGTCATGGCTATGGAAGGAACCAAGCAGAGCACTGGTATACTGTTTATCGACAATATGGAAATGGGTTATCACATAGCCTCGCAAGAGGTATTGGGCAAGCTGATTCCTACTCTTATCGAGAAATACAAAATCCAGCTAATCTACACAACCCATGCTCCGCACTTGCTTCTGGATAAGGAACAATGTACAGGCATGGATGAATTCCGGAGGAGTTGACATGGGTAAAGACGATGATACCTATGAAAATTATTCTTGTGAGGTGAAGGAACGAAAAGAAAGAGAAACCAAAATCTTCTTGTGTATTTTCGGTCTCGTAGTTTCACTGATACTTCTAATCCTTCTAGAAGTATTTTATCCAACTAATCTCAACCAAAAGGTAATAATAAACAATGATCGAAATTGCTGCGGCTGTCTTTGGACTGATCCAAGGTGCTCTGATAATGTTCAATAAAAGATCCAACTGGATCTTCTATGTCATACAGATGGTACTATTAGCTATCTTCGCATGGGAGAATCATCTCTACGGCGATCTTGTTAATAACATCATCTACGTTATCTGCGGCATAGTCGGATGGATATTCTGGGGGCAAAACGTTGGCAAGGATGTGAAATGTAACGATGCTAAGGGGAATATTATCCTTGCTATCTATGTATTGTTCTTTGCAGGTGCCACCATGTACTTACTTGGAAAGACAGATGACCCTCTTCCATTCCTAGATGCCTTCACAACAGCGACATCGTTTGTGGCAACATACCTGATGATTGATCGCAAGATCGAAGCATGGGTTATATGGTTCATCAACGATATCCTGTATGTTATCGAGTACTGGCTATTACCGAATCAGGCTCTATACTTGCTCGGTCTGAACGTCATCTGGACATTCATGGCAGTAGGATCTTTCATTATGTGGCGCAAACAACTCAAAGCTCAAGAGGCTAAATGATCAATCTGTTCTATACCGGGACTTACAGCACTTGGCACGCTTACATTAATCCCAGCAATGTTAGGGATAAGCTTCGTGACGACTTTAGGTCTCGGCTTGTCGAAAGAATTGATGACGTGATCTATGCTAGCGACGGGGTAGTGACAAAGAATCCCAATGTAAGATACGTAGGCGGTTTCTACTATGAGAAATCTAAAGGTATCTACAAAACAGAAACAGAAAACGTGGTAGCTGCAGAGCTTGAACAGATAGAGCGATGCGACATTCTCGTAGCAAACTTGTTAACTCATGCTGCTATCGGGAGTGTGGTTGAATTGTTCCATGCTGCTAAGCACAACAAAGCTATCCATGCGTTTATTGAAGACAAGGACGACGCATTTGCCGTAACTGGCGAATACTGGTTTCCTATTTACACGTTGCAGCTTTACAGCAGCAATATAACCATCCACAAAGTGAAGTCTGACAGAGAGATCTATGACTTCATCATGAACCTCAGGGAGTAAACAATGGCTGAAAACATCGAAATTACCGATATCATCATCGAAGGCACTGATGGCGTTGGCAAGACCGAAACTATCGAACGTCTCAAGAAAGAATTGCCTTACTATACATTCCATGATCGCAACAAGGAAGTTATCTCCGCCAAGATGACTAAGGACACTCCGCTTAAGGACAGAGCAGAGATGTATGAGATCTTCCTCAATGCTAAAAAGAATTTCCTTACTATCGTGCTTATCAATAATGACGGCGAAGAACTGCTCCGTCGTGTCAAGACTCGTAATAAGCCGATTTCTGACTTTGACCTCGAAGCTCCGTTCTATAATAAGCTCTATCGTGAAACCTATGAATACATGAGAGATAATGGTATGCTTTGTGGTCGTCTTAAGATGGTAGACGTTACTGGGATGAGCATGGACACACAAGTTCAGGAAGTGATTAATGCTGTCCATCTTTATGAAAGAGGCGGTTGGGTATGAACCTCAAGACAGGTAACTTAGTAAACACTGAACGCAAGTTCATCATTGTGCCATCGAAGGTTGATGCGAAGGCTGGAGAAAACTGGCAGAATGTTCATATCTTCAGCCCGAAGAAAGAGACACTAATCATTGATCAATTCTATATCGACGATGTTAAGTATCGGCGTCTCGTTGACCCAGACAAAGAAGAAGAGCTTATGGATAACGAATACCTTAAGCACTCCGACCGATGGGGAAATGAGTACACGGGTTATACCAAGAATGTCAAGAAGGGTGATATAACGGAAGTAACCCGTATCACCGAACTGGAGTACAGAGGAGCATTGGAGAAAGCGGGAAATATTGTCATGTCAAAGACAAGAAATTCTATGATCTATAAGCAGGACTCCGAGCATGAGTATAATATCGACACCGATATTTATTATGCGCACAATCTGTTTCCAAACATCATCGAAGTATCAGGGAATGAGCTGGATAAGTTCGTTCCTCCTCCTTACTTCAAGGAAGTGACAGGTGACCCCATGTTCAGTGCTAAAGAAATGTACAAAAGCTTGTGTGAAACTGTCAGACGCCAAATGGAAGAAATGCCATGAGTATAACCAGAGATAAGAAGTATCCAGAGATCAAATATCCGGAAGACTTGAAGAATAAGATTAAGCTATTCAAAGAAAGTCTCTCTTCGGAAGCAGAGTATAGAAAATATCTCCTTCAGCACGCGGACTATATGACACGTTTCGCTAATGACGAAGAAGATATAGAAATAACGGATATGGAAAATGACCTTAAAGACGCTGTGGCTCTTATAGAAAAGATCAAGAAGTGCCAAGATCTTAGTATCAAGAGCGATCTTGTTACAGTGACTATTGAGGAATTGGAAGAAGACTTGAAGAAATTCTGGGAGGACAGATGTATCTATAGCCCTCTCGATTTTGACAGGATGCACTCCGGTTTCTTCATGCACATAAGATGTCTGCGTATCGATCATCGTTATACTAGCAAGATATCAATAGAAGGCGAAATGTTCTTCCGTTGCTGTGAAGACTTTGGTTCGACATTGGGCGCTCATCGTAGTTTTAGGTTCATGAAGAATGGTGTACTGGGTTTCGGGCTTACAGAAGATCCCATATACCACGAACTTACGAAAGATCAGTTCAATACCGAACTGTCTATAATGACAGATAAAGCAAAGTCTGGGCTTACCATAGAATAAACAAAGGCATCGCAAGATGCCTTTTCTTTTTTGTATCACATATAAAGAAATAGCAATCACAAAGGAGAAAACATGATTGGCAATTCATTAGAAGAAGAACACAAAGTCCTGAAAAGGATATACACGAAATTTATCACTTTCCTTGAAAGCGAGGAAAGCTGTCTCAAAGCGGGTTTCTCATTCTACAAGAAATACCCGTGGCACTATGACGGAAATGCTGCCATAGCATACATCATAGCCAAAGACAACCCCCAAAAAGAATATATCAGAACCGACTTTACGTGCGACCTTAGATACGACAACGTGTATCAGTTGCAATCCCATCTGGAAGGAAAGAACTTCATGGAGTTCATTATTGACTTTCTGTTTAAGAACTGTCCTGAAGTATGCCAGCATCCTTCATTCTTTGAAAAGAATATTCTTGACCGTAAGTCTAGCGACTGCTATCTTATTCATTCTCAGATCTTTACAAAGACGATGGAGATCGTTAAACCTCTCCGTCCTCTGAAGGTTGTTGAAGATATGCAGGATAGACTTAACTTTATCAACATCTTCCCATCTCTTCATTCTAACCAGCATTGCGGCATGAACGAGACGGAAGGTTTCACAATGAGGAATCTGGAGACCTCGGAGAAGCTAATCGATGCTATCATCAACGGCGAGGCAGCCAAATTTATATAGGAGAAATAACAATGTGCGGTGGAGAACTGGTGTTCATAATACCGTTAGCAGGACTGGCAATAATCTGGTTGATTGTTGTGTCCTACAAGCTTATGTACAAGAGGGTGAAGGCAGATGCCGGATACCATCTCTGGTACAGATACTACAATCGTTTCACTGGAAAACTCAGCCATGAATACTGGAATGAATGGCCCGACTGTAGCGGGATCGAGATAAAGATCAAGCATACGAAGGACGGCTTTATATGGAGGCGTTCATGGTTAAAGAGATTTCCCGGTGCCTATGACATGTGGGCTCCGTACTATGAGCACACTAGAAATGGTTTCATGGAATGTGATGATAGTCAACGCGACAAAGCCGTTCATGACTTTGTTTGGGACTGTGGAGTAGACGATGACCCCTAATCAGATTAATAGATTCATTGATGACTTTAATAATGAGCCAAGGTCATGGCTCTTGAACTTAAAGGCAGAGCCTTACGTATGGCTCACCGAAGACAGTATAGCTTGTGCTATAATGTTCCAAAGAAAAGGGCCAGTAAACAATACAACTGTCCTCTCTGTGAGAATGGATCATAAGGTTGAAGGGAATGGCAATAAGAAAATCCTGTACTACGACCATAAATTCCACAGCTCTGACATAGACACGAATCCTAATATCACAAGGAAGGAAAAGAACTATCTACGAAAGTATTATCTACGTTTAACAGAAGGATCACCTAAAGCTATGGCTGATAGAAAGAAACAACTGACTAAAGAAGAATGGGACTTCCTAGTATGCCCTGCTGAGATAGCAGAAAAGGTATTGACGGCAGCTGGTTACAGCTACGAGGGCTGCAAGATATACGAAGGACAGAAATCGACTAATCCCTTTACCGGAAAGAAGGAAGTTGCCGTTACTTGGAGAACGGTGGCTAATCATCTTAAGGACAAAGGTGTTATCACAATGGAAGACCAATTCCAATGTACTCGTGCTGTCAAGGAATACTATGCGAAACTCATGGAGAAATAATGTCTAAAGACTTCAATCCTATAATGAAAGATTCCATCTTAAAATTCTTCGGCACAGTCTTTGTCAACGGAATGGCTAGAGGAGTTAATAAAGTCTCCTTCCATTTTAGCTTAGCGTATATTCTGTCAGATCTCGGATCAGAAAGAATTGAAAGCAAGCGCACCAATGGCTATATTCATTATAAGCATCACTGGGGCAATAAGACATACGACTTCACTGATCATAAACAATTTCTGGAATTTAGAGATATAGTGAAGAAAGCGTACAAAGAAGAAGAAGAATTCTGGAGAAAGCGTAAGCAACGCAAACATAGAAATAAGGCATCTTAGGATGCCTTTCTTTTTGTACTGTATATTATAGAAAGTATAGACCTTAATCACAAAGGAGAAAACAAATGACAAAGAAAGACAACAAGACCGTAAAGCATACAAGAGTCATAGCTGAATGGATACAGAAGCTTTCTACGGAGAGCGAAGTAAAAGACTTCTTGAGTACAATAAAGGATCCCTTCGGTGATCCTCAGTTCGACTTCTATAAAGACAAGGATGACGTGCTGTATATGGCAGGAAGCGGTTACAACGAAGACCTGAAGGGTCTCTTGTTTGATATTCTCGGAAAGGAAGAAATGGCTAAACCTGAAAGAGATATCTTCTATCCACCTGGAGATGACTGTAGCATATTCGACGAGAAAAATATCGATTACGACAAGCTAGAAGCGTATCATAAAAAATACGATAAGCTATTCTTAGAAGACTACAATATCATAACCTTCTATGAGAATAACTATGGTGGTAACACTACACAGGCTTATCTCTTCTATGTAGTCTCTTTCGATAAACGTGTAATGTATACCTTTGGATACGAAGAATCGAACGAAGGAGACGAGAGTGGTTTAAGCCATCGTATGACCACCAATCTTGATACCCTCGAAGTGATCTGGGAATCACCCAAACTGATTTAACAAGAACTGAGGTAATCATGAAAGATCTCTATATGTTTGGCGTGAATATTGCAAAAGCCGATAATCCCGGCAACGTATACAATGAAGTAACTAAGGCCATAGAAGCGGGAATAATACTGGGAAAGAAGAATCTTAGGATCATCTGTGCTCCAGTGTCAGATTCCAAAATAGCTACTGGGCCTTGGCCCATCAAGACCGCAGAGGAGATTGTCGGAAATCATCCTGAAGACGAGACTACAGGAGTAGCCTTTAATTCTGGTTTCTACGATCTGTCTACTGTGACCGACGAAGAACGAATATCATTCATGAATGGTGCTATGCTGAAATTCGGAAAGTTGGCCTTGTCCTATACGTACAACATTGCCTTCCGGACAATAAGCGAACCGAATCATTATTGTATCATTGCAGATCTGAACTGTAAGAACAGAACAAAATTCGATTTCGAGAAAGGGAGAGATACAAAATGATCGAAAATGCTGTCAGGACTAAGCTTGAGGCAGTCTTCCGTGGTGCTTCAAACTCAGGCGAAATCTATGTTCCATTATTCTTGGCTAAGGGCGAGCTTCAGGATAGGCATTACTACATTCACCCCGCCAATATAAGACTGGATGTCTTCAGGAGTATGCTCGCTGTCAACGATAGACTTACGATTTTTATTCCAGACGACTTTGAACAGCTTTCTTCCATTCTTAAAGAAGTCGATACATACGAAAACTGCTATTTTGCTAATACGTCAAGCTTTTGGGAGCTTGACGATCTCAAAGAAAATGAATATGGCATTATAGCCGTGAATTCCGACTTAGATATCTATAAGATCATCTTCAAGCAATACGCAAATAATCTTCCTTACTTTATCAAATCGGCTTTTTACAAGTTCAATCTTGAAATGGACAGAACCTTTATCAAAAAGCTGTTGGCGTTCAATGATAAATGTTTTGAGCCTGCACGTAAAAGGATAGCTGCATTCGACACTCTTGACGTGTTTGTCAGGCTTAGACAGAACTTTATTGAAATCACTCAATCTGGCATATAAAAGGAGGTAACAATGGATAATCAAGAGATCAAAAGACCAGAATCGACATATATTTATGTTGATGTTACCGGGAAATGCGACGATGACTTCGGTAATAAAGCAGAGTATACACAGTACTACGTAAAGGCTCATGCTGACGCATACTTTGACTATCTTGAGAAGACTATTGGAGAATTAAAATCTAAACTAGCAGCAAAAGGAGAAATAATGGCAAAAACAAAAATCATTGTAGTAGACATCGACGGAACGCTCTCGGATGCTACAGACAGAGCCAACAAGTATCTTGGAGAAAATCCCGACTGGGATAGTTTCTACAAAGCTTGTGGTAGCGATGCACCGATCAAACCAGTTATCGAACTGGTTGAAACGTTGTCATTCGGCTACAAGGTTGTGTTCTGTTCTGGAAGAAGAGAAAGCTGTCGTACGGACACGGAGGCATGGATAGACAAATATGTCCTTCTGTATGGCAATAACACCAAGCCATTTACGTTCTTGTTCCGCAAGGATGGCGACACGAGACATGATGTCATCGTGAAACCTGAAATGCTTGACAAGTATCTCTCTGAACACCCTGACGAAGAAGTGTTCTGTACCATTGAAGACCGTAATTCAATGGTACAAAAGTGGAGAGAGCTGGGTTATCTCTGTATCCAGCCCGCTGATGGCAACTTCTAAAATTTTAGGTCTACCTTCGGGTAGGCCTTTTTCTTTTTTTGTATAGCATATAAACCTATAGTGCAACTATCATAAAGGAAACAATATGCCTAAACACAAAATTATTTGCGAGTTTTGTTTCAGTGACTATGCCCCCATAGACACTAAAATCATCGTCATGAAATTCATGAAACATTTTATGAAGAAGAGAGCAGACGTGGACTTCAAAGGTAAGATAGAACCAGACAAGAAAGAAGGAGTACTAGTCTGTTGTACCAAAGAGAGAATCAAGGGATCCGCAGACTGGAGATCTAGAAATTTTACCTTTGGTGATCTTCAGGAGTTCATTGTTGGTCTCGTCACGAATGATATAGCAACCACACGTGAGATCATTGAAGCATCAACGGAAGTCTGTACCTATACGGAAATAAGAGGCGAATAGACCATACTCAGGGAGATAAAAATGGAAATGTCAACATTAGAGCTAGCGCATCTCTTTCACCTTGCACCCATCGGTATTAATTGCAGAATGGGCGATCCTTTCCAACCGACGCAGTGGGAAGGAACCATGCGCAGACTGTTGGAGCTCAACGCTTGCGGTCACGCTGGCCCGGTGATTCTGGTAACGAAATCAATGATCTATGATGAACAGATCACTTGGCTGAGCCGTTTCACTTCGAATCTTAACCTATTCGTGTTCTTCTCCATCACCGGACTCTGGGAGAGGTATAAGCTTGAAGAGAACCTTGACAACTTTAAGAACTTTGCTTCCAAGATCGTCAAGGTTAAACCTATCATGTTTATGCGTCCTATCATTCCGGGGGTGAACACTAAGAACGGGATTCTTGAACCGATCATTGAGACTGCTAGCCAGTATTCTGCAAAGAAGATTATCTTCTTCCGTAGCTACAAGCCCAGAGAAGGTAACGAAATGTTTACTACACCGTACCTTGATAAGCTCCAAAATCTCTGTGACAAGTATGGAGCCATCAATGGCGGTGATAGTAAATGGCTTGCAGAAACATTCAACATCCCGTCACTGAAGAGACTGGAACCTATGGGCGATGATGAAGCTAACAGCTTCATTGAAGCTATGAGATACACCGATGTCTTCCGTGCAACTAACGGCGAGATTACTACTATTGCAGAGAATACTCGTTATCTTACACAAGGCGATGCTAACTTCTTCAAGATGTTCACTCGTCTCAATGTAGAAAATGACGCGATTTTCCGTAAAGTAGCTTACATGACAAGACCTCTGCTCGGCTTCGTTCAAGCTAATGTCGAAAGTAGCTGGCTTGGATGGGGCGAGAATAAACATTGCGACATCGGTTGTACATACTGTATTGCCAACAACAGCTATGATACAATGATACAAGAATACGGGTATAACTTTGATCTCATTGTTGATCGTAAGATCAGATATGATCTCATAAGGAATGCCCTCATCAAAGAAAAGAAACCATATCAGGAGACTATAGAATGCAACCAAAATTAATGATCATTTATAACTTCAGCGATGTTGCGTTTCCACTCTGCGGATTCATTGATGAAGACAGACGGAAAATGCTCATCGACATCTTCACCAGACAAAAGACATACGTTAATGATAACACGATTAGTTATGAAATCTCTGAGAATTATTTCTGCGAAATGAGCACTAAGGAAGTTCTCGATGCTCTTAACAGACCGTTCGATATCGATGTCAGTAATATTCCTGCCGAGATCTTGCCATTCGATCCTGCCACTGCTATAGCAGAAAGTGAAGGATGGGTAATCAAGGTTGATGGTCAGGATGACTATAGACAAACAACCGTGGAAGAATACAAAGAAATAACAGGGAATGATGATTACTATGTTTAAAACAGTATTTGTAATGTACATTAGTCTTAGTACTGGCGGTATTAACACAGACCTTCAATTCAAGGATGCTGCCTCTTGCGAAAATGCGAGACACCAGATTGCAGTAACAAGTAGACCACACTTCTCTACGTTTACTTCGTGTGTTAAGATGGATATCCCGCTTAAGAAGACAAAGTGCAAAATCATTAACAAGACAGACTATTACAACAGCGAAAGCAATCGTTCCTATAGAGCAGTACCGATGAACGGATACCCGTATCCTGTTGAAATGATCTGCGAAGAACAATAACCGAGGAGACATACAATGACTGAAGAAAAAGACAAAATCGAAGAGATGGGTTCGGCTGTTAGAACAATTACACGAAGAAGAGTCGAATTTCTTGATGCTCTCAAGAAATATAATTTCTCTATTCGTGGACTCGAACAGCGTATCCTCTCAGTAGATGATAGCATAGAGTTTATAGCTACAGGTATCCTTAATAGTATGGCGTCTGTAAGGATTACCAGAACATATAAGGCCAATGAAGTAACACAGCTTATCGAATATAAGATCGAAGAAGCTGCCCGTGGTACCTTCGCAGAACAGAAGTGTCTGGATAACCACCTTGACGCGATTTTCGCTCACATTGGGAAATTCAATGCTCTGTCTATTTATGATCGTAGGCACGACAAGGTAAGACCTAAGAAAGATTAAACAATGGCTAGGGTAAAACCTAGCCTTTTCTTTCTGGATTAAAACTTTATGAGTCTTTAAGAGGAAAAATGCCCAAATGTAGCATAAGAGAATGATGTTAACAACCCAGAGGAAACTCCGGGTTTCTTTTTTATAGTATATAAAAAAGAGAAAAATAAAAACCTAAAAACAAGGAGAGAAAATGAAAAACGCTGAAGAGATTAGGAGAGAAGTCGAAGCAGATAATCTAGACAAAAGAGTTAAGAAAGTCTGTGATAACATTGAAGAACTGATTTCTGAAACAATGAAGTACTCTTGCTTTAAGAGTATCAAGGTTTCTATAGAACAGGACACCGTCAATGATACTACCGTTTCTCATGTTATTGACAAACTTCGAGAAGCGGGTTATAGAATCATGGGCGAAGGTACTATCTGGTCTGCCAATACTAAGAAGCAGGCAAACTCGTACACTATCTCATGGGACTATGGGATAAAGCATTAACCTCAACATCAAGGATACACAAATGGAAAAAACCAAAATGAAAGAAGTAAAAGTTACAGCTGACAAGCAACTGACACCCGAACAGCTTGAACAGGTATTTAAGCAGGGTACCCACATTTTTAAGACTGTCGAAGCCACGATTCAGACAGCTCTTAATGAACACAAGGCGGAAGTTAATACATTGGCCGACGCTCTCAAGTTTGCTTGGGAGATCATTAAGGAACTCCCGGCTATCTTGGATGATAATCTTCCGTTTTACAAGGCTTTCATCAAGCCGCTTAAGCTTGGCAAGGACAGAGAAGGCATGGTCTACTCCTACGTAGGCAATGTCTTCGTTACACCTATCGTCATGGCTACGGTAGACATGTGGTACAAAGAACTGGAAGCGGAACGTAAAGCACCTAAGACTAAGGAGATTGCTTCCTAATGTTGGACAGCAAAGCCATAAGAGAACACAAGAAGATGCGACATATCTTTAACTCTTTGAGTAGAAAATTCATTCAAAGCAAGGATTATAGACGCGCGCATCATTCTAAGAAATGGTATAAGGCTTATATTAAAGAAATGAGCAACGAATTACTGGAGAACCTAGATGGATAAGCAAAGACACGAGAACAGAAGCCATAAACAGAGACGCTATGTTCTCAATAACATTCTTCGAAGAGAAATCAGGAGCAAAAGCTTGCGCAAGTTCTGGAGAAAACATAAGTGGATAGACATCTATCTGCTTTCGTTCCTAGACAAGCACTACTGCTTTGCGGTTACACCACACAATCAGTGGGAACAAGCTTATATGTTCTTCCTTGGTATTGCTTCCGAGAGATATGACCTTGAAGGTTATCTTCTTAAGAAACAGGAGAAGGAAGAATGGCACTCCTAGCAGATTCCTGTATGAATGCCTACCAACGAAAACATGCGAAGAGACTTGGTGAAATAGAGAAAGACGTCACCGAGATAATCGATAGCCTTACTTCAAAGCTTCCACAACAGATCATGAAGACCCTTGAAGACTATTGTGATGTCTTCATTAATGATGGAACCATGAAGCTTGTTGTTAAGCTGGTTCCAGAAGACGAATCAGTGTATCGGTTGACGGCTCCCGTTTCTCGTGGTGACCAGGTTTACAATATTCTGCATCTAATAATTAAAAGCAAGGCATTAAAACAAGTTATAAATTTCTACGAAAAACAACAAGTGAGCGTGAAATTAAAGAAAGCAATTTTAAGCCTTCTAGAGTCACTTGGCGACAAAGTAGAACTTGGCACGGACTGTACTAACCTAGAATTCTCGTACATTGTAAAACTACGAGATCCAGTGAGGTAGCATCCTATAAATTATTAAGCCCACTAACACTGGGCTTTTATTTTTTGCTCTGAGAGACACATTAACCAATCTAAAGAACTAGAAAATGGCCGAAGTACTGCGTCATCGACGTATTGCGGACAGCTACAGTTCACTTACTCAACAATCAACAAACATCTAACTAACAGAGGTTACTATGTCTCTTATGTCCAAATTCCGTGAAAAGACTATGGGTGCTCAGCGCAAGGGTGAGTATTTCAAGGATCATGCCATCCCGACTGGCTTCACGCTCATCGACCTTGCTAACGGTTGTATCGATCAGGAAAATAACTGCTTTGAAGCAGGTCTTCGTACTGGTCGTATCTTCTCCGTTTGCGGGTTCTCCGGTTCTGGTAAGTCTACGCTTATTGCGCAGCTCACATTCCCGATGGCGAAGCAATTCGAGAATGCTGACGTCTTCTGGTTCGACGCTGAAAAGGCTGCTAACGGTAAGTCCCGCTTCATTCAGCTTTACTGCGGTCATGACAAAAATCCGGAATTGCTCCAAAAGTTCTACGAACAGGTTCGCATAGAAAGTGAAAACACTTATCTTGACAACCTTGCTGAGTTCATCAAGGAAACGCACGATTTCAAAATGCAGCATCTTGAAGAACTCACCGAAGAAATTGTGGGCTACGACGGCAAGAAACATCAGGTTCTTGCTCCGACAATTATTGCGGTTGACTCGTTGGCTGCTACATTCTCCAAGTCTTCTTCTTCCAAGGCTGAGGATGACGGCGAATTGTCGAATAAGACAGCTGGCGCACAGCAAGCCATTGAAAACAATGACTTCATGCACAAGTCTCTGAACATGCTCTATTCTGCGAATATCATGATCGGGCTTGTATCTCACTTGAACACAAAACCCACTATGGGTACACCTGAAGTTTCTAAGATCCCGTTCCTCCCGCCTAACGAAAATATCAAGGGTGGTTCCGGCCCGGTGTTCGATGCCGACTTCAGTGCCAAAATCTTTAAAGGAACAATTCTCCATGCGGAAAAGGACTATGGCTTCGACGGTTTCGTCAACTATATCCAGATTTTGAAATCGCGCTCTAATGTGGCTGGTCGCAAGTACCCGTTGGTATTTGACAGTACACACGGTGGTGTCTATGATAATCTCTTGTCTAACGTACAGTTCTTGTATGAAACAGGCGATATTAAAGCTGCTGGCCCGTACAGCGTGTTGAACTCTCTGCCTAGCGTCAAGTTCACTAAGAAGACGGTTCGTGAAGTGGTTGCACAACACCCGGAACTCGGTGATGCTATTGAAGCAAAGGTTATTGAGATCATGACTGGCAAGATGTACCATTGCCCGATTGTCACAACGGATTCTACTGTCTCTGTTGAAGAAGCACAGAAGATCCAAGCGGAAATGGGCACAAAGGTTACGAACGCTGCTGAAGCTAAGTAAATTAAATAGAGTATCCCCTTGAGGGATACTCTATATTTTAAGAGCGTGTAATGCACAAGGCAATGGCGGTCTTAGAAGACACAGAAAACTTATCTGTATCAAGATTCAACTTAGTGGCTAGTCTTGAAATGAAAGACAGCTCCCGACCATAGATACGCTTGTACAGAGTCTTTGATTCTACAAGCTTACAAAGATAGTCAAATACTTTCCATAAACTTTTTTCATCTGGTTCTCTACTGATTATAAGGTCTTTTGATCGGTTAAGTTTTTCGCTAAGATACTGTTCCAAGTTCTCAGCTTTCTTGATGTACAATTCTCTGCTTATAGCTCTAGCGAGGAGCTTGTGATCCATATCGCGGATATCTTCAAAGAAGAAACCTTCTTGACCAAGGATGTTAGCCGTAGCCATAAGGCTCTTCTCTTCGAGACCCTGCTTGATGGTATGAACGCGTTCGTTGATCTTCTTTAGTATCGTTTCATTATCAGAAGATACAGCGAGGCGTTCACCATAATCAAACCACTTCGAGAGAGCTTTAGCAAAGATTGCGCCAGCTTTTTCTGTGTCTCCGTACGCATATACTTTTTCAGGTGTATACATAGGAGACTCCTAGGGGATTACTTCTTGCCGTTAGCGAGAGCGTTGTAGCGGGATTTAGCCATCTTCAACACTTGCTCCATACCGGGGAGAAGCTGTTTAGTTTTGTTACGGATACGGTCAAGATTGTCATAGCGGTCGCTAACTACGAGTCCGCCGCCAATGAGACCGATGAGACCGAAACCGACACCCATAAAGGCGAGCCACTGGAAGGAGAGCAACCATCTGAAGAAAGCTTCAAACGTGAGTCTGCCTTCGACAAAGTCCTTCATCTTACGAATATCATTTTCGATCTGGTCGATGAGAGCATTGACTTCAAGAGAAGTCGAAGCTGTCTTGATCTCATCACGGTAGTAGTCGATCATCTTAGTACGGTCGGAGTTGAGGTACTTGTCGATGAAACCATTAACACGGGCATCTGCACCTTCCTTAGCAGGGAGCATGCTCATGATGGTATCATAACGATCTTGAACTTCCATGAGAGTTTCGGCAGCAGTCTTAGCATCGAGTTCATCGAGCAAGATCTCTTCATCGTTGTTAAAGTTAGCTGCAAGGAACTTGCGTTTCTTTTCGAAAGCGTCAGCAACAACGCCTTCGTTAGCGGTGATGAAAGCAGCAAAGTCTGCCTTAGAAGCACAAACGGGATTGAGTTTCTGCATACTTGTTCTCCTTATTCATCATCGTCGTCGTCATTGTCAGCACTGGAATCACCGCGATAGTTTGCGGAGTTCTTCACCTTGCCATACATCATGTCTTTCTGTTTCTTCTTAGCCTTACGGAAAACATCGTACATGACGGGCATGAGACGCTGAGTCTTTTGACGGATCTTTTCAACTTTGTGGTACTGGGTAGCGATAAGCACGATCGCAGCCGGAGCGCACATAACCGAGATACCGATGGCAATCCAGAGGGCTTTCCAAGACACCATGAAGCGAACGAAGGAAGCGAAAGTCATTTCGCCATCAACGAAGTCTTCCATGTGTTCAATATCATCAGCGATGTCATCAACGAGCTTGTCGATGCGGTCTTGCGTAGTAGCAAGTTCAACCTGCTGTGCGTACCATGCAACCATCTTAGAACGGTCACTGTACAAGTACTTATCAATGATGCCGTTAGCCTTGGCATCAACAGCCTCTTGAGCCGGAACAGCACTCCAGAGTTTGTCCATTTGAGCTTGGACTTCTTCGAGAGCCTGAACAGCAGCTGTAGAGTCGATAGAGTCGAGAGTTACAGAGAGACCCTTATTCTCGGAAGCAAGAGCCGTTGCGCTTTTAATAATATCTGCAATCTTGCCTTCGCCAGTTTGCAGATACATCTTGAAATCATCAACGGTAGCTCCAAGGGGCTTCAAAATTCTGCTCATTAGAGATATCTCCTTAATGTTAACATTCGCAGGAGGATTGCTCACCCGGGCCACGAGTAATATCTTTGAAAACTTTACAGCACGTTCCGTCCTTGTTGACGAAATAAATCAGACCAGCGATATCCGTAGAATCATGGAATGTTCCTGCGGTAACTGGGATCTTTGTTCGATCGAAATGTTTGGGAAATGAAAGAGCCTTACAGCCCTTTCGCCGAAGAAGAAATGCACCAAAGCAGTTCAGTTCTCGCTCAGTCAGACGAATCACACCTCTATATGGAAAGCTCCCTACGATTTGTCTTTTTCGTCTTTCCCAGTATCTAGTCTCAATATCCGCAATGGATCCAGACTGTGCTGTAGAAGTGCTAGCACTCAAAGAATTCTTGCATCCACAAGCCATAGCAAACCTCTTGTTCATTATAGAGTTATCCATCGAACTTATGATTGCGGAGAAAGCAAAGTTGCAAATTCGCAAAGGAGACAACATGTTTATGCGATTGTTAGATCTAGTGAGAGAGACTAGAGCAGCACTAGTGCAGAAGAGAGTTTACGCCCGTATGGAGAGACATGGGTTGTCTGCAACCGTTCTCGTGTGGGAACTTGATGGAGACAAGAGACTGAAGTTTGTAGGCGAGTCCACAGTGGACGCTGAAACAGTCTGTACAAAGAAAGAAATTGAAGAAAAAGCAAAGTTGATACTCGAAGAAAAGCATATTCATGAATACAAGCTTGAGGTGTTCTAATGACATTTAAGGAATCTTACATCCAAACAGTTTGCAAGCTGTACAACACTCTGACGAACAGAGTGGCTCCACCAGAGTTTATCAAGGAAGTGGAAGCTCTGTATGATACAGCCATTGTGAACACCAAGAGCCAGAATGAGCTTATCATTCACAACCCTGAAAAGCACACTGTGCAGGAAATCCAGACCGAAGAAGTGCTGGATATGGTGTACTCCGGTGATTATACCATGAGCGCTTACGGCGTATTGGTTGACTCCTATGCTCGTAATCCGTCTCCATTATCTGACTTCCTTATCTTCTTACAGGAAATGCGTAAGAAAGAAAAGAAGCTCAAGTTCGAGCATATTAACGACGTTGACAAGTTCATCATGCTTATCCATGACAAGATGCAGCTCTTGTTCAAGCTCGTTGGTAACTCGGAGTACGGCGGTGCAGGTGAACGCAACTACATTCTCGGATCTCCGAATACCGGGCCGGGTACTACTTACAATGGTTTTGCTATCATTACATCTACGATTTACTTCGTAGAATCCCTTATGGAAGGCAACTTTTGGTTCTTCTCTACTGACGACGCTCTCCGTTATATCGAGGAAGTCCGTCTTCACACTGAAAAGTACCCTGAAACCATTGCTTCTTATGTCGATGAAATGATCGACAATTGGGAGATTGTCTATGACGAACTCTGCAAGCACATTGCAGAAGACGCAGATTTCTCCCACTTGACTCTCAAGGCAGCATTACAGAATCTCGATTCCGAAATGCTTACCAGAATCTTCTATACGAACAACATCTACAGATTTCTTGAACAGAAGGCTCAGATGGCTGTGCTGTCTAACACTTTCTCTACGTCATTCCGCGATCCTAACACACCGCCGGATGACATCAAGGAACAGATGACGACGATCAATGACAGAATCCGCCAGTATGTGGCTCATCCATATATTCACTGGAACCGTGCCGAGATTGTGAAGAACCTCAAGAGAAAGAGTATTCTCGTAACTGACACTGACTCGGTATTTTGCCTTCTTTATAATTTCATATTATTCTATGAGGATAAGTTCTACAAATCTGTCGAACAGGATGATGAAGCACGTATCTCTATAGCAATGATTGCCAACAATATTCTTGGGCAGCAATTACAGGCTATATTGGATGCTGTGACGGGAGGCCTGTCGGTGGATAAGAGATTGATGCCAAGAATCAACATGAAGAGTGAATTCCTCATGAAGAGATTGGCACTTACTCGCAACAAGAAGAACTATTCATCGATTACTCTTGTGCAAGAAGGAAAGGTGCTTACACCACCTGCTTTTGATGTCAAGGGATTACCGATTAAGAAAAGCTCGACAAACAGAATTGCGAGAAATTATTTCTCTGACCTACTCGAGAACCAAATACTCAAACCGAAGGAAGTCAGTCCGAGGGAAGTACTTCAGGGTTACATGCGTTTTGAAAGAGAAGTGTATACTTCTTTGAAGGAACGCCGTGACACTGTGTATCTGACTCCTGGTAAGTACACTTCGTGGGGTGCGTACAAGGATCCTACCAAGAATTCTACAGTACGTGCTGTAACGATGTGGAACACGCTCAATCCGAATGACAAGATACAAGACTACTCGAGAGTGAATCTCATCCCGATAAGGGAAGTGAAGAACTCGGAAGGATTCGCATATCTTAAGGAAATAGATGAGCATCTTTACGAAAACGCCATCAGGATATTTGAAGAGAATGCTCAGATGTTCCGGTCTTCTGGTGTGAAGGCGATTGCACTTCCTAAGAAGAAAAAATCGATCCCGGAATACCTCCTACCGTTGATCGATACGGACAAAATAGTGGAGGCGAACTTGAAAAGTGCTTATACTATCATGGAAAGCATCGGCTTCGTGCTGTTGCCTAATGGTAACTCTAAACACTTCTCCTCGTTCGTAGACTTATAAAGAAGGAAAAACACAACAATGGCATACAATAACAAGCCCAACAACAATTTCGGCAAAAGCAACAACAATGGCAATAACGCAGGACGCGAAAAGGAATACTTCCGTTCTGCTGCTCTCTTCTGCCATGACTCCAATCTTACAATCGGGGTTATGACAAGCATGTACGGTGAAATGTCCGCATTCCTCCGTCTTGCTCGCCGTCTTCCGGATGCTCCGGCGGAAGCGAAGAAGGGTGATAAGATCTACGACCATAACAATGAAGTCTTCATTGCATTGGGCGTGAATCAGGCTATTCGTCTTCAGGCCGAAATCAACTATCTCGAAGCGTCTGAAAAGTCGCAGAGAGCAGTGTTCATGCTTGGTATTTGGAAGTTGGAATTCATCAAGGGCGAATACCTTGAACATCCGATCAAGAATGCTATCTTCATGAGCATTGAAAACACGGATACAAAGCAGCGCGATGCGTTCGTGTTCGAAAACAAACCGATTTCTTTGGACAACATCGAAGGACAGCAGGAAGGATTCATTTTCATCCAAGATTTTGAAATCTTCAAGCAGTGGCTTCAGGCCGTCATCCCGGAAATGTTCAAGCCTCATAAGATGTCGTTTGCTCGTATGGGCCAGCCCACTGGACAGGGTGCTAGAACGTCTGCAGCCGGAAATCATTTCAAGCAGCGTCCGTCCAACTCTAACCAAACTTCTCAGGAGACACAGCAGGAAGCTTCTAACCCGCAGGACTACGTTCCGCAGGGCGAAGATCAAGACTTGCCGTTCTAAGTTTGATTAAAAGATCCCCTTGGAGTAATCCAAGGGGGTTTTTATTTTTTTAGTATGTGAGCGTGTACAGAGCTTGTACTGGCTCAGAACCGATCTTTCTGGATACGCCACCAGTAAGGTCAGTTATATTTTTTGGTGAGTAGATGTACTTCTCGATCTCGGCATTAGCTTCCTTCGTGAAGAGCATCTTGATAACGACGGTATCGCCATCGAAGTCAGCATCCATAGCCTTAAGGACAGCCGGATGAAGCTGTGCTGTATCATTCCATTTCACCGGGGTCACAGAAAAATCCGGATAGAACGGATCATCACCGATCTTCGTAGTGGCCTCGGTTGTGATAATCACCGGACGATGGCAAGATACGTTACGGTAGTCTTCAAGCGGATAACGAGTGACCAGCACATGCTTGTCCTTGATTGCTTCCTTAGTGATATAATAAAGGATGTCGGTATTGTTGATAGGTCTACCGAGCTCACCGAAGAAGCCGAAGTCCTTGAAGTCTAGCGGTTTGCCATCGCTCTTGAGGATGAAGAACGGCTCTGTACGGAACTCTCTGGTACGGGCGTAGTTGGCTATAAAACGCTCTGCGTAGTCCGTGGAGAGCGACTCAAAGGCAACCTGAGTGTACTTCCCGTGGCTCTCTTCGACCAGATAGTAGTCCTCTCCAAGCTCGTTGAAGAGCGCCTTGAACTCGTAGGAAACGAACGGAAGAGCAAGAGCAGCCATCTGGTATAGAGGAATACCGACTTCTTCGAACTTGATCATCGTATCTTTGTATGTCGGAGCTGCTGCAATGTGTTCAGCTGAGATAACAGCACGAGTAGTGTAGTCGATGTTCTTACCAAGCATTGTAGCATGGATGAGGCCATTCTTCTTAGCGATCTTGCCGATGAAGTAATCCATGATCTGAACGAGCTGTTCTTGGATCTTGCCTTCAAGAGCATAGGTAGTGAAGAATCCGCCTTCATTCTTGAGTGACTGGCATTTAGAGATCAAACCAACATACATATCACCAATCTCATCGATGGAGATACGAGAGAGTTCCTTGGTGAAGTTTATGTCATAATAGAAAGCCGGAACAGTAATCCACTTAGTACAGAAGATTTCATTGCGCTTATAGAGCTTCAGGAGCTCAATACGGTTAGAACGAGAACGGTTGTTACGGTCATCGAACTTGATCTTATCCCAGTTCGAATAGAGCCATTCAATTCCGGTGCCACCTTTTTCGTCTTCAAGGAGTTCACCCCTTGAAGATACGGAAAAGTTTTTGGCTCCAGTAACAATAGCAGAAGCTTGAGAACAAATTCGGCTGAATTCTTTATACGCCAATGGGTGCATAAAGTGTCTTCCGAGATCGATGTAGGCGTACTGAAGCTTACGTCTCTTGGAACCCGGTCTGCCATAGATCTTATAAGAGAAGATACCGTCATCCGTCGGTGTCTTATCGGCATTGATGTATACCGGATTAGACACTTCGGGAAGCTTATTCTTCTCGATGATGGCATCGATATCTGCTATTTCAATCTTCATAATTACCTCTTTTCTATTGAAGAGTTCACCACTTTGGGAGGAAGCTCTTTATAGTAAGCTTGGAATCCTGAAGATTCTGTGCATATCCTTCCATGATAGCTTTGTTGTAGCCAAACTCAGGGAAGGCAATGTACTTGGACTGATTCTTAAAGCGTTCAGCCACGTCAAGCAAGCACATTGGATTGTCGTCAACAAATGTATCGAAGTCTGGGAAGTTCTTCTCGATGTAAGCACCCTTGGACTCCTTGAGAGGGAGTTCAACATACTCGTAATCGAGCATACCAAAATTCTTTTTTACCCACTTCTCCTTGGACTGGTTGCAGAGACCGTCAATGACATGGGTAAGGAAGATGAGCTTATTACCAACACCTCCGGAGATAAGCGAAGCACCGAAGCTAGACAACGGAAGATCATCATAGAACTGACCGTTCTCCGTATAAGACTTGTAGAAGAGGTCTGCTACAGTATCGCTGATACCGAGGAACTTGATAAGATCGTAGAATGGTCTGGAAAAGACTTCGGAGAAGAAGAGATTGTGGTCATAGGTGCTTTCAAGAGCGATGTTGAGTCTCTCAGTACGCTTCATGATAGCAGGGTGTTGCATAGCCGACAGAATCCACTTCGGGGCCATATACACAATTGTATCGTCAATGTCGATGATTTGGATCTTGGGTTTCTTTATCATGGTCTACTCCTTTCAATTTTTAGTTCAGAATATTCCACAATAAAAATGATCTCTCCACGAATGGAGAGATCAAAAAAATTAACCTTGAGACGCAAGAATCTGCTTGATCAACCACGGCTTACCATAGCGGAGCGGACGCTTCACATCAGGAGCAATGGCTTTAAGGTAGTCGTCGAGTTCTTCAACCGTCTTAGATTCCAGAGTGGCTTTGTCAAGCTTTTCCGGAGTCGTCACGGTATCAACGACAGCTTCAGCAGGAGCTTCAGGTTCTTTGACAGGTTCAGTATTGGCTACAGGTTCTGGTGTAGCTTCAACTTGCACTGGTGTTACTGGTGTTTCTGCGGGTTTAGCAGTTTCAGTGGCAATCTTTTCAGCAGCGATGACGGATTCCTCTACCTTCGTAGCAGGTTTCCTTTCAACCTTCTGAGAGACGTTCTGTACAACAACCTTTGGCTTAACCTTGACACCAGTGATTACCACCGGATAACCCAAGGCACAGACGGTCTTGTACAACTGGTCACTGATCTGTTTATTGGTGAATGGCCCTTTACCAATACCCGGAATCACTCCAGTGTAATTTGTAGATACAACTTTCATAAGATACTCCTTTGGTTATACTGAATTAGTCATCGAGGAAGCCGAAGAGGGCAGATTCGTACTTGAGGTCGTCATCAGCACCGTCGCCGTCACCGAGACCCACGACTTCTTCGTCGCTGTCCTTGCCTTTCTTCTTGTTTTCATCATCGTCGTCACCCGTTTCATCCGGATTCTTGGCATCATCTTCCGGATCGGCAGCAGCCGGAGCAGCAGCGATTTCATCATTGAAGACATCGTAGAATTCTTCAGAGGATGCAAAGGCTTCGTCTACTTCATCAAACTTGAAGCATTCATCGCCGTCCTTGACATTCTTGGAAGCGTTGTCAGACTTGTCGTCCTTATCGTCATCCTTCTTGTCATCATCTTTCTTATCATCCTTGTCGTCGTCGCCCTTCTTGTCTTCGTCATCGTCTTTCTTATCATCCTTGTCGTCGTCATCTTTCTTCTTGTCGTCCTTATCCCCGTCACCCTTGTCGAGATCAGAGATATCGGCCTTAGCACCGTTCTTGGCATCGTCTTCGATGTCATCGTCAGCGTCTGCGAGGAAAGCCTGTTCGTCGAAGTTGAAGTTTTCGAAAGCGAGAGACTGGCAAGACTTGCCACATTCTTCAGCGTTTTCCGGATCCTTTTCTTTATCCTTGTCCTTATTTTCTTCTTCATTGAAGAGGTGCATAAGGTCGAGGTCGTTGTGTTCTTCAGAAGCGAAGATATCGTCAATACTGTTGACTGCCATAATAATCTCCTTGTAAGATTTTTACTTCATTGAGAAGTTAGGATGAATCTAGAATAAGTTGAAATTTCCCCGTGCAATTTGGAGAAATTTCAACTTTTATTTTAACTCTTATAGTCGAATGTATCGAGAATATTTTCACGCAGATTCTTCAGGATGAAGATAGCTGCCGGGAGATAGTAGTAGTCCGTAATCAGACCACACGGGTTGATTCTCTCCAATAGCGGAACAATCTGGTCGATATCTCTCTTCTCATTGAACCAGAACTTGATAAGCTCGCCGTATCCGGATGCGTCAAGGACATCAAACTTGATGGTATCCGTCTGGTCTCTAAGATACTCCCAAAGATTACCGAATACACGCTGATACCCGAACATACAAGGATTGACAGTCTCAGAAGCACAATACTTGGCTCCACGGACAAAGACATCCCTCAAGTGCCTGCCCGGTACTTCTTCACGGTAAGGTACAATCATGTAGATACCGAGATATGGCCCCATGTGCCAGAAGTTATGATGCTCTAATGCCCACCAAAGACTGTGCGTATAGAACCTGTACAGTTCATCGTAGTCTCTTACATCAATCTTCAGAGGAACACGGTCTCTACGGAAGCTGAAGTTACGATAGAAGACATTTTCCTTAGATGCAAAGTAGTGGAGAGCTTCATCCCAGAGGAGATAAGTTCCTTCCATCACAGGGAACATGTAGCAATCAGTGCGCTGATCGTAGAACATTTCCACTTCGTCCACAAGGAAGTCAAGCTTAGCTTCAATAGCAGCACAGATGTCTGCTTTAGAATCTTCCACAATGGCTGTCTTGTTTACAGAATGGGAAGATGCAATCACACGGAAGACACGAGCAACCTGCTTGTCAATATCACCAGTACCGGAGTATACCTGATACAAGTAATAAGTGATCTCATAGAAGGATTGACCCTTGATGTTGGATCTCTTCACATGGTTCACACGGAAGATAGCCTTCTTATGACCATACCAAGGAATAGTGAAACAGTCGTCTTCTCTCGGCATTAGAGAACCCGGAGATACAATGGCAGTACCTTCCACCTGTGCTTCTGTACCCGCTTCGTCAGAGTCCTCTGGGTCTACATCAAGGTTACTTGCTTTGTGAAGCGGAAGATCCTTAATAAGATTGAAGACCACCGGAGAATCATCACCGACAATCTCTTGAACCGTGCCGAGGTTCACATCATGAGTACTTTCGGCATGGCTCTTACTGTAGTAATTCACTAATAGCGGGAGGTCATTAAAGTATACCTTATAGGTATCAAGAGACGCTTTAAGATGAGCTCTTTGGGTCTCGACAAAGTTCTTGTCATTCGCAACTATTCTTGCCATCACTTACCTCCGGCTTTCTTTACTGGTTTGGCGTTCTTGTTGATAATCTTGAAAGCTTGTCCATAGATAGACTTTGTCTTGTACTTTTCATCAATCACAAAGTCATAGTCAACCTTGCCTCTGTCTTTCTTGGGAGTGTTAATCATCGCATAACAAGCTTCCATTTTCCACTTTACGCTGTTCACAGCATCATAGGCAGGAGTAAACATGTGGTCATGTCTGTTTTTGTATGCCGTAAGAAGCTTAGCATACTGGTCTTTCAGCCACTTGTCGTCATCCTTATGTTCCTTAAGAGACTTGAAGAACATCTTGCAACCAAGCCATGTACTGAAATTCCAAAATCCATAGTACAATCCTATCACTACCCCTGAGAGGACGTCAGTACCAATCATCGTTGTGGAATTGTAACTGAAGTCTAAGTCTTCGGGTTTCAACAACTTTTCCGCCATATATTACCTCATTCATGAGTTTTTACAAAAAAAGAAGTGCGTATCGAGCGATACGCACTTTTCATTAAGCTTCTTCCGGATTGACTCGTTTGAAGCGATTTCCTCTTGCACCTGCCGGAGCAGATTCTTCGAGTCTATCGCCCCATGTAGTACGGACACCCATAGATTCGCTCTTACCGAAGTTGCAGACCAGACGAGCTGTGTCTCCTTCGAACGGAATAGCGACCATAGAGAACGGACATTTCTTTGCTTTGTAACGCTGTTTCAGACGACAGATCATCATATAATGAACACCTTCCGGGTCTTTCAGGTTTCCAAGCATGTAAGTACCGTCAGCATTTTCGTATGCTGCAATACTATTGCCCATGTCTGCGCCACTGAACTTACCTTCAAAGGATTGTCCCTTCTGTGCAAGTTCCGAAGCCTTACGGACTGCTTCTCTCTGGATCTGAGAAGCGTCGATAACAGGGATCTTGTATCTCTTAGCCAAGATCTTGAAATCATTTACTGCGGAACCAAGATCAAACGTCGGGTCATCAATATGATTGATAGCTCTGATACGCTTAAGATAGTCATGAACGACACAGACGACTTGGTATCCACGCATGGCGAGCTTTTCGATTTCGCTCTCGATATCTGCCACGCTGATAGACATATTGTCTTTGTACTTTCTCTTGAACGGAATTCTCCAACCGTTCTGTACATACAGATCGTACAATTCTTCCGGAGTTCTATCAATGTAATCCTTTTCGGAGGATATGGCTTCCGGCAAGCCAACGGAGTACTGTCTTTCCAAGCTTTCTTCGAGAGAGTTTTCTTGGGTGACATAAAGGACAATGGGCTTCATGCCTTCCTTCAGCGTGCTAGGATCATATCTGTTCATCGAGCAAGCCCAGTACAAGACATTCTCCAACATGAGACTCTTACCAGTACCCGGTGCTCCCAAGAACACATATACGCGTCCTGCTCTGAACCCACCGCCCAGAAGCATATTGAGTTCTCTGCATCCTGTACGGACTACAGACTTCGGACTCTTTGCTTCATCAATAGATCTTTGTTGTCCTCTGATAAACGATTCTTCGCCGAAGATCATTTCATCAGAATCGTCTCTTTCAATTTCCGCCCTGTTCATTGAACTGATAAGCGGAAGCACAATGTCTCTAAATTTCTTTGGAAGTGCTCTAGCGTTATGAGCATCGAGATTCTGTAATTCTTCGACGAGAGATACGAGAGGATTCACACTTCCGTACAACACCTGAGACTCCGACAAGTCTGAGAATGATTGTACAATGTATTCGGCTGTATCTTCGTTAAGAATCAGCCCAGTGGAAGTAATTTCTGTTTTCAAGGTTTCCAGAATCTCATCTGCGTTCGGGCAGGTTCCCACTACGGTATCCCTAAGAATTTTCCCGTCTATGGTACGATCTTCTACAACCTTGTTAAAGATGCCGAGAGCTATCTTGATAAGCCCATTACGATACGAGTCTTCACCGTGTTCCATAGCAATGTTGGAACGGATAAGAATATCACGGATACTCTGGGCATCCCAGACCGTGAGCTTCGTGGTGAAGAGTAATAGCTGAATGGAACGTTCAAGTAATTCATTGCTGATAGGCAAGATGATTGTCGGTGCTCTTCTGCGTCCTGGCATTAGTTTTCTCCGGATATGATAAGACGTATTTTGTCAAGCTCAACTTTCGTGAGGAACTTCGTTTCAAGGAACTTCTGTATCTTCTCACTGTAGTCGAGAGAAGGATCTGCAAGGAACGCAAGCTCGTTTTGTTCCTCTTCGGTCTCTTCCATTTCTTGAGTTTCGTCGGTCTTAACTTTGTCTACGGCTCGTTTGATTTGGAAGTTAAGATTGCGAGCGTCTGTGGCAAAATCAGACACAACTTTTTTAATTTCGGGATGCTCGCTAGCAAGCTTTTCTGACATGACAAATCGATAAGAAACCGCCGGATCGGTTGCTGTAGCAGCTAACGTCTTGACGAATACCTCAATATTTCCAGCAGAGCCGTTATAAAGATCATCTACAGAGAATGACTTATATACAGGTGCGTCAAGGTTCTCTTCGAATTCATGGTCGAATGTCCCGTTCTTGGGATTGTAAGTATAGATCATGAAACCTTTAGACTTCGGTTCACCTTGAGAAGTTCTAGAGAAGCTTCCATGATAGAATACTTTTTCCTTGTAGTCGCAAGCTACATGGATATGACCACCAGTGACAGGGCCTTTGCATACTCGAATCAAGTCTTCGCTCTTAAACACTGGTGCAGATTCCATCGGCATTTCGCTCTCGTAAACCTGAGAAGCAAACGACTGAAAGTCCATTGTGCCGTGGAAGAAGATAAAGTCATAAGCCTTGTCTGGAGCTTCATAGATGTATTCTTTGTAGAATTCTCTCATGTCCTTCGGATACTCTTCCGGAATGTAGAGAACCTTAAAGCCTTCGTAAAGCTCTTCGACAGTGCATGTCGTAATAGTCTTAAAGCACTTGTAACCGCTGAGGAAGAGACCAAGGGTTTCAACCTGTCCACGGTCATGAGACAATGTTCCCTGAAGGAGTCTTACAGGAATGTTATTGCGTTCACAGATGTTGAGCGTTCTGGAAAAGCATCCTGCTAAAAGTCTCATCGTACTGGAAGACATCTTGATTTCCTTATGGAAGAGGTCTCCAGATATGACCACAAGGTCAATCGCGTCTGTGTTTGATTCAATCAGCTTATTGAAGTAATCGTCGTATTCCTTGGCAAGATGCTCATCATCCTTAGCTCCGAAATGGAAGTCTCCCGCATCAATAGCTACGAAAAGTCCATCGCCCTTGGGCTTGTAAAAGCTCTTTATGGTATTCATTGTATACTCCTTTGCAGCAATGATAAGTTACGGGCATAAACTTATCAATGAATAACACCATTTTGAGGATTCTATGAAACGTCTTTCTGAATTGTCTATTATTACTGAGGAAAGTAAGGCGGCTACGGCTAAGAAGATTACTCTCCTCAATCCGAAGCTTGATACTGCTCCCAAAGCCTTTATCACCGAAATGGTTCAGCAAATGCAAGCCAGAGAGAAGCGTCCTCTTCGTGCCAGACTCATCAGCGAAATTGAAAACGGAACCGTTGTTCCTGTCTTCTCTCCTGCTGCTTATGGCACTGGTCTTCCGTTCCTCCCGGTCTGGGTTGCTAGAAATGGTTCCGAAGCCGTTGGTGTTGCCAACTTAACCAATCGTTTCAAGGTCGATAAGAAAGGCGAAATCGCTTCCAACCCGAGACAGTTTTACAATCTCTGTGCTGCTGCCTTGATCTTTAAGGAAATCACCCTCAACCCTGAAGCCTTCACCCGTAATGTAAAGCTAGTCACTGCTCTTAGCCGTATCTATTCCAAGATTATGACCAAGGTGACTGACAAGCTCTACGGGATTAGCTACAATGAACTTGTGCTTGACCAGATCCGTTACCTCTATGCGAAATTCTTTTTGATTTCTTCCATCGGTAAAGCTGGTGAAGCTGCTTCGCTCATTGCTCTTAAGTCTGTCAAGAATTCTTCTAGACAGGCGGTCATGGACATCGACAGATTGGTTCCGACAGCAGACTACGAGAACTTTGATAAGTTCACCGACCGTCTTGCTATCACATTCAACAACCTGAGCAAGATTTCCATGCGTTCTGTCATTGCAGAAATCGTGAAGTCTTATGGTTCAACTTCGTTCCTCATTCCAGAATTTGCGCCTATGTTGATCATCAACGTAATGCTTGCAATCTGGGATAGCGGAATCAACGTCTCCTTCGCTTACAATTCTGTACTCGAAAAAGACGGTGAAGATGTCCTGACTGAAATTCAGAACATCATTAAATAAAAATAGAGAGAGATCTTGCGATCTCTCTATTTTTACTGCTCTCCAACGAAGAAGTCATCATAGACACCTTCAACGACTCTCTCATACGTGTCGATTTCTTGAAGCTTCTTACGAAGATTCTCGAACGACAGGATCGTAGAAAGATTCTTGGTGTTGATGCCCTCGCTCAATCTGAGAACAGTAATCGGGCCAGTATCTGGCAACGAGAAGTCTGGTTTGTTTCCATTGATATCTCTCAACAGTGCCGACAAGATCGTTTCTGCATGAACAGATACAATCGGAATCTCACCATCAACGATATACTTGAGGAACGCATTTGCGATAGCCACATAGTTGTTACCGATTCCGTTATGGCTGTCGGTCTGAATCAAGCTAATGAGATTCATCAATGCTTCGTTAAGCTCAACACTCTGACGACGCAACGTAAACAGTTCTTCGCTGTCTTCGATGTTGATGTTATACTCATGCTTGTATACTTCGAGTTCCTCTTTCACTCGTCCTGTCGGATACAGTGGTACAGGAAGATCGAATGTTTCCTGTGATTTCTTGTTCTTCACAGTCAGTCTGTTGACCACCAAGTTTCCTTCATCGTCTTCACCAAGGTCTTCTCTTGCGATAGAGAACTTGCGAAGATCCTTTCCGGAAAGCAGCACATTCTTAGATTCTTCAAACAGTTCCGTGAATCCAGCTGGCCACTCGATGGGCTTAGTCTTTGCCATGAGAAGATGCTTTGCAGACAGAAGTCTCTGTGTCAAGCATGATGTAAGCAACAACACACCCACAGACCCAACACGGTAGTGTTCTTCGTTTGCCATATCGAACAAGTCGCCATAGCATCTTCTACAGATACCTGTCTTGCATGAACAAGTGATCGGGCTATAAATCTTAATCTTGCCTTTCATTCGTTCAAACTGTTCGGCACTTCCGTCAATCTTCTCTCCTGATTCCGTATATCTTCCTATCAGGCGAGTAAATGTCTTCATGTTCGGAACATCCACTTCCAACGGATGCTTCGTGTCACAGCACTCTTCATCTGACAATACAATGTCAGATGTGAGCAACAGCAACTTTCTTGCAAGGTATCCTGAGCGTCTCACTTGATGGTGAGAGATAACCAGTGCCTTTCTTGCACCAGTTGCAGATACCCAAAAGTCTTCAATACTTCTAAGTCCACGGATAAAGCTCGTGTTCACTGGGTGTTCGCAGATATTGTCATCGAGGTCTGGCTTCAGACCTACACACGCCACCATCTGAGTCAGCTGTTTCTTGTTAACAGCTTCTCCTCGGATCAATTCTCTATACGGAGAATCTGGGGCGGAGAATACTCTACCGACTTCTTCAGTCAGCTTGGACATATCTTCTGACATTTCATCCAAGGTCTTGTGCTCATCGAGTTTGAAGTCGATGAGTTTCTTGGCTTCAGGATTACTCTTATACATCTTTGCAAGACTGTATAAGTCAACGGTAATACCGTGGATCTCATTTGTCTTTGTGGACAGAATGAGAAGATCCTGAATCACCTCAAAGATTTTCTCTTTCAGATTGTCTACTCCGGCTTCTCTTGCCATGTTCGCTAAGCGTCTGATATACGCATCAACGTCCTTGGCACTATCACCGTCAAACAAATCGCTCTCATCGAACTCCATGTCCAAACCCTTGGACACAGCTCTCAATGCCGTAAGAGAGATGATGGCTCGACCGACTGTCGTATCCTTGGTCAAAATCTTGATCGGAGTAGACTTTCGTTCTGCAATCGTTCCCTCTCCGTTAAAGAGGAATTCCCTGAGACCAGTGTAGCTCTTTTCAATGCTTTCACTTGTCAGCGAAGTAATGCTATTCATTAGCTCTCCTTGTGGATAATTTATAGTTACTTCAATTTCTTTATATACAAAAGAAAAGACTCTAAGGAAGTCCTTAGAGTCCTTGTATTACTTTTCGTAATTAAAGATGATTGTCTTGTTAGCCATGAGAGTTTCGTTGTTAGTCTCGATACCGTGATTCTTCAATAGGATGAGGTTACATGGTTCTTGCATGAATTCTCGGTTATGGCTAATGACGAAGCACTGTTCCACCTTGAGATCGGCAATCTGTCTTCTCAGCATCTTGACAAACCCAGTACGGTTCTGTTCATCAAGCACACCGTCTACTTCATCAAGGTATACGATGTTGTAGGAGTTGTTGATAGCCTTATTCAAGATAGCCAGAGACAGAGCTTGCTTGACAAACGACTGTTCAGCACCGCTTCCGAGCTTGCAGTCATCCAAGACGGTTCCATTGCTCTTCACGATAGGGATAGAGAAATCCTTTTCTGTGATAACAAAGTCGCCGATGAGCAGCTCACCGTTAAAGGCAATCTGGAGCAGGTGGTTAGCCTTCTCACGGATCTCTTCAAGGTAAGTGTCAATGAGGTATAACGGAATACCCTTGGTCTGGTCGCAAGCAGCCTTAACAGCTTCAACGGCATTGTACTCGTCCTGAATCTTGGCAATGCTAGCTTCGAGTTCATCACGCTTCTGCCTTTCGTACTTGTAGTTGTTAAGCTCGGTCTCCATAGCCTCTTTTTCCTTACGAGCATCAGTGATCTTTGTCGTAAGTTCCAAGAGAGCTTGACGGCTCTTAGCAATATCAGCAAGATATTGAACCATCTTTTCAACCTTAGCCTTGTTCTCTTCGATTTCCTTTCGTTTCTCTTCAAGAACAACAAAGGCTTTCTTCAGGTTCTTCAGATGTTCGATACGATCGCTGATAGAAGTAACTTCCTCGTTAGCAGCTCTGAAGCCTTCTTCTTCGGTACTGTAGCTAGACTGAAGCTCTTCGACCTTAGACGATGCCTTGGAGAGAGTTTCTCTGGCTGCACCAATGGCTTCGGCTTCACTGCTTACAGCCTTGAGCTGAAGCTTAGCATTAGCCAATGAAGAACGAGTATTTTCAAGTTCAAGTCTGGCATTAACGTAATTCTCGATATCGGAGACATCAAACAAGTCAAACAGCTCGTCTTCAGTACCCTTCAAGTACTTCAGATAAGTCATCGTGTCGTTCAGCATCTGGATCTTAGAAATCAACCTGAGAGACAGCTTCTTCGAGAGTTCTTTCTTGAAGTTCTCGTAAATATCGCCACAGGAAGACAAGAAGCTAATCTTGTTGGTAAGATACATGGCTTCATTGTTCAATGAGTCACGGTCAATGGAAGCGAATTCTTCCTGTTCCTTCCTAAGAGCTGCAAGACGGATGATGGAACCCTTAGCTTCAACAGCTGCTGCAATGAACGGACAAGAGTCATTCTTACAAGAAGCCGGACGCTTGTTCAGCACTTCTTCAAGCTTAGCCTGAGCTTCAAGGAACTTGATGTCACTAGCGATAGTGATAATCTTGTTACGCTTTTCTTCAAGCTTTTTTAGCTCGGTTGTAGCCTCGAACAAGAGCTTGTTCACAACAGAGTGATCTGTCAAATCAACATCAGACAGGTCGTAAGACTTCAGCTGATCACGAATGCCAGAAAGCAGAGTGTTAGCTTCGATGGATTCTCTCTTGAGAATTGCCAGTTCAGCTGCTCCGTAAGTGGTAAACTTCTTGTACTTGATATCCACATACTTAGACTTCATTTCTTCTGTGCATTGCTGAAGCTTTGTTTCGCCATCAGCGATCATTTCATTAAGACGATCCACTGTTCCCTGAGAGTCTTCAAGAGACTTCAGCTTAGCCTCTGCTCTTTCCTTTGCTTCGATGGCTTCATTAAGACCAGTCTTAGCGTTATTCATCATAACAGAATGAGTAGTCTTAGCTTCTCTCGCTTTATCAAGGTCAGGCTGAATATGCTCTATCTCTTCATCAGCACTTGTCAGAGAGAAGCCTTCCGGAATCTCAGCTTTCTGAATATCATAGATGCTTTCGAGTTCCTTGATCTTCTCATCGACCGGATTCTTACCTGTTCTTGCGAATACACGGAGTTCAGGGATAGACTTATCAGTCTCTGTCAGGATCCCATCAATGATACCCTTTTCCTTTCCGTAATCCTTGTTAAGATCTTCAAGGATGGTATCCTTATCCTTGATAGCGATCTCAAGATTATCGATAGCGACTTGGCACTTCTCCTTGGAAGAGAGCTTGAGGAGTTCATCCTTGAATGTAGCCATCTGTCTACGGAGAGCCGTAAACTGTTCTGCTGCTTTCTTGTGGAAATTCAAGTATGGGTCAATAGCCGGAAGGAACTGTCCGATGAACTTCTTACGATCGCTCTTAGAAAGGTCAACGAAGTTAGCAATCCCACCAATACGACCGACGACGAAATAGTCTTCGGTTACGCCAAGATTGTCTTGAACACAGTCTCCGTATGACTTAATCTTACCAGACGAGTTCAGATTCTGCCATCTGCCGTTTTCAAGCTTGTAGAAGAAACACTTAGACTCATGTCTCTGTTCTTCATCGTTCCATACGTAGTTGATAACGGACTTGAAGACATTGTTCTCATCTTTCCTGAAGATGAGTTCCTTCATACCGTTTTCTTTTTCAATAATGATACGCTTACGGTTATCAAGAGAAGAAGGGAACGGATGCAGAACAGAAATGAGTGTAGTCTTTCCAGAGAAGTTCTTACCGAAGAGCATTGTAATAGGCTCATCGAGAGACTTCGTAAAATCGATTTCCAAAGTCCTGAGACCCATGCCTGTATAGAACCCAGCAAAGTTCTCAAACTTAGCTTTCAATATAATCATGAGAGAAACACCTCACGGTAGTTAATGTTGAAGTGGTCACGAGAGAGTTTAAGTGTTTCGTAGACCGAAGAGTAATCCGTAGGCTCGCCGTTAAACTTGAACCACAACGGGTTGATCAGTTCTTCCTTCTGGAGAAGAGTCTTAAGACCGTTAGGAAATCTTTTCAAGAAGTACATGTTCATTTCAATGAACACCTTAGAGCGTTCGAGAACATTCATAGACGGAAATACATTGTTTTCTCGCTTCACTGTTCTCCAAGTCTCTTCCTTGATAGCTCCTGCCGTCCTTGTAAGGAACGTACCAAGAGCGTAGTCCTTAGCTTCCATGAACGGAGTTACCCAGTAGATCTTTTCATTAATGGCGTCAAGCCAGTTGAACCTGTCGTAGTTATCCGTTTTCATGTCGTTCGGGAAGCTGTCAAGAAAAGCGTCCATAGTCATGACACCCTTCGTCTTATCAAACTGTCCAAGAGCTTCAAGCGGCGATACTACGGGGATAGGCTTGACCTTTGCAAGCATATGGATCATTTCTTCTAGCAAGTCCATTCTGTTAATAAATGGCACGAAGAAAGACATGTCTACTACAATATTAAACATAGTCATGGTTCTCCTTTGGTTCGATATAAAGTTCGGGGTATGGATTCTTGAACTTTATAATGAACATATAAGGAGTCAATGATGAATACTCTGTCTCTCAAGCTCAAAGAACTTCATTACATCACTATGCTTAACATTTCTGCCAACGAGGATCCTAACCTCAACGTCCCGACTATCCTCATCGGTAACGGTACGTCTGATGTGAAGAAGGAAATTCATGACAGATATATGGACAAGCTCCGTGACATCGTGAGGAAGTCTGAATCTGAGTACAAGGGACTCAGTGATGGCTATGCTACGATGTTCGATCAGTTCATTAAGTCCTACAAGGAAAAGCTTGCTGGCAACATCAAGATGTCCAAAGAGCACAATAAGGAACTGGACGGATATACGCCTACTTCTAGCTTCAACATCAGTGTCAAACCTTATGTGCTTGACTTGAAGACTAAGACCGATGCTCACAAGATGGCAATCACAGAATTGCTTCAGAAGTACTTCATTCCGAAACTTGCTGTTATCACTAACAAAGTCGATACTTCTAGATTTGAGGGCCAGTGGAAGGATATTCTCCTGACTTCTGTAACTAGAACAGGAAAGGCTCCTGACGATGAGTTCAAGACTGTAGAGGTTCCGCCCAAGGTTATCTCTGAATACCTTGAAGGATTTGGAATCAACAACTTGACAATGCTTCAGGATCAGCATACTGAAATCGATAACTTTGTAAAGCGTCTCAGAGAAAACATTGAAGGAGCTATCAATAAGCTCAAAATCGATGTCGATAACTTTGACGTTCATAAGGCAAAGGCCGAAAGTACTGAAATCGAAGGTAGAGCTAGGAAAGTGGCCAAGTTGCTTTACTTATTCAAGGATCTGAAAGATTCAATGGCATTGTCCAATAGTATCACTATGGACAGACTTGCCACTGGAGAACAGATAGTTAAAGCTGTCCTCAACCTGAAAGATCCTCAAGAATAAATTTATACCTCCATCGTGGGATGGAGGTATTTTTATTTTTTATAGGTTATTATAAAGAAAAAAATAAAAACGTGAAAAATGTCTCCTAAGTCATATATTAAAGAATGTAGTTAAAAACCATTAAACCAGGAGACAATAAAAATGGCTGAAAATGAAAACTATGAAAAGATCGAAGTTGCTCTTAAGGAAACTCTTGAAAGAGCCAACGGAGACGCTCGCAGGGTCAACATGCGAGTATTCTGCGAGAATCAGGGGTTCGATTATAAAGAAGCTGCGAGTGTCATTCGCACCTCTTCAGAACTCCCGATCAAGTGGGTTGACAGGGAACAACTTCTTTCGACTTTCCCGAAGCCGGAAGAGGAAGAGAAGCTCCCGGCTAAGTGCTATGCTGACGCAGCAGATATGAGCAAGAGGAAGCGCAAGAAGATTCGCGCAATGTTTTGGAGCAATCCGAAACTGACCGTTCAGGAATTCTTGGCTCATCAACCAGAAGGATGTCAGGTTACGGAGAAAGCTCTCCGCGAAATCTTAGGGGAACTTTGGGAAGAAAGATACGAATATAAGAAACCCAGAAAGGACTGGGACTCCTATGTTGAAATCTTGAGATCCCTTCCGGAGAGCAAGTCCGTTGCATCATTCTGTCGAGAACAGGGTCTCAAGCAGGATCAGTTCAAGAAGAACTGTCCTCCGGATCTGTACGAGGCTCATAGCCCAGTTCGCATTAATTGGGAGCTTCATATTGAGGCTCTCAAGAGCGGCGACATCTCTTATCAAGAGTACTGTAAACGGAACAATATCAGGGTTCAAAGTTTCTGCTATCATTGTGACGCCGAAACTCTTGAGAGATTCGACGAAGCGAAAATGCGGGACAGAGAACGTGCTGCAAAGTACGATCCCGAAAAGACTGTTCGCGAGAACGCTCAAATCTTGGGTGTTACCGAACAGTACATGTCCTTGTGGATTAAGGACAAACTCCAGGTCATTGATCCGGAAAAGTATGGTCGTATTCACGAAGTCCGCAAAGAGAACCGCTTGACGGATGAAGAGAAAAAGATCCTCGCTCTCGAAGCGATGGTCGAAACACTCCGCAAGAAGAATCTCGAAAAGGAAAGCGAGAACGCTTTGCTCAGATCAAAGATCTCGTCGCTGGAAACTTCCAATGCCGCTCTTCGTGGTGGTAAGGAAGCCCTCAATAGGGAACTCCTTGATCTTAAGCACAGGATCAAGGAAAACCTCATGGGTGTTATCAGCTCCCTTTAAATAATAAAAGAATCGGTCTGTACAACCGATTCTTTTTTTGTTATTCTCTGCTGGCATAGAAAGCCTTTTTATTCTGCGATATACGCAGAGCTTTCTTTTCTTGTACAGCCTCATCCGAAAGGAGGTAATCCCCGTTGGCGAAAATATCTATACCGTAATTCTTAAATTCTTCATAGATACGATTATAGACACGGCGCTCGTCATTAGATAGATCAGATCTTGAGTGCTTGCCAAGACTAATAAGGTAATCGCGACATGGCTTCACTGCAGACTTCGCATTGCTTTGCCTGTCTTTTCTAAAATTGTCAATGAAAGCGGTGTCCTTGTACCTTCCATCAGAAAAGATATCTATACCATACTTTCGATTGAAGTATTCTATGCGTTTATACGCTAATTTTTCTTCTTTTGTTAGTTCTGGTATCATCTTACCAAGCGACAAAAGAAATTTTGCTGCTGGCTTGTCTTTCTTTTTGTTGTTATCGGAAACTCTTTGAATACGTGTTCCATAGGTAACATTATACTGGCGATCGCACCATTCCAAATTGTCGTATCTATTGTTTTCTTGGTTTTCATCTTTATGGTTCACCTCAAGAAAGTGAGTCGGATCCGGATTATGAACGAAAGCTTCGGCTACAAGGCGATGAACATAAAAAGTAACATTATGTCTCGATATACGCATATAACCTGATCCAGTCTTTCCTATGTGAGCATCAATAAAGTCGTCTTCGCTAAAATCAGCTGAAAGAGCTCTGCTGTTAGCAGGAACCTTGATTTTTCCATCAGGAAAAACTAGAAATGTAAACATTTTTCCATTTTTCTTTTCCTGTAATCTTACTGGTTTGAGTTTTTCCATAAAAATCTCCTTAATGCGAACATTAAGGAGATAAATCTTTTGCGAAAATTAGCTAAAAAGACGTGAAGATTTTCCTGCGATTTGCCGATAGATGCATGTTCTGACGGAACTTTTCGAGAAGTTCTCTTCGTTCATTAACGGCATCTTCGTAAGTACCAGTATACAGTTCAATCTCAGACTGCGTAGTATTCACATTCGTAAATACATGGCGGAATCCAAGAATGTCCATACGGATATCGCAAGCCGCAAGCTGGAGGATATACTCACGGAGACCCGGATGGAATTCCGTAAAGTCAGAGTGAGCGACCTTAAGCTTTAAAGCCATTCTGTTGTCATTCATTCCTTCTGGCGGGTTAGGAGCAATGTTTATCTTGTTAGGAGGCAGGAAGTGTACTGTGTACGGGATAGCCGTGAAATTGGCAATCTCATCCTGCAAGAAACTCAAGACAAACTCAAACGGACAAACACGGTAAAAGCGATCGTAGAATGTAGTTGAGCTTCCGATACCATTGAGAGATGTCAGAAGTTCAGCACCAAGAAGCTGCGTAGGAGTTTCAACATAGTACATCCCCGGCTGTCCGTCAACCATGTCGTTCTTCATATCCACGATGTAGTGGATTATCTTCGGGAAGTATACAGAAAGCGTCGGTAAGGTTTCATCTTTAAGAATTTCAGCGATAGCATCATCGTCGAGTTCGAGATTTCTCATTCCCGCACCGACACGAGCCTTTACACGCTGAATAATCTTGGAAGTACTAAGCCACAAATTATCCATAGCAGAATCCTCTATTTAGTTTTATTCTCGATTAACGTCTTTACGCTGATAACAATTTCCGTTAGCCGATCAACTTTCTCGGCTATCTTTTCAACTGTTTCAACTCTCTGTACCATGACAGCCTGTCCTTGTTCAAGTGCCTTAGTAGAAGACTTGAGAGTTTCTATGCTCCGATAGTCATTGTCTAACTTAGTCTTAATGGTTCCCATGTCCTTAGTCTTATCTTTTAGCTCGGAGATTTCCTTATCGGAATTCTCTTTTGCTGTTTCTAGAGCTTTGATACGGGCTTCCATAGATTCGCCTTGCGTGGTATTTGTTTTGCTTTTCACATAGGCCGTACATGCAGCTATGAGACCAGCAAGACCTGTTAGAACACCTATGATAGCAAAAGTTAATCTCGGATCTTCCATTAACTAACCCCCGAATACGTCATCCAAAACAGAGAAAGTCTTGGATCTCAAGTCACAGATAGAAATCATCCCATTTCCACCCTTAAGGTTCACAACACCCTTGTTGATAGATGCTGTCTGCACCTTACCGTCAAGCATGTCCTCAATAGCGAACAGAGAGTTGATACCTTCAGATCCGAGCACTTCCTTCACCTGTTCATCAGTAACAGCGATATCATCGAGCTTGATGAACGGATTTGGAGATTCAGTGGCAGATACCATTCGTGCAGCAGCATGAGACGGTACTGGAACCCAGTCATAGGTAGTGATCTTCAGGTTAACAACACGGAAGTGGTCTTGTTCTTGTTTAAGCTTGTGAAGTCCTCTCATGGAGAACGACAGCACCTTCTGCTTATCCACTTCTTTCTTCATCCAAGAGCCATTCTGGTTGACAGTCGTAGTAATGTCGCCATAGAACTTGTTGGCTTTCTTGTCGAGTTTCATGATAGCATGAGACACTTTAGTATAGTCCGTATAAAGCTGTCTTTTGATACTCGTATCGAACGGGTGTCCTGCTTCACCATACCAAGTGCCGCACTGGAGAGCTTCTTGGAGAAGCGGATCATTCAATGCTGCGTCAATCAAACCAGTTGGATAAATCTTGCGGTTACGGTTCAGGATATCACCATCTTGCAAAATAGCACGAAAAGTCACGTCATCGTCAGTTTCTTTGATGATCGAAGGATTCGATCTTGCTTCAAAGTTGTTGGCTAAAAACACCGAAGGCATAAGCTCTCCTTTTGATTTTTCAATATGAAGTTGCCATAAGATAAAGAAATAGAAATAGGTCAAAGACCTATTTCTATGAAATGTTACTTATGCTTTCCGTAGATGAAAATCATCGAGAGCACCGATAATGGAACCATAAGTATAGCTTTCAACGTCTTATGAAGCTTTTTCCTCATTGGCAACCTCACTTGTACTAGGGAGGTCAAGGGGCTTGTCGCCTTCATCGTTCGGGATAAACTGCTTGTTCTTTTCGTAGAATTCTTCCGAAGAGACCGCACAGTGTTCGAAGTATTCCGGGAAGGTTTCATTCAACAGTTTAGTTTCTTCGCCGTTGCAGATCCACTTCTTACCGATAATGAACTGCTTGTTCGTTTTGTCTCCCTTGATGATTTCGAAAGCACACCAGTGGATAGTGATACCGTTATCAGAGATAACAGCAACAATACACTTGTCACCACCAGCCAATACGGAGATATCGCACTCCTTCTGTTCCTTGATATTGGCTTCAGAGATTTCGTTGCAGTCGCAGTCAACGATACGGCTGATTCTCAAACCATGAAGTTCGAGAGCATGACCCTTCTGGTCGAAACCCTTGTGAATATCCTGTTGCTTGGAGAATTCGACAAGGTAGAGTTTCTTAGAGTCAAGATAGGGTTTGATGTTCATTCCTTCGGGCATGTTTACTCCTTAATTGATTTCATTTTTATAGTTCATACAATTCTTTGAAAGAGCAAAAAATAAAACCGGGTTATCTTTCGATACCCGGTATTCTTTAGTCTAGATGTTTTGGAGCAGGAATCTCACCTTCGAATTCGAAGTCAATCGGGACAATCTGTCTCTTGCCTTCAAATGTTTCGATGATCTTACAACGCTCAAATTTATGAACAACATCCTTCGTTGCATTATACAGCTCCTGTAAAGCCATAGCCCAGATAGCAAAACTTCCATTAGGCTTATTCATCCTGTAGACGTCTCGCTCAAGTTCGTCGGGTTCTTGATGCCAGCATACTAAGCTCTTCATCTTTCCACGGACTTCATCCGTTATAGATCTGAACATAATGTAAGCATGGTTGAATTCCGGGCCGTGGCCTGAACAACAGTACTGTGTTTCTACCCCTTCAATGCTGTTCAAACACAGAATGGGCAAGAGAATAGCATCATCAATATTATGGTATCCTTCCATAAACAGCTTTGCGCGGTCATAGACATCAGGCCACTGTACGATGTATTTCTTCTCTCTGAAGTTAACAAAGGCTTGGGATGTAGAGGTGCTGTTAGCACCATTACACACCAAGTCAAACGCTAATTCGTCTGGCGTCATTTCTTGATCCTTAATCCGAGTCCGCTGAGATAACCGTTAAGCATACTCTTCGGAACATTGTTGCCTTTCCTTTCGAGAATGATCTCTTCGCCTTCTTTCTTTTTGATGAGAGCTTGTGCAAGCGCTAATCTATCTTCAGAAGACTGAGAAGAGAACGACAACAAGTCAGAAATGTCTTTGAGGTTTCCAGAGAACATCAGGTTGGAGGTTTCTTGTTCACCAAGTCTAATCGGGGTCTTGCTAAGAATATCAGTACTCTTCGCACTCTTACTCTTGTTCGGCACACCCTTGGAACTAAGTAAGCCGACACATCTTGCAGACTGCTTGCCAGACGGTTCTTGTTTCAGACGCATAAAGTACGCCTTGGCAAACGTCAACGGACGGTCGATACCCTTGAACTTGGTCTGTTGAATTCCGAGTTCTTCAACCAGGTCAGCGTATTCTTCGAAGCTGATGTTATCAAAGAATGGCGGCATGTGAATCGGGAAGCCCTTGTCGTACATCTCATTGATGAACGTCGTCAGAGCTGTTTCATCCAACGACTCGATGTACTTATCAAAGGACTCCTTCTGGTCATAGTTCAGAGCAAGATAACATTCACGAATACCTTCGATCTTCCCATCGAGTTTATCGTTCATGTGTCTCTTTCTGAAGTTGTCCGCTATTTCGTTGATTGCAAGTTCAAACAACGCACCGGGGTTCAATCGACCGATGATACCGAGAGGCGACATACAAACTTCTGCATGGTCTCCATCAATGGTTTCCGGCATCTGGTCATCGGGCAGGATCTTAGAAATCACGCCCTTAGAGCCATAGCGATTTGTAATCTTACAACCTTCTTCAAGCGGTCTCTGATGACAGACTTTCACGTTCAGATACAAGAAGTCAAATTCATTCTTAGCTATCCACGGCTTCTTTTCGCTATGCGGGCCGTTCACCGACTCCGTATACCTAGCTATCGCATACGATGCATCCGGTGTAAGCAAACCCGTTTGCTTATAGGGCCATAAAGTTTCAATGATTTCCAACCAGTATCTTTCCTGATTTTCCAAGATATCTCTAATCTGCTTCGACCACGGTTCGTTCAGAACTTCGGACGCAACGTTAGAGTATACCGTAATGTCTTCCACATATCCTACTCCACTGAAGACTGCGTCTGATGCGATAATCTTCTGTGCTGTAGCATCTGTAAATCTTGCAAACGAAGAACGCTTTTCGTATCTACGTCTTGCACAAATGATACCATTACTAATCTCTTGGAAGATATCCGGGAGACACTTGTAGTCATTGCTGTCGCCGTAAAGATTAAGTAACACGTCGTTCGAGTTGATAAGAACGCCGTATTCCATGATCTCAGTGAAAGCCATCTTTTGCGCAGCTGTTTCCGATACCAAAATGGCGTCTTCGATGGTTCCATCCTTATGGTTATAGAAGATCGTTTTCAGATTCTTTCCATAAGCCAAGTTTAAGTGGTCGTCATATGCCGAAGCCGAGCTAATCACTTCCCCTGCTTCAATTTCCATTCCTTCCGTAATGTTCTCGAAATCGGGAACACGGTTAAGATAACCGAAGTGCTCGGTGAGTCTCTTCGAGCTTGTGATTTCTTTAAAGTCAATCTTTTTCGTCTCTTGATCTTCTAGTATCAAGGCATAAGTAGAGTCGTTCTTTTTGATAGCCTTGACTACCTTCTGCTTATGGTCATATCGAAGAATGGACGAAGAAACTTCTCCGACCTGATTCTCGAAATTCGTAAAGAGCAGAGGCGGTTCCGGATCATCCAATACAAGAGCCTGATTTAGATGGTTGCAGACCATGTTAAGTCTTGGGCCATCGATCTTGTTCGCATTGGGAACCAGCAGTTCACTTTCGAGAAAGCTGTGATCTGCCATTTTTCTCCTTGAGGTTAAAGATAGGAGAATCCCAAGCGTTTCCTGAGATTCTCCTTATCTAATATACTATTTTATGGCATTGCTGACAAACGTGCCATCAACATATTCGCCCTTAGTGAGCTTACAGTAGATCTTGTGAAGGGCTTCTTCGGAGATTTCTTGTCTTTCTCCAGAAGGCCATTCCAGAATAGTCGTGTAGATCTTTGCTACAAGATTAGTGCCAAGCGACTTGCGAGGGTCGCTCATACTGAATTGCTCAATAGGGAAAGGCCTTGCTACAATCCACATGCACCTGCCGGACGGTTCATCGAGCTCGACGGCGTTAACTAAGTGGTTGACATTGACGTAGATAGCGTTGCATCTTCCGTTATACGTCTTGACCTTTATCTTACTTCCGAAGTTAAGACACTTAATCTGGTTATCTTCAAAGTAAGTGTATTCCTTAATCGTTTCCTTGATGTCGTAATCCTTCGGATTCCTGTCTTTGTAACGGACAGTAACCGAGCTAACGAAACTGCCTTCAGTGTTAAGCACGGAGATAGGCCATGTTCCTTCATGGATCTCGACTTCTCTGTAATTCTCGAGTCTACGAGAGCAGAGAGTTCTCTTGTTAAGCGTCTCTACTTTACGCTCTTTGTCATAGTTGTAGAGGAATTCCTTTTTCATAATGAATTCCGGGCTGACAAGCACAGAGAAATTCATCTTGCCACAGTCATCAAAGAAGTCGCAAGTATAGACATCATTTCTCGGAAGCAGAGCTTTGAAGCCGTGAACACGAACAAAGCTAGACTGCTTGTAGATTTCCGGAAATGACTTAAATATTGTTGTCTTGTCCTTGTCAGAAATGTCGTCAAGAGCAAGCATCAAACTATACGGGCCGAAGTGTCTTCCCGTAATTCTGAAGGATGTGAAGAAGCTACTTCCGTCCGTAAGGAAAGTGCGTTTGGTGAAAATACCCATCTTATGCCTCTGTCAGATAGCAGAATGTTACTTCAAGATCCTTCCGTGCTTTTTCAATTTCTTCTTCGTTTCCTTTTCCGATAGTTGCGAGCAGAGTGGCACCTCTGTCATACGCTTTGAACAGAGCGACACACTTGTCGTAGATTTCTGTATTGGACTCGCTATAGTCCTTGACTTTCGGGTTACGGCTCTTCAGAATTTCTTCCGGAATCACTCTGTTGATTTCTTCTTTAGAATAGCCGTTGATTGAGGTTAAGGCTTCTACCAATGTCATAAGCGTACCTATGCGTTTGCTACAACATACTCGTTAAAGCTAAGCATCTCTCCATATAGAGACTGTGCAGCATCCTTGAAGTTCTTCAAAGCTACTGGCTCATCCCCTCTGGAGTTGATGATGAATCTTGTAACTACGAACGGATAGAAGCATGAGAAGTCTACTATCGCCATCGTAGCTAAAGCTTGCGGGAATGTCGTAAGTGAATTAAGGATTTCTTCTTTGAATCCTCTCACCGTTCTGGTGTCAGAAGAGAGGATGTAATTCTCTTTGTAGTCTTCTAGAAAGAGTGTCTTGATGGTCTTTTCTGTTCCCGGTATCACAAGCGTATCGAAGAATTTCGTGCTATTGAAGAATGTGAAAAAGTTCTCGGCGGGACTATACACACTCAAGAAAGTAGCGGTGATAACAAGGATACGGTGCAGAAGAGAAGCATCATAGACATAGCCATCACGGATGGCGTTTCTTGCCGTAAGACCGAGAATTGTGGTTCTGTCAAAATGCTTAATGAGTTCCGTTCTAGCTAGTCTCGGATCCGGAATCAACAGAGGAATACCCTTAGACTTCGTGCGAAATTCTCCGAAAGATGTCGGGAAGAATTCACTATCGAAATTATCTAGAGCCTTGTCTGAAGCGGAATCAGAGAACATGGCTAGATACGAATTGCGAAAGACATTCATAGCCATAGAGAGGGAGCTGCCAACATACTCAGACTCGATGTACTTGCTGATAGCCTTATACCTTGCTGCCTTTTCGCTTGGCGATATAGACGCAGCAAAGACCTCATCGGAATCACTCTTATCGAGTTCTTCGAACGGTTTGAATGTAACATTCTCCCAGCTGAAGAATCTCTCGAACAATGTCTTGCGTCTATGGATAGACTCAAGGCCATCTATGATATCCCTGACATCATTTGCGCAGCTGCTATTCTCGTTAAGATAGTTAGATACAGCCTCGTAGATAGTGTCGATGATGTTAAAAGCGTTTCGTATATTATTTGCCATATGTCCTCGCATGTTCATTGTAAAGTTCTACCTCAAAATCTTCATATACCTAATGAGGATTTTGTATTTCTCATGTTCGGTAAAGAGGATCGGGTAGATAAAATTGTCGTCGCTAGCTTCAATAGAGACATAACAGCCCTCTCTTACATTGGGCTTTGGAACAATCTTAGAGTCAATGTAAAGCACAGGGCCGAGAGTATCTTCTTCGCCCGGTCTGTAGAGATTCCCAGTTTCGAAGTTGTACTTGAGAACATCGAACTTGTCCGGTAAGTCAAGTACAGCCCATTCAAGCTGTTCTACCAAGGCGAAAGGATTGTCTTTTCGTTTATTCCCCCATGAGTGTTCCTTAAGAGCAACCCTTGTAGATGGGTCGTCCATAGTCGGAATCTTTGTGATAATCACCTCTCCGTTATCTCGTCTGATGTCGGTGATAACATTCGGTTTCTTCAATTCCTTCAGAGTTGCCATCGGAACAGAGAAAAACCAGTCAGCCCCAACTTCAGGAGCAAGCAGAGAATGGTCATTGTTAGCCACAAAGATCTCTGTAATCCCACGTTCCTTGGAGAAGATGCAAGAGGCATAATCACCCTCGAAGGTGACTGTCTCAGGCTTCTCTCCGAAGGAGTTGGTGAGTTTGTAAATAGTCTCAAAGACCTTTTTGGCGGATTTTGACACAGATTGTATAGCCATAAATCTCCTTGTGTGACTATTTCTTTATATACTGCTAATCCCTTATTACTTCTTTCGCAAGAGTTTCTACAATTATCTTGCGTCTACGGTTGAAGTTGCTCTTCGTCTTGGGGAAAGAGATATCAAAGATATCGTAGACAAAGTACGGAGTCGGATGGTCTACTCTTCCACGGATACGACCAAGTACCTGTGTAAGCTGAATGTCGCTGGTAATTGGAACAGTGAGAATGAGATTATCGATGGCGCTATCAGTAGCACTGTCCATAGACTTCTCCGTGGATAGGATAATCTTCTTCTTGAGCTCTAAGATACGAGTCTTGGTAGAAATCATAGAAGTAAAGTTACCAATCGGAATCTCAGGATAGTCCGTAGTGAGACCATCATAGAGCCACTGAACGAGATCGAGAGTACCAACTAAGATAGCGATCTGTCCATCCGGGTTTACCTTAAGAATCTCATCAATAGCGGTTTTGATCTTTTCATAGAGCGCTAACTGTGCCTCTTCGCACTCCATGAGATACCCGCAGTATACACTCATTCTAACACCGACAACATTGTTGAACTGCTTAGCCCAACCGCTACAGGAAGGTGTCGTGAATGGTCTCGGACAGTAGGTGATAATCTTCTTATCAGCAACATAGACGTTACTGCGGAATGTATCCATCTCTGGTACGATATACTTGAAGATCTTGTTTTCCTTATAGTCAACACGACCGAGAGTTGCAGTAAGGTATAGTGTATACGGCACACAAGATAGCATGTTGATATAGAACACGCTGAGGAGTTCCTTATGGGCTTCGTCAACAATGTTCATACCGATTCCAAGATCAGCGTACATGTTTCTGATGATTTCTTCGCCGTCGGCGCGTCTTGCAAGTACTTCGAATGTACGATGAACACAGATAAAAATCTTGTACTTATCTTTGTTTTTGATAGCCTTCGGGATACTATCGGCACCTTGAATTACACAGATTTCGTCACGCTGAATATCAGTGAATTCTAGAATGTCTTTAATCCACGGTGTTTCAATCATCGTTACTTTGTGAACAAAGATACACGCCTTCACGCTAAGTCTAGATGCAGCACACAAAGCGAGGAATGTCTTTCCGGATCCTGTCGGAAGGTCAAGCACACGAATTCTTGTTTTAAATCTGTTCAGGGAGTCGAACATGTAGTCCAGTGCTTCTCGCTGAAGGTCATCTTTAGGTGTGTACTTCATGTTGATGCGAACAGCCGGAGCTTTGATAAACGCATTATCATTATCCTGATTGTCTACTTGAAGACTGTTATTGTAAACAAGAAACTTCCTTGGGATGAATCTTGGGAGAATAAGATCTCCGTTAGATCTTTCCAAGATAGCTGTCCAGAGAATCTTGGGCCACTTACAGTAGCTATCGTAGACAGCCAAGACAGACTTTAAGAATTTCTTGGTTTTCTCCGATACGTCAGAGATAATGAGTCTGAAAGGTTCTATTGTTAGTTTCATATACGCTCCTTGCAATGTTTAGTTAGGAATAAGCCTCTATGACTGTTTTTCTGTTTGTTTTTTTATTTTTAATAAAAGAGAAAAAAAAACAAATCTCCGCGAGGGAGATTTATTCTTAAATGGGTTTTAATAACAACATCTTATCAGCGACAGAGTTGAAGTTAGGCTTAGAGATGACTTCATCATCCATCTGCAGCTCGATGATGTCTTTATAGTATACTTGCATCGGAGTGCCATTAGTGGTCTTGAACGTAAAGTAGTCCTGCATTGCGATGAAGGAATCGGCAGCAACAGAGTAGACGTTCGGAAGAGTAGAATAGCCTTTAGTCTTTAAACGAAGTTCGCAGATCATCTTACCTCCAGATTCTTTAAGACTCTTTCCATCTTTTCATAATCGTATTCATCAATGTCGAGTATCTCACCATCGATAGACATTTCAAGGATCTCGTCATAACGGAACATGTTGCTAGCAAATCTGAAGTCACGGATGGTAAGATTCTCCGGATTAGCAGTAAACATCACAGAAGAGAATGTCTGACAGCACTCTTGACAACTACGGAAGAAACGAATGGTACAACTGTGTCCTATCTTATTCGGGATCTGTCCTTTGTAAGACGGATACGAGCATGAATCAAGGAGAGCTTCTACATTCTTCGGGAAAGGTCTATCAAGAACATTGTTATCTATCCTTAGATAAATGATATCACGAACACGAGTGGATATCTTTACTTTCCCAGAATGTTCGATCTCTAGTACGTCGCCGAACAAAATGACGTCACCTAGACCAGTGAACTCGCTCTTCACGCCGTATAAGTTGTATTTTATTTGGATAGAGTGCAGCATAATCTCTCCTTTTCATTAGGAAGTTACCCTATGGTGTCAACTAGTTAATGATGTTTGCATACTTCAAAAGGAGATCTCATTATGCAGATTCAACTTACTTGGAAAGAACACGGCAATAACTTTGCTGGTGTTTATGAATTCTCTTCTATGGAAGCACAGCATGACTTCCTCGTTCTTCGTACTAGTGCTGGTACTGTTACGGTTCCGTACAAGTGCATGACAGGTGCCATTGTTGGTACTAATGACGCTATGACTATCTTCAATCAGGAAGCTTTTGCCGACGAGATTACTGATTTGCTGACAGAAGACAAGAAGTTCCCTGAACTTCCGTCTACTCAGATCGAAGACCTCGAACCGACATATCCGGATACGGACACTAAACCGGACAAGACTCCGGCTGAGGCACAGGAAACGAATGGAACGCAGACTCAGGGTGGCTCTGATCCGGCACCGAGCGGTGAAGGTGGTCAAGGAGCTGGCGGTTCTGATCCGAATACCTAAGGCCAAAATTCTTTTGCCATTAAAGAAATATTCTCTATACCTAAGTGGTATAGAGAATATTTTTAATACGCTTCGGTAGGAACTGTGAAGTCTGTAGTCCACTTGCAAGCCTTGCAGACTGCAAGCTGAGCCCAAAGGCCACATATTCCATTGCCTTCGCCTGATTCAAAGCTGGTTATGAGAATTTTTGACGGCATTAGTCCTATCCACTCGTCTAATGTCTTAGTAACAGAGTTTTCGTTCGTTATGGTTGTGCTTAAAGCTAGAGTAGCGTATAATTTTCCATCGACGAATACATATAGATTACTCGTATCTACAGTTACAGCAAAATGATGCCAAGATGCGATCCAAGTTGTAAAATATGGGCCGCCTTGTGCAGAATCAGGATTTATTCCATCTGGTTCAAAACCTAATAATTTATGGTCATCTGTATATTCATCAGTTAGATATAAGCCAATATGGGTATCATTAGGATCTTCTGAGTCAAGGAACCTTGATATCTTTAAAGCTAAATGTAGTTCATTAGGATCTTCAGGTCTATATTTAGCAGCCCCGATATAGAAAATAAAATTATGATTAAATTCATAAGGTTCACGACATGCAAAGAATGTTTCTACAGTAAATGGGGTAGATATATTGCCAGAATCAAATGAGAACGCTAAATCAGTATGCCACCCGTAATCGCAGGTTACTGTAGCAACTGGTGTACCAGAACTAATACCATATTTGCTGCAATCTATTGGGCTTCTATTATCCACTAAGGTAGCTCCAGCAGTAGTATCGTCAAACATAGATAAATTGGAATCCCATTGGTATAAGTCATCATACCAATCATTAGGAACGGTCGTTACCCATTGACCATTATCAGGCGTACCTATACTATGTCCACTTATAAAATTCTGAAGAAGCACATATTCAACACCTTCACTTGGCGGGTCAATGAATTTGTCTATCCGCCAACATTGTCCAACTACACACAGCTGATAGCATTCGCCCGGTAATACAGTTAATGTATTTCCAGTAACCGGACAGTGTAAAGTTTCGACACCAGCATGCTCGGTAGCATTAATCGTCCAAGTTACATTTATTTTTAGCGTTTCGATTGATGCACCTGGATCAATATGGATGTCGATAACAAAGTTAGGGAAGTCGTGAGTGCTGCTTGTTGTTACATTAAAGGTGATATTATTACAGGAGTCAACAGTAACGTTCCTATAAGAATTATTATCGATTTCGATTGTGGCATCGTCAGGCTTATTGTTAAACCATTTTAACGGCGTGACATACTTCCAGTCATATCCGTTTTCGGTCTTGGTCAATACTTGGCCAGCTTCTCCTCCGGTTGGAAGATCTGAACCGCCACCAACTGGTTTTCCGCCAATCTCGGTGACTTTATCTTCTTCGATAGTCAAAGTTAAGGAGTTACCATTTTCATCCTTCTTAGCTCTTTCCGCTAAAAGACTCTTGCCGTTGATTCCTGAAACGAAAGTTACTGAATTAGAATCGCCGATAGCCTCATTACTAGAGTCAAGGATATCATCACCGTTAGAATCTTGGATACTACTGCTGACTGTAGTTTCAGTAATACTAACAGAAGAGCCACCGCCAACTGGTTTTCCGCCAATCTCGGTGACTTTATCTTCTTCGATAGTCAAAGTTAAGGAGTTACCATTTTCATCCTTCTTAGCTCTTTCAGCCAGCAAACCTGCGTTGCCGAAGCCATTAATAAATTCGCTCATATAGAAAATCTCCTATAGATATTAGACAATTAGGAGTTTGTGCTATAAAAAAGTACTAACCATTACTGGTTAGCACCTTAAAATTTAGTCATAATACGAATCCATAGGGATAAGAATAGCTTGCTTTCCAAAAATTCTAAAAGCAAACAAATTTTTAATGCTTGTAGTTGAAATACTACTAGGAGGATTAGACTTTAGCTGAGCAAAATTGTTGATATAATTTTTGATGTACTCTTTGATATTGAATAAGGGTAAATCTTCCCTATCTGGCATTTCGGCATATATAGCTAAAGAATCTTGTAGTTTATATTCTCCGACTGTCTGAATCACAATATCATAGTAATCATTAGCTTCAATGGCAGGAAGTTTTACAAATATCCCACATAGATCGTATCCTTCTGAAGAAGGAGCTGTTAATTGGCTAATGTCTATAAAGTACATAGTATTGTTTTGAACTTCTAGGTCAATATGATCGCCGTATATGTCTGCGTTCGTTAGAGTTTTATTAACGACTGTGTACTTTCCGCTTCCTCCGCTGCTTCCGCCAAATTCACTAAACGGAATATTGATATCAGTCGTAGCACCATCAGCAGTGGTCTTGCCCTGAGCTAAGATAGTAGCTGTTTCTTTAAACTTGGCTTTTTGTTCGGCTGTAAGTTCGCTAAGTTTTTTGTATGAGCTGGCTTGGGCCATATAAACCTCTCATGTTATAATGTTTAACAATTTGGAGTTTAAGTATAAAAAGGACTAGCCTATGAAGCTAGTCCTTATAAATTTAAGACACAATTGTAGTATTCATGGTAATCCAAGCATAAGTCGGTGTACCGTTAGTCATTGTACAAGTCAAGATATAACTACCATTACCTGACGGAGCTGGAGGGAGAGTCATCCGTGGCTTATCATCAGCTACAACTTGCCAAAGTGTATTTGCGCCAGTATAAGACTGTGTTACAGAAGCTGTACCTTCATGCATCACATGCGCAATAAACTTGAAGTTCGTATGCTTTGCAGGGTCATTATCTGCTTGGCCAGTCGTACCATCATTGAAGTAAGCATACCAAGCCGTGTTATCCTTTTCAACTACGCCAATATTAGAAATGAGGTTAAAGTTGATAGGAGTAGCATAAGAAGAGTCATAGATATTGTATCCACTAATCTTGCCATGTTTAGTGATTCTACCGATATCAAGAGTAGCATTGATTTCTCTCATCTTGTATGTCTCGTCAGAATACAGACCCTTAGTAGAGAATCTAAGCTCAGTATCGAGAATACCAGTATTCACAGTAACGTTGCTGTTAACGAACTCGATTGCAGAATTGTCTACAAAGGTATCCGGAACTTCAATGCTAAACTGAGGATAGCATGGCTTTATTTCAGGAGACGAGATAAATGAAGGTTCATCATATACATTTCCGAGTACAGACGAACTGATAGCGCTCCTACGTTTATACCCATAGTCTACTGAGAATAGGTGTGTTTCAACAATTATCTCTGAAGACGCAATAAAGCTACAATGGAAGAACGGGAGTCTATCAGCCGGGTTAGTGCCATTACCAATAGTCAGAGTATCTGCTATGATAGATAATCCGTTAGGGCCAATCGGATCAGACAAAGCAGCAGCACCTGAATCGTATGTCTTAAGGTATACTCTCGGTGCATTAGCATTAATACCTACGCAACCATAGAAACCACGCTGTGCGTTAAGTGTAAAATCAGCTTGATTTGTTGCATTAAGTCTTATGCTAGCTCCTGTCATTTTGAACTTAGAAAGATCAGCAATAATTTCGTCAGAATTAATTTCAATAGCAAATCGTTCAGTCGTAGTTGACGTAGATATATACGGAGATTTTGCTGCATCAGTATTGAACTGAACAAAGTATTTTGATTCCAAGACAATATCACAGGCAGCAAACCTACTGTTTTCATAGTACAAATATCCTTCAGTTTTCAGTCTGAAGGTGTTTGCACAAACACCGTAGACTTCCATGCGTTGACCGCACTGAGCAGAGAATACGCTATACCATGCCGTTTTAGTATAGTCTACTATGTCATATTTGAAATCTCCAGTGACGTTACGAACGAACAAGAGTGTACCGCTATTATTGATACCACTGCTCATTTCGCTAGTATCGGGATACAGTTTCAGACTTCTGAAGTCATAGAATGAATAGACATTCTGATTTGAGCCCTTCGGAAGATTTGCGACTGTAACATCTAAGTTAAGGTTGCCCTGAATAGCAAGAATACCAGAAGTATTCTGTTGACCAGTAGCCTCCCAAATTTTCTTGGCATCAAGTGTAATATTAGAACCACCGTTTCCCAAGATATGAATAAGAATCGGATAGTTGCTATGTTCCACCTTGCTGATAGCTCTGTACAAACCTTTCGGAGTGCAAACAGGAGTCTTTTCTGAGAGACCGTCATTAAGATCGATAGATGTTACAGAGCTATACGGATGAATGTAGAATTCTCTAATCAGCTTATGGTCAAACGTTGCTGTAATCTTGCCAGTAGGCTTAATGTTGCCATTAGTATCCAGCGGAGGCTGATAATCAACAGAGGAGCCGATAGAAGAATTACAGAATCCTAAGATAATAAAGTTATCCCACGGATAGAGACGGAGTTCGCCATTGAGGAAGATACCGCCAATACGACCTGCAATATTACCAGTAAAGTTAACACTGCCGCCATTCGTATAGAAAGCGATAGGCTTATAATAGACACCGTAATAGTTGCTTCCATAGTTAAATACGCCGACGTCGATTAGCGCATACTGACCAGCTTTTTGATTACCATAAGGGCAAAGATGAAGCATGGTAGTATAGTTGTTCATCACATAGACTGAATCAGCGTTGATAATAGCACTATACTTTGTATCAGTGTTTATATCTTTAGTTTCCCATCCAAGACCTGCGATTTTGTCATTGACGGAGGAGTTGCCACCAACAATGATATAACCACCACCGCTACCTGTATACAAGGATACGCAGTCAATCTTAAGGAACATAGCCGAGATATATGCACCAGTTGAAATACAGACATCACCATCAGAAGAAGAGTCATCTACACCAGTAGTCTTGATATAAATGGCATATGCCAGAACTTCATTGCCGCCATTTGCAACTTCAAACTTTCTGGCTCTAACATCCAAGAAGTCAAAATAGCTAATGCTGCTTCCATATGTCTTGGTACCAATCTTCTTGACGGATGAATTAAACTTAAGGTTTTCGCAAGTAATATGAACTGATCTGTTTGAAGCAGCATTTGCTGGGAGGATGTTATTAATTTCAACATTTCCTTCAGACTTGATGATAACTTTCTTTCCGATAATATCAGGAAGATTTGTCGTGCCAGATCCGCTGTATGTATTAATTAGGACTATTTTACCATTGATAGGCGGAACTGTTTCCCTAGAATTGGAGAATGTAATACGTTCCGCAGAAATTTTGATTCTTTCAGCACCAAGGATATATTCATTTGATGCGTCATTATTATAGAAATAGATTTCGCCAGCTTCAGAAGTGATGTTGATATTGGCATAATTACCATCACCATAGTTTGTAATGGCAATTTGGTTCTGTATTTCAATATTACGGGTACTATGAATATTAACATCGCTATAAGAATCTATTTTAGGAAGATACCCAGATTCGCAAGTAAGATTAAATCTTCCGCAAGTAATAGCACTAGCCCTATGGGTCTGAAGCTTCCAGCAACTAACAAGACATTCACCAGTAACATTAATGGTATGATTGCCATTGTTATAAGAGAAGTAAACTTCGGTACCAGCAGTATAGCCGCCAGTTCCAGTGAGATCAGTATAACCAATAGTGTCAGAAGTTACAGCTAAACGATAGCATGTAATATCTGCATCACGGAGGTCTATGACTACACCTCTTACAGTATGGAACTTAACTTCAGAATTTTCTCTGTTACATTGAATATTAGCGTTCTTAGCGTAAATATTAGCAAACGCTTTAATATTCACGAACTTAGAAGAAATATTCGTAGTATAGCCTTCATTGATAGTAATATAATTACCACTTTCAACGCTAAAGCTATTACCAGATACATCAAGATTCTTGATTAGAATATGGCTATAAGACTGAATCTTAATATTGCCATTGAGCTTGACTAGGTTAATGCTTGCAGTAGCATCGCTAAAGTTAAGGTCAAGATAGCCTTCACAGAAAAGCGTAAAGTCCATAGCAAGAACTTTGTTGCTAGATCCATCAAGGCTTAAAATTCCTAAAGCATTTGCGCCATTAAGAGTATAATCACCGCCAGCAAGTGCATAAATAGTAGCACCCTTGTTGTCTTTAAGAATACTCAAAGCCTTAGCAAACGTGGCAACTGGCTTCGCAGATGATAAACCATTATTAGAATCATTACCGTAATTTCTGTCAAGATAGATAATCGGTGTCTGACCTTGAGGAGCAGGTGACATCCATGCGGGTACACCATTAACTACTGTTAAGACATCACCCGGGTTTCTTCCTGTTGTGCTCGGAACCGGAACTATAGCTCGTATCTTTTGCAACAAGACTGAGCTCAGAGACGGGTCGGCAAGCCACTTGCTTGCATCCCAAGCTCCGGCAGGAATATCCTCTTTAGCGCAATAGAACCTTCCCTCACGATAGACGAAGTCGTCTTTGATATAAGAAACGTCGTCTCTAAAGCCAAAGGCGATATCAAGAGAGGCGGCTACATCAGAGGCAGGAACGCTTTTGGATTCCTGCCCGAGACTAAGCACACCCAGATATCTGTCATCGCCACTAGACGACTTAGTAGTTCTGGCTTCTCTAAGACTAATCGTCTGTAATTCATTGGCGAAACATGAGTCAAATTCAGTATTCGGCATAGAATCTCCTATTCAATAATTCTATTTTCGGTTTTTAGGGCAAGAAGCACTGGGCCATTACCCGTTCGTAACACAGTTCCAGAAGGATTAACCTTGAGAAAATAGATTACGCTTACTGGCGGTTTTATAAATCCTTCCCCACTTCTCAATGGGAATCTTTCATTAATCGCCCTGCGGCTAATAAAGCTAGCTTCCTTATAGAGAATGTAATCGAAGTCATATTCGCCAGGTTGTATATCACTAGCCGTGACGATATGAGCAAATACTTCTTCACGGAAATGAAGAATAGACTCTAAACCAGCTTCTCCAGTATCGTCATCGTCCCCATCAGGAATATCAAGATTCCTCAGAACTTCCGGTTTGTCCAATGGTGAGTTAGTGAAAGATTCAAGGATGGCATCTGTGCTACCAGTTACTCCATCCTTGAACAAACTCGTGCTAGCCATCTCATTCATTGAGAAATGTGGAGAGTCCTTCAGAGTAAGACTGCCAAAGACAGCCATTCCGCTATCATCCAAAACAGAGCCGTCTAAGAGGATTCCCTGCTGTTCGGTCTCGTAGAAGAGACCGTCCATCAGGGTCATCTTATCTTCGCTGCCTTCATTGATCTCCACTTCGAGAGTGTTGTCAGCAGAGGATCTAATCTGAAGAGTGATACTCTTAATGAAAGCAATCAGGGACGAAGCGAATGCTGCAATAGCAAGGCTATCGAGAGAAGTGAAGCTGATATCATTCAGTTCATATCTACGGAAGATGGCATCGATCTCAGAAGCGAGACTGGAAGAAATCATTTCGATTTCCGGCAGAGGATCATCGCTTTCATTAATGATACGCATGATTCTGGCAGTAAACTCGGGCTGATTTTCCTTCAAGTACTTCTCATAGGTGTCTTCGCCAGCATAGTTCTCATTGGAGATATTGTCTTCGGACGCAATGAGGGCTTCCTTAATATGAAGAGCGTTCTTCATTTCAAAGTAGTTATTAAGACCGTATGTCTTCAGTCTATTATAGAATACTTCGGAGGCTCCGTCTCCTACACCATACTTGAGCAGGGTGTGCTCAGTATCACCAGAAGAGATTACACGAATGATATCTTTCTCTAATCTATCAATCGTGTTCGCACTGAACGTTGGAACATTACCGAACTTCTGCGAGAGGATACTGTAATCGATGGCATAATTACCATGCGGAGTCTTCTTCACAAAGTCCGGGCTATAGTATTCAAGACCTTGTTCGATGTTCTCAACGGCATACTTCATGTCATCAAGGAATTCAGAGATAGATTTAAATTCTCTGATGAGATCCGGGATAGAGCTAATACGAGCGAAAAGTTCATCGCGATTCGGGAATTCTTCAGCACCGTATCCAGAAGAGTCTTCTACGGCACAGACCACAGAAGCAGCCTTGCTAATGGGATCTTCGCTTGTAGGATCCGGTTGAATGATGTTCGTAACCTTCCTGGAAGCAAAGTCATAGAGCTTTAACGGATCGAGAGACGGGTTGTTAGGGTCATCATTCGTCAAGATGCTGTTAAGCATGATGATGAAATGCTTAAACTCGCGGTTATTGGAGTATGGGTCTGTAGAGTAACAGTTACCAACAGCGATGTTCTCCGGATTGAGCTTAGTGATAAGCAGTGCTCTGGTATAGACAAATGCTATCATGAGATCAAACAGAGAGACATTTCCTCTCATTGCAGAAGATTCCACATTGAGACGAGCTGTATTAACATGATGAAGCATTGCGAAGAAGAGAGCAAGCTTCTCTGCCGAGCTCACAAGGTTATCATTCTTGTATGTGACAGAGATATACTTGGTCTCAAGAACACTAACATCCCTATTAGCCTTGAGCTGTGCTTCCCCTCGGTCATCTTCGTTAGGGAACCAGAATCTATCTTCAGATACGAAGTCACTGTAAGCAACTGGAGAAAGTTCGTCTTTGTGAGCTTTAATATACGCAATGCTGTCCTTAACACTGTAAGGAATCTTGTAGAACTTCAGGCTGACAGAATCCGGATTCGGTTCATCGATAGTATCTTCAGAGAAGAACTTGCTCTTGTATTCGCTATCGGCGATTTCCTTAACAAGCACGTACTTGTATATCTTGATACTTTCAGACTTGAAGATATCGTCAACTACAATGTCAAAAGCTGCATCAGTAGCTTTTGCGTTGATAAGTTTGTAGAGAGCCTTAGCCACATCTTCCTTGAAAGAAGACGGGATGATACTATCATTAAAGAAACCGAAACTGTAGAAGAGGTTTCTAAGATCCTTGGCAGTGTAGTTCTTGTAGATGGTAAGATCCGCAAGTTTCTCATCGAGGTATCTGGTAATAGTCATCACGATGAGAAGGAAGTTAACGAGCTCACGATAAGTGTTCGTATACTCGAAAGCCTTATTGAACAATCTCTCCATGAAGAGATTGCGGCATTCATCGTAGATCTTATTGAACCTGAAGAGGTCAATATTGGAAGTAACTGCGCCAGTGTTGTAAGCGATGATGGACATATCCTGAGCTCTACGAGCATCATACGGATCGCATCCATAGGTATAGAACAACATTCTGTAATACGAGTTAGCTTCGTACACATTGCCCCTATACGGAGCAGTGAGATTGCCATAGTTGGTGTTGAAGGCAGCTTCAGAAACTTCTTTCAATCTCCTATCATTGTTACCAATGTACAGGGAGTTTCTGCGATAGCAATCAATGAAGTAAGCAGTGTTATCCGGAATTGCGTTATATTCGCGCAATTCGCTTGTGGTAAAACACGGAACACCGTTTTCAATAGGAAGAGTACCTTCGATAGCGGAAATGTAGTTGTTCGCATAGGTAACAGACTTGACACTTTCATGCTGGTCTGCTGAAGTCTGGTCTTTGAGAATCAGCGTAGAGGCGAAAGTAATCAGTTCCTTTAGGATCTTCGCATCTTGTTTCTGCTTTTCTGCCAAATACATTAGATGACTCCTTATAAATTCATTATGAAGTTCCGCCATAAAAAGGTGCATAGGCTTTTGACCTATGCACAATTTCTTAGAAACCCTTGAGATCTTTGATTCCGGCAGGAATACCACCGTGTACGAATCCACCTAGCGGACAGTTGGTAATGATATTGGGAGCCCACTTCTGAGAATCATTAGACTTTAGGCTGATGACCTTAGAATCTAGGTACGTCTCGTCGGCTGTCACATTTACCTTTGAAGCCTGAACATTGACTTCATTGGCAATGATTTGGATCTTGTCATTATCGAGAGAGATAACAGCAGCATCTTCGGCTGTATTGATGACAATCTTCTTCTCCTTAGCGTCAACAAGCACACCACTCTTGTCGCTCATCTGGAGGAAGAACTGCTGGTCGTCATTCTCGAATCCGATGGTATCGCCATTGATAGTCTCATGGATAAGATCTACGCCAGTGTCACCTTCAATGGTAGAATTCTTCAGAGTACTGCTTCCTTCAACAGCGGGGCCGAAAGGAAGATAGTACGGGTATCTGATGTCCTCATTGAGGAATATGACAAACACCACAGCACCGATAGGCGGAACGATAAAGCTACCAGTCTCTGCTCTCTTGTTGGCCTCTTCATCGTGATACTCGAATCGATTGGAAGCACGGTTACACCAAATGAAGTTCGTAGCTTTAAGACCTTGGCTAGTACCGCTGATATTGTCATTAGAGTCCTTGTTGTCATTTTTCACAACAGTCTCACGGTTTTCCACTATCTTAGTATAGCTACCCGCAAATGGCATCAATCTCTTAATAGCAACACCTACACGACCCTGCTTCTTAGGGTCATCATTCGTGACTACGGTGCCTTCAAAGAATCCAGAAAAATCAAGAGGACTTCTCATTTTGTTATTGAACATAAGCTCTCCTTTCTATTGTGAAGTTTCGAGAATATAAAAACCCGTATCTTGCGATACGGGTCTTTATTACTTTAGCGTTCAACAATGAAGGAGAACACGAAGCGTTCCATGATGTCAACGAACGCCACAGCCACATCAATACGGCAGATTTTCTGCTGGACATCGTAGTCCGTAGAGGAGATCGTCGGAGTGATGTACTTGAATGCACCCTGAAGGATGTATTCAGCAGCACAAGAATTCAGTTCGCTCATGAGCTGAGCCTGAACAGTGCCGATAGCGTCCTCGCTGCGGTAGTTACGGCTAATCTTGAGGAAGTCTCTCTTGACAGCCAAGATAGCACGAACAGCATGGATAAGCGTCAACGGAGTATTCTTCGTCTGAGAAGTCAGTTCGGTTGCGAAGAAGACACCTTGAGCGTCACGTTCAATGTAGTTGACCTGATGCTTGTAGAGTTCGCTCATTTCATAGGTCGTCGGCATGTAGGAAATGCTACGGAAGCCAGCGATCGTTCCACGGCGAGCGCCCACAAAGTTCTTGGTCTTACCATTTGCCACATCGTTAGACGGGATCTTGGAAGACAAGAAGAACGTCGGAGTAACCTTGATGACCTTACCAGACCAGATATCATTCACAACCAGATGCTGGGTGAAGATAGAGGCATAGAAGGTATCGTAGTTCTGTTCATTCTGTCTCTTATCGATAGCCTGAGTAGCGTTGGCAATAGACAAGCCTTGGTCGAGCAACACAATGCAGTCCTGACGGGTGACAGATGCAAGATCCACCATTGCCTTACGGACAGTTTCATCGTAGTTAGCGTCGAACATCAAATCGAACTCACAGAGGTTCACGTTGGTGATGAACGGATCAGTCGTACCATTGTAGGCACGGACAAGAGCCTGAGCCAAAGTGCTCGTGTAAGCAGGTTGACCTTCATCGTCTTCATATTCGAAGCCCCAACCATTACCATACGAACCACCACCGAGATACAGCGAGGTAGCCGGGGTGAGGGTATTGTAGAACCAGAAGGAGACAAACGGTTCAGTATACATCAACAGATCAGAGTTATCTCTGGAGTAACGAGTCTGGTCGAGCGTGCAACCATCCACGTCAGCACCGATAGCACTCATGAGGGAAGTGAACGCATACTGTGCAAGTTCAGTCGTTTCGTACTTTTCACCGAACGTTCTGGTGTTGAATTCATCGAGATCGATACGGTTGAAGATGTACTTAATCACAGTGTCAACATCGACGTAGATTTCGTTATCATCTTCGTCAGTAACAACCTTGTTGTTAGCATCCTTCACTGCAAGCTTCGTTTCAATGAAGTTCTGGAGGTTGTCGTAGTTGACCACGCAAGTCAAGTAAGAAGAGTAGGTGTTCACCACGTCTTCAATAAAGAGGCTTTCCTTAGTAGCAGCCACAGCATCCGGATCGAAGGATACAGAGAACTGTTCACGAACAATTTCTTCACCCTTGGATTTTTCAATCACGGAGAGCTTGAACATACTCCAATCAGGATAAGTACCATCAAAGTTGTCATCGTAGGTCAGAGACACTGCGAGGTTGTTGTACCACTTACCAGAACCCTTCGGCAAGAAGCGGCAGAATTCAACAAAGTTAGCAGAGTTCAAAGTAGCCTGGTCTGCTTCCGTGATTTCGTCGCGGATTGCACCAACTACATAACCTTCCTTGGCATCTTCAATCTTATCCCAGATGTCGCTGTTCTTGACCTTGATACCGTCTTCGATACGGTATGCTTCATAGTCAGCAGCAGCTTCCGGAGAGAAGTCAGAGAATGTCGTAGCCACGAGACCGATCGTGTCATAAAGACGTTCGAGATAGTCGAAGTTGCCTTCGAAAGCACTACCATCGAATTCAACGATCTTGCGAACATAAGCAATCTTTTCACCCGGAATCTGAGATGCCGTGATGGAGGTCTTGCCTTCGTCAACATCGTCGTATGCACGAAGAGTCAGGTTTTCAAGAGAGTCAGAAACAAACGTGAGAGCAGCAGTACCATTGAAGCCAGCCACGGACATGTTACCAGAGAGAACTGGAACAAGACCTGCGAACGTGAATTCAAAAGCAGTTCCATAGACGGTGTCGAGCGTAGCCGTACCAGTCGTAGCACCGTTGGCGAGCTTTTCCATCACCTTGGATACCGGGATGTCAGAAACGACAATGTTCTGCAATCTGCCATTTTCTTCGGCAGTGAGGTAAGCCGCGATGACGTTCGGGACTTCAGTTGCGTCGATATCCGTTCTGAGCTTAATGGACGTAGTCGTCACATTGTCATTAGTCGTGGTCACCGTTGTAAACAGTTTACCATAGGACGTACCACGGATGGTGTTGAATTCATCGGCGGTGATAGCCTTAGTAGTATCAACGGTTACAGAAAGCTTACCTTCAGAAGCGGAAAGCGTATAGAGCGACGGAGTGGCGTTGAAGTAGTTGACATATTCAAGGTCATTGACAGCCAGCTTTCTTGCAGTACCGCCATCTACAGCAACTTTCCAGTTAGTTTCAGTGGAAACATCAGCACTGAAAGCAACCCTCGTTCTCACGATGCTTGCATACTTGGTTTCCATTGCCTTGACCGGATAGGACTTATCGGTCGTCGGAACCATAGCTTCGCTGCTATCGCTCGGCTTGATACGGTTGAAACGATATGCTTCCGGAATAGTCACGGCTTCAGAGAACACCGGAGAACCATCCACGATTCTCTTCACGTAGAAGAGGGAAACATTCTTCGTTGCGCCAGTTGTTTCTGCTGCATTAACGAGAGCTGTAGCGGTTACTTCATTACCAAGCTTGTAGTTGAGGGCATGGAGAGAGTTCCATTCGTCCACTTCAACCTTAGTGAATGCAGTGTTGTCGTTGATGAGATCCGAGGATACCGGAATATACTGACCGACAGTTGCTTCCTTGTAAACTTCGTAAGAGAAATCCCAAGATGCTTCATCAGCAGTACCAATCACGAGAGACAGACGGGTCGTAAGCTTTGCAGTGCCGTTCGTAGCGGAAGCGACAATTTCATCGCCACCGAAGAAAGTCGTAATATCGACATTTCTGAATACTGCGCGAGCATTGCCAGCAGCGGTTCTGTTATCCTGCAACCAGAGAGACGTGTGCTTTTCGTCCTTCTTGATTTTAGAACCGAACCCCGGCTTCTTTCCGGTTTCTTCGATTTCGCTTCCTTCAAGTTCAGCCTTGAACTGGTCTGCGGTAGTAGAACCAACGCGACCAAAGAGAGCTACAAGAGCGCCGTCAAGTGTCGTTGCGATGTCGGTGGTAGCAGCTGCTGCATAAATGCGAACCGTACCAGAGAAGATAAGAACATGAGAAGCCTTGTCGGCATCTGCGACATCCGGGTCAACAGCTGCAAGAGCCTGTTCATAGGTTTCATATACCTTGATGGAGGTAGCAGAACCAGCAGTTTCAGTTTCAATAGCCGTACCAACTTCGTCAGTAATGCAGAAATGGTCAGCAAGAATCGTTGCCACAAAGCTCGTAGCAGACGTCGGATCAGCAAAAGTTACACCGCCAACTTCACCAACGAAGTAACCATTAGCATTGGAGACAAGCTTAATATCTTGGCTGAAGATACCAGAAAATTCGACATACGGATTGGAGTATGTAACGACATTCTTCTTAGCCACGGCAGTGATGGTCTTAGTCGTATCAGTGTTCTTGGCCTTGTAGAGTTCGATTTCATCGAGCGTCTGAAGACGGAGAGCAGTGTTGATAGTACCATTTTCTTCCACGTAGAACAACGGGAGGATAGCGAAATTGCCGGAACGACCGTCAACAGCAACCTTCTGCTTGTCGTCAGTCTGAGCAAGATTCCAGAGCTTAATCTGGTCAGTCGTCATTTCGAGACGACGATACTTTTCCTGATCGTTGGTGAAAGCCTGTTCCTTACGGAAACCAATGCCAAGAGAAAGGGCAGCAAATCTTTCATCATCCGGGACTACACGGATCACCCAAGCGCCGCCACCAGCATTGATATAATTGAGAGCGTTCAGAGCCGATTGACCGTACTTAGCGTAGGACGGTTCACCGAAGTTGAAGATCCATTCACTCTGAGTAGTGATGTAAGTAGCTTCATTCGGCATACCCTTTTCGGCTTCCAAGGCAATGAACATGTTTGTCAAGCCGCTAGACGATACAGTCAGGACGGCATTATCGATAATACGAGCACTCGAGTGCGGGTGCATGTATTTCGGCAGAGAATCAGCAGCCATAATTGGACTCCTTGTATTTGCTAAAGTTAATATTCATAAGACATTTATGAAATATCGATGCTCATTTTAGAGTTTCTGGAAGGATGATAAAATTGATAGTTTCTTCCTGAGTAAAATTCAGACTGCTGAGAGTATATTAAACTATGAGGTAAGATTATGTTTATACTACCAGTCTTATTCATCATGCTTCTTTACGGCATCTTTACGATGCGTAAGAAGATGCTTGTAGCATTTATCGTGGGGGTGCTATATGGCATTATATCCAGTTCCCACTAGCAGCTACAGGAGGCTGAATATGGCACAGGTAATCATTGGGGGAATGATCCTCCTTATCTTATTGTTTGTTATGTTGATAGCAACATTCCTCATCCCCATTATCCTTATGGGCGGTGGAATCATGTTCTTGTTATACCAGATAGCCTTGCACATGGGCTGCTTCTAGTATGACAAAAAAAAAATAAGTGGTCTATACAACCACTTATTTTTTTTTTAACAGTGAATGACTTTCTCGAACGGAGAGTCAATACCCTTGATGCCCTTCTTTCCGGCTACACAACCCACAGACACAGCTGAGGTAACATCTTCGAATGCAATACCGGAGAATGTTGAGGTAACTCTCGGTAATTCCTGAATTCGGATGTTCGTATAGTCAGAATCAGAGCCAGTTCTACCAGCGATCTTACGATACGGAGTATAGATGTCTTTAGAGCTTCGACACATTTCCCCGATCATAGCTTCAGTAACCGACATAGGCACACCCAAGGCAGTGCCATTGAGAGATGACACTTCTTTCAGGAAGTTTGCGATATCGGAGTACTTCAGGTTATCAGGGAGCTTACCGCCAAGCAGGAAGTTCAGGAAGAGTTCAGAGTTCTTTCCGTTCTGCACATTGAGAGCTTCTTGGAACATGACAGAATTACCTTTGATGGTAAATGCCATGTACTCATCCTCTTCGTGAGTACCCTTGAATTTTTTCTTCTCTTTTCTAGATTCAGCAAAGGGAATAGTAAGCTTCAAAGGGCAATCAAGCTGCCAGAGTTCCGGCTTGGATGTAGGTGTCTTGTAAATCTCAATGAAAATGAATCCTATGGTCTTAACCAGTTCGCCTTCGACAACAGAGATTCTCTCATTATCGAAGAAGTACAGAGGGACGTACACCACAGCTTGCGGAGCTGTAAGATAGTAGTCATTCTCAACACGTTTCAGAAATGGTAATGCCATAGGATATCCTCACTTTCATATTGGAGTTTACTTAGATTCGCTGACATACTGGCCGAGGAGCTTATCAAAGTCTTCGACAGCATGGGCGAATTCTTCAACGATGCTCATATCAAGACGTTCGAAGACATCTTTCGGCAGGGATCTAGAAGCCATAGCAGCCACGGAAATGGTACTGAGAGTCTTTGCCAAACCCTTGACGAACTGTCTGGAGTCATAACCGCCGAGTTTGTGGCAGTAATTGGCTACAGCGATGGCGAAGCAACGATAGAGAGATTCCATCGGAGTCTTCACACAGAAGCGAAGAGCAAGGAGAAGATTCTTGAATGCTGGCTTACCAAGAATTTCGTCAACGTACTTGACAGAGGCTTCGAATTTGTCCTTATCATTCCATACGTTGACGATAGCAGACGGACGGACATTTTCTTCTTCGAAGAAGCCCATCGTCACTTTCTTCAGCGTAATGCTTTCTTGGAACTGGATATGGTTACGGTGAAGCTTCTGGAATTCGATCTTAAGCTTGTTCTTAAGGGAACTCTTACGCTTCGAGCCCTTGTATTCCTTCATCTTTTCGTTGATGAACTTATCGAGACCAACGGCATACGGTTGTGCAAGGAAGGCACGGGAGACCTTATGGGCAAGATTGAAACCCTTGAGAGTTTCGCCAACGAGAGCCACAGCAGCAGCTTCACGCATGGCAGCAGCTTCTTCCTTTTCATCCTTTCCGCTAGCAGATTCCATGATCTCCTGAGCTTTGTCAAGAGCGATGGTTTCATCTTCGCTCATCTGAGAACGGAGTTCAGCGTTGTCCTTAGCAATTTCTTCGGTTTTCTGTTCAAACGAGTTGATAGCTTCAAGAGCCTGTTCAGCTTGTTCTTCAATTTTCGGTTCCTGAGTTTCGCTCATGGTTACTCCTATTGATTTTTGATAGCGATCTCGCTCAACTGTTGGTATACAGAGAGCGTAATTAAATGCTTTGCTTCAATGTTAGATTGATCATTCACAGATTTGATAAGGGAATCAAATGCTGTCGGAAGCACAACCAGTTCCAACTTATCAAGAAGAATAGCGTTCTGCCATTCGTCTTCATTGTCGGCACAGTAGACTTCGAGTTCCTTGTAGAAGTCCGTAGAAGCGGTGGTTCCTTCAATCACGTCATTGACGACATCTTCAAGACAGTCAAGCAACACGAGAAGACCTGTATCTGTAGCCCCAGTATACTTCTTCTGTGCGCCGATATTCTTTCTCGAAGACTTCGATTTATATGTATTTATGAATTCCTTCTTGTGTTTGAGAATGGATTTCACGATGTAGTTAGCCAGACCTTCCTTGCGGTTAATAACAAGGAACGAGTAGAAAGCTTGAACTAGATCGGCGAAGTCAGCTCCACTTCCTTCAGTGCTACCGAAGGCATTGCTAGCTGCATCGATCCCAAAGAATTCCTTAAACTTGGTGAGAAGCCTGATGCGGATGTCATAAAGGTATTCCGTAAGGAAGTTAGCCTTATCGGTGCATCCTTGTTCTCTGGCTCTTTCCCTGAGAGCCATCACAGTGTTAGTAACGGCTGTAAGGGCATCCTCCTGAGTTTCGGTAGGAATCTTCTTCAGATCGTCCATCTGCTGAAATAGTCTCTCTTCAAGAGCCAACACATTGTCGTCCATTCGGAACTCTGAATTCCCTGTTCCGAACTCAAGATCTTCTGTATCGGTCATTAAATCGTTGTACTTGCCCATAGAACGTATCCTTCATGGTTTTCATTGAAAAGTTCGGCTCATTCCCGAAATTGAGAGAAAAGATCTTCCTCATTTTCAGGTCGTCGTGAACCACGTTTTCTTCAGAGCTAATGATATGTTCAGTGATTGTCGTCATCTTCTCTTCCGGTACTGCAACACTCTTGCGTTCCCTGAGAGACGATGCACAGACTCTTCGCTTAAACATCTTAAAGCTATCGAACGATGCGGCATATCTGCCGATGAGCATGGACATAAGGAAGTCGTCATGAGCGCCGTTAGAATGTTCAACCTTTCCGTTGCTCTTGCGTTCCAGTGTCTTAAGCTCTTCATAGGTGAATCTAGACCGGATTGTATGCGGTTCTTCTTCAACATACATGAACAGATTAGCAATCATGATATCACGAGATCCGGAAGTAGTGTCAATACCGTAGACCTTCTGTACCTTGTTACCCTGTCCTGGGATCGGGTTATTGATAGTACGATAGAAGACTTTATTGGCAGTGACAGAACTCTCGAGCAATGTCGTAATCACGTCTAGACCATAGCTGTTTCTTTCAACCACTAAGAGCGAGTTATAGAACAGGTTACGGACTACTTCAATCAGAATTCTAGCAAACGGGATTGGGTTAATCCTATTCGAAGAGAAGTAACCCTTCTCGTGGAAATCATCAATATCAAGCATATGAATGACAGAGAAGTCAGTGCCGACACCACCGCCAACGTCAACAGAGAGGATGACAGGATCATGGAAGTCCACTGGTTCAAGCATAGTGAACTTGTGGTTTCCTTGGTCTCCGATTCTAAGATAGGTCTCTTGTTCCTTACGGACAACAAAGTTGCTAACCCTTTCAAGACAGTCTTCGGTGAACGGAGACTTATCGGAAGAGAGCGTCCATTCAAGGTCAACTTCACGCTTAATCTTCTGTCTATCGTACTGAAGATCACGGCACTGCTGTTCGTACCACTTTTCATCACGACCGAGTTCTCTCCATGTGAATTCAATGTGGACGAAGTTATTGGTAGATCTTTCGTAGACATAATCCCTAAGCTTGTCAGCCGGAACGTCATACATTTCTTCAGTAAAGTCACAAGCAGCTTCAATAAGGTTATGCTTAGCCCATCCGCCTTCATCAGTATCGATAGAGTTCGGCGTAGTGGTAAACATCTTGAAATGAGGCACACCATTCTTCTCAGCTTCGATAGCAGCCTGAGATACAGCCGGAGCAGCAGCTGCATAGATGATGTTATTATATTTGGCGAACGCAATTTCATCGAAGAACCAGCACGGCATCGTAAGACCACGACCAAGCTTGTCTGCTTCTTCAGGGGATGTAGCAGCTGGCATAGCCGTGATTATATTCTTCAATAGCTTGTTACGAGAGAAAGTCGTAGAAGATTCTTGGTCTTCTCTGGACTGCTTCGGTTCAATCATCCATGCCGGAATCAATTCAACGATGTTCTTGAATCTCTTAAGGTTCACTTGTGCATCGCCATATTTCTTGTTCATGAACGTTGACTGCGTGTTTTTTGTTCCGAAGAAAAATAGCCAAGAAAATAAAGACACAGCACCGATGGTCTTACCGTGTTGACGAGGCATCAATGTGATCGTGTCTATGTTATGAAGGCTCATGTAAGTCAGAGCAAGGTTTCCGCGATGGAGATTATAGGGGATAGAGCCACCCGGAACAGGAATTCGTACTACCTCTCTAAAATAGTACCAAGGATTTATCTTGCACTCCGTAATTATTCGAGCCTTTATCTCTGTAGAAAGTCCTTCAGCTCTAGGATCAACAAATCTTAATCCTTCATCATACAATGCTAAGAAAAACTTGTTGTTCTTGATTCCTTTTTCCTTCAGGTATTGGTGCATCTGAAGGAAGCTGGTATTTTTAGTTAGCTGGTAGGATACTTTCCGTTGAGTGAGATCGGAAAGTTGTGCTGCCATAGATACTCCTATAGTTCAATAGGTAGTTAGGGCAGAACTCAATAATGAAAAGGAGTATTTATGAGTACAGGCAAAAGAAAGAAGGTCGAAGACCTCGTGTACAGCGTGATGGATGCCCTAGACAAGACTGGTGAAAACACTGACAAGTATCGCAAGATGTTCAACAAGATGAGCGATACTCAGTTCAATACTTGGATGAGCAAGTTCTTGTCGGATCCTACAGCCAACTTTAGACTTGAAGTTCTCCCTCATAAGAACGAACCGGAATTCGACCAGATAGAGAAAGCCCTGAAGATTCTCAATATTCCGCTAGAAGAATATGTCTATTTTCGTGACCAGAAGGATACTAACGGTAATCCGGTCAGAACAGCTACCCGTGTTCCGGTGTTCTATCTTTCCATCAAGCGATTGGAGCAGGTCGTTACCCATAAGTCTGGTGTTACTCTCGACATTGATAAGAGAAACCAGCTTACTGGTACTGTGACTTCTGACTCCAAGGTCGCTAGAAACTCTGACGTGGAATCCTACGCTCTGTTGCTTCAGCAGAATGAAGACTCTATGAAGGAATTGAATGGTGCTCGAAGCGACAACATGGGTGCTAAGAGAGTTCTCTATTCTAAGATTCAGGCTGACGGATTCGTTAATCTGAAAGATGTCGAAGAAGGTTCTTCTGCATTTGAAAAGGTTGCCCTCAATACCTTCGATGCTTATATGCTTGGAGCTGGTGTCAAGACCGATACCATTACGGATTCCAATCTGCTCCCAGTGTCTCTTATCCCAGACATTGACTAACAAAAAATTCAGTATACTTGCGTATACTGAATTTAATTTTACGATACGAACTGGATGAAGATATCGTTCTCTTTCTTGAGGGAACGGCTTTCATTCAATACACCAAGGTTCACAGTCGGGAAAGACGGAACGAAGCCAGTGTTGCTCTGTTCACTATCCAACAGTGTCTTGTAATCAGGATCCGGCACGATGTACTTGACATGGTCGATCCCATTGATAGACTTGATGTTGATTGAATCACAGTCCGTAATCTGATTCTCCAATTCCTTGAGAAGATTGCTAAGAGAGATTCTCTCGGTGATGAGGACATTATTGTACACGAGATTGAACAACTGCTCAGTCCAATCTCTGACAATAGTGGAGATCTTCTTTTCCACTTCCTCATCGTAACCGTTCTGACGGTCAACAACGATCTCGTAATACAGGTTCGGTTTGTAGAACTTCTGTACTTCCGTGGCTGAATCTTCTGAAGTCTTGAGCAGTTGTGCTCCCCAGAAGTTCGTACGCCCGTAGGTATTGAAGAATTTAATGTTGAGTCTGGTGTTGTTATGCAATCTCTTAGCAGCATTACGGATTGCTTCGATAACACTCTTAAAGAGAGTCATAAAGCTATCGTAGACAGAGTTAGAGAAGAGCATACGACCACCGACAACCGGAAGCATATAGAGACATCTTGCACTGTCTTGTACGGTTGTTCCGATGGTAACAACATCGTTAAGGTTTTCGAAGAACTTGAAACCGCCATTGATAGTGCTAATAGACTTCAGACGGTACTCATTGAGACCACGAGGGGCTTCAGAGCTGCTATTGATAGCACTAAGTTCCTTGTATTCGTTCTTATTGTCGTCGATGAGGTTGTTCTCATCTATCGGCTCCATGCAGTAGATGAAAGCTTCGGCATTGCTAAGGAAAGAAACATTCTCCAATGCAGACCACTTGCCATTGGAATCGTAAGTAGCATAGAACTGGTTTAGACCCTTGCTCTTTACGCTCATAGTGTACTTTTCGTCGCTTTGAATACTGCCAATCTCAACAGTCGGGATAGCACATTCGAAACATCCTTCATCTTCGTTTCTCTGCATTTCAATGGCTACAAGCTTGTCGTTGGAGTCCTTGACCATAAGGAAATATCTGTTACGGGCAAGTTCACCTTCGGTCACATAAGCGTAGACATTAATAAGCTCACCGAGCGCAGGATTCCTCTTAGCCTTAACATAGTTCACGATCGGTGTATCGACAGATTCTGAAGTGAGTGTCTTGATATAGACAGAGTAAGTCTCATCAACATTTTCGTCAAACACATAAGTATGAACCGTATCTCCGCCGTTGTCTACATAATAAGAAAATGGTGAGAAATAGATGAACTCATTGCGATCAAGCAAACATTCCTTAATGTCTTGTATTGGGTTCGTTTCATCAATGACTTTTCCCACAGTAAGGAAGTGTTCTTCATCCACCGGAGTAGAGCTGTGCCTGTCTTCATAGCGAATAGGCATGTATGGAAGAATCTTTACTAAGGTTGTTCCATCTTGAGAAGGCGGGATCTTTACATACGGGATAGTATTAGTTTCATACGTACAAGTATCATCGGACATCATACAGAAGGCATTGAATTCACGGGTGATGATATCATCACGTTCTTTGAATACGATAACCTTCGTCTTTTCATTTCCGACGGAGGTACTAGCAAAATACTCGTTAAGGTCATTCTCAGATCCGAGAAGCTTTGCTCTAGTTCTATTGGTATAAATGTCCTTCTTGTGGGTCATCAGAGAATCTTCGTCAGATCCACCTGCCGGAGAAGAGAACACCCAAGAAGAAAACTCAGAAGCATAGTCAACCTTGTCTATACTGATAGCAGGAGTACCCTTAAAAGTGAAGTTACCTGCTTCGCCGTCGGTAGTAGCAACAATGAATCTAAGGTTCGTTCCATTATTCGGAATGTAAGATCTGTCGCCACGACCAAAGTAAAACAATACGGTATCGCTGTCAAGTCTCTTCAGGAAGACACTCGGATCTTCACCTGCGCTCTTCAGAGCCGATGTAATGATCTTCAGTTCACTCCATTCGAAGCTATCATTGACACGCTGAAAGGCTGTAGCACCGACATACTTCCTTCCAAAATCAATCATGTATTTACTGATACTGGAGTTCGAGGTATCGGTATACACGTCCTCATGGTATTCATAGATGACGTTAAAGACTACAATGGAAAAAGAAATCATCGTAGCTTTTCTGGTGTCATCATAGTATTCCTTAATCGGAACATAGAAGTTGCTCTTGAAGTCGTAGACCGTATCGAACAGCGGTGTTTCGCTTGTGATAGTCATACTTCCATTAGTGATAGGAACGCTCTTATAGAGACCACGAACACCATTGGCATTACGGCTGAAGATAAGAGAATACGGAAGTCTGAATTCCGTTTCGTCTAACTTAACAAGGAAGTCTTCTCTGTCAATGGTAAGCCAACCGTTCTCATTAGCATCAATGAGGCTGAGAAGCTTAGCCTTTTCAATTTCCATGATGATGGTACAAGAAGCCGGACGAGAAGCCTTGAGTTCAACGCCTTCAGATTCAGCCGTGTTATAAATGGTAGACGGCATCATGGCGGTATTAAGGAAGAATTCGTTGAAGAGCATGTTTCTGTGGAACTGTGCGCTCTTAGACGAATGGGCGGCTATCTCAGTGAGATAGCCGAACATACCAAGCTTATTGGTTTCGTTAGTACCCGGAACCTGTGTGAAACACTTCTCGGCAAGCTTCATGAAAGCTTCCATAAATCCATACTGGTCATTACTTATTGTATTGAGGGCAGCATCAACTTCATTTGCCATATCAGCCTCTTGAATGATTTTTTCATTAGAAAGTTCCCATAGGCAAAAAATAAAAGCTCCCTTTCGGGAGCTGGAAAATGGTCTAGCTTATGCCGACAACAGGATGCAGTAGTCTTTAAGCTCTTCATCCATGTCTTTATAAGCCTGGCTGTAGTCATGACACATAGTATCAATTTCCATTCTGGGAATAAGTCTTCCTTTAGAGTCATGCTTGAGCACAACCGCAGGAAGGTTGCGATACTTGTAAGCCGGAAGTTCCGGAGCCATTTCACAAGGCCAGACGATATACGGCGTTTCTGTGGAGTCGATAGTGCGTACATACTTCACGAACTTTTCCGGTTCTCTGATGAGATCACGGAATTTCACGATCGTACCAGAACCTACACTGAGCTGAACATGGGTGTATCCATCCTTGTCAACCCAAACCATCTTGGACTTGTTATAGCCTGCCATACGCCAGATAACCGGAATATCGCGAGTATAGAACAAGCTAAGATAAGTGTTAGAGTTACTCTTACGGAACGCATCAGCACTAGTAAACAACGGTTCATAGTCTTTCGCATTTTCAAGATTCCTGAACAAGTCTTCTGCATTGACATCAACAATAGAAACTCGATCTCTCCAGTATCCCGCAATGTCAGTGCTTTCACCTGCAACTAGCAAGAGCAGAGTATAATCTTCATACCCCGGCTTACTAACATCAAGCGGTTCAGGCTCAAGAGTATCTTTATTGAGAGCGAAGTACCATGCTGGAACATCCATTGTATTATTGTCCGTATCCGTGATCATGATAGAATTATTTTCTGTACCTTTGATGATAGCATCAAGACATGTTCCAACGTAGTCATAGCCTTGAGCCATCTTCTGTCTCATCTTGCTCACATAACGGAACAGAGACTTATGCTTAACAAATTTAGCAAACGGGTCTTCCTTGGCAGGTTCAACTTCTACCTTCGGGGCTTCTGGAGCAGGTGCTTCTTCCGTAGCCGGAGGAACTGCAACTAGAGCTTCTTCAGTCGGTGTTTCAGAAGCCGGAGCTTCTTCTGCAGCGGGAGTTTCTGGTGCAGGTGCTTCTTCAGCCGGAGCTTCGTCAAATTCAGGAGCTTCATCGGTAGCTTCGGGAACTGTCGTAGGGCGGATTCCAGCTTCTTCCTCATCAAGAACATCCACTGGGCCTGTCGGAGCCGGGTCAAAGTCTGCACGGATTCCGGTATCAGCCGGAGCTTCTTCGATTTCGGCTTCTTCTACTTCATTATTCTCCATAAACTACCTCTCTGAAGAGCATATTGACTTCTTCATTCAATTCTTCCTTGGATTCCGCTTCCACTTCTTCAAATGTCTTCGGCTTTTCCTCGGTTTCTTCTGTCTGTTGTGTACTCATTTGTTTGCTTCCTTATGGTTAAGGTCATTTCTTTATATAAAATTATCTGCCAAGCCTTTAAGCTTGGCAGATAATGTGTTTATGCGAGAGAGAGAATTCGTTTTGTCCACTCGGTATGTGACGGAAGTCCGAAGTACTGCTCGCCGATCTTAATATCATTTCTCGTCATGATATAATTGGCAAGCGTAGCGGAGTACTCGATATCGTTCGTGTTATTCTTCGGAAGAATCTTCCCAAGCATCGTAGTGATAAAGAGATTCCATGCAATCTTGATGGACGGATACAGTGACGACAAGTCAGAGTCACAGACAAAGTCATAGATAAGAGTACTGACTTCACCAAGAATCTCAACACCGTTAGCGATAAGAAGATTAGGATCAGCTACAACATTATGTTACGAATGTTCGCTACACATTCTCTCTATATCTCTATAGAGTTCAGACTATATTATACGCTAAAAGCGCTCATGTCTTTCGGTCTCGCTTGAGACCTACTCCCTTACGGGATAGTCGTTGAACGTTCTCACTTTTCGCTAAGAATATTAAGCTCTCTTTCCTTCATGGCACGATACTCAGATGCTTGTTTAAAAGCCTCTTCGTAGCCTAAATCTCTTATAGAGAAACACTTGCAGAAATGTCTATCGTTCTCATTCCACTGTGCTATAAAGAGATCAGACCTATTTCCCTGTGCCTTTTTGAAGTATACTCCTGTCCTTCCGCTAGAGTTATTTCGTGATTTTCGGCAGTTCAGATTATTCTCTGTCGAAGATACAATACGAAGATTCTCTCTTCGGTTATCAAGAGTATTGCGATTAATATGGTCAACAATATCTGTTCGTGACATGGCATTAAGGACGTATCTATGCAACTTGCAAGTCTTTCCGTTCATTTTGCAAGCCACATAATGATTCTCATTTGTTGAATCCTTTATGTACCATTGTCTAGAAGACACTCGTTCAAGATCTTCTCTTGAGATGAGCACTTCGCCATCGATTTTGTTGCCTGTAATCACAAGCTTAACAGTCTTGCTATCTAAGATTTCAAATTTATTCATATTGAAAAGTTAGATGTAAGCTTCGCTGCTGATTGTCCAATCCCAAAGATTGTCACCATTTGGTACTTTGGGCTCTAAGGAGTTTCCAGCAATTAACATGATTTAACGTGCGCATGTAGATTGTTTACGCACCCTTGAATTTGACCTTCTTTTCAGCCTGAATGTTAGCAACTTGAGATTCGACTTCCTCAAGATTGTCATTAACCAATTCTTCGTCTTCTTCGTTCTCAGCTTCACCCACTTCAGTATAGTCTACAGCCGTCTTGTCAGAGCGATACGGCTCTAGTTCAGGATACTTGATTGGGTTATCACCATTTGCTCGTTTCTTGTCATAAATCTTATTGAACAATCTGGTACGGTTGTTAGACAATACTAGACCGCATTTCGTAATGAAGAACCACTCGATGAAGTTGCGAAGCATGGTTGTCTTTGTAAGCACTTTATTTTCACGAGTATGGGTCAACCCACGGAACAACATGATAGTATCAACGTCACTGACCTTCTCTTCAATCCAGTACATGACAAGAGTATCTTGCCCAGAGTATTTACAGAACAACGGATAATTTTCATACGGAAAGTCAGCCATTTCGATATCATCATGTTCAACCTTACGAACCTTGATGACATTCTCAGCCAACCAGTCAAGAGAGTAGTCTTCAGGGCTAGAGTTACGGATGGCGTAATAGTTCTGCTGCATGTCTATGATAGAATAGAAAGCAGGAATATAGTAACCATCGTGCTTCTTCTTGATATCCTTAGCGAAGCGGTCAGCCTTATAGTATGCTCTGCGATAGTCCTTCGGGAATTCCTTCGGAGCAATGATATCACCAGGATCGTACCCGAGATTCTCCAATCTTCTGATGGTGAAACCCCAGTCGAAGCCGTGGTTGAAAGCGATGACAACATCTGCTGCAAACCTGTAGTTGAGATCATTGAAGTGATCCGTAATCAAGTCAATTTCTTTTCCATAGAACTTGATTTCAACATTGATGTGCGGTTTCGGAATTTCCTTAAAGATAGATTTCTGAATAGCGTTCCACTCGTCTTCGTATTTCTTACGAATGTTCTCAATGTCTGCCTTGAATTCGTTAATCTGCGGATTCTTTTCCACATACTGACCGTCAACAGAGTCATCGAGGAATCTCAACACAAGCGTAGATGTTCTTGTATCGAAGCAAGAGATAGCGTTAATCGGAGTGATGGCTTCATCTGCTTCCACGAAACGACGAATCTTTCTGTTATCGCATTCGATATCCCAAAAGACTTTGTTAAGGCGAATGGATTTATCTTCGCCACCATTCGGTTCGAGCTTAGTATCGAAGAATCTACGAATATAGTGGTCAGCCAAGTCAACATCTGCACCGTGAACGAACGGACAGAGGAAGAAGTTCTCAGGACTGACTTTGTTCTTTCTAAATCTGTCTAAGAGAGCATAGTTGGCATCTGCCTTTTCCTTATCGAAGGTGGCTTGATAGTCAATGATGGCTTCATAAATGTTCTTATACTCGCACTCAATCTCTTCCGTTTCGTTAACCGGAACGACATACGGGTTACTACCATGCTTCTCAACAAACTCAGGCTTCGATACATGGAACCTGACTGTCGGATTGTCATCGAAGTCGAACTTGCGTACACCATTCTCATAATAGACAGTGAGAACGCCAGTATTGTATGGCTTCACGTCCGTCTTAGTAACGAGCTTCTTTACTGAAATAAGCTTGTACTTCTTTTCCATAATGTTCCTCTCTAGTTTTCTCGCATTTATTAGTTCGGAATATAAAAAGATAGAGAGTCTTAGCTCTCTATCTCTACGACTTCAATATCCTTGCCACGGAATTTAGCCTTGGGAATGATACCGGACGAGTCAATCACGGCTTTCTCGTCGGCTTCAATACCGAGCAGATCCTTATCCATAAGAACTGTTCCGGCGTCGCTGCTGGCTGTAAGGTCAATGACAAAGATCTCGCCATCTTTATTGGCAACAATCTCGTACTCATCGGTAGTAACTGGGATGTCTACAAGTTCTTCAATACCTTCGCTCTCGGGGTCTGCTTCAGGTTCAGGCGGAACATAGGCTTCCTGTTTAAAGTCAGGGGCTTCATTTTCTGCCTGGGATACCTTGGCAACTTCCTTAGACTTCTCTAGCTGTTCCTTTGCTTGGGCCTCAAAGTCTTCCTCATCAAGCACTTCGGCTTCTATGGTTTGCTTAGGACGATACCCAACGCCATTCTGCGATAGGATATCGACAAGCTCGCCGACATTGAAACTTCCGCCACCGCCATCGAGAAGCTGCTTTTGAAGTTCTTGCTTGTACTTCTTTTCCTTCAGGGTCATGATACCCTTAATAGCAGATATCTTGGCATTCTTGATAGCGATAAGATTACCAGTCTGAAGATGGGTGAATGCTAGACTTCCTCTAGACCTAGAGTTTATCACATTCTGAAGCATAGCCTTGGAGTTGTTATACAGAGCGTCCAACTCGGCTGCTTCATTCTTCAATGCGTTAATCTCTTCATCAAAATTGGATCCTTGAACTTCCATACATTAATCCTTCGGTTAGAAAATAGTGTCTCCGTTAAGAGACACTGTATTTATTTCAGGTGGAGAGCCTTGTTGACAGCTTCTCCTAGGTTCTCGGCATTGACACCACCATTGGATAACACGATGGCCCTAGCACGACCGCCGTACTTCTGTCTGAGTTTCTCTCTGAAGAATCTCCACTTATCGCGGAATATCTTGAATTTTCCGTAGAGAGGATCGCCGTTAGCCTTGGCAAGTAGGACGCACACCTTTGAGACCTTCTTATCGATGACACCTTGGGTAGTCCAGTTCATACGCTTAACCATCAAGCCTTCGTTAGCGGTGTCTTCTTCGTTTCCATAGTCTTCACGGAATACATCCATAGTGTCATTCATAATCTCCGTGAAGATCTCTCTATCTTCTACAGAGAGCTTGTCCATAAATTCTTTGATTTCAGATGCTTCCATAGTATCCTCATTATTTTTCAATCATGAGTTAAGGGAAAAATAAACCTATAAGGTTTTACCCTTATAGGTTTACGAAACACTAGAAACGAAGCCGAATTAGTCTTCCTTATAGTCGTCCTTTTCCATCGAGCCAGCCATAGAATAGAGGCGCATAACGAGGGCAGTAGCCTTCTTGTAAGCACCGAGCTGACGACGGCAGAAGAGTGTAGCAGTCGTACCGACCTTAGACACAGCCTTCTGAATCTTCTTGATGCGCTTGAGTTCACGAGCACCAGACTTGCCAGCATCAGCAGCGAGCTTCTTAGCGAGGTTCACTTCGGTGTCGAGGAGCTTGATAGCATCGTAGCACTTGAGGATCGGATCAGCTTGCATCTTGCCAACGAGGAGCTTTGCAGCAGCCAAGGCAGAGCGGATGATCTGTTCGTTGTTCTGGTCACTATTGAGAGTCAAAGCGCCGATAAAGTTGCCGTCAAGACGTTCGAGCCACTTGCTGTTTGCACCCTTGGTTTCAACATCAGCGTGCAACTTGTTTGCGTAACCCGGCGTACTGCCATTTTCATCCTTAATCTTCGGAATTTCGTCAAGGATGGATTCGAGTTCGCCAACATTGTCATTCTGGCTGTCGCTGTAGCTGCCACCGAATGCTTCGGACTTGCCCATCTGGGTATTAAGCTTCTTGAAAGCCTTGTCAGTCTGGGTAAGGAACTTGTCCACAGCAGTCTTGGTGATAAACCAAATGCCGTTGGCGGCCTTCTTGACTTCAACGTTCCACTTGGTCACACGTTCCGGCTTCGGAGCATTTTCCTTCCAGTCATCATTCTTAGCCTTGGCAGTAGCCTTAGCGATGATACGCTTGAGAGCGCTTGCGATAGCACCAGAACGGAGGGACACGATAGCCTGAGACACGAAGGCACGAACCTTACGAGCAAATTCAACGAGCCATTTCCAGATCTTAGTACCAACTTCTTTTGCCTTGTCAGCCACAGCTGCCATAGCGTCACCGATAGCTTCGGCACCAACGGTCATGCAAAGACGACCATCTTCTTCGATGAGAGCGACTTCTGCTTCACCGCAGAATTCAGCACCTTCGCAGGCCATCGTAAGAATGTCGACGTGAGAGACGGGTTCAACAGAAGCACCGCCGTTTGCGAATTGTTCAAAGTACATAATTATGTTCCTTGTTTGAAAAGTTTTACATAGAATTACGGATTTTCTTCGGTCATGACCCGTATTCAATGCTTAGTTAAAAATATCACTCAATTTTAAAGCGAATTTTCTATATCTTTTACAGTGAGACCATTGAAGTCTCCTTCGGCTATAGTTACGAGATTAATCTTCCTTGAGAGTATTTCTTCCCGTATCTTATCTGGGAATGCGCCAAATGCACCGCCGGAGAGTCTAGCCCAAATATTATTCCCCATTATAGCAATCCTTTCAGAGACAAACCATATGAGAATCTTTAACTCCTGTTGAAACCCAATCTCTCTACCGAGTCTCTTTCCTATGATGGAGACTAGTTTCGTATCCTTATTCTCCAATATCTTCAGAACAAGAGTGGAAAGCATTTCCTTATTGCCTACTGGTGTCTTGGAAACAAACTGCTTGGCAACGTCATTATATTTATTTAGAAAGTCTTTCAGTGTGATTTCAGTAACATCGACAGATATTTCTTCCATCAGAACCCCACTATATAAATATAGCTGAAGATTTCTCTTCAGCTATGAGTTCATTACTTGATGCAGTGATCAGGCTGTGTAAGACCGAATCTGCCGAGCTTACGGTTTTCTTCGAGGAACGGAGAGAGGGTCTGCATAAAGTCCACGAGGAGCTTTTCGACTTCGTCAGGAACAATATAACGACCACGCTTGATCTGTGTATAGAACCACTTAATCGGGTCTACACCGAGTTCTTCAGCGACAGAACACCAGTCAGCTGCCATTTCCATGAGAGAATAGTAGTTGTATCTGTACGGCTTATGGTCTTCGCCAAACATGGTGCAACGAGCCAAATGATACATACCGCATTCAACATGGTGATCATTGTTGCGACGGTGAAGCATCATGTAGTATTCACCCATTTCACGTTCTTTTTCAGTGATTTGGAATTCGCCGTTAGTAGCGTGATTGAAGTGACGAAGAGCAAGATAACGAAGTGCTTCAGGATCCTTGAACTTGTCTTCATCGTGATGCTTGACAACATTTTCAAAGTGTGACAATGCTGCTGCTTCAAATCCCGGAATAGGATGCTTGCCAGACAAGTCTGTACGCTTCTTGAGTTCGTAGTAAAGCGTCTTGTAATAGGAACGAGTGACCTTGGCATGTTGGATGGTTTCAGCCTTGTAGATTTCAATGATCTTATCTACATCAATCGTTTCCTTTTCGGGAGTTGCAACCTGTGCTTCTGCCTGTTCAGTTTCTTTGAGTTCTTGAGACTGTGTTTCTTCAGCCATAGTGTTTCTCCATTGTTAGGTGGTTTCCATTCCTTAGTTCGGTATATCGTAGAATTACCACTGGCGATCGTATATAATTATAGGCTATTAACCACTAAAAAATAACAGGAGTAAAAATGAAACTAGATTACAAATCACTTTGCCCGGTATACACATTTGGCCCAATTTTTAAGATTCCGATAGGGAGCTCACAGTTCCCGAAGATTCCGAAAAAGTAAAATACCGTGCAACGAGCGGTGACCACAAGGGCGGTATGACATTTGTCATATCGCTCTTATTTTTTTGTTGAACTATAAAATGAAAGGAGTAAAATAAATGGAAAATATTGAAGAGATTATAAATGCTCACATTGAGAAGGAAAACCAGATTAATGTGAAGCATCATGACGGAACCGTCACTGCGGATTATTTTCGCGAGACTTTTAAAAGAGAAAAAATTTTAGACTCTAGAGACTACAACACATTCATTAAAGCATGTGAGCGTATGGTGCGTCAGTCTGACGAGTATAAGACCTTTATTTATAAAGTGCATAATGAACTCGGTGGCGAAGGCATTAAGTCATGCAATATTCTTGGAATGGTTACTGGGGAAGAAGCTACGCTTGAGGTAGACCACTATCCGTTTACTCTCTATGAGATCTGCTCTGCCGTTACCAATAAATTTATCCGCCAGAAGATACCTTTTAATACTTTCATGGTTGCCGATGAAGTCATGCGTCTGCACTTCGACCTGAAGGTAGGCTTTACTGTTCTCGCTAAGACTGTGCATCAGCTCCGCCATAGTGGAAAGGTATTTATCCCATTGAACAATGTTGCAGGTCACTTCATGGAATTCTTTAAGGAATACAAAGAAGACCTTGAACCGGAGACTCTTACCAGCTTTACTAAGCTCATCGATATGACACAGAAGGGATACAGAATGAATAAGGATGAGAACTTCCTAACGGTTAAACAACAGGAGATCTATTCTCCAGACGAAATCCCGCAGATAGGTTTCAATGGAACGTCCGATCTCTCTAATGATGATTGAGGTAAACAATGAAATTGCCGACAGACTTGATAGAAGAAGAAAAACAAAAATCACAAGAGAATTCCTTACAGAAAGTAACGATTAAAGATACGGACAAATTTGAGGGTTACGCTTCATTCGCGAATCTTGAATACCTGAAAGATGACTACAAAGCCAAGGCTAAGTATATAAAATATTTAGAGAGGCTTGTAAGAGGATCTCAGGAGCTGAAGGATTATCTCTCATTCCTGAAGGAAAATGCAGAGATGAATGATTGTGCCATCCTTGCGGGCGTCAACCGTGAAGATTGCCGTATCGAGATCCATCACTTCCCGTTTTCTCTATTCGATATTACCCGTATTGTATTGGATGATGCTCTCGCTAATAACGAAGATGTATCGAGCTTTACTATTGTAGGGAGAGTGGTGCTGGAGCACTACTTGGGCCATGTTGGTCTCATTCCTCTATCCTTAACGGCTCACGAGCTTGCTCACAGTGGTTCCATTACTCTATCACTGAAGAATGTGACCGGAGACTGGCAAGCGTTTGTGAAGAAGTTCGCCTATGTGATGACCAAAGATGACAGTGAGAGACTTCAGTTTCTCATTAGAGCATCGGCATCACCTGCACTTCAGACTACAAACATCCGTAAGCTTAGGATTATCCCTAGGAAGATAGAAACTATCACAGCAATAACCAACCAAACCGGAGAATCAAATGTTTCAGTGGATACGAAACTACCTGAAGAAGAGAAGAGAGAAGAAGCAGCAGTTGATGGCTGCGAACTTCCGTTCTAGCTACCTAATGAAATACGGTCTCAACCAGGAGCGTGACTTCTCACTCCTGAAAGACCTTATTAATAAGCACACGAAGCACTATGTATCAGTGCTTACAGCCGTAGCCAAGAACCGTGAACAGACCGAGCTAGTGAACTCCACCAAGAGTATGGAAGACATTACTAATCTCGTCTCGCAGACGGTAGGCGAGATTTCCGAATCATATAGGAATATCTTGTTCATCTACTTCGGAACTATGGACAACCTTGTCAACTACATTACACTTGAATACAATGTAATTCAACACGCTGTAATTGAGTGCAATAAAGCTAAGATAAGCCAGATAAAAGGCTTTCCCATCTAAAAATCGAAAGAACTCCTTGTTGAGAACAACAAGGAGATTTTTATGTACGATAAAGTAGAAGAGACCGTCTTAATCTTGCCGAAGTCTGGCATTAGAATGTCTTTATTGGTGAGAACCGATGAAGAGACATTCCGTGAGACGACTACAAACAACGGAGACAAGTGTCTGAGAGTCATGACGAGCGATTACATCATGATTTCATTGAGGGATCGTGATGTCTACGCTTCAGTCTCTATTTCCTATTTCTGTCTGGAGACTTTCAAAGAAGGTCTGAAGGAATGTTTGCAGTTCATTCAAGATTCTATCATTGATGACGGCAGCTCTTACAGCGTGGATCCTAAGAAAGCAGCTGGGTTTAAGATCGAGAATCTGTGTAACAACCGTTCGCTTCTGTTCACTCCATACATTGATGCGGACGAAGACGGCAACCAGACTCCGGGTGTAACAATCTGGTTCTCAGATGAAATCTCGGCGTTCGTGGCTTACAATGACTTTGAAGCATTGGTGAATACCTGTTTGCACTTCGATCTCTATATGGCTTCGAAACTGTTGCTAAATAATGCCATGCTGTACGAAATGCAAAAGAAATAAAAAAAAAACATAGGCGAAAGCCTATGTTTCTATTTTTATTTTAGTCTGTCAACATCGATGTTACGGACGTGGTCAATAGCGTCCAATATCACATCGGTCAATGAGATATTGCAGAACCAGTCTACCTTTTCGATATACATGTCGTCCCTAGCTTCAGGCTCAAGGATTCTACGGATACTGTCGGGAAGTCTTCTAATAAGGAACCCGAGTACAGCTTTAGCATTATCCGTGAACTTGCAATCTTCAAAGACTAACGGGCCAAGATCGTATGAAACGATTTGGTCGTATGCACAATCGAAATTGGTAACATAAGGTTTAAAGTTCGTGTAGAAGGTCTCGGATTTCCCATCCTTGACTTTCTCACGTATTTCCTTCATGCGTTCGAGAGGCGTAGGGTCAAGCTTGTCACCGCCTTCTGCGTTTTCTCTCAGGTAGCTGAGGATCTCAATCATACCGTCAAGAGTCATCAGAGAGACATAATAAGGCTTTTCCATTATCTCGCGATTGGTAAGACTGATGGCAAGAGTTATGCCACTGGTGTTATTATCCAGAGAGATAGTAGTGCCACGCTCAGGATTCTTCTTAGCCATACGGTCTGCATAAGCTTGCGCCACCTTGTAATCGGAGAATCTCAGAATGTCAGACAGGCATCCATTGATGTCCATTTCATCGGCTGTTTCAACACCGTTTCTTAGCATGATGTTAAGCAGCTTGGTAGTCATGGTGCAATCCGGATCATCCTTGAGATTGAACATCTCCGGGTTTTCTTTAGCCATCCGCTGTATGCGTTCAACACCCTTAGAATTCCAGTATGTGATCTGCCCAAGAGTAGCCATCATTCTGGCAAAGCCATCAGTCTCGTTCTTAACCATGAAGCAGATTGCGGAATCGATGTATGCTGTAAGAACGAGGGCTTTTCCTGTTAGTGTCTGGCTTATTTCCATCTTTCGCTTTGCAAATACGTTGAGAGTTCTTACAATACTCTCTGACATGTTTCTTGCGTTTATAACCCAGACATCGTCGTATGCCTTGTATGTCGTTCTCGTCGATACAACGATGGCGGCATTCAGCATAGCTTCAAAATTCTTTTCAGTTTCTTCTTTGGTATCGGAAGAGATAGCCTTGATCATGTTCTCATTGAACGAGGTCATGGCTACCGCTACCGAGAGTCTTCCTGATGTAGTATTAGGCAGACTGTCTATTTTCACTTTTTCGGCTCCCTGAATTTGATATGGAATAATACCCTAGGAGTAGCAGAGTAATACTTATCGCAACCTTCGTTTACAACAAGCTTATCATCATCCCAGAGTACGTTGTTAGCCGCATCCATGAACAACTTTGCGTAGTTATCCACGTCCGGCTTCGTAAGCGGACGGAGTAATCCTTCTTCATACAAAGGCATCTCGTAATCCTTAACGGTCTTAGGAGCTTTCTTGTATGAATCCATCTTGAAATAGATGGCTGTATCGCGAATCATGGAGACCCCAGCATCTTTCATCGCATCCAGAATGTAATCCCTAAAGATCTTCTTGGTAGAAGTATTGGGGTCATACATGGACAGGAACTTACCGTTCTTATCCATTCTGGCACGTTCGCGTTGCCAAGCCTTCGGTTCTCCCATAATCTCTATCGTGATTTCCTTCCACTGGAAGTCATTGATGAGATGGATGCGGAGTTCCTTAGTCTTCTGAGCTATCTTCTCTTCTTTAGTAAGGGTGCTAGCCATAATTTCCTCTTTGTTAGATTGTGAATTATAATCTATAAAAAGTTCATTTGATACATGAATTATTCGTCCTTGATATAATATGGCGTCCAAATTTGCACTGAAATTATAGTCTTTTCCGGAGGCCCATCTAACTATACATTGAAAATGTCTAGGATCCTAGTACAGTAGACATTTCTCTTGGAGCTAGGATAACATTAAGTCCTGGTTCCGTTTTCTCACAATCAAAAATAAAAGGATACAATTATGTCCGTTTCTTACATGCAACCTTCTCAGAAGATGGCTGCTTGCAATGACTCGTTCACCTCCACTCTTCGCGAAGTGGCTGAAGAATTCAGCGCAAGCAATGTTAACATCTTCAACGCCGATGACTTCAAAGACGTCTTGGGCGATGATGGCCTCTTTGGTCGTTATTCTGAAATGCTCGCTGCTGGCCTTGATGAAGCCGAAGCAGAACAGTTCAAGACTATTGCACAGTCTTCTCGTATTGAAGCTCTCGAAGCTGCCTCCCTTGGTACAGTTGCTCCGATGTCCTTCCTCCAGACCCCGATGCTCCGTAAGTCTTGGGCTCGTACGGCTATGAACAAGGCTATCCCGACGGAAGCTGTTGAAAAGCCGAAGTTCACCATTAACTACCTCCATCCGTGGCTCAAGGATCTTCAGGGCAACAAGCACTATGTGCCGGAAAACCTCATGGACATCGATACCGCTGTCTCTAAGGTTCGCCTTGCTGAAGATGTGAAGTTCTATTTCGGCGCAGGTAACTGCTTCTCCATGAATCTCCTCACTGGTCTTGATGTTGACGAATTCGGCAACGACATTGCTAATTCTAAGAACTACAAGACTCCGACTGGCGGTACTGCGGATTCTACTCCGAAGTATGATGCAGCTATCGGCATGGTCAACCATGAAAATGACGAAGTTGACGTGAACGTTTCTGTCATTACGGCTGGCTTCGATTCTTCGAAATATGTTGCCAATGCTGGTGTTCTCGTTAACGGTGTTTCGAGAAAGCTCTTGGCTCCGGCTTCCGGAACAGTCGCTCTTACTCTTAACGGCACCGCTCTCACCGATGCTGATCTCGTCAAGAACTGCAAGATCGAATGCGGCACCCGTCGTGGTGGCATCAAGGGTGTTGTGACCCTCGACGTTGAAGTTGATGCAGCTTGCATTGATTCTGGTGCAACTGGTACCGTCATCGTGACGCTCGTTGACGCTATCTACGGTGACGTTGATGTGAAGACTGGTCGTCTCACTCTCATGCAGCAGCATGGCAACCTCAAGTTTGTCATGATCAAGGCATTCGTGTCCTCTGTCATGAACAACAGCACTCTTCAGGTTGGCTTCGATATCCGCGACAAGGAAATCCACATCGGTACTGGTGAACACCTTGAAGCTCCGGTTCCGAACGAATACATCACGGACTTGCTCCGTATGTTTACGCTCAACGGTGTTTCCAAGCTCGTGGAAATCCTCTCCAGCTTCCTCGCTCAGAAGATGGACTTGGATGGCGTTAACTTCATGGATGAAGTTATTGATGACGCTATCGAACAGGCTCCGAATGGCGACTTCGTTCGTGCATTCTCTGCAAAGCCGGTGGGTAACTACCAGCTGAACCCGGCAGAATGGCCCAAGATGCTTACCAAGGTGCTCGACCACCTCTCCATGAGCATCATCAACATGTACCATTACGAACAGGGTTACTTCGTTGCGGCTTGCAACCCGCTCGATGCAGCTCTCATTCCGGACATCAACTGGGTGTTCCACGGTAATGGTCAGTCCGAATATGCTGGCGTGAATGCTAACATTGCCTTCGGTCAGTATCAGGGTATCAACTCTTGGAAGGTTGTCTCCTCTCCGAACATCCCGCAGGGCGCTATCCGCGTTCTCTTCATCCCGACTGTTCAGGATCAGATGACTTACAAGCTCTATACCTACAGCTTCATGCTCGAACAGGCTGGCTCTGGCTACAACAGCCCGAAGAACACTTACGTTCCGACCATCCTCACCTCTCGTCGTTACGCCTATGTTGACGTGATGCCGGGCGCAGGTCGTGTGACGATCACGAACAACAGTGCAAACTTCTACAGTTTTGCAGGCGTGTCGCCTTATTTGCCGACTGAAACGTTCATCCACTAATCTGGAAATGGGTTTTAAATGGTCTAGACTTCGGTCTAGACCATTTTTATAACTCGCTAATGAAAGGAGATTCTTCTATGAACACAACAGCTAATGAAAGTGTTATTTCCGAAATTTCTGACCTCTGGGAGCGTTACGAGGACTACATGGCTCCTAAGCTTAAGGAAGGTACAGATTCTATCATTGAAGAGCTTAAGAAAGCAAAGACAGCACCTGAAATTAATGCTATTGATGACCGTATCGATAAAGCCATCAATCAATGCACGAAGCTCTCTAATGCTCATGCCTATACTCTCGAACACCTAATCGTTGATATTAAGCAATGCCTCATTTTCCTTATCCCAGTCTTATGGCTTCCAAGTATCGTTGCCGCTATAATCAGTGACTTCTACAAGCATGGCCCGTTACTTAAAGAGAATCTGGACAAGTCGCTCTATTTCCGTATCGCTAAAACGGCTAAAGAGTGTCTTCCCAGACTCAAAAAAGCTAAGGCTGAAGCTACGGCTAAACTCGCCAAGGCTAGGGCACAAAAATAAAATAACCTTTACGGTCTAGACTTCGGTCTAGACCATTTCTTATACAAAAAAGAACAGGTATCTTGCGATGCCTGTTCTCTTCTTGTTTCTTGTTCTCGTTACTTCAGGGTCACACGCAACCACTTGAAAGAGAATCCTTCGGGAAGGGTAGTAGAACCTTCCGGAAGTCTTCCTCCAGTGAGTTGTGCTACGATGACAGTATCGTCCTTGTTGAGCTTGACATTTTTGCGAACGCAAGCAACGCCAAGGACATTGGCTGTATCATTATGACCGACGGCGCTATCAAAAGAACTAAGTTCTTCCTTGCTTGGTTCAGGGATCTCAGTGATCTCGACCATTGCAGGGAATTCCCCAATCATTTGAAGGCTGAAAGCATTGCAGAGAAAAGTCATGTTTTTATCTCCTATAAGAGTGGTTAAGCTGGTCTACGGGCCAGAACGTTTATGACTAAAAATCAAAGATAAGCTTGCCAAATCTCAGTTGAGCTTCCTCAACTGTGATTAATTCGTATCCTCTGCCATTACCCAAGCACAGTTCCTTTATTAGATCATCGGAACTGTTAATCTTAGCCGCTTCTTCCTCCTTTAGAAAGATATCAGTATGATTAATTTCGAGCTTATGCTCAGCTTGGTTTGTGCGTCTTTCGACGAATGTTCTGCAGAAGTTTACTCGAATATACGACACATCCTTGTCGAGGAAGTCGTATGCGGCGAGCTCTCTTTCGTTGGGCTTGCGAGGATTATAGAACACGCAACTAAGAGCGAGCGATACCGCCCACTTGTAACTGTACATGTCATCATACTCCTCTCCCTCCTTGAAGAGGGCAAGACCGACGCCTCTTTTCTTTTCGTATTCATGATAGATTTTTTCAAGCTTTTCTACAATTTCTACTGTCATTTTTATCTCCTGTTTAATTATGGCACTTTTTAATATACCATCGGATCACAGAAATTTACAAAAAAGAAAGGGCATCTTGCGATACCCATTCTTTTGAACATATCTAGATTAGCAAGCGAAGATGAGCTTTCCAATTCGCAATTGCGCTTCATCTGCGGTTAGTATTTCATACTCTCTGCCATTGCAAGAGCATAAAGCCTTTACAAGCTTTTCAATACTGTCAATCTCTTTGGCTTCTTTATCTGTCAAGAAAAGACAAACAGTGTTTATTTCAACCTTATGAATTGGTTGATTTGTCTGTCTTTCAACAAACGTTCTGCAAAGTGTTATCTTGACATAAGAAGTATCTTTGCATAAAAATGGATATGCCGCGAGTTCTCCTTCCGTTGGTTTAGAGACATTTTGCAGTATACTGCTAGATAGAGACATCGCCACTGCCCATCTGTAGTTGCGTATACCGTCATGTTCCTCATTCTCGGCGAAGAGCGCAAGACCAGTGCCACGTTTATTAATGAATTCGCGGATAAGGTCTGCTAGTTTAGACACAGTTTCACTTGCTGTTTTCTTGTTCATTGTCATTTTTCTCCTTTAAAAAGAGAGTATGCTTTCGCATACCCTCCTATGAAATAGGCTAGAGAACGACACATTCACTAACATTGGTGACATGGCGTTTCCTGCCGTTGGGTAGATGACAGTATCCGCTAACGTGATACTGGTCATCGATTTTACCCACAAATTTATAACCGTCTTTCTCGGCTACATATTCATCGCATCCCTTCTGAAAGAAGAAATTTTCTCTACAGCCATAATCAGCCGTGGAGATTAATTCAATCAGATTATCTGCCGAGAAGCTGTTCTCACGAATTTTTGCAAACCCGTAAGTTAATTCTACCTTCCCGTTAGATAGGACTTCAACCTTGTCTACATGACGGCATACAATACCGTCATAAGACTTGGTCTTTCGCATCGGTACGCCATTGATGCGAATATTGAGGGTCTTATATACCACGCCCTCTTCCTGACGACAGCTCATGCTATCAGCGGTAATATTGGGTACCACCTCCAAGACTTCATGATCGCAGGATCTAAAGTCGTAGCATCCTTCTCCTGCCTGAAGTAATGCCGCCATAGCGAGAATGAATAAAAGAATTTTCTTCATCCTGTTGTTTTTGATGCTAGTAACGGAATTGTCACTAGGATGTGTCTCCTAATTATCACACCATCGTTTAATATAATGTTAGACCCATTCTAAAATACGCTGCAATTTTTTTCTGTAAGTTTAAATAAAATAAAAAAAAAATAAAATATAAAAACTAAGCCTTAACTATAGGAGAATCAAATGTTACTAGAACTCAAAGCATCCCAAGCCAGACTAATCTCAGATACCAGCTTCTACAGATATGGAAAGACTCCGCATAGAGCTACTGTTCTTACAATGGCTATCGCTTTCATTAGCGCAAAGATTTTCGAGCATGCTTCTAAGAAAGAGAAAGTATACTCTATTGAGCTGCCTAGGCTTTACATCTTAGAAGAAAATCTCGAAAAGGAAGAACGTGAAGAAATGGTAAAAGAGCTTAAAGCATACTTTACAACCCTCGGTTACATGGTTACCGAAGATACAAATGGTTTTACATATTTCCACTGGGAATTGTAGGATCATAGAAAAATATAAGAGGAGCGACTGTGTGTCGCTCTTCTTTTTTTTTATTCTGCAATGAGATCGTGGTCTGTGTTCTCCGATAGAACATTGGGCAGATCTCTCGTAACTTTGTACAAGAAGTTGAATCTCTTGCTGTACTCGAACAAGTCATCATCCGATGGGATATCATCCGGATTATCCCCACGGTCTTTTAATCTTGCTTTGCTCTTAGGCGTAGTACAAAAGAGAATCACAAACATCGTATCACTAGCAGCTTTTACCTTTTCTCTGAACGCTTCGGCAAATGCCTGAAGCCTGTCAGGATTGTTAGCATCTTCTAACGAGATATAATTTTCGTCACTTACCTGGTCTGTGTACAATCCTTCGTCAATGATCGTACAATCAGGAAACATTTTCTTTAACATTTCAGCTCGGAAGGTCTTTCCAGTACCGGGAATACCGTCCAACTCTATCTTCTTAATTTGTTCCATGTGTCTCCTTGGATAGAAGCTTATCTTAATATATGACTGTATATTAATCTATGCTTTAACCATAAATTTTTAAATCAAGGAGGTTTAATGGCTGAAGAAAAAGTAGAAATCACTCTAGACAACATTGACAAAATCGTTGATGACCGTATTAACGAATGCTATGCAAAAGCTGAAGCTGGATCAGCCTTTGTTGCCAAACAGAGAGAAGAAATAGCAAAACGTTCTTTTGCAGTGGAGATCCCGAAGGAAGAACCCAAAGAAGAACCTAAGCCCAAACCGAAGGTTGTAGAACAGCCGAAGGTGGTTAATAGACGCAGCTATGAAGAGATATTTAAGAAGATCGCTACTAGCTTTGGCTTTAAAGTCCGTAAAGAAGAAGACGGCTTAGTCTCTGCTTACGACGATACATTCTACTTTATAGCAGGCGATGGTTCTAAACGAAAGCTTGAACGAATTGCCGCACAACTTGGACATAACGGTCTAACCACTTGCTGTACCAGATTCGTCTCCGATCCAGAAGGTAAGATGATTATAGACAGATGTCCGAGACCAGTCGGCAATACATTGTTCGATCTTGACAAAGAGGAAGAAGCCTTAAAGGAAACTTTCGCAAAGCTCACTCTATCTCGTAAGAACGCTCTCTTAGGGTTTAAAGCTCCTAGAGAACGGAGTTCGCATGGTAGAATGGGCTGGTCTGGCTAATAACTTTATGGAATGATATTATTCTATGAATCCGGGGATAGTGTCATTCTTTTAACCACAAACGGATTCAACAATCACAACAAAAGGAAACCTAATGGAACTTACTCCAATGCTTATTGTAGGACTGGCAGTTGCTGCGCTCGTCTTGCTTCTTTTAATTATCTTCCTGGCTGGATATGTTAAGGCTCCGCCTAACACGGCTTTTGTCATCTCTGGTATCCGCAAGGAACCGCGATTCCTCGTTGGTCGTGCTGGCTTGTGCATCCCGTTCCTTGAACAGAAAAACTCTCTTACTTTGTCTGTTGTTACGATCGACGTTAATACAACGGAAGCTATTCCCACAGCCGACTGTATTAAGGTTCAGGTTGACGCTAATGTGAACGTCCAAGTTGACACAGAAGAAG